GTATAACTTCAAGACAAGGCGAAATCCGAAGCCATGGAGAAAGCATGAATATCAAAAGGTATGGGGACTTCTTCGTTGTACAAACGAGTGTTGTGGGAGGATCCAGAACCGTGATTTTAATGCTTCTTCTAACATTTTGGCTATAGCGGAGGAAGTGATTAGGACTGGGAGTCGTCCTGTTCCATTTCGTCGAGATAATCAGACGTGTGGCCCGAGCTAGTTTCGGGGGCATTGGCACGTCACATCAAATTCCGCTCGATTGTAAGAGAAATGATCGATTGTTCGTTTTTATACAATTGAAAAAAGCGGAAAGCTGTTAAAAGGATAAAGAAGTTGCAGCATAATCGTTCTTACGATATTGTACTGAGTTACGTCCAATATATATCTCTCTACTGTAAAACACACAATATTGGAATCAATGATCAAGTTGACTTTGCTCTGGATGTGATCCGCACTTTAGTGTACGATCCATTCGAGGGAGCTATGACGTTGACATTTGGGGAAACAGTGGAAAGCCATGTTGGAATGCAGAAAATAGGACAAATTGCAGATAGAGGGTTCCAGTACGATGATTTGGTGGATGCACAGGCCTACTTCGATAGAGTTGGTTGTGAGACGATACTTGTACATCTTAACGATTTCTTGCCAGAGGACGTAAGCGATAGATACGAAAGGGAGCAGTTAACAATTGCAAAGAATGATATGTCATTCCAAGGATGGCTTCTGGTTATAAGACAAGGATTAAAATGTCTTATGGATGAATCAGGTGCAGAGAACTTGTTGACGGAAATGTTGCTCTTCCCCTGGGACAAAAAGCTGTATAACAATAGAAGAAAGATCGTACAAAATAAGTTAGCGAGATGGAATTTAAACTTCTCAAATACGAGACAGATAGCAAACTTCGAAGAAGGCAAGGGGACAACAGTGCCATGGGTCGATGTACCTTTACTTTATCAAGTCAAACAAGCGTTGGCAAGTGCGCTTGGCGAAGCTGGAGAAGATTTGAGAGCGGAAGGCAATCGTTACGAAATTTGTAAAAATACTGGTATTGGACCTCATGGCGATTCTGAGAGAAGAAAAGTAGTCGGACTAAGGCTTGGAGCTTGCAGTATGCGAATTATGTATTATTGGCACTACAACAACTTGCCTAGAGGGAAAAGCGTATCTCTAACTTTAGATCCAGGAGATATGTATATTATGGGTGAGAAGACAGTGGGAACCGATTGGCTATTAGCTCCGAAGAAACAGTACACATTGAGGCATTCAGCCGGAGCACGTCAGTACACGACTTTGACTCCCAAAATCCATATTGAAAATGAAAGACAGGACGTAAAGTATCCTGATATAACTGTAGGAGATATCTACTTTCGCCCAGCGTCTTCCAAAGAAGAATTTAAGTTGATGCCTCAGTGAGACAGACGAGAGTAACCAGTTTAAACATATAGATATACATTATTATGACACAATTTGCGTATATATCCGCTAACTGCGGCAATCTCGCCTTCTATTTCGCGGAAGGAAGAGAGTATGATCACCCCTTCATTGGGATGCTTTTCGTGAACGATAAGGATTTCGTCAAGCTTTGCACAAACTTTGATTACTACATTTGTCTTATTCCTCGTCTTGGTCTTCCTAGCGAGACATCATTATGGGCGAGGCAGAATGGGTCACCATGGTACAAACATGTCGAGATTACGCCCCCTTATCCTGTTGTGTATCTCGACGATTTAGAGCTACACTACATACACGAGCAGGATGGGCCGACGTTAATTGAGAAGTTTAGAAGGCGAGCTAAGCGGTTTTTGACGGACAAACCTACTCCGATTTTCCTCTGGTCTTGCTGCGAAATGATGAATGATAGGAGTTACGAAGACTTATCCAGTATAGTTAACCAATATCTTATGATTCCAAATGCTGTGTATGTAACAAAATATCCAGAGATATCGTGTAAGGCGTATCTATACGATGAATGGGTTGGTGCGGATGATAAACGGAATAGCTCTCATATTCCTGAGATACATTTCATTGGAGATCGTGTGGGTGAGTACAAGAAGATAGTTAGTGCTATGAAGAATATGTAGAAATATAATTCCGATCGGGGGTACCAGTCCGCCAATCATGAAGAATGGAAGAATTACCAGAAGGGAGGTAGTAGTGGATCTTCATGTTCGATCATGTAGAGCATGCTTCGCAGTGGATTTCCATTTCCGATCAGTTACTCTTCTGGACATAAGAGACGACAGTAGCATTACAAATAAAATATTGTCCAACTCTAAAGATGGTACATATGTCAAATTCGAAAAGGCGCTCGCGGCCCAAAAATAAGTCCAAGAGTAGGTCAAAAATGAGGTCGAAAAGGCGCTCGCGGCGAGCGCGGTCCAAGAGTAGGTCAAAAATGAGGTCGAAATACAGATCGAGGGGAAGATCAAAGAGGAGATCGAGGGGAAGATCAAAGAGGAGATCGAGGGGAAGATCGAGGGGAAGATCGAGGGGAATATCGAAGAGGAGATCAAAGAGGAGATCTAGGGGAAGATCTAGGGGAAGATCCTCTGCTGGTGCCAGGAGACTATACGGTGGAGTTATCGAGGGTATAATGCCTTCTTACAGTCTAGCTTCCGGTGGTCAGATGCCAGATGACGTCGCATGTTCTATTGGTCAGCAAGCCAAATACCATCGAGGCATGGACGAGCTTCGTCGCATCATCGATAGCGTGTGGAATATAGATCTGTCGGCACTGATCTTCAACACCAATTGGGGATGGAATAAGATCATCAAATATATCCGTGCGAACTACAGCAAACCGTTCAATAATGTATATGGATATCTCTGGAAAGAGTCAGCCCGCACACACAACACTGCGTGCCACAATGATCTTAATAAGCTACTGGATGATTATACCCAGGCTGTAAAAGCTCTCGTGGAACGAATAAGGCAGCGCGAGTCTAACGGAGCCGACAAATACATCCCCTGTCCTCCGAAGCTGGTCTTAGCGGCACTGGGACAACCTCACAGACGAACGCTGCACTAGTCAGTAACCATATGTTCGCAAGTTCATAATTTCTTGGATTTGATCGGAGGTATAAAGGGTAAAGTATCGTGCAAAATGTTGAATGGAGAGAGAATTTTGATCTTTGGGGGTTCTGGCTCATTAGGGCATACTCTTGCGAAACGGTACATTCCTGAGAATGAAGTGTTTATATATTCGAGAGGGGAAAATCAGCAATGGAGAATGAAACAAATATTTTGTAATGATGAGCATTTGTCGTTCTTTGTGGGTGATATTCGCGACAGAGAACGTGTAGAGACGTGTATATTTAGATGTAGACCAACAATAGTTATAATTGCAGCAGCATTGAAGCATATCGACATTTGCGAGAAAAATGTTAACGAGTGTATTAATACGAATGTAGACGGAGTACGTAATGTTGTTAATATCGTTTCAGATTGTTCAATGCGTGGTTCTATACCCTTCTTGAAGACTGTAGTTTTCATATCTACTGATAAGGCTTGCGCCCCTGTGAATGCTTACGGGATGTGCAAAGCTATATCAGAAAGAATTATGGTAGAGAAAACTGAGTTTCTGTCTGGTCTAAAATTCGTGAACGTGCGATATGGGAATGTGTTACAATCAAGAGGGAGTTTGATCCCTCTTTTTAAGAGTATTGGGACTGACCCAGATAAACATTGCTTTACAATCACAGACGAGAAGATGACACGTTTTTTTATGAGTTTGGAAGAGAGTGTGAACTTGATTACATATGCTATCTTACATGGAAATAGTGGAGACACAATTGTGCCGAAAAATATTCAATCGTATCGCATTGCAGATATTGCATCATACTTTAGTCTAAAATATAATAAGCCAATAAGTGTTACAGGAATACGTCCCGGAGAGAAACTGCATGAAATGCTTATATCGTTCACGGAGGGTTTACGGACAGAAGATACAGGTGAATACTATGTTATACGACCAACATACGCTAATATTATACAGAACCATGCAACGTTCTCACGTGGTGAATTTGAGAGTTCATCAACCCTTGATATGAACAAAGAAACTTTGAAGACCGTCCTAGAAGAACAAGTTGCAATAAGTGCCTAACTTACATTTAAAAGCTAGGTTGATGTTGAGGAAATGAGAGTTGCTGTAATTTTGTCAGGGTTCATTCGTGTATGGAAAGACGTCAAGAAGTCGTTCGTAGAGATGCTGATGAGTGACCCAGATGTAGATATAGATCTTTTCATTCACACATACAACCAGAACATGTACGAGTTCACAGCTGGGCGCAAAGACGTATTTCTCACAAAAGAAGAGATCGAAGAACTCTTCCATGGTCTGAATGTAAGGAGTCTTACGATTGAAAATCGAGATGAAATATTGCCACATGTATCTGCAGCCGCTCATGTGTTCGAGACTAGCGATAACTTCCACGCTGCCCAATTAGAAAGCTCTGATCCACATAGCATAACAATTCCAATTGGCGTGAGAACATTTGATCAACTACGGAAACTCCGCCTTTGTAACGAAATGCGCAGAGAATATGAGAATAGACACAACTTCAAGTATGATCTCGTCATGAAGACCCGTTTCGATGTCGCTTACTACAACAAACCTCAGTGGAACGAGATAGGAGATGGAAGTCTACATCTTGGGTATGGAGCAACGTGGGGATACCCAGAAGATACGTTATGCATCGCAAATCCTGATATCATGGACCTGTATCTTGACCGGGGAGCGAGAATAAAGGAAATGCTAGAAAGCGGAAGAGTAGCTGGGATATGTGCACATGCGACCCTCAAATATATTATAGAAACACATAATTTAACAATCGGTGATCCCGCAATTAATATCCTGTGTTTCAGAAGTAAGAGCAGTGTCCAGTTCAACGGCAATTATCGCTTCCAATATGATTGCGCATGGTTGTATCAACAGATGAAGAAGACGGGATTAACTAACGTGTACCTTCTAGAACAAGAAAAGCATCGTTTAATGTTGAGCTACTCACCGGAGAAAGGATTATTATCTTATCATCCTGAGGGTCATAGGGATCATACATCTTTTGGAGATATTTCGATATCCGTATACCCACATGATTATAACGATACATTCACTTTCGAATTGACTGGTAATAATCTGCGCATCAATAGAACAATCCGCGAGGGATGGTGGCTCGAGTTGAAGCTGCTCATCGTAAATCATCTCACCTCCGAATGGCAGACTGTGCACGTTGGTAGACATCACTGTGGGACAATTGATATTCCACTAAACGAATTGCCCATACTTTCGTTTTCTGTATCAACGACTGCGGACGGAATGATCGATACATCGCCAGGAAATTAAGACAGGGATACTTAATGAATTTGCTTAGCAAAACGAGAAATAAATATATATTTGGTCATGTAGCATATCATAAGCACAAAACTAGAATTGTATAGAGGTATAGAGGTATAGAGTCTATCTAAAGTCACAAAGATAGAATAACATGGAAATATACAGGAAGCTCCCGGAAAGATTAATGGATATAGTAGACGGACTATTATATAATACTTATGTACGACCTTTATACCTAGATCTCCTCAGACAGTTAACTGGCATCGCACAAACCGCGGATGACCTGGGTTGGAATAGTATCGAAGAGTTATTTTGTCCGTACACTTCTCAGTACATGTGTTGGACACATTGTGGTAGATGCAATATGTGGACGTTTGCTCAGGAATATAATTGTAAGTGCGATCAAGAGACCAGAATGGATGAATTCCTTTTGTTCAAGACGGTGATATGTAAAGGGATAGAATGTCAGATTGGGGAAACCGTACCAATGTCTACTGGACATATCGAAGGACACGAACATCTCCTCACACGATATCCATGTGGAAACTATGGTGCCTCTCACTGTAGTATTAGAAACAAAGATTTATGTCTCGTACATGATATCGGTGAGGAAGATTGTGAATGTGGCGGATATTATTCTGATTGCGAATGCAACATACAAGGAATCAATTTCTGGAGATGCCTAACATGCTCTCCTGTATTCGCAGTGTGTGATGGATGTTTCCATGTAAGCAAAAAACATACTCATTCCTGAGTATGTTTTATACGTTTGAATCCTAGACATGGGTACTGGCTTTGGCGACATCACTCACGAATTGGTATTCGTCGTATTCGTTGTTGTAGCGCTTTCGATCCGCTACCGAGACAGATGTATCGAGCCAAGCTAGTAGATCGAAGTATTTCTGCGATAGTTTTGCCTGTTCTTCGATGTACTTGTGAGTAGCATCCCTATATGACCGGTAGAGATCGATCCTTGCTCGTCGTGCTTGTTCATCAGTTAAATATTCATTATTTTGTATCTCATAGAAGCGGTCTTCACGCACGTCCTCCCGCCGAATCTGTTCATTCATGAGATCCGCCATCTTCTGCATGACCAGATCCAGTTGTCTTTTGCGTTTGGCTTCATCATAGATGAGGGACGAAACATTAAAGTCAATGTTCCTGGTTTGCGCCAAGTAGTCTTCTAGTTGCCTCAAAACAAGTACACCACCTTTGATTGGCATCTTTCGGCGAGATCTTGACCTCCTACGCCCTCTCATTTTTGCGTGAGAACGGCTCCGAGAACTCGAGCGTCGTTTTGTGGAGCGTCTCTTCCGCATTCGCGAACCGGATCGTCGTTTCCTGGAGAGTCTCTTCCGCGTTCGAGAACGGCTGGAGCGTCTATTTCGGTGGGCTAACTGGGATACCATTTATAATTTCTAGTATATTATTATCCAAATAAAATCATAAATGTGGGCGTATTTGACAAAGTTTGCATTACATAGGATACAATTTCCCTCTTGTGTGACGTCTAATCCAGTTATGGACCACACCAACATATATGTAATCATCGTAAACATGAGGTTGTATGTTTGTATCCAGTACCAAAGTTACATTAACTTCCTTACCAACAGCATCTATATATATATGTGACCCATAAAAATAGTCTTGTTTCTTGGAATACCAACCATGCATTTACTCTATAATATACATGTTTAAAAAAATTCAATTACGCAAAACTTATAATAAGTATATATCTACCTTCTCATCCAAGCAGGTATCTCCTCCATGTTCTCCGGCGCTTTCGTTAGGTCGATAATTGCCCATCCATATGCCGGACTTATGGAGCCGTTATCTGGATCTTGATGTACACCAAAAGCTCCCACAACAAGTTCCATCTCAAGATCTTGGTTTAGATATTCCCATTTGAAAGGAATGGATGAAAGACCACTTGGGATTTGGTCAGTTGTCATACCACCGCCAAATAATGCATCAGGATTACCGCCTGTTAGAACATGCATGTTCCACATATCGTTTTGCTCATGATCTTGTATATATGGGTATAATGTGTTTACCCAACCAGAGATATATGGTCCGCCAGACATATTGTTCTTCTTGTACATACTTTGCCAGAAGGTTTTATTAAATCGACCGTTCGCTGCATTAACGAACTCGTCCAAGATCGGGCTTAATGCTTTGTACCAGTCCTCCATCTCCTTTCCATATTCTGGGATACACCGCGCCCGCTCTCTGATATCCTCCCAATCATCAGGATCGCCAAGAAAGCGAAATTCTGGAATTCCACATCTGGTACCACAGACATATGCGAAGTAGTCAGCACATGCATCCATCAACAATCCATGTGCGCATGCTGAGTGGATATTTTGTGTAGTAGAGAACGGTGCCGTGAAAAGATCCCTCAACTTCTCGTTCGTATTCTCTCCAATTTGATAAGCCATACTTGAGAAAAAACTCTCCCAGTCATTATGATGACCACGCACAAAGTTGTCGTCAATGTATTTCAACTCTTTCGTCCCCTCAAATCCTGCGATCTTCTCTCGGAGCTCCTCGCTGCGTAGCCGGATATGGGTAGCTAGACCTTGCGAGATTCGCAACCACAAGCTATCAGGAGACCAGGTAAAAGAGTTATGGGCGCCGAAAGCAAAATCCATTGCGTCTGCAAGTCCATCTTTCCGAGTCATCGCAACAATATGTTGGTTTCCGAATCCGACATCTTCAACATATTTATTATTGAGGCGCTGTTGAGTGCACGTCTTGTTGTCAGTATATACCTTATGTTGCGGATTGTCAAACGGTACGCTTTCATCCCGGAAAATATTGCAATCATTGTTCGATTTGTAGCATGTTGATCCCATATCTAACTTATTGATAACTTCTTGAAAGCAATTTTCAATTCTAAGATTTTTTGTCTCATAAACGCCGATCTGATTAGATAAGAGTCCTTACTTACACTTACTCTCCATTGGACATTTTATTTAAAGGTCGATGTTATAAGAATATAGATGAATAGGTGTATTTATTGCGACAAGACGTACAAACAACTTAGCAAGCGCCTTATGAAATGTGGAAGTATGACCAATTTCTTGCCAAAAATGATTTGTTGTATTAAGTATTGTGTTGTTATGCGCATAACAACACTATGTCTACTATCTCTAATATATGTCGACTAGATCTCAGAAGCATACTACAATCTGTTGTTTCACAATTCCTCTTCCGTGAAGAAATCAATAATATGTGCGGGACGAATACGTACCTCAACGAGTTATTCATCGAGGATTGGCGGTATGTTTATAGAATATGTCTGCATCACCAACCTAATAATTATGATGAACTAGCAATAATCGACGAAGACGGTGTTCAGCATTGGTATAAGGAAGGGAAGCTCCATAGAGACGATGATCAACCATCTCTAATCTACACAAATGGTACTCAGATGTGGTTAAAGGAAGGGGAGTTCCATAGAGAAGGTGATCAACCGGCAGTAATCGACGTAGACAATCATCAGGCCTGGTATAAGGAAGGGAATCTTCATAGAGACGGAGATCAACCGGCAATAATCCACGCGAACGGCACTCAAGAGTGGTTTAAGGAAGGGAATCCTCATAGAGACGGAGATCAACCAGCAGCAATCTACGCGAACGGTACTCAAATATGGTATAAGGAAGGAAAGTGTTATAGAGACGGTGATCAACCGGCAAAAATCTGGGCGAACGGTACTCTGGAGTGGTACAAGGAGGGAATCTTAACCACAACATTCCAACCCATCTATCGCTTCATTCGCCACTAGTATAATAGATGCAAATGTCGCCTCATCTACCTCATCTGGTATGCATATTCTAACCAGACTAATATCATTCACGCAATCAACAAGCTTCCGAAGATGTAACTCATAGTTCTCTCTAGAGTCCTTAGTAATTCCCATCGGCATGGTGTGCCGAAGACGTTGCATCTTATTCGGGTCCTTACAAAGGATAGATACCAATCTATTAGCTGTCTCCTTAATCAAGTCAACCGAACTATGCCAATTTGTGTCTTTGAGAACTTCCGCTATTCGGTCGGTCCATGCTTTTCTCGCCATTGCAAACACTCTCTCTTGTAATTCCATATTTGGAGAGTTTTCTCTCTTAAAGCATATATTTACCATTCTGCATAATAATGAAGATTTATAGGATGAATCGTCATTATTATGTATGGTAAATTAGGGATTATCGCTTACGATGAGCTCTCCGAGCATATACAAGAGATTGTTGATGTTCACCTTGATAAATATGTATACGATACATGTCATAAGCATAATACAACACGTACAAACAGGCTTCTCGATAATGTCTTCAAATCGGGATTATTCACCATTAATGGGTATGTAGATATTCAGTATCTGAAGTCCAAGGTGGAAACGGTGGAACATATGGCATGGACAGAGTGTGGATGCTGCGGATTGTGGAGCTATTACAAGTCATGCAATTGTATAAAAGATAAAAAGAAACAAGCCTCAATATATAAGTCCTTGCGGGATAAGAAGTATTGGGATGAGGAGGGTGAGGAGGGTGAGGAGGGTGAGGAGGGATCTATGTGATGTGTGTGGATCATCTGGTAGGTGTATGTGGACTTGTTCAGTTTGTCACCAAGAGCATATGACGCCTTTAACAGCAGATGGATTTGGATTTGATATCTGCTGTGAATGTATAAAGGAAACGCCTTGGCCTATTGAGAAAGTTGTGCCTTAAAGTGGTATTTACACTTCTAAATGGAGGATCCATTCAGAATATATTGTAGACTCCCATCACATGTTCGCGATCTTGTTCATGTATATCTCGACGAATACATATACCTCTTTCTCAACAAGTACAACCAAGACAGATGTATAAATATCATTAACGATCTCTGTATATCTTTCACAACATTCACAGACGGTCGAATGACAGAATCGACGGAATTGTTCAAATGTGCTCCAAGATTTATCATGTTTCGCCGGGCACTCGGACCGGCATTTGATGTACAAGAACGAACACTCAACATAGGATATGGATACGTGCCAACAATTGTCTGGAGAGAAGTAGGAAAATACTTCCCGCAAAAAATGGCCGTACAAACTGCAGGCATGTCTATACTAGGAGTAGAATGCGGAGATCATCTCAAAGATTTATGCAAAGAATGGGGATTCATGTACGAGAAGTGCGAAGGACAAATGCAGCTTAAAAATGCTTAGAATTAACATATGTTCGCAGCTATCTACGCAATACAAAAGGTTTAGCATGTACACGACAGAGAGGAATAGAGGTGACAGGACTCACATGATATATCTTAAACTTCGTCTTCGTCTTATCTAAGTGATTCTCAAGACAATACCTACACACTCTCAACCAATTACTTGTATTTGAACATCCTGTCTTTGCACAGGTCAAGATGTACTTATGTACATCATCTCCCGACTCCTTACATACAGTACACTTCTTATTCGCATCTATCTTTCTCCCGTCTTTCATCTTTACAAGACCCTCCTTCTCTATCCTCCGTTGCAGTTGTCCTCCAATAAGCTTTAGTATATCCAACGGCAATATATCGAAAATACCAACAAGTTTCCGCGTCGGTAATGTGCAATTATCGCATGCTAATTTCTCGTTTCTCGTACAAATTGTCATTGACTTACATATCGTCTCTTTGCACTTCACACATGACGTACCAGACATCCCACACACAATTCTATCACAATTGTTGCATGCCGCTGAGTTATGATTGTCCTTACAATTGGCACATAAAAACATCTCACAACTTCTCCAATGAAACGCCAGGCATTCATTCCTCTCACATATACAGATCATTTCCATACAATCTGCACATCGAATCGCGCAATGATACGCGTGACAATTATCGCATATTTTATGCTTGTACTCACAGTATCTACATACGTCATGTCCGCACTCTGCGATATGATAATTAATATTGTAGCTATACCTATGGTTACACACTCGTATATTATTATCTTTTCGATTATTATAGCGATCACCCATGTACAAATGAGTACAATTCTTTAAAATGAATTACCGCGCTTAAGAATGGCGCGAGAGTAAAATCGCATTAGATGGAGGAGCAATCATACGCAATTAAATTGTAAGGATATACTCCTTACAATTGTTCATGTGTCTCCGATCATAAAGTTTGAAGAAGGGATGATATTATATGGATGTCAAATTGTTGCAACGCTCTTTTCAAATCTATTGTATGTGTCGTCCGTATATGCTGCCACTACCATATCAGGACAGTTGATACGAATATCATAAGGCGGATCTTTTTTATTCGTTTATATATGACTCGAAATAAGCCCTTTCAAGGTATCGATATACTCTTGCGGTTCAGTCTTTGCAAACTCCTCTAGTTTGTTAATTACGGCATGACGAAATGTTTCGTCTGTCTCCCATGCGTAATCTGTCTCTCCAAGGTACTTGAATAACTCTATACATATCTCCTTCTTTTCACTCTTTTTGTATACCGCCTCTACATTATTCATATATACTCTAACTTCCTTGTCGAACTGCACTTTCTCTAATGGAGTTAGATAGACACTGTTATGATGGTCATTTTCTCCTGTTACCGATGCAATATGATTCTTATTCTTGTTATACTCATCTTGTGTTGGAAACTTTGGTGTTGGCCAACAGCCACTGTCATGATCGTGTTGATATAGGCATTTCATTGGAGGGGAGATCACTCCAACATTCTCGTTTGTTACCGATGCAATATGATTCTTATTCTTGTTATACTCATCTTGTGTTGGAAACTTTGGTGTTGGCCAACAGCCACTGTCATGATCGTGTTGATATAGGCATTTCATTGGAGGGGAGATCACTCCAACATTCTCGTTTGTTACCGGTGCAATACGATTAGAAATAAATCCTTTCAACATATCAACATACTCTCGGGGTTGTGTTTCCGCAATCGTTTCTAGTTTCTGAATCGCGGTACGATAAAGTTCTTTGTCTGTTTCCCACTTGTAATCTGTTTCGCCGAAGTACCTGTATAACTCCATAAACTTCTTCTTCTTCTCAATATTACCATACGCGTTCTGTACATTATCCATATATATCCTAGATTTCTTGATGAACTGGTCTTTCGTCGTCACAAATTTTGGGAGTCGTATTGTTATCCCCCGTTGCATTGCAGATGTAGTACCGAAACAATTTTCCATATCAAATTTGAATGCCATGGCTGATATAACTTAGAAATATGTATGTAAATTCAATTCTTATAATTTTTTTGTCCTCGTTTTCCTATTCATTTTTCTTGATTGATACTAAATGAATAGTGCTCAGTGGCCTGCAATTGCGGTAGCATTACTACTCCTTGGGCTAGTAATTTGGGGCATCGTCGCACAAGTCAAAGAAATGCATGCACAAAGTGACCCAGTGCTTAGGAACTTGGTTGAACGTACCAGACCCCTCTTCGAAAGAGAAGAACCCTTCACAGGACTACTCGAACCTCTCAACCATAGAAATATACTCGACGAAATATCAGTATACAAAGGAAATAAATCATACACAATCAACAAAGAAAAAGTCTATATCTGCCTAAAAGACGAGAATGGACAGTACTACCAAAGCAATTCACAACTCATGCACGTGTTTTTGCACGAATTATGTCATGTTTTATTGACAAATGAAATTGGACATACCCAGACGTTTCACAAGGCACTTGATGAGCTATTACACGAGGCTGTGAAAATGGGTATCTACGACCAAAGTGTCCCTCTTGATCCCGACTATTGTAAACATGGTTCTGGATAGCTTAAAATGATTTGAAGAGTATGATTCACAGACAAAAGTTGAATGGCTGATGATTATTTTTAAAGAAGCTCAAAGTCGTCACCTAGATTTGATATTTCAGTCGAAAGATTTTGTTTCTCACACGGAATACGAAGACTTTGTGGGAGTTCTATCTCCTCTTTCAGGATCTGATCAGATACGATGCATTTGGCTGCTTGAAATCTGGAGTTCCTAATGCGTGGTGCATGAGTATGTACTGGTTCTGTCTTTGTACGTTGTGGAGTTCGTTCTCCGAAGATAGTGGTGGCCACGTAGGTGCAAGCACGACTGCACCATTCGAATATTGCGTTCCATATTATCTGAAGGCGACGCATATTTATCCTACGCTTTATCCTACGCTTTATTTTTCTAAGTCCTAATAAAATGAGCATCGAAATCAACCCATGCGCCGCTTGTATGAACAAGTATAAGGACGGGGAGTACGGTATTGATAATATTGGTGACTGCTGCTACCGCACTGCCGCCGCCTTCGCTGATGCAGATAATGTCAATGCAGTACGACACTACGAAAACTGCAAGAAATGCGTGAACAAAGTTCGGGATGAAAAATGTGGTTGGCCTACAAGAGTGTCGTGCGAGTACCGTCCGAAACAACCCCCTATCTGGAACCAAATTCCTAATTACATTCCAGGTCTTATTAAGAGTGGATTATCACGCGACAATGCTCTTTCTCGTTGTTATTCACTATGCGAGAATACACGTCTCCCAGAGGAATGTAAGGAAAACTGTAAGGTACAAGCAGATGCTGTCGTACACAAAGAACATTACTCAGATAATGGGAATGATAATGGGAATGATAATGGGAATGATAATAGGAATGATAATGAGAGTGATAATGGGAATGATAATGAGAGTGATAATGAGAATGATAATAGGAATGATGATGGGAACCGAAGTGACGATAGATATCATAACCATCACAAACATAAACACCACAAAAATCGCACATTCAAGAGTTATGAACGACGTAATCCTGCTTGGTTTTGGGTTATTTTCATCATTGTCGCAATCTTTTTGTCTATTTTCATTGTAATTTTTGTTATTGTATTGTTTAGCCCATCAATAGGCATTCAAGATAACGGATCAATATCCTATCGAAGGCGTAAGAGGTAGATTTTCATTTGTTATGTAAAATACATAACAATACTTATTAATTATTTCCTTATCCTATACATGATCATCTCATATTTCGCCGTTGATTCGCGCTTGAAGATGCTCGTGATAAATGATTCCGACGACCTAACGGCGGTCGATTTACAGGACGAGTGATTTCATATCGCGCTGGATATTTCAACTTCTTGGCGACTCGCTTACGAGTAGGCTCTGGATCTTGTTGCGACTGTTTGATAACAGGACGGGGGGGTGATATGTGATAGTAAAAATGCAGGTAATTCTCCCTCCGTCCGTCGGCCATTATATTAAACCCACCATAAAAATCGCATCCGTCTAATTTCGCCCACTCGCAAATAGCAGAATTGGGTGTAATGAGTAGATGATTGCCCCACGAATATCTGCGTGATCGTAACCATATTAGTATATTTAGATGCCCTTCTTTAGCAGCTATATAAACTGCGTTATAAGGGCATACAAATCTTCTCTCTGCCCATATTAAGATATCTAACTTTCCATGAAGAATCGCGTGAGTACACATACAGCCAGACCATCCCCATGCTACAGCCAACTTAGCTCTCTCAATACTTGATAGCATACTATCAACGCTAAATCCGTAAATTGTTGATGCATGCCAGTTACGATTTACGGCCTGTATTATCCATCCGTCTTCTTTTGGCAGAAATGATAATATTATCGTCAGTGTATCATTACTTTCCATTATTTATGTTCTGTAAACTACATTTCAAAATTCATATTTATGATATTTTAAGAAGCTTCTTCGCAAGGTCTTTCGTGATAGTGACAGGATAGGAGAGTTTCTTTCCTGGATTGAATGACACAGGTATACCTTCTACTATGCCTTTGCTGTTTTGATGCTCGACAAGAAAGAGGATTTTTGATACCATATCACTAATTGCTTGTTCCAGAGGGCGTACACCTGTCTCGTCATCGTTTGATAATTCCGCAACAAGAAATGTACTTACATTGGTGCCGAAGCGGATATTGTTTTCCTTAAGTCCCGCATTCGCGCAAGCTTTGCGAAGCAAGTAGTTCTCAGTGATTTCTCTCTTCTCATCCTTAGTATAACCTGGAACTTCAATCGTGTAGAGGCGGTCTTTGAGTGCTGGATCATCTGGGAGAGCATTCATGGTATATATAAACCAAAGATGAGAGAGATCCATTGGGAATGCAAGGAAGTCATCCTCCCATGCTTGATTCTGCGAGAAATCAGTGATATGTAGAAGTGCAGCTGCCATTTCTGGGTCGTTCGCTATTCGGTTGTATTCATCAAAGGCAATAATTCCATTCTTGCAACCTAGTCGTTTCAGAGTCCTCACGATAATACCCGGCGCTGCTCCCACATACGTGTATGCATGACCTTTAAAGAAATCTGCGCGCGATGCTCCTCCAAGTTGGATTCTTTCAAGAGGGAAATCTAGTATCTTTGCTAGTAAGCTTGTAATAGCTGTCTTACCAACACCAGGTTTACCAACAAGTGCAAGATGGCACTTTTGCATTTTCGGATTTAGTAGTTTTGCATTAAGGAACAGAAGAAGCTGTTCTTTTACTTTCTCCATACCGTAGAGATCGGCGTCAAGCATGGCACGTGTTTGTTGGAGGAAAAGAGTCAGGTTTTTGTACTTGAGTATTTTAAGTTTATTGTGTGGAATAGCAGTTGCCCAATTCAACCAATTCTTCATCTTTCCATATTCTTCGTGATGAGTTGACATTGCAGTGAATTCCTCGAACCGGTTATAGATAGTTGCTTTAGTTTCATCGCATGTCTCAAGGTCGAGTATTTCGTATTTGAGCGCGAGATGAGAGTCCTTGCACGAGAACTTAGCAATATTTTGTTCCATCTCTTTGTGTTCAGCATTACTGTAGCAAGAATATTGTTGATACCCGATAATAGCGTCTCGGTATGCTTTATTAAGTTGATCTCTTACCTCGAGCCAATCTCTTGTGTTTGGTTCACAAAACTTGTAAATTTCAAAAAGCTGGACAAGTTTGGCTTGATCTTCGAGTCTCATTGGCGTTTTCAAATATTTAACAAGATCCGGTTCGCTCTTCATCAACTCTCTCCGGACGTTTCGAAGGGATTTAATAACATGTATATCATTCATATCATTCATATCATCCTCAGAATCATCATCATTGTCCATGTCTTCATTGCATCTGGATAAACTCCCATAGCTTCTCTTATTAAGACCTGACCTAGGCCTTTTCAGCGTATCTCGCGGTAGGACTGGTAAGTCGCGATCGGAGGTACGGTTAGACATTTATTTAAATCAACATTCCCTTTAACATATATTCTTTAACATCCTAATATGATTCCATTTAGTTAATACCCGTACACTGTTCCCGGTAGAAGTCAACTGCCTCTTCAGCCGTTATGTTATCGAAAATTAGTTTGATCACCTCAATCACATCGTCTGTTGAGTCAGACTGCTGGGCAATTCGTCGTTTGCAGACAGCATCATCTGCTCGAAGGTTAAATCCATCATTATGTGTTGGGTTAATACGGGCTTTTTCAACTAGCATCACACATAGGGCCTGTCGAAATTTATTTACTCTCGCAAGTAAGGTGATATTTGTAAGTAACTGTTTACAATCATGCTGGGCAATATGATTAATCTTGTCATAATTCTTCCTATATTCGTTGTCATCATAAATATCGAAATAGATGCTACGGAAAGTATCAATAAGGAACGGTAAAATGTTGTCCGCGAACATGGTGGCAATTCCCTCTAATCTACACTCGAGTTTCCAGTGCCTTTTCTCACCATTTATATTGTTACACGCATAGAAAGAAAATGGATCGTCATCTTTTACAGAGACGTACACAAGCGAGTGGAATCCATAAGGATTGCAAAGAGCCTGTGACAAAATTGTAATAATAGGAAATAGTACCGAAGCATAAGTACAAACGTGTTTGAAAACAAATGACGGGTCAAAGACTGTAAACTCTTGAGGATGTTGGACGGATAAACACATTGCATCTCTTATGCGTCCTATTTCCTGGACTGATATCGATGTAGTAGTGTAGGCTGGGTAACGAAGAAATCTCATATCCAATGCGCTCAGACCCCTGGCTATCCTTGTATTCTTCTGTTTTTCAGATAAGCCACTGCCCGAACAGAGACTATGGAGTTGCGTAACATGATCTTGAAGGATTTCTACGTATTTCTCAATAGGAATAACACTAAGTATCTTTGCACGTTGCTGATAAAGCCGTTTGAATGATGCAGTCGCATTTATATTTTTTGCTATAGCTTCAAAGCATTCCTTAAACACTTGTTGTGATGATTCAAGGTCACTGATTTGTATTTTCTCTTTTCGCTTCCCTTCAACCTCTTGGATGATTCTCAATCTCTCCTCTTCACTCTTATCTTCAACCGCATTTTTGTCTCTCCGGAAACACTCTCGTCTTGGTTTCGGTTCATGATTCACCACAACAACTTCCCCTTCTACTATTGGATATACATGTATACCGTCCTTTTCCTCCTGTATTACATCACTAATCTTAATCTGGGTATTATTTGCAATTATATCTCTGTAAATTTGGTTCTTATACCGCTCCAAACGGAGACACGCTCGTAGTTCATCAATATCTTCAACACTGCTAGTCGTATTTAGGCATTGAACTCGAACTGTCCTCCGCGCTCTCCCTCGCTCCTTCCCTCTTATCTTTGTCTCTCCCTTTTCCTCCCCTTCTTCCCCTTCCTCATCTTCCTCCCCTTCTTCCCCTTCCTCATCTTCCTCATCTTCCTCCCCTTCCTCATCTTCCTCCCCTTCCTCTCCTTCCTCTCCGTTATTTATTTGCTGAGCGTCAATATCTTCATTAAAAATATTTCCGTAAGCTTGTTCGGCAATTGATCGATACAGATCGTTTATTGGATCCTCATCAGCGTTTACTTCCGGGACAGGACACATCTCTAGATGTGCTTCCAAGTTATGTATACCTCTGGTATTGTATCCACATCTACGGCAGTAGAAGAGAGTATACCTATATTTCCGGCAGATTTTGTCACATTTCATATGAGTTCGCCGTAAGACTGATGATGTGAATGATTTTAGACAGTAGACACACTTAAAAAGTTTCATCCTATGACTCTTGTTGATGACTCTTTGATAATAATCAATTTGCGGATATTGCTATTTAAATGCTTACCGGTCTGGCATAAATGTCTGATGATGCACTTGTAGTGATATTTAATGCGATTTCCAACTTTATAAGCGACCTTGATGAGGAGTTTTCCAGGAAACATCCCTCTCTAAAGCGATATGCACGTCTGATTAGTCAGACCTCTCCAGCATACAAATCAACAAGTAATGGACAAAAGCTTGTACACGATACTGTGATTAGGAAACATGTTGATGCATTCAGAACTTTCTGCATCCAAAATCGCGAAGGGTTAACTTGCAGGGATTTCGGCAAGTTCACGTCATATAAAATAACATATTCTGATAGGTTTTACATAAACTTGGACGCAATTCTGAAAGATAAAGATACCGATCAAGGTGTTAAGAATGCTATTATGAGTCACCTTCTCGTGATTTCTGCTCGTGTCGATCCAGAAGGAGGAGCGGGGGATGTACTTCGCGAACATACAAATGAGGAAGAGGAAGATTTTATTTCAGATATCGTAACGAAACTTGAAGGGCACGTGAAAATGGACGGAAATCCAGAGCCAATGGAGGTAGTCAGTTCACTCCTTCAGTCAGGTATCCTACCTGAGCTTATTACGGGAGTGAATAATAAAATGAAGGACGGTTCGTTGGATTTTAATACAATTATGAGTAGCATCCAAAAATTCACAAAGAAAATGACTGCAGAGACCGGAAACGAGGAAGGAGGAGAACAGGCAATGAATATAGTAAGTAGCATAATGAATAATTTGCAGGGAAGTAACTCGACTGAAGGTCCTAATATTGGGGCTCTTCTTAGTGCATTTGGACCTATGTTAGGAGGTATGGGTGGTAACGATAATCTATCAGGAATGTTAGGAGGTGAGGGTACTATTGAAGAACAAATCGAGAAGCAACTACAGGCTGCTCGTGATGCCGGCGAGTTCGTTAGTTCTTCCGGAGATGATGAACTCGATTAAATGAGATTATATGAGAATATATGAGAATATATAAGCAAACAAGTTTATATATGCTATTAGATACTATATTAGAATACTTACATGTCTACTTACATAGAAACTTGCACAAAAGCAGTCTGGAAGGTGGTTAAGGTAAGACATCCTGCATTCTTTGGAGCATAATTGTAGACATATGATTGTATTACTTTCTTCTGTCAGAATAGTACAGTGGATAAGAGACATATTGAAGCTATGCTTATTGCATTCAATACAATGTCCGAGAGGTTGTTTGCATATTGATCGGCGTGTTGTGCATTCTTGAAGAAGCTCATGAAAGACTTTACAAGTCTTGCCAAAATTGTTTAACATGTTATTGTTAAGAAAACTTGTAACAAGTTCAAGAGTATCCTCTGGAAGATGTAATAGTGGCATAATTAGTATATATTTTGTCAACGTAAGAATCTTTAAAGCGATTAGCCAGATCCTCAAAATACTTCTCACTAAACAATATCTTAGGTCATTTGTTCCCGATACATTTCGAAGCAACATTCGCGAATGTTGTTGCCATGGACCCTGTCCTATCATATTCACGCTGCACTTTCTCTAGGAATGCCGTGTACGATCTAATAAAGGCAGGTAACGCCATTGGATCTGTTCGAAGAACGCGGTAAATTTCTCGACCAAGATGATTTCTGTCAAGGTCGGGGTTTGACATCCTTGCATCAGCATAGAATGCGGACCATGATGAACAAAAACCTCCGGTCGTTACATTTCCAAGTTTCAGTTTGTCAAGATATTCGAAAAATTGCCAACACGTCTCATTCACAAACGAATTTGGAGGATAGTACACTGTAACGAACTTTTCACCCATATTTTTTCGGAAAAGATCCAGGATCTCAAAGTCAACATCTCCATCATAACAATCTCCAGACGTATATTTTCCGCGTGGATCAAACCTCTCAAGACTTCTCTGTTTTGTATCGTAGATCATGTAATTCGCGTGGCGACTTCCCTCTGCACAATTGAATCCGAAAGGAAACGTGATAAATCTCGGCTTCCGCTTCAAACAATTCCTCATCTTCTCCCAAAAGGATTTTGGGACGCTTATATAACCTTCCCGAGAACGTGCAGTTGTCTGTATCCACCTCATTGATATATCTATTTTTTTAAGTTTATATGATCGTGGTATATCAGGTATTATGACACAATCCGTATTGTGTCTATAGGCCAGATACAGCATAGTGATATATGCCATCCAGGTGCTGCCATCACTATCTTGTGTCATTTCTACGGGAGAAAAGACAGGATATACCACCTGACCTGACCTCTTCCAATAACCATAAGAAATAGTTTTTCTAGGCCTCTTCCTACTCTTCTTACTCTTTATCCTACTACTCTTCCTACTCTTCCTACTCTTCCTACTCTTCCTACTCTTCCTACTCTTCCTACTCTTCCTACTCTTCCTACTTTTCCTACTTTTCCTACTTTTCCTACTCTTCCTACTCTTCCTACTCTTCCTACTCTTCCTACTCTTCCTACTCTTCCTACTCTTCCTACTCTTCCTACTTTTCCTACTTTTCCTACTCTTCCTACTCTTCCTACTCTTCCTACTCTTCCTACTCTTCCTACTCTTCCTACTCTTCCTACTTTTCCTACTTTTCCTACTCTTCCTACTCTTCCTACTTGCTTGTGATACCCTTGAACGTTGTAGAATATTCCTACCGATATTACCGCTTCTCTTTACGCACTTCCCCGTCTTCTGATTTAGAATCATATCTTTCTTACATTTTAAATAGGCGAGAAGTGTTGGTTTCACCATCGTTGAATAGCCTGGAATTCCAATATGTTTAGCCATTTTCTTTAATTCGGCTATAGTCAGTTTCTCCATTTTCTTATTGCTAGGAAAAGAGATTGGTAGAAAAGAGGTTCTTGTACTGTTGCTACGATTGCATGGAATTAACAATAGATAGCATAGCCCAACCTCCAGCAACACAACTCATTGCAGGTCCTGTTACAATACCCCTGTCGGATTGCCAAGGGATTAACACCATAACTCCTGCAATGACTAATGATGCACCAATCATACTTATGCATATAGGGACTAGTCCTTTGCCGTAAGATGTGCCGAAAGCAAGCATAACCCATGATAGTGAGTAGAATATTGGAATCGCAACTGTCCAAGAATTCTTTTCTTCACCATATATTCCGGCGAGCGTACCTGTGGTAAACGCACCGATAGTTCCGACAATTCCAAACCACTTAGGACTTCTAAACCCAAGTGCAAATTCGTCTTTGAATCCAAAATTAAATAATATTCCTATCCATCCAATGCTATAGATGACTATACCAGCGATACGCAGATCTTTACGATTCTTCTTCGTAAGACGAGGCATACGGTTGGCATTGTCGCGAAGCGTCATCCCTAGAATTATAAATATGACAGCTGGGAATGTTTCGAGTAATTTGATACTATTAATAACGCTCTTCATTTATGTTGTGTTAAGAGAAAAATGAGACGTTCAGCTTTGATACTGATTGTAATTTTTCTTAGTATTCTACTTGCAATATGGATCACATTCCAGACATGGGTATTTGTGATGGTTATAATACGATCGATACAGTATGCGCGAGCACTCAAGGAATCTGTCTTAAATAAATTACATTGTGGGAGCAAATATTGTCCGATCCCTATTGCTGATTTGGATATACCAGTGATTAAAAACCTAAAAACATACGACAAAAATGTAGGGAGATATTGTGCTGACCTAATTGCACGAATATATAAAGTGGATTCGCATAACGGGAAACTTATTCATAATCCTATAATCGAGGATCCACGAGGGCTTTCTCGTTTATCGACTCTTACCGACGGAAATACTACAACATTTGGTGTCGTATGGCAAAATAATAAGACAGTGTGGATTGCGTATCGTGGTACGCTAAATTTCGAAGAGCTAATGTTTGATTTGGAGTACGGGCAGAACAGAATAACAAAAGATTCAATTATTCACAATACTGGGGGACCTCTCAAAGGACTATTTGATATGAAAAATCACCGTGTTGGGATCCATCAGGGATTCATAGACGCTTATAAAGATGTTAAGCACACATTGTTGAAAGTGCTAAACAAAGCTAAACCTGATAATGTAGTTATATGCGGACATAGTTTAGGCGCCGGAGTGGCAGTTGTGACGGCTCTTGACCTAATTGCAACTGGTTACAAACCTGTTGTGTATACGTTTGGATCTCCCCGAGTTGGTGACATAGAGCTATGCAATCTGATACCTTCGCAATTCGCCGTTTTCAGACATGTTAATATCGCGGATATTATCCCTACAATTCCTCCAGCGTCTGCACCTAATTTCGCTGACCCCGACAAACCGTACATGTACTCACACTGTGGAATGCCACTATATTTCGAGTCAAACTGGCAATCTCTTGATAATAACCATACCATATCTCATTATATCCAGGCGTTTGAAACCGATAGCTATCAGCAACTCAAGAACAAATCTTACATATAATAAATGGCACGATCCAGAAAAAGTATACGTAGATCGCGGAAATCTCGCACCTCTCGCAGAAACTCTAACACGAAGAGCAAAAGCCGTCAAAAAAGTAGGAGTAGGAAGAGTATGAAAAGTAGGAAGAGTAGTAGGAAAAGTAGTAGGAAAAGCCGTAGGAAAAGTAGTAGGAAGAGTAGTAGGAAGAGTAGTAGGAAGAGTCGTAGTAAGAGTAGTAGGAAGAGTAGTAGGAAGAGTCGTAGGAAGAGTAGTAGGAAGAGAAGATCATCGCGTATGTCGAAGAAATGTTTACCGCATCAGTATATTGATAAGAACGGTAGGTGCAAGAATAAATCTGGTCACAGACGTGTTAGAGTGCGGATTAATACGGATACTCCTGAACACCAATATCGTGATCCTGTGACGCATAGACTAAGAAATAAGTCGAGTCATAAGAGGCAACGGTCGCGGGTGCGTGATCCTGTAAATCGGAAATCACGCAGACCTACGTGGAAACAAGGCAGTATGACTAATCACTTGAGATGTGTGAGAAGAAGTAAAATGCCTCTCAGAGACTTACAACTAAAAGTCGTTGATTATATGCAAACGAATAGATCATTGCTTGTTATGCACTCAACAGGAGCAGGAAAAACATTATCAGCTATAGCTGTATCGCAGTGTTATCTTGATTCTTATCCGGAAGGAGATGTTATTTTTGTAGGACCGTTAAGTCTTACGGCAAACTTTCAGAAAGAAATGAAGAACTACGGTGCGAAACATGAAGATAGATATCAGTACTATTCATTTGACAAGTTTTTGAGTCATGCTAAACGTGGCACAAAAATTGACTGTGAGAACTCACTTCTCATTGTAGATGAGGCTCATAATCTTCGCAACATGAATGGAAGGAAATGTGAAGCAGTTTTTAACTGCGCAGAATATGCAGATAAAGTACTACTTCTTACTGCGACTCCGATTGTGAATAAGATCACGGATCTAATCTCTCTTATCAATATGTTGTACGGAGAACATGTTGTTGGGACACGGAAAGAATTTTATGCAGGAGATGTTGATGAATGGATTGGAGATGAGATAAATGAACATAATCTGGGAACTCTAGAGTATCTCTTGGAAGGTAGAATCGATGTTGTTGACGCTCAAGACTCTACTCATTTTCCAGAGAGAAGAGATAAAGTCATTGAAGTAAAGATGAGTGATTCATATTGGGATAAGTACCAAGCAGCTGCGAGAGGAGAGAAGCTCCCCGACATGGGCAAAGCGTTTGCACATCCTGAATCATTTTATAATGGGTATAGACGAGCCGTTAATAGAGCAGGTAAAGAATACTATAGTGATAAGCTAAAAGCCGCATTGCCTATCTTGAAGAGAGGCAAGACATTACTTTACACGAACTGGGTTGAGTTCGGGCTGGAACCAATTGTTTCGTCCCTTGAGAAATTAAGATTGACATTCCGAGTCTTCTCCGGAGATATAGACAACGAGTCTCGGGCAAAAATTGTCAGAGACTTTAATAAAAATAAATTCCAAGTCCTCGTAATCACAAGAGCGGGTGGAGAAGGAATAGACTTAAAAGGAGTGAAGTCTGTTGTCATTCTGGATCCAACATGGAACGAATCTTCCTTACAACAAGCTATAGGACGGGCAATCCGATATCAATCTCATGCACATCTTCCATCTTCACAGCGTAATGTTACGGTCTATAAGATGGTAGGGACGCGTCCTGATGCAGACGCGAATGGTGTAGAATCCGGAGATGTAATGCTCTACGATATAATTGCGAATAAAAACAAGAACGCAGAAGTCGTCATCGATTTACTCAAATCTATATCTATCTAATCAGTCTCCTTCTATTCTCCTTCCATTCTCCTGCTTGAATCTATATTGATTTGTCTATATAACGCAAGACTCTCCACACACAACACATACATAGACAATCAGCGATATCATCTTGTTTGGATTTTGAATTAAGTTCAGACATCGTGTCAAAATCCTCCCTTCTGGTAAGAATCTCACAAGCCTTTTTTGTGCACCATTTTTTTCTCTCTGGCTTTGACATTGCTTTACACGATACTTTTCCTCCTCTTGTTATATGAACTGTTTTGGGCGCTCCAAGGATTTGCGTCTTATAGTAAGCTGGGAGTTCTGTTATATAAGTACCTCTCCCGTATTTCATCGTGAAGTATGAGAAGCAATGTTGTGCGATCTTGAGAGCAGCTATGTTATAGACTCCCCGAAAGGCCATTTGCATCTCAATGACAAAAGCGTCACATTGCGACCAATACTCATGATACTGATCCAACAATTCGGTGAGATTGTGAAATATATTCACATCTAGGGCTTTACTTTTCCCTTTCTTCCTATCCACGCATCCCTGTGTAAGATCTGAATTTTCGAACAATATCACCTTCCCGTTATCACATACTTTATCCAGAATTTTCTGGAATCTATCAGTTGTTGTTCCATCAGGATTATATCGAAGTTGTTTCGGAATCTTTGGGAGAGACCGCATTTCCTCTTCTTCGAATTCCTCTATAACGAAGGCAAAATTTTTATATCCCGGATCTAGAGTAGCAACCCATGCTTTATTATGCATATTCTCGTGCACATTCTCATTACCTACTTCCATCTTCTGTTTCATCTTCCCTCTTCTTAAGCGACTTGTCATTAGAGTATATGTTCATACTTGGAGGTCCGCACATGCATGTGTTAGGAAGAAAATTTGTTGCTTGGTAATCGTCTCGACTCTTGCAACTTTTGCATCCTTTCCCTATCCACACTCCAATGATTGTAAGGATAACAGCAACGAGTAAAATAATCATAAGCCACATCCACATATTTCTATTCTAGAATAGAAATGATAAAGTTTAAACAATATATGTATATATTTTTACGTAGCACGTGACTATGGAATACAATCTTTCTGATCGCTTAGACTGTCTGTCGAATTTGTATCCCTACACCGTAAAATAGGTGGGGTAATCTCGCTAAGTCTAGAGTCTATGGATTGTAGAAGAATATCAAGATCGCAACCAATCTTAACATCGTCCACATACGTACTCTTCAAGTTATTAATACCAATTTTCGCCCTTTCTAAGTCTTCGAGTATATGAGCGAATATAGCCTTATCAGAATCCTTATCTGATACTTCCAAGGCTTTCAGTATTTCAAACACTCGGTCTATTGTTCCTTGAATGAATAGGATTGCGTTTCCACGATTATCTTGAGCTACAAACGTACGAGATAATGACGTAGAGTACCCTGAAGGCTGTATAAAAATGTGTCTTGTATTCAAACGATCTCCTCTCATAAGCTTACCTAGTAACTTTAGCCTACTAAGTATTTCATTACGACTCTCCATGCGTATACTATAATCTAATGAGTTCTTAAGTGCTCTTAAAGCGTAATTTGCAAGGCACAACATCTGTTTATGTTTCTACACAAAATGTAGACAATTTCGTTTTTATGATTGGTATTTCTTAAATTCTATGCTCATTTAAGATAAGGAACTCACGAAAAAATCACAAAGAGGATCACGAAGAGGATCACGAAGAGGAAGAGGGTCGTGAAGAGTAGGAATCGCATTCGATGATTTAGATTATAATTCGCTGGAGAATATCAAGATATGTATCATATCTATTATAACCGTTCTCTTACCAGCATACAATTGCAATATCTTTGCTATTGCCTTTACAATTTGCTTTCTATATCTTCTCTCTCTTGATAAAATATGTTAGACCAAAAGGAGAAGCAGGTTTTGGTTGCACTTATTGGATGTGCGATCATTGCACTTTCCGTTTGCATTTATATTACAATGAACGCCTCTTCATCTCTTCACGAAATCCGCAACAGTAGAATTCGTGTTCTCAATGCGGGAGCTTCCGTCGAACCATACTTTGAAGAGTGGTATACCCAGAACAAAGATAATGTTGGTAATGTGGAAACGATCGATCTGCATACATCAGCGAAAACAAGTCCACAAGACTGGAATCTTATTGCACAAGATATAGCAAAGAGTTACGACAACTACGACGCGTTCGTCATTCTCCATTCTCCAGACGATATACCGTACACGGCTGCTGCACTTGCTTTCATGCTTGAAAACACGAAGAAACCAATTATTATGTCAGGTGAAGGGCTCATAGATAGTCTCAACCTAGCATCTACTGCACGAATCCCAGAAGTTGTAGTCGCATCAAAAGGGAATCTATTCAGGGGATGTAAGATGAGTCCTATTCCTGGTACATGTATGCCTCTTAATAATACGAACTGTTTTGCGATGCCAAATGAACCATTTAACCCAATGTTCGTTAATCCGAATGTGCGCATTCTTGTTGTGAAATTATTCCCAGGAATAGATGCTATGTATCTTGCTAAGTTCCTGGAAGACGATAATCTTGCTGGTATAGTGTTCGAAACTTGCGGTAGTATGCCAATCAGCAAAGATATATTGGACGTGATTTCATCCTTGTCGGAAAATGGAGTAATCATGGTAGCAGCTTCGCAGTGTGGAGAAACAAACTACGGTATCGATCCAATATTAATGAATGCGGGGGTGTTGTCTGCAAAAGATATGACAGCTGCAGCAGCATTCGCTAAACTACATTTTCTCCTTGCAAACGTGCCTGAACGTCGCATTATCGGCCAACTCATGGAGAAGGGTATGCGCGGTGAGATAGGGATGATCGTACCTTCTCTGAAAGTCAACTAACTTAATGTTTTCTAAGCGTGAATAAATGAGAGAATGTGATATCTACGCCGTCAGAATAAATATCAGAAGAAGAGAGCACGTAACAACGTTACGAACGCATACAGATATGAACACTTATCTACGGCAGGAAGGTGACACAACACTCATATACGAAGTATGGAAGGGATTTGGGATACATTCGCGATGGCATTTTCATCCTTATGCGCAGCGATGGAAGCGTATGGCAACTCCCCGAAGATAACTAAAAAATGAATTTGTCCGTAACCAATTTCTTTAAATAGTATGGGTCAACCGCTTACATACGAAGACTTTGAAGACTTTGCCGGATACAATATTAATGAAGAGGATATCAGGTTGGCTAAGAATCTCTATTATTTCCTCATCGGATTTATATGTATATGTTTTCTCTTAGTTCACCTCTCAATAATTAACTCTTATATCTTCTAATCTTCTAATCTTATATCTTCTAATCTTATATCTTGAATATAAGATACTTTTCTGATCTTAACTAAACGATGAAGAGAACATTCATAATTGCGATTGGTATTGGTATTATCCTTGTAGTTGCTGGTATTATTGTAGCTATCGTGTTAACTACAAAGAAGCACCATTCATCAGGACCATCTCCACCAGGACCATCTCCACCAGGACCATCTCCACCAGGACCTTCTCCACCAGGACCATCTCCACCAGGACCATCTCCACCAGGACCATCTCCGCCAGGACCTTCTCCACCAGGACCTTCTCCACCAGGACCATCTCCACCAGGACCATCTCCACCAGGACCTTCTCCACCATCTCCTTCCCCGACAGGAACCGTTGCAATTGTAACACCTGAGATGTATTGGGGGGGTGGAAATCAATTTCCATGTGATGGAGGACCAGGTACGTATAATTATCGTACTCCCCCTTGCACTAACTTATCAATACGGAAAGTGCTTAAAAACCAGCCAAAGGCGTTTTGGGATTTCACGACAGGTGATAACCTATCACATGCAGGTTCTGCTCAGGCAGTAAATGGTAACCTAAATCCGTGGTTCGCAAAGGGTGAGTTCTTTCTAACAGTAGCTGAAGGTAATAATGCAAACGTTTGGCCTGGATTTTCGATCGAGAACCTTAGCACATGCTCGGGAGATATGAATTTTGTCAACAATACTTGGACGTGTGCACAACAAGGACCAGACCCAAGTGATTGTTTAGCTCTCCAGTATTATGGTGCAGGTAATGCTCCAGAGAAGATTTGTGGCACGTTCGATGGGCTGTCCTACTGGAGCTGGAAACAATACAGAGCACTTATGGCATACTACAGTTATAAGACTGGTTCTAAGACAGTAGTAATATACGAGGCGCAATTCATACCGATTGCATGGCTTCGAGAAGTTGGATTAGTTGGACCAAATGCCAATGCTACTGGAGCAAATATTGGGACAAAGTCGGACTCACTCCCAATAAATACATGCGATAAAGATAGTGACTGTACTAGTAACCAAAAATGCGTATCGCATATGTGTGTAGACCCATGTGTGGCTGCTGTACCACCGGTATGTGCAACTGGACCAACAGCAGCATCAGGACCATCTAATAATATATGTACAGATTTCTACGGGAAAATGGGATGTGGAGGGACTTCGTATTGTCGAATGCCCCCAGATAATGGTATGTGTCATTATACATCTAATACTCCAAGTCCTAGTCCAAGTCCTAGTCCAAGTCCTACGCCTACTCCTCCAGGTCCTTCACCTGCACCAGTTACAGATTGTGTTAAAGCATGCGGGACTGGATCATGGTGCAATAAAGGTTTATGTCATGGGTGTGCAACTCCATGTACGAGTAGTGTAGAAGGATACGTTCGAGAGGATTTTACTCCTGCAGATAACCCACTGTATTGTCCATTCTCTGCAGGAACAACATGTAATGCTTCTCAGTGTCCTGATAAGAGTAAAAGCGATATTGTAAATAAATTTATTAAAAACAATGTAAACGCTTTGGCATCATGGGACTTCGATAAGTGTCAGATAGACGGCACAAAAGACGGAGCTTCTTCAATTTGCCCATACGGGATGTATTATGACACGACGTCATCAACAGGAGCTTGCATAGAACAGCCATATACATGTCCTTCAGGGGAAACATCCGTTAGAGGAGTGTGTACTGGACCTGAAAATCCTACATGTTCTGGGAGCTGCTCAACGTCAGACTGTGAGTGTGTATACATAGGTAATGGTAAAAGTCAACTTTTGCCTGTTCCGAAGATGATTATGACATGGCTTGCGCTTGTCGGAGCTGCAAAGACTGATCAAGCAACTTGTGAAGCGTACACTAAGACAATTATAGACTTCTGTTCAAAGACAAAAATTAGTTCGCTGACATTTCCTATGATAACATTAGATAAAAATAATACTCCTTGGATGGCAACTCCCTTTGGAAGTAAAGATCCATTCAGTAAAGCTATTTCATGGTTATGTAAGAACTTTGTTACCCCGTGTGTTAAAGCAAATGTAACACCTGCATTGTACACATTTGCCAGTGCAAAAAACGGACAGTGGAAACAAATGGTAGAAGGAGGCGATCCCGGATGTCCAACCGGAGAATCCAATGCTGGTTGTAATTGGCCCTACATATTTGAATTCCTTTGTCAACTGAACAAGGCGTGTGTTGGAGCACAGATAACAGATCTATACGTTGATAAAGAGGAATGTAGTTGTGGAGACGTAGGATGTGCTGCAAAAGATGCTGCAAAATACGGTTTCCGTCTTATAACTCCAACATGGATTGGGAATCCTCCAATAGCGCCATCCAGCACGTGTCCCGTAATGAAACCCGGCGGAGCATGCACTACTCCAGCCTAATGGAAACACAAATAAAAACACAATTGAATTTCATACATATAATGAATGAAATTGGGTATGAGTCTGTATAAACAATTACCGTTAGACCTACAACGGGAAATTGCGCAGCGGGTAATGATAGGTGTAGATCGCGCGATATATGAGGAGATACACAAGAAAGAACAAGACAGATGCATGCGACATCTCCAAGCGATCATTCGAAATTGTACGATACATTATTGCAACCCTCCAATACGCATCTCAAATGTTATTGCAAACATCCTATCATACGACCCGCACGGAGTATACAGACTAGGTTATCTTCTCTCGCGAATCGTAACTTATATAAGAAAGGATCCGGACATGCTTGACCGTTTTAACAACACCTTTCCTGACTCGCAGATCCTAAAGGATAGCACAAAGAAACAACAGTTGTGGCAGGTTTACAACTTTCTGTGTTACAACATATACTCGGCCGATGGAGGACAGAATATACATGCAAAAATTACCAATAACTTTTTCTTGTCCAACATAAATGAGTAACAAGAAGGAACTAAGGGAATCTCCTCTATCTTTTCAAGATGATGTGTTCAATATGTGTATGCCCCCACCTCCATCTTTAAAACCTCTTGAGTTAAGCTACTCTCTCGAAATCTTGCTCGAGATATTTAAGAACGACGCAAATATAGATTACGACATGATCGGAGATATCCACAATCAAGAAGGAATTATGTCTAGAAAGAAACGTAAGATCGCCTAATATATCTCATATATCTCATATATCTCATATATCTCATACCACACCCAGTATGAGATTTAAACATTCATTTTAATCTTTTTTACCTTCTCTACTCCTCATCTTCCTCTATCTTATCCTTCTTAACCTTCTTATCCTTCTTAACCTTCTTAACCTTCTTATCCATCTTAACCTCTTTCACCTTATCTTCATCTACCTTTTTAATCTTAACCTTCTTATCCATCTTAACCTCTTTCACCTTATCTTCATCTACCTTTTTAATCTTAACCTTCTTATCTTTCTTAACCTCTTTCACCTTATCTTCATCTAGCTTTTTAATCTTAACCTTCTTATCTTTCTTAACCTCTTTCACCTTATCTTCATCTAGCTTTTTAATCTTAACCTTCTTATCCTTCTTTTTAATCTCAACCTTCTCATTCTTATCTTCCTTTTCAACCTTCTTTATATCCTTCACCTCATCTCCCTTTTTCTTGATCACCTTCTTCACTGGTTCTTTTATCATCTTTTCATCTCCTACAAATATGATGTTTGGCATGAATAGTTCCTTTAATTGTTCGATGACTTTTGCTTCGTGCTTTCTTCTGGTATACTCACTTGCAATGAAACCTTTGTAGAAAACATAAGATGGTATTGGTCTATCTTTCTTCCGTCGTTTACGCTCTTTTATCTCCCTATCTTTCCTTATGGGATAAGGAGCACGCTTACCATCAACTCTATTATCACCTCTATTTTCACATGGATATGTTCTTTCATCTATTCTGTCTATTCTATTGCTTCCAAATGTAACATCCAATACCTGATCAACTGGACTAATCAAGAAATCGAGGTACTTGAGATAATCCAGTTGAATGATATCAGCATGACTGGCGAAATACTCCGCACACTCTTGTTTATCTGCTAGTGACTTACCATGCGGAGCACACATAGTAATTACATATTCAATTCGAGAACCGGCGTCAGCTCTTTGTCCTCTTCGTTTCATTCTTTCTGCCATCTGAATATGAGCAGGTAATGACTTGAGGTAATACTCTTGAACATTTGCTGCTCCTTTCCCATCTAGTTTCGCTTGCCTTTCTTTCGGATTAGACGGCAATGGATCAACTTTGTAGTTTCCAAGCATCACTACATTCTTTCCTTTCTCATCAGTTATGTATTGCGGATCCATTCCTCCAGTACTTCCTATCGATTTCGTCACTACAAAATCTCTGTAAGGTCTCGAACGCCCGAATAACCCTCTGATTTCCTGTAGAAGGTAATATAAGATATCATCGCGTTTCGCTTTATCGAATATCATACTTGTTATATGTTCGTACAGATCTCGCACGAACTGTGAATTATCTCTCCTTGCTAAAACAACTCCCTTATTTCCAACCTTGTGATTAATTTCGCCATCTCGGAGACAAGATGTGTACATGTACCGCTTCTTAGTTAGAATAAGGAAATCCCAGTATATAACTGCCTCGAACTCTAAAATAATTGCCTCTGGGAAAATATCAGTAATCTCTTGCGAAACTCTAACCGCATTATCCCAAATCTCTTGCGCAGTATTTAGAGCCGGAAATCGTGCATAACATGAATCAGTGTTGAATAGTACCATTTTACCAACACCAGCTTGGAATTTCCCATTTGCTTCGAGGTCGTAAACATATTCATCTTCATCATTCATACCGAGGTCCCAAATCTTACGGATATCGTTCTCTGTATCACAGAGATCATTTTTCAGCATATCAATTCTATAGGTATTAGGTTTATCGTCTCGTATGTTGATCGCAATGTTCTTCCAGCCTATTGACTGGAAAAGGAAGTACAATCCTTGTGTACCAATTTTCCCTTTACAAGAACAAGTTTGGCGATTACCCTTGCTGCCATCGCCAACCCAATATCCCTCAACAAACCATTCCCTGATCTCCTGTAATGAATTAAGTATTATGTACGGAACTTTCTTGTATTTATCTTTGTCGTAGAAAATGTCTCTATACTTCTCCACCATAAGTCTCATTCGTCCCTTACACACAAGTTTGTACACACCTGACGATTCCATTGTATCTAAGATCTCGAACTTAAAATGTGGCTCAGCCTCTTCGAGATACCTTTTCGCTCGTTCTAGATACTCTAAATTCTGATTATTAATAGCCCAACTATACTTATGTTCATTGCCTTTCCCATTACTGTAAGATCCGCATGATCCATTTGCGAAGAAGAAACCAAGTACGAACGCCTCTTCTTTTGTGACGTTTGTAATAGATTTTTGTAGATATTCTGTTTCGGAGAGATACACATCTGTTACGGCTCGTACCCCTTTGCGATGATTTGCATTGTACTCCCATACGCACTTCTTACACTGTTTCTTGAATCGACCACTTTCTTCTCTAGGAAGATCTTCATTACATGTGCTACATACAACTGTGTCGATATTGTGCGAATTATTCATAAAAACACATTGATGAAACTCAGTAGGGAAACTGTGTAACAATTTACTTCCGATTTGTACATCAACTGGTTTAACCTTCTCACCATTTATATCACACAGGCTGTGGTCCTCAGTGACATCAACACACCCAGCGTATGTATTCACACGAAACATCCGCTTAGAAGTCTTATGACGAATTACTCGTTTAATCGGGGTCCACTTACCATCTGTCCACACTTCAAGATCAGTTGATGCTTGTTGCTTCTCTCGTCTATTGCTTTGACCTGCTTTGAATCCATCATATGCAGTCCATGCATCACTTATTGTTTCGATTGTGCGAATATCAACTGTACCGTTAGGTAATCGGACAAGAAGAGGTGTATCTCCAGTTACACTATCGCCATACACTAATTCCGCGTTATGATTCGTTACTAACTCCTTTGCGACACGCTCAATGTTAACCCTTCCCATATAGGTAACACACATCGCTGCGGGCATAAATGGAAGATACCCCTTCCTAACACCCAATGCCCCATACATTGAATTATGTACGATCATATGTCCGATACCAGCGGCAAAATGGTGGTTTTCGGTTTCGATATCATAGACATACTCAACTTTCTTGTCTTCTATGTAGCTATCTACAAGGTTCATATCTATCATATCTATCGTAGCTGTATTATCTGAACACTGACAAGAGTTCTTTTCGGGCATTGCATTACGAGCGGCCATTTTCTCAATTGCTCCATCGAGAGAATCAAGCAGTTTCTGCCGTGGAAAACGTTCGCAGTCGATTGCAATATTTCGATAGGACGATTTCCCTTTCTCGAACGTTATATGTTCACCATTACGAACAATAATAGGTGACATGGGAGCAACAGGCGGTGCGATCCTCATTGATTTGATATCCGACACATGTTGATTCCTGAATTTGGTGCAACATTGAAGTCGATACAGATCCTCATTCTGATCATTATTGATACTCACCTTGTAACCAATGGAGTTTGCAAGATACATCAAACCTGCTGTTCCTCTTTGTCCCCGATTACTGACGATAACACCTTTGGTTACATGGCGATTTCCGTCACCCGCATAATACCCGATAAAAAACGCTTGACGTATGGCTAAAGCAGCATGAAGTACGTAGTCAGGGACCTTTTTATATCTTCGCTCATCATAGAATAATTCCCGGTATTCATCACATAGTTTACGGACTTCTCCATTGCCACGGAGATGATAGATCTCACCACTCTCGTAGTATGGAGATATGGAGAACATACCATCTTGTATTAGTATATCATGGGCACGCTCTAATAGATGTAAATCCTGATTGTATATTATCCATGATGATTTGGCGTTCCCAAGACTACCCCATGTTCCGCACGTTCCTTCAGCAAAGAACAGCCCGTGAACGAACGCTATTTCCTCCGCTCTGCTGTGAAGAACATGGTCAGCAATTATTTTATCAGATATCGTATCGTACAGTGGAATAGCAGGTGTGTCTTGGGGTAAAGGATACGAGAAGTGCATGAGCGAGTCTCCGATATTTAATTCTGATGGTGTAACTTGAGTGCCATCTGGCGACAACAATGAATGATCCTTCGTGCAATCCACAAGACCTGTATGAGTTAAAACTCGTGTCAATGTCCCTTCTTGAGGATGTCGCATCACGTATTTAGGTTTGGTAAATCCTTTATCACTCCATACTAAAATTCCAGGGATCGGAGTAGATACTTCTTGTTCGTCATTTATTGGTTCCCAATCTCCAAGAGATAACTCCTCAATCGTTCTGTAAGCAAATTTCCCGTCAACTTGACATGGAATTGGAGTCACACCATGTATGCTGTTTGAACATACTTTGTAGGCAAGTTGTCGCTTGTCTAAAACGTTGATCAATCCAGAGATATTTTTCAAGTCATCATTATTCTCACGTGCTTTCATCCGTTTATCGTGGTCTTTAATTTGTTTCCTTGTGTTTGCACGTGCATCAAGAAGACTTTGGATAATTGTAGGCAACACACCCTTCGGTTCTTTAAGCCACCTATACTTCCTCTTCGCACACATCACATAATCACCTTTCGGTATGTCTGCGCGCTCGGATATATATGGTTTTGTCTTGTGATCAATTTGATTGAGTTTCTTCCTATATCTATCAATAGCATTCAACCTCTCCTTTTTATTAGGATGCGTCTTCGCGTTGATCAAATCTCGCTTCGCTCTTAATGCCTTTTGCTCTCCACGTGCTCTATTTATGATCTCTGTTAACTCCATCTTCCTTATTATGCGCGGATCGTGCTCACAAAATTGACAATCTTGCCATTCCATAACATTACACTTGCTATTCGGTATCGAAGGATCTGTTACAAATGTTGAATAATCGATATTATAACCAATAATTACAGAGGGATACAGTGACTTAAAATCAAATGGCACAACCTTCTCATATAATCCAGGATCTGGAGGAAATACATGAGCCCCCTGGTATCTCTCATCGTCTTTCGCTAGATACCCATCACATTCTACAACTATATTCTCATATGTGCAGTGTTTATACACCTGAGAGTAGACCTTAATTTGTTGACCTTGTGTATATGTTGTGAAGATAGGAACACAACAAGTCTTAGCCATCTCACAAGCACCAGTCCACGTTTGAAGCTTGTCCATTAATTGTAAAACCAGTACAGAATCCTTAATACAGTACGACCCGCAGATTGACATAGCTTTCCTCGCTTTCTTATTGTATGTACCGTCATTATTCCTCTTTACACCTTCACGATAACACTTGAAGATACCCTTAGGAGCAAGATCTTCCTTCGACTCACCAATAAAGTATGTCGCCACAGTTTGCAACTTGTAATTACTCAATTTATAATTGGAACGGACAAGAGGAAGTAGATCAATAAATAACCTCCCTTCCAAGTCTAGATAAAGATACTCCTGATTTTTGAACGCAGAACTACTCCACTTGATAATTTTCTGCTGAGCTCTTAGTGTCTTGTGGAAGCTCATCTGTCTAAACTCCGTTAATGTACGTGTAAACTCAGCTCTCTTAATCATATACTCAATATCGAATCCAAGGATATTGTAACCAGAAATGACATTTGGATTTTCTTCATTCACAAGCTCTGCAAATCCTTCCAGAAGCGATCCTTCAGTTCTGAATCGTCTAATTTCAACATCTTTGCCAACAACATTAGGAAGTGGATCTCCGAGTGTGAGAAGATACTGCTTCCACTTCTCATGAGGCTCCCCATCTCTACAAACGATACACGAAGCCTGAAATACTTTGTCACCAGGCACACACGCATCTGGCATCCTCGCAGGATTCGTTGAATTTACCTCAATATCAAACGCAAATATCTTCGGACTACAAATAATATCAGACTCAAGTGGAAACAAGTTCTTCCATGTCGCTGTATATTCGTGGTCGCATCTCGTCAACTTATCGTCACCTGTCGCTTCTATACCATGAAAGTTAATCCAACCTGCTGTTGGTAGCTTACGACAGGTCGTGAGCTGTAAGATAGGATTCGCCTTCTGTTCGTGCATCTTCAAGCGCACCTTGCCTACTCCGGGAACAAAGAGAGTCTTCCTCCCAACTATTCTCCACAATGCATCAATATCTCTCTTACAAGAAAAAGAGCACCATAAATAGGGGAACACTTGTCTTCTTCCATCTGGACAGAGATGAGCCCCATAGAGTCGGTGTTTAAACATAAATTGTTTTTGTAGAGGAGCTTGATTTCCCATCTCACTATCTATCTTATCTCCAACGGCTTGAGCAAACGGCTCGGTCCACTTGACATCACTTGGCAATTCCAAGAATATGTATGGAGTAAAGTCGTCCACGTGTATGCATATATTCTCATTATTCTCATTAATCCCGTAGATGCGGATTGCCGTGACGTTTTCTTCGGTCTCGTCGATGAAGAAGCTGTATACGAAGGCATGTTGATCATTTTGCATTATGTGGTTCTGATTAATTATTTGAAATTGTAAATCACTTTTCTAAATCAGGATTTGACTTGATCTAGATGGTATTTACCTTGTAATGTTTTTCGATCAATAGGATAGAAACGTAATCGGTACATACCTATCTGATCTAAAAAGAACACTAACCTACATAATGCCTAACGGACTCGGAATATACTACGGACTTCCCGTTGATATTCGCGAAATAATCCTCAAACATCTCGACCGATATATATATGAAATCATACACAAGAAAAATCAAGATAGTTGTATAGAACATATGGAGTTAGTCACGTGTGGTCTGAAAGCCTACAGTGGTTGCAATCCCGCAATTATCTCTGCTTTGGACGACTATTCAAAAATTTGCACTCATGAGGCTTTAATCGCCTATAATGTTCAGCGAATCCGAGAGAAGTTGAATACCATCTCTTCTCTCAATATGGATACGGTACGGACACTGGAGATTGATCTGGATGCCATTGAGAGCGATTGGGAAATGTTACGCCTAAAATTGGTCGAAATATCAAATGTAAAAGCAAAGAGGAAATGGAGGAAGTGGAAAGCCGCACGACTAAAGGAAAAAGATAGTGATGAATGGTCACAAACTGAGGAGGCTAAATTACCGAACGGACCTTGGTAAGATTTTTGTTTTATGTCATTATATGACGCAAAACATATCTTTACTTCCACTACACTTCCACTACACTTACTCAACATTAGGCTTATTCTATGCCATAATTCAGTTGGAGGGGGGTATTTGGCGGATACCCTCCGCCTAGACCGAGAGATACATTGTGACACTGTTGTCTACAAAACTCTCCTTCTGGTCCAGGGGGGCAATTTTGTGTGTTAATGCAACCCTGTGTTGCCATTACATTCTCGAACGTTTCGTGTTTGTTTGTGGATTTGACAATCGCAGCTATGCTGATCCCAAGAGCAGCAAGTGATAAGGCAATAAGAGATACCATGAAAACAAAATCTTTAGTTAGCTTCATTTGTCTTAGCTAATATTATTTATTAGAGTAACGCATAACAAACGTATGCTGACCACATACCAGCATACGTTTGTCTATAAACTAGACATTCTTATAAACACATCAATATTTGCCTCCTTTAGTTTCTTTCAACTTTCCTCTTCTTAGGCAATTTCTCCTTATATACGACTTCCTCTACGACTTCCTCTACGACTTCCTTGTTTTCGCATATATGTTTATCTACGTGAGGTATGTAGGTCGCGTTGCACTTGTCGCAGTGTTTCTCGAAAGGATGGATTCCAGGCATATACTTATTATATTCCTTTTGACCCACATTGCGACACACAGAAATTAGGTCCTTACAACAAGTACTGCATAACTCACTGAAATACTCAAACTGCTTAGTATCTCCCCATTCACAAGTAACCTCATAACTTTCACATAGACTTCTACACCGTAGGCAGTAATCACTTGCCCCACACCAACACTGCCAAAATACTGCATTACATAGGTCCAGCGGTTCTCCATACACTCTGTTTTTCATTGGGAATCCTCTCAGTATGGCTTTTTGAATCTCAACATGATCTGTGTTATCTCTAGCTCTCTTCATTTTTGCCAGTTATCTGGTGTGTCACATTAAGAAATTCAATTTAACCAAACTAATTTTTTATGCGTGTTCCTTCCGCAGATAACTGAGGATTTCCCAGAGTGCTTGACAGTCAAACTTATTATAGAGCGTAATATCCTTCATCACATCGCTATTAACTGGGTCGGTATTCTCTTGATAACATTTCCAGGCATCAATCATTGCTTTCTTCCCAGAATCGCAATTACTCTCAATTCTTGCTGAGATTTTCCCATGCATTCGTAGTGCATTCGCAATTGCTTTAAGTCCGAATTTAAAGCATCCTTTGATCACGATTGGTTCCTGCTGGAAAAGCTCACAAAGATCGCACCACTCACTTAAATCCCACTTGATATCAATACGTTTCTGTCTCTTCAGATCTTTTTGGGCAAAATCAAACTGACGATTTTCAGCAGTCTTCCAAAATCTCTTGTCAGCATTCCAAAAGAACATTCGCGGACTATTCATCTTTCGCATCATCTCTGCAAACTCGTTCATGATTCTGTATTCCTCTTCTCGGCTTGCCGAATTGCATGTTAATGTTTTCTGAACCCATTCCCCCTTTTCTTCCCATCCGACTCCAATCATGAAGATCATATCAACCGGTTCTTGCTTTGGTAACTCTGAGAAATCAGAGAAAATATCTGACAAGGTCTCGAAATCAACGAAGACCTCAGAACCCTTCTCTTTCCAGTTGTGAAGGTTGGTCTCAATTTTCTTGGGCCTGACTAAATCCTTATTTTGACGATTGATATCTAATATTGCATCAACAATCGGAGCACGAATACCCCTCATTCCCAGAGTTTCACTCGTACATTTCTTATTGTCCCATGAATTAATACCTTTCTCTATAGCCGTATTTCTATGTGTTATGCTACAATTCCAGATGATAGTAATGTCCTTAATCGCATCCGCTATCTTCTCTTTTTCAGCATTCCATTGAGAACCAGAGTCCACACACATATTTGGAAAAAGCTCAGGGCGAGACGGAGGATTTACACTCCACTCAGCACCATTCTCTCTTACATCTCGTATCCAGTTTATTGCATCTTGAGTCTGTGATTTGTATTTTTCATCTACGCCCTCAAAATCTATAAGTCCAAGACGATCAAGGCAGCTGTTCTCGTTATACTTAATATCTTTTGACTGATACTTCCATCGTCTTCCAAGTATAAATGCGTATCGAGGTATGTACCCTTGAATCTCACCAATCGCACGATTGTAAATATATGTCTGCGCTTTGTAAGCTGGATATGATCCGGAGTTCAGAATGAATCTACCATCTGCACGGAGAGGCAGTGTAGAGAACTTAATATCGATGACTAGATAATGGTAATCGGTTCCTAAGACGGGAGCAGGAATAATCTCCTCCTCTAGAGTAATTGGGGGAACATTAACAAGTTGCGATATATAATCACTTCGAATGAGGATATCAGCAATGCCGCCTGTGTTATCATATGTCTTAAGAGGTGCAGAGTGGATAAGAGGAATACCTTGCTTCATATACTCAATTGTTTTGTGACAACCTTCCTCTGTAAACTGGTTAGACACGTGTTTAATAGGTATAAGACTATGTTTGCGGAGATGAGCCATAACAGATGCCTCAAATTCGTTTCCTTGCTCTTGCAGGTGACTAGTAAATGCATCATACCCATTAGAAACCTTCGCATGAGATTCACCCCCTTTGTATGACTTAAGCCAATCAACGAGAGAATCTCGTATCATGTAGTTCCTAAGGTGAGTCGCCGCTACCCATGTGTCGACCATCCTAGCCTTCTTGGCGCTACGTGTACGTGTTGCAATCGATCCAGATATTCCAGAAATCAACTTTCGTTTCATAATTTACAATATCACCGCTTTAGAGTGTATTAATTGTTTTTTAATTCAATTATTTCTTTGTAAAGTTAAAGATGGTAAAACATTCGAAGGAGGATATAAATGCACTTCTTGCTCATGTCAAGACAGTGAAAGCTAACCAAAAGAAGCTTAATTTAGCTCTTAAGAAAGTGGGGAAAACCGCTACCAAGGTAAAGAAATCGTCGAATAAGAAAACCCGCAAGAGCAGCCGCAGGAAGAGTAGGAAGAGTAGAAAGAGTCGTAGAAGTAGGAAGAGTCGTAGAAGTAGAAAGAGTAGAAAGAGTAGAAAGAGTAGAAAGAGTAGAAAGAGTAGAAAGAGTAGGAAGAGTCGTAGAAGTAGGAAGAGTCGTAGAAGTAGAAAGAGTAGGAAGAGTCGTAGAAGCAGGAAGAGTAGCAGGAGAAAGAGTAGAAAGAGTCGTAGAAGCAGAAAGAGCAGAAAGAGCAGAAAGAGCAGAAAGAGTAGGAAGAGTAGGAAGAGTAGGAAGAGTAGGAAGAGTAGGAAGAGTAGGAAGAGTAGGAAGAGTAGGAAGAGTAGGAGGAGTAGCAGGAGAAAGAGTAGAAAGAGTAGAAAGAGTAGAAAGAGTAGAAAGAGTAGGAAGTCCAGGAAATCGAGACGATCACGGAAAAGACGCTAGATAGATTAACAATAACTACGATTTCCGTAGGAAATCTTGATATTATAGTGTAAATACTATAATATTTGGCGGATTTGATTGTCATATCCAAATCAACTGTGGTTCATTTAGTATTGGACGGAGATACTAATGTTAGAAGGTTCTCGCTATTCGTAATGAACTCAAAAAATCATCTGTATAATAAATGCCAAAACTGAAGCTAACAAGCGCTTCGACTATAAAACTGTTATATCAGATGATGTATGACTTCCACAATATTATGAACAACCATGATGTGAAGTACTACGCGGATGGTGGGACATTACTTGGAGCTATACGGCATAAAGGTATCATCGGTTGGGATGACGATGCCGACGTATGTATAGAGAAGAAGCACATGAAAAAATTTGTTTCATTAGAGCCTGCATTTAATTCATGCGGGTACTCGATTTCCAAAGTATGGCTTGGGTATAAGGTGTTTTATACCAATCGGAAACCAATCGAAGATTTCTCGTACAGTTTTCCGTTTATAGATGTTCAGCCTGTTGAGAAGATTGATGGTATGTATAGGCTCGCACTCAAAGCAGCACGTGAAGAATGGCCTAAGGAATCGTTTTATCCCGACGAATTATTTCCGCTACGTCTCTATCAGTTTGGTGATTATCAGATATGGGGTCCAAATAACTGTGTGCCATACTTTCAACGTTACTATGGTAACGATTGGAACAAGATAGCGTATAGAGAGTATGATCATGAAAAAGAAGAGGAAGTTGAGAGTATAAAAGTCAATTTGACGAAGAAGATGCGAGAACCTGCGAAACCATACGATGAAGTACGTGATCGACCTTGCACAAAGGCCTGCCTCTTACCGAAAAGAAGGAAGACTCCTAGTTCTACAGTTTGGAAAAGGAAGGCTACAAAATCATGTTCAAGACCAGGGAAGTGTTACAATAACTTTGTGGAGAGAATGGGGGTATATGTTATCAACTGCGGTATGCATAAGGAAAGGTTTAACAAGTTCAAGAAATATGCGAAGGTTGCAGGGCTGAAGGCTTGTAGAGTACCATGTGTACTTGGGAAGAAGTTTACACATCGACAAATTTGTAAGATGGTTGATGACGGGATCTTGAAGAAGAACGCAGGCATGTCGCAAATTGAGGTCTCGATTAACATGTCGCATTTTAATTGCTGGCAACGTATCATGAATTCGTGTTATGAGTACGGGATGATATGCGAAGATGACATCGAGGTCAAGCCTGACTTCGTTAGACGAGTGAATGAAATACTCCTCGCTCTAGAGAAGAAGAACATCGACTTTTCAATTCTTCATCTATGGAATGGTAACTGGGGAGATACCGCAAAAAAACACAAGAAGATTCTCTCCGTAGGAGGAATGACTGTTGTACAGGAGATGGACTATTATAATGCAGGTGCCGTGTGTTATATCATGTCGAAGAAGTATGCATATTGGTTGATGACACATTTCTTTCCTATAAGAATACCACAAGATATTTTGATGGGTGATTACCCTAGTAAAGGTCGTCATCTCTCGCTTAAGATGAAGTATCGAGCACGTGACGAATGCTACCTGTCTCCTATACTTGACATGGAATGTGGGGGTGAGGGAGGGACAGGTACCCAGACGACACAAGAGCATGATGCTCCTGGTATCAACTCGATAAGGTGCGAAGATTGTGGAGCAGGGCGTTATAAACACTTGAGAGATCCTAAGAAGCGGAATTCGAATAGGAGTAGTAGGAGAAGTAGTAGGAGTAAAAGAAGTAAGAGGAGTAGGAGAAGTAGTAGGAGTAGGAGAAGTAGTAGAAGTAGGAGGAGAAGTAGTAGAAGTAGTAGAAGTAGTAGGAGAAGTAGGAGAAGTAGGAGGAGTAGGAATAGTAGGAATAGGAGAAGGAGGCGAAGTAGGAGGAAATAATGATTGGAATTGATTTATACTTTTGATATAGGGATATCAAAAGAGTATTTCTATGGGGAATTGTATAAACAGCGGGAGTCCGCAAAAAAACACAAATCACGAACATGAGATACAATATACAACTCGATACTATTATCTTGACGAACCATTTGCTCTTAAGATTACTATTAAGAATGTAGATACCATATCAGTAAACGATTTGCTGCGGGAATGCGTTCATGAATTTGGGTTGTTAATAGAGGATACACATATGCTGGCATTCATATTCTCTGACGAAGAAATTAAGGACCATACATCCAGTCTCAAATCAATAGGCATGGAAGATGAGGCACACTTCCGTGTTGTTGTGCATGACGACGAGAAGGAAAAACTGAGGATGAGAATCTCTAGAATCAGTTCGCTAGCTAATACATCACCGTTGCTTCCAATTCATCAACATAGTATGAATTGGGTACCGGGAGGTAAGCGCAATACATGGTGCGATCACTGTAAATCAACATTGCAAGTAGCTTTTCATCTACATTGTCATACATGTGAGGGTGCTATACATAGATCTGGACATTCTACCGGATGGGATATTTGCAGTAATTGCGTCTTAAGGGTATTAAATGCTGGCGTGAGAAATAACGAAACGTCTTCGTTCTTTCCCGATGTGTGAGAGATAGATGTTTGAAGCAGTTTAAAGGGTTTTATATGATTTCTAAAAATAGGGGGTCCTGCATATACAAAAGTAGACGGTAATGACGTCATATTAGAGGAGTTTGATAACTTCAATACTGATTACTCATTTATATATGAGGGGAAATTGTGGACAAGCGCAGAGACGTTATACCAGGCCCTTAAGTTCGAAGATCTTGATTACTGTGAGGAAATTCGATTGACAAGTATCGACGATGTATGGACGAAGGGACAAACTCGTCAGAAAGCAGTGATAGATGGATTTTTCGATGTAAAACAGAAAGTAATGAAGCTTGTACAATATACTCGTATTTCGCAACATCCTGTTCTGGAGAAACTCCTTCTTCGAACTGAAGGCGATATTTTATTTCCTGAGTCTGATGACTTTTGGGGTACCGATTTCGGCGGAGGCGGATCTAACTGGAATGGTAGGAACTTAATGGCAATTCGCAAACATATCAAAAGTTAATTCTAAAGGCGAGAAAAGTACGTTAATTTTTTAAGTCATCGTTTTGATATCTTGCGTTCTTTTTACGTTGTAGATCTAAAAACGTCTAGTAAGTAGTAAGATGAACTGGATAGAACAAAATATCAAGGATCTTGAAAAACAGATTAGTGATACTAGAGAAGCTAGCGCAATAATGATCCAGAGGTGGTGGAGGATGTATTGGAGTGATAGGTTTAAACGAATACGATATCTCATGTAAAATATGGAGAATCTGAGCTTTCCAGATCTAGACATGTATCTCCGTCACCAGAAAGGTAAAATAATTCATCAAGTTTGGTTTGGAACAATTCCAAATCGCAGTGCAGCAAAGGAAACATTCCGGGACTTAAAGAGGTATAGGGACAGTTGGCTTGTGAAGAATCCTAATTGGACCCACTGTTGTTGGAGTTATGATATGTGCAAGTCGCTGATGATGAATGTATACAACGAACACTTTGAGATGTACCAGTCGTATGTGTACGAAATCCAGCGATGTGATGCTGTTCGCTACTTCATTCTCTACCGTTACGGTGGGGTGTACGCAGATATGGACTACTTCTGTAATAGACCTTTCGACCAAGCACTAGAGGTCTATCAAGAACCCGTATACTTCGTTGAAACCCCTAATCGAGTAGGAAGCGATATTCGCATCTCAAACTCACTGATGTACTCTCTTCCAAATCAACCGTTTTGGAGGAAACTATTCCTAGAACTCGAGAGGAATTGTACAGCCCCTTACTACTATGGTAAGCATATGACTGTCATGTTCACTACAGGACCAGGGTTGTTATCACGAGTGTATAACAAATACAAATCTGAATACAAGGTAGATGCACTCCCATGGTCTCGATTCCATCCATTAAGCCTCTCAATAGAGAGTAGCAATATGCATACAGATGTTTATGCTATCCATGCAGGCAATGGTAGTTGGGAAAGCGGTGATAGTAAGTTTTTCATCTTTTTCTACCAAGAGCATAAGTTCGTGTACTTCATTCTAGCTATTTTGCTCGCACCTCAGATTATCTTAACTATGTACGATCTCTACAATAAATGGAGACGATGTTCCGCAGCATAATAAGCCTTTTTATAAAACTATCTCTAGAAGATAAATGTGGGTAGTGATAGTCATCGGGATACTATGTGCCTTGGCTATGTATACTTTGTTTGGCATATATATAATACGTCCAGAAGCCCTTAATTTTCGCCCCTTCTCCAGAAAATGGTCGAAGCATGAGAAAGCACAAGGACGAAAACTAATCACTGAAACAATGGCGGCATCGCCTAACGACTTATTCGCAATATCGCATACTCTAGCAGGAATGTTAAGAGATGAAGAGATCGTGTTTTGGAAGGATAGTTTGGAGTTCTGTGGTAATGTAGACAGAATCAAACTTCAGGACAAACTAAAAGAAAAAGGTATTGGAGTTGTACAGGACGGCAATTCCTTGAAGATCTACCATATCAAATCATCACAAGACCAGAAATGGACATGGCCTTTTATCAATTTGCGTGGTTACGAAATAGATGGAGATAAATTAATAATCAAAGGCTACTCCACACTACAACTAACTGATGTTTTCCCTCTTAAGACAAATTTGCTTGAACGCATCCCTATCTGCATACCTAATGATCCAGATGCAATTTTAACCTCTTCAGAAGGCCAATCGTGGGAAGACAGATGTGTGTCAACAACAGGTAAACACACGTTCTCTACAGAATGTAAGAATTTAAAAGGCGACATAGATTTAACATATCTCCATACCGGTTGGGTGATAAATCTCGATAGACAACAGGAAAGATGGGTAAAAACTAAAGAGATATTAGAGGACATTGGAATCGAAGCTATCCGCTGGAGTGCAACAGACGCAAAACACCAAGATTTCATTGAACAGTACAACAAGATAGAAGGGGCCAAGCTATCGATCGGGGAACTCGCATGTTCTGCATCACACCACGCTCTCTGGAAACACCTATATAAACTAGGTGTTCCTTATGCGTTGATCTTTGAGGATGATATTGAGATCCCAGAATCAATCGGAATGGGAGACATAGAAAAAGCATTTCAAGAAAGCGAAGGATTCAATATCCTGTTTCTAGGCTATTGTGGTCACCTACGCAGCTTCTCAAAACCGGCCGTTCGAATAGGTGGCGCCGCTTGTCTACATGCATACATTGTCTCCCGAGTAGGACTGAAAAAATTAATAGAACTACCCTTAGACCAAAATAAACCTGTTGACTTGAAAACAAAGCAGTTTTGTGAAGACGAACTATGCTTCGTCTCAGCAACACGCGATTCACCTGGTTATCATAGTCATGGAATCATTCACCAGGATGAAGAAACTGAGAGCAATCTTGCGAAAAATAGGAAGTCAATCTTTACCAAATAACTTACCATCTTACCAGTTCATTGGTACAGCATCCCTATCGTCCAAATACTGTGTCACAATATCGAGATTTGACTTGGCGTATGTTGATGCTGTCACGGATGTGGTTCGAGAATAATGCTGCCACGTCGCGTAGAATACAGCAAATATAATGAAGAAGTACAACAGAAACTCCCGCGTATCTGGAAAACGTCCGTGTACCATACAGAAAATAGTGAAGACAATCAATACCGTCGCGACCATAACTCTCCGCCATTTGATAGTTTTCCGATCAAAATAAATACACTTCTCCAAATTCTGAATGCATTTCCAAGGACTATCCTTAATATTCGGATTACAATCCCTAAACGGAATATCATGCTTGTTATATTCCTCATAAATCGCCCATAAGAAAAAGAAAGTTATTAACGTATACGCTATAGGTGTTATAAGGGGATCATTCATATATTCAACCGGAAAACTCGTTTAAGTACATATTCAAGCTAGAAATATGAACTGGATCTTCTATCTCATCCTCTTATTAATACTCATCGCTGCACTCGCTTCATCAATACTACAGGGTATAGGACCGCTTGCAAAACATGTCGTACTCGGATACGGTAAGGAAGATGAATCAATCGAGACCCTTTTAGACCGTATAGAATACTCGAGCCAATATTCAGGAAGGATAAGCATGTTCCCCCGGTTCGCATTCCTCGCATGTGTTATCTCCGGACTAGCATGCGTCGTATACAACTCGATGCGACAACCACGCTTGGTAATCCTATGCACTCTCATCACATGGATGGTGCTCACCGGATTTAACTCCTTCTTCATGCACCACAGCGACAAGTTCACATCATACTACATCAAAAGAAATATCCAACATCTACGGAAAAAACTAAACCTCAAAGATAATACCGTCACATTACCATCAAACAAGAACATGTTCGACGAACTATCCGGAGCTGAGTCGTTTATCTTTACCTAGCTTCTTAGGATGCTCCGTAAAACAATCAACCAAAACCTGAATGAAAGCAACTGCAAAAATCACCCTCACTTGGTCCGATATTGTCACTGCGTACGTTGGGACTTTCGACAAAAACGAATATAGAAGAGGAATCGATAACATCTTATCTCTACAAGCAAACCCAAGAATTGCCCCAACCAACGCACCTAGGATAAGTACTTCTTTAGGTATCCTCGGAACAACGAAGTAAGGGTACACAAGATGCTGATAAATAATACATATCCCAATTACATTCAAAAATAGATTGCGATACGACTGTAAGTACACTCCGTACAACGATAACACAATATGTACAACTTTCGTAGAAGTAGGTGGTACTTCTTTCCTCCTTTCCATTTACACCCGACACATCCCTTTTTAGATCAGTAGTATCTAAACCGTCTCCTACGATCTGCAGGATAATACGGTATCCCTAACGCTGTGAAATAATCCTCCTCCTTCTCATACAAAATTGGAGCCCCATCTTTCGTCAACCCATACTCAGACAAAGACCAACCTTTCTTCTTCGCTGCTAAACGCATGTTAACATTCATACCTTTTGGTCCCGTAAAATACAGAAGTGTCGACACAAATAACTCCTTCGGAACAAACTGAATATCAATCCTACAGAAAGCAGGATTCGTCCCCGGACATCTCGCGATCCCCATAAACTTCCTAGCATGTCCTGTTTTGGAAGTCGTTTTGCGCGTCTGCGGAACAAGACCAGCAACAATAATCTTCCAATCCTCGAGCGTCTTAATCATCTCTTCAAATGTGAAAACATCACTTGTTATCACAATATCCATATCCCCTGATGATAACTCCTGTCTCCTATATGAACCAGCCACAACCATTCTATAGCTCTTCAAACCAAATGTACGTGTTAGGATGTATCGTATACCTATCTGCATAATATCAATATCATGCCGTGGGATTCGCTTGAGAATATCATTATAATACTTCAACCCTATTTGTTGTTGGGTAGTGAGATCCGAACTATGCTGACGCAGCTGAGCTAAACTATGTATACCTCTATCCCACAACTTGTTTGCCGTCACCGTCCCAATCCCCCAGACCCTCTCTATCTTCGCAATTTCCGTAGGAGACTTATCCATCTCCTTCTTCGCTTCTTCCGCCTTACGAATCTTGCCAGTGGTAACGTATTCCATAATCTTCTCCTTACTTGCCTTACCAAGCCCTGGTACCCTAGTGATCTGCTTAATATTGGTTATCTTTTCTGGTATTTGCTTGATAGCTCCCACGGCGTTCTCGTAGGCTCTCTGACGTATCCCATCTTTGGTCAGTTTATAATACTTTGCTAGAATACCAAATTCTTCAATGAGTCCTCTGTTCATTTTGTTATTGACAGTTATTAAGATTCTAGAATAGTGTTATTTAAGATCATGTCTGTAACATACATGGCGAAGTTACAGACTCACAAATTTACATTCGATGATTGGGAAACATTCCTTGACTGGACTCATGGTCAAGAACAAGCAAAAGTATACTTTCCTTATGATGGATGTCCTGATTTTCACTATTTTCTGAGATACAATTGCCCGTATAGTTGTCCTAATGGCTACAAGATTGTGGGGGTTAGTCATATCGTAGATAATTGTGTAGTTCCACTCAGTAATTTCTATGGGTCAGAAGGTATTCTATCACGTGAGGACATGAATCAGTATAAGTCAGACATATTTGAGCCATTAGATGCTGGTGTTATGGTTCATTCAACAGATACAGATGAGATATCGTGGTGGGATACGTTTGAAACAGTAAGTAAGACTTACCCTAATCTTGTTAAGTACGCTACGAGAGAGGTAAGAGAAGGTAGGTATCCTAGTGAGATATATCTTCAGAAGTTAGACAATCTCGTGTATACGAAGGATCATGGGATGTTTAGAGGAGTCTGGGGTTTATGTATAGGCGAATTAGGTGATCTATACTGTTTAACATCACGTGATATATCGGATACGAAGCATTTGAACGATGTTCGTGAGAAACTTCTTGAGTTGTACGCCCAGAGAAATAGTTCGCAGAGAAATAGTTGTTTGCACACAGAAATGTGTCACATTCAGTAAAGCAATCGCGATTTACCATAACACTATAATCAAATTATAAATAAGTTCTTTCGCAGAATATGAATGAAAAAAGATCAACAAAAAATCTTTGCTGATACTAAATGATCACTCTATACTCCCTCGGAAATAAATGTGGGTTCTGTGTGCAAGCAGAGAAGATGTTTGCCGAATTACTGAAGACTGGGAAAATGATCCTAAAAGAAGCAAAAGAATGCAAGATTCCAGGTGTTCAAGGATTCCCTACATTCCATTCAACAAAGACGGGCAAACACACATCAGGATTGCCTTCAAGCTACGAAGCGCTTCTCGCTGATTTAGGCGAATCCGAAGGATATTCTACCGCAGGCAGTGGAGGACATATGGCTCACCACTCTCCACAGGGACATGGTCATGGACCTCAACACGGACACCCATACCATCGTGATGCTTGTTCTAGCAACAATGCATGGATGGACCACATGAAGACTCACGATCCCGATCCCAACACTAACGGATTCAACCAGCATTGCAGGCCCCATCCCGCTAAACCGGCATGGTGTGACAGCAATCAACAGTGGATGTCTATTAAAAGGACTCATGATCCCGATCCCAACACTAACGGATTCAACCAGCATTGTAGACCCCAACCCGCTAAACCAGCATGGTGCGACAGCAATCAACAGTGGATGTCCATGAAAGGGACTCACGATCCTGATCCCAATACTAACGGATTCAACCAAAACTGTAGGCATCCTACTAAGCCATCATGGTGCGACAGCAATCAACAGTGGATGTCCATGAAAGGGACTCACGATCCTGATCCCAATACTAACGGATTCAACTCTAGTTGCCGCACACATATGAAGCCTATCATGTGCAACTCCAACGTAGATTGGATGCGTATGACAGGTACAACCGACCCTGATCCGCATACGAACGGGTTTGACGCGCATTGTACCAAGCATCCTGTTCCTCATCATCATCCAAATCCCAAGCCGATGTGGTGTAACTCTGTTCAAGATTGGATGCGTATTAAAGGGACAAAAGATCCTGATCCGCATACGAACGGGTTTGATGCAAGTTGTCGTTCACATCTTGCCGTTGATGATCAATGGTGTCCACCTTGCAAAAGTCGTCATCAAATTGATACAAATTGGTGTACACCGAATGGTGGTCCCGCCGCTCCTGTTACCAGTCAGGAATGGACTGGGGTTTTGTAGATCATATAGAAACATATAACACATTTTTTGTTATACGTTAGAAGGCTGATATGCAATATATCATCCATTGAATTTACTGAATGCTTCTCCTAGCTCATCACCAAAGTACACGTTAGGATATGATTTACTAGGATCTCCATACAACTTAATCGCTGTCTTATCATGATCCTTACCATCACAAAGACCTGCTTCTACCATCTTCTTCTTTACTCGTGAATCGCCTGGTACCCAGCAGTTTGCCCCGCATCTAGATCGTGCCATATATAGTATAGACCACTCGCCTAGTCCTACCAACTCCTTATTTTTCCATGCCCTGTACACAATATCCAGATTAACACTATCTCCCTCTTGAGATTGGAGCCATTCGTACAATGTCATTGAGTATGCACGCATCTTCTCTGGCCATGCACCTGCTTTTAATTCACCACTCTCCCACATTTCATACACTCTTGGGAAGTTATTAAGAGTTAATTGTCCCCCAGCCGCGCTACCTAGAATACTCATATACTTACCTGCCTGTTTTTTACTTGTCCGCGGACATGCTCCTAAGATCTGGCGAATACCGTATCCCAAAATATCATCTTTACTTAACACACATTCTTTCAGAGATGCACATCCTACGTTGTTGAGCACACATTCTGGTCGTAGTGAGAGTATGATTGGTGCATGATCACTTGATACGTGAACACTCTCATCGTCTATATCCTTGAGGATATTCACATCCAATATACAGTCTGTGGCGTTGTCGGGTAATACAAAATGATCTAGTCGCATTCCCTTGTTGGTCTTTCTATCTGATGGTACTCTCATGCTCCACCATGTGAAGGAATCCTTTACGCTTGGGTATAAGTATCTGAACGCGTCTACATATCCTTCTTTCAATATCTTTGCAAAGTTATCGCGTTCCTCCTTTGTGAATCCTGCTGTTGCCTTACATCCGATTCCTGACATCCTCTTTTCACAGTATCGAGATGATTGTGGATTGGAGAAGTAAACGTCTGGGGCAGCGGGTGCGACATTCATGTCTCCGCACCATATCGTGAGAATCCCGGCTTTCTTTTGTTGTCTGAGATACTTTTTCACAGCTACATCCCACACATGCACTCGGTATTCCATATTAGTACCTACGTTCGGTGAGTATGTTGTCATTAACGTGAACTTATCAAAGACAAGGATGATGACTCTTCCTTCATTATCTGGTTCAGGAAGTGTTGGAAGATCGAGAATAACTTCATTTGGCTTGATTTTCGTCCAAATCGACACTCCCGAATATCGATTTCCTTGTCGCGGACCTTCACCATGACTGCAGCTCCAGTACTGGTAGTATCCTGGGATCTGTATGCATTCTGAGATCTCTTCATTACATCTGGTTTCTTGGAAGCAAAGTATATCAGGATCGTATAAAGAGATAATTACACCAAGGTTACTGGATGATTCAATCTCTTGAACTCCACACTTTTTATACAATCCGATTATATTGGATCTGATACCATTAATATTCCATGAGAGAATTGAGAAGGAAGGAGGTGCAGGAATATCTAATACATCACCTCTGATTTGTATCTTATTTTTCAGATTTGTTGGCATGTCTGTATCGCCATGTTTCAGGTAGTATGAAAGGGCTGTAAGTAATTTTCCGAGATAGTTGGAACCTTTACTTCCATTTCCACCATCGCCTCCATCTCCCCATATCTTGTCTCTAGTAGTGTGTTCCACCAGGTATGCGTCATCTGGTAGGCTTGTTATGATTTTGTACAGTGTTGGATCTTGTGTAAACTTGTGATACAATGCATTAACCATAACAACAATGCGAGCTTCATCCCAGTCATCTCTCATCTTAATATCTTTGTACTTACTGATAACGTCATTTACAAGGCGTTCATCTGTCTTCTTATTGATTTTCCACTTTTTTCCAAATCGCATGTTTTGTTTTTGTGTGCCTAACATCTTTACTTTCATGGGTGAGTCAGCATTCTTTATTATATTCGAGTACTCTATCATACGCTTAGTTGCACCTTTCCCCCGAAACTTCATTGCTTGAAAGTATTGCTCGGTGCTTACCCAATATTCCTCTCCTATTTTTAGAGGTTTTGAGAGAGGGTAGAAGTTTGCGTATTGTCCATGCTCATCCTTCGAATCATAGAATAGTACATGTTTTATTGACATTTCACTTTTGGTTATAGATATATCGCGGAAATTCAATTATTTTTTCTTGCCGACTTTGCTCTTACTCACTTTAGCTTTCACTTTCTTCACTTTCTTTCCTTTGGCTAGTTCTTCCTCAATCATGGGTAACCACTTTAGGTACTCTTTTTCAAATATCTTCAATTCATTATTCCACATATCCTTTGGAGTAACAGCAAGTGTATTGTCGTATGTTTTTTGTGTAGATAGAATATCGTTTTGCAGCTGTTCAATCTTATCTGCTGTGAACGTGCGGATCTGCATACGTAAAAGATAATCGTAGCTTTCCTTCTCATCCTTGTCGTACTCACGAGTTTCAAGTTCCTGAACTATTTCATCTTCTGGTACTTTCATGATTACAAGTTCTTCGTTAACTACTTCCCTGACGAATCTCTCCTTGTTGCTGAGGCGTCTAAGTTCAAGTTGTAGTTCCTGTAGGATATGTTCACGTCTCTTCACATAGTATTTTAGGCGCACTTGGCAAAACTCATGAATGATTTGTGATGTATCTTTGTATCTCCTAATTTTACCCTGTGCATCATACAAGACTAAGTTTGATACAGACAGGTATGACTGGAGGTCCAGAGTCTTATGGTTACATGTAAAACCTTCTGTGGTTTCCGTCAAGACAAAATGCACGTTCGTATCGGAAGAATAGTCAGACATATCCTTTAGCTTCTTATCCTCGAGCCACTTTTCGCACTTCTCCTTAAAGTCGAGTGTCCATGTATTAATGGGAAGTTCCGTGATGACGGCTGTATTATGTTTCTCTCCTCTCTCGCATATTCCACGAGTTACATAACGCGAATTATCCTTCTCAATTGTACCTTTAAATCCTCTGTACCAAGGTTTTATCTCTGGAAGATGGCAAACCGTACCGAGTTGTTCGTCTTCTTCAAATATATCTCCATCCATCTCCAACCATATATGGATACTTTTACACAGGTCAAGAGGATTGTAACATGGTACATCTGACGACCATCCTGTACCTATACCATGAGCGCCATTGCAAAGTATCATCGGGATGATAGGAATATAATATTCAGGCTCAACCTGGTAATTGTCCTCATTTCTGTATGGTAAGAGCTTGTCATCTGCTTCTGGAAATATGAGATGAGTGAGATAATCCATTGTTGTGTGGATATAGCGAGGACTTGGTGTGTCCTTCCCTCCTTTACGCCGCGAACCAAATTGCCCGTCTCTAAAGAACAAAGGGATATTGTTAGATCCTACGAAAGCCTGCGCCATTTTGATGATAGTATTATGAAGGTTGTCTTCTCCGTGATGATATTTCGTTTTTTCCGCAACAAATCCTCCGAATTGCGCGACTTTGAACGATTCTCCTTTGTATCTCAAATTCTTCAACTTTGCTGCATATAAGATCTTGCGTTGGGATTCTTTCAAGCCATCTACCATCGCAGGAAGGGATCTCTCGCAATCTTCTATCGAGAATTTGATCATTTCGTCGTTGAAGAAACGCGATATCGTCATTTGCGTTACAGCGGCTTCGTCGTCAAGAGAAAGGGCGATCGTAGGGTTGTACTCAGCAATCCATTCTTTCCTCGCATTCGAATACTTATCTTTGAACACTTTGTTCATCGCTGATGAAGCGTTATCGTCAAGGACGTATTCAACCATTTTAACACCAAACGTCCCAGGAATGTCAGTGGAACTCAGACTACCAAGCCCCTTATAGTATTTTGCTCTCACTTGCGTAGTTTGTTTGTTGCAATAATCCAGATATTTCCTCTCATCGTAAAACAGTATATCCGATGTACGAGGACGTATAACTCTTACAATCGGTGTCTTCATGCTTGTAATGTACGCATTGTCCCTCGCGAGAAGACTTGGAAAGAGAGCATGAAAAAAATTCAGTAATAACCCTTCTATATGTAAACCGTCTACGTCGGAGTCTGTTACGAGTACGACCGTCCCATACTGAAGAGTCTTGTATTCCTTCTCATTTGTGTAATCGACATTATATCGAAGACCAAGCGCCTGTACCAGGTTTGTAATGATTTGGTTTTTCTCGATCTTGTCGTCTTTGCAATCGCGTACGTTTAGACATTTGCCGCGTAAGGCGTAAATCCCTATGAAGTCCTTCCCCGATTTACCATTGAATCCTATGTCAACACCACCAGCGACATACGTTGCCGCTGAGTCTCCTTCGCAAAGACACAGTGCACACTCATGTGAGCGCTTTGTTCCTGCGAAATTTGCGGGGTCCAACTTATCGATCTTCACATATCCAGTCTTCTTCCTCTCTTGTTTCTTCAAACCAGATAGTCCTTTTGCGCGAATTAGATCTTCGATGTTGTCCATAGCTTCCCACTTTAGAAGACTTTTGATCTGCTTTGGCAATACGTTCGCCTCAACATTGGGGCTCTTCAGCATATTCTTCTCTTGTCCGTCAAACTTAGGCTTATCAATAATAGACACCACGAAAAGACGGAAGAACTGTTTGACTTCTTTTAGCGACACTTGTGGCTTAAGCTTACCAGTCTTCTTATCTTTCACTGAGAAGTGTTGTACAATTGGGTCGAACAGCTCTTTTGCCCATGCATCCACATGTTTCCCACCTAACTTGGTAAATATACCGTTAACGAAAGAGATATGATCAGCATCATTAGCAGATGTCAAAACAACTTCCATATTTGAATCTTTAGACACAATAAGCATTTCATCTGTGGGAGCTGAGTAAAGACGGGCGTATGACTCAAGCGTATTAGTTTTGATCACATCCCCATTCAACTTAACTTCTACTTTTGTAAGCATCGCTGTATCAATAATATATCGTGTGTACATTGCTATGATATCTGGTGTATATCCTTCCAACCCAAACCGTGTGAAATCGGGAGTCCATACTATCTCTGTAAACCCCTTCTTCATTTTTGTCTTCTCCACTAACGGTCCAGTGGTTTCTTTCATATTTTCTGTCCATGTCTGCTCAAAAGATTTATGATTTTGAGGATCACAACCTTTGACAGTGAATCTTTTTGAGAATACGCATGTCGCTTTGCTCCCGACTCCGTTCCGGCCCGAAGTTATGCGTTCTTCCTCATTGTCATCTTCATAATTTGTTCCTGTGAGAAAGGTTCCGAATACAAGTGTATGATTATAACACTCATTCTCTTCGTCTAACTCCACTGGAATTATCATGCCATCATTCCATATTCTTGTTTCCCCGGTTTCCTCGTTAATCGAGATATCAATCAGTTTCACAGGGGTTTTTGTATTCTTACTTCGCCATACGTTATCAATTGCGTTCGATAGAATCTCAATAAATATTCGGAGTAGTCCAGGAGACGCGGTTATGATTTCCTTTCCAATTTGATATTCTTCATCAATTTTTCGAGCTACATATTCTTCAACTTCCTCAAGATCAACGGAACCGATGTACATGTCGGGACGAAGAAGAGCGTGCTCGCTCGTTGTCAATTTTTGTGCTTTCCATTTCCTCTCCGATCCCGGTGACTTCTTTGGAGATCTCGACTTTGTGTTGTTTGTGGTATTTTCGACTGATTTTTCTTTTGGCATCTCGATTATAGATTTGAAAGCATGTCTTTAAAATCAATTTTATAAATCTGTATGTCCCCCCCTTAGGAGTTATAATCATTAGAATACATATGGTAGACGTATATTTGTCGGTAAGACCAGTTTCAATTCAACGCTACATACTGTTGGATGAACTTCAATAGCCTTGTTAAGGATAGGTAACAATCTTTCTATATCTCCCATGGATGTTTCGAAGAGAATAACATATGTCGTTGGGGTCTTGAACCCTACATCTGGCGTACTAGTTGTATCAAGATATTCTGATAGAAACGTGCGAAGTATGTCACGTGTTTGATATACTCCAACTCGATGATTACTCTTAACTGTGAAGGAAATCGATACTTTACAATTATGAGGGTTTTCTCGATAATACTGGATCTTCTTCGTCAACTCATCTAACATTTCATTGAGTCTTTTCGACTGAGAGCACAAATTGTCGTATGCTATATTCATGAACTTAAGTCGCTATATCTTTAATTAATATTACCGAAGAGATAATAGTGCTGTGTAGAAGGATATACCATGTATTTTGTACCCAAGAACCTTCGCATTAGATTCCCCACCATAATGATACGCTGTGATATTTTCCGAATTCACATAGGCATAAAATACAAACGAAATGTCATCCTTATCCTCTGGATCTTCTCCAGGGTTATAACGTTTATCTCTCCATGTCTGTATAATAGAAAGCGCCTTTGTGATACTGTCTGTATTCTGTGCAAGATATACGTTTTTCCCGATTAAGTCATTCTTGAAGAAATATGGTTCTTCTTGTGCAATAAGAACGCGATTATGTAGGACTCTTTCTCCCGCGCGCTCTGCGATCCATATCTCTAATGCATCTGCTCCCTCGAGTACGACTTGCTGAGAGTATTGGTCAAAATCTGTTACGTCAACATAGAAGTGTTCGATTGATTGGCGTTTATAGTAATTAATGACTTTTCCGTACCACCTTTGGCAAATTACGCGGAGAAGGTACATAAGACGTTTTAGCATCTCTTGAGAATTGACAACAAGATAACCATTACTCATTACTCCACCATCAGTCGAAAATATTTTCGCGACCTCTCCGTATTCGAAATCCTCCTGTACGTGAACATATTGCTCTGCAAAATCGTACATGCTATCTATAGTAAAGTCTTCGTCCTCGCGTTCGTGCATATATGTAGAGTATAGCCATACGATATAATCAGTAATATAGCGCGCAAGTTTCTTATTTCTGTTGTACGTAGCGAGTGCCGACGTGTGTTCAGACGGGTAACTCATACCATAAAAATCTGGAATCTCTGTGCAGATATTGCTGTCGTGTATGGGAATTGCCACTCTCACAGTACCTACGTTGCCAATAATCTCTTTAGCGAGACCCTCCATCGTTCCCTGTCCCAAGACACGTATTCCCAATTCCTTCGCGAATTCAAATGCTTCTTCCATGGATATCTTGTTGATTGTCGATGCAGGTATTTCTTCAGTTGCTAATGCAGGCATAGGAGATGTGAGAAGGGTTACAACCTTGTTTCTCCAGGAGACCGCAACTAGTCTGCATTTCCCGTATGAATCAAAGCCTTGTCCTAGGATATCAATATCGCCTATTGGGAAGGAGGTGAAAGGGATTTGTCGTCCCATAACGTATGATCTCCGCATATATTCGTAAACATGTCGTACACCTTGTGCGATACGATTATCATGTTCAAATATATACTGTAACCCTTTTGGTTTCTTTACTTCCCATCTTGCGATTATCTCACATTGTGGAAATGTTGCGACGTCTGCCTCACCACCCCAGTGTTCAAGAATAAAAATTGATGGATATGTATTGCTTGTGGTGTAGTAGGACTGGAGATGTCTAGGCAGTACCAGGCGTCCACTTCCCTGATCACGTGTGAATATGTATATTTTGCACTCATAGTATTGTTCGAGAAGATTCACAAAAAGAGACGGAGCGAAATACACATCAGGATTTGCGATATCATCCATTATCTCATCGATTGTAGAGTCATACATCTCCTGTCTGCATAACGCAGCATACTCAGGTTGTGCTAGGCGTTCTCGTATTGAATAAAGTAATGACCTGATTTCATCGTTGTGTGTTAATGTCCTAATACCTTCTTCACCTAGTGCCTCAATAACACAGTGTAGGAACGTACTCTTCCCAGGTTGTACACCTTCTCGCACGAACATGAATTTGTCGTCGTAATCAAGAGAATCAAACATCTTTGTGATTACATGAGGTAGAGTGCCGAATACTCCTGATGGTACAAATTTGTTTGTCGTGTACAAGTTTTGCTGAGCTGCTCCCTTTCGACGAGGCAAATCTTCCCCAAGAAAATAATGACGGTACAAAGTACCACGCGTATCCTCCTGATCTTTTACGTAGCAACACGGCAGGAATGGAACAGTGCTCGAATTATCGAATGGGTTATCCCGCAGTCCAGGATATGGATACTTCGGGTTATTACATACATAGTTTCTAGGGATCACTCCTAGTCCAGGTTTTGGGAAAGTCATCACATCTTTACCAGAGTCTTGTGCAATTGCTGCATCCTCATTAGAAATAATTGTTGGTATTCGATTAGTCGGGCATTTTCGTGTGTATGCTGGTCTAAATACTTCCGGAGCAAGCTCTCGAAGGGTGAGAGTTTTTTCGTCCAGCACCGGAGGTTCCTTGATTTCTCCGAAATCTTCAATATAATCTCGATAAAATTTGACAATTTCAGGTGCATCTTGATCGTACAATACAAATAGTCGGGATAGAAGCTCTCGGAAATTATTCACGGCATCCTGATCACGTGCTTTGCTAACCTTAACTCTAACGTAACGACTTCCAACTGGGAAAAAATCGTGTCCTAACTCTCGCGAAATTGGGTCTCTTTGTTTAACAATTCTTGGAGTTAAATTTGCAGTAATGTGGCCAGTTTGGTCGTGATCAAAATGAATATACACACTAGGTTTTCCCTTACTTGCCTTTTCACTCTCATCTATACTGAGTAATGCAGAAAAGAGGGGATTATTTAGGGCTAAGTCTGCGAGAATGTATTTGTCAAACCAAGTGTTTCTAAAATAGAATACGCCGTTCACTTGACTTTCTGTCATACTTGTAACAAGGGTGAGTGGATCAGTAATACCTGGTTCTAATACACGTACAAACCGAGTTACGAATTCATCTGGTGAGACGTTACCACCAGATGGTCTTAGCGATAATGTTGCGGTCACAATTTCTTCTCCTGGCTCCCCCTCCACATGTATGCGAATATCCGGATAATCCGCAAATTTCGAGCCTGACATGTTCTCTTTCTCGAGGACTCTCAAAGATATCTCATTTTCCAGAGGAACAGCCCAATGCTCAGGAGGAATGAGGTCTTTCAAGATTTTGTAAAAACCTGTGATAGAAGCAAATGGAGCAAATGCATTCAATCGTATCCTATTAAAAATCTCAAGCAGGAAGATATGTGTAAACCCGAGCGTCAATTGAAAGTCCACTTTCTGTAGTTGAAACTCTGTCGAAGGTGCTCCATCACGTATGTTATCAAATGACACATATTGTTCGAGTCTCCTTGTGTCCTGTTCTACAAGAGAGGTTATCTCGTCACTCATATCTCGTTTTATTGTCCTCCGTTGCGTCCACAAACTCTTAATATCAACCTGTCGAGATGTAAATCCCAATTCTTCAAACTCCGTAGCCATGTTAAAAACCATGGAATCAATGAGACCATTTGGAGCATGTTTCAATCCACCGTTGTTCACTATATAAAGTGGAATTATATCTTCAGTCAACGACAATGATTGCTGACTCAGCTTGCCCTCCATATTCGTTAGTAAGTCACCTGGAGAGACAGATTTTGATAATTTAATAATAGTTTTTTGCAAGTCTTCGACTGTCACGTCGCTTTCAGGATTCTTCAAAGTATCTATTGTTGGAATTCCTTCAGGAAAGTATACATATTTTGGCAACGTTTCCATGTGCACGGCGATTCGGTCAATAAGACTGCTAACTGTATCCAATCCGTATACTTGTATTTCATCAGACCCGTTGATCCATACCATTTTCTCTTATACAAAGATACAATCATGTCTTTTAATCATTTTGTAATTCATGATCGTAATACTTAATCATCAGGTTAAGAATTGCTGGCAGTGATATTCGGTTTCATTTTTCCCTTCAAATACGATGATTACATATTCGCAAAATCTTCCAAATCCGTCTTGCTCCTTCCTTTAATTTTCTTGTCCACTCGTTCGCCATTCAAGAACAAAGTGAAGTCTGGGAATCCTCTGAAGGTTGGACATATAACTCTGATTCTCTTTGATAGTTCAGCCTCCCCTTCCATCGTCCCATCACCTTGAATAGTAGCTGCAAATATATTCCCAACATTCTCATCAGCAAATTCCTGAAATATTGGCTTCACTTCATCTGAGAATTTGCAAAAATTGCTCTGAAGGAATACCACAACAGGAATGTCTTTCGGTACACCATAAGCAATTAGCTTACCTGTCTCATCGAAATCCTCATCCTGTAGATATGCAACCGTCTTTGTAAGATATTTACTCATATTACTCATCTTTAATTAATCTCATAAATCATAAATGATTTATTGTGTTAAGTATTGTTATATCCATATAACAATACTAATGTCTACCATCTCTAATATATGTCGACCAGATCTCAGAAGCATACTACAATGTGTTATTTCACGATTCCTCTACCGTAAAGAGATCAATAATATGTGTGGGACGAATACGTACCTCAACGAGTTATTCATTGAGGATTGGCGGTATGTTTATAAGATATGCTTGCATATTCAACCTCATAATTATGATGGACTAGCAATAATCAATAAGGACGGTAGTCAGATCTGGTATAAGGAAGGGAAGCCGCATAGGGAAGGGGATCAACCGGCAATAATCTCCCCGGACGGTGATCAGGGATGGTATAAGGAAGGGAAGATTCATAGAGACAGAGATCAACCGGCAGTAATTTATAGGAGCGGTACTCAGGAATGGTATAAGGAAGGGGAGCCTCATAGAGACGGGGATCATCCGGCAGTAATCAACTCGGACGGTACTCAGAAGTGGTATAAGGAAGGGAAACTTCATAGAGAAGGGGATCAACCAGCAATAATCAATAAGTACTGGTATCAAGCCTGGTATAAGGAAGGGACGATTCATAGAGAAGGGGATCAACCGGCAATAATCTACGCGGACGGTGGTCAAGAGTGGTGGAAGGAAGGGAAGTGTATAAAATAATTAAAATGAATTGTTGTATTAAGTATTGTTATATCCATATAACAACACTATGTCTACTAATTCTAATAATATATGTCAACCAGATCTCAAAAGCATACTACAATGTGTTATTTCACGATTCCTATACCGTAAAGAGATCAATAATATGTGTGGGGCGAATAGGTACCTCAACGAGTTATTCATCGAGGATTGGCGATATGTTTATAAGATATGCTTGCATATTCAACCTCATAATTATGATGGATTAGCAATTATCAACGCGTACGATAGTCAGCACTGGTATAAGGAAGGGACTTATCATAGAGAAGGGGATCAACCGGCAGTGATCACCGCATTCGGTACTCATGAATGGTATAAGGACGGGAAACTTCATAGAGAAGGGGATCAACCGGCAATGATCACTTCGTTTGGTACTCATGAATGGTATAAGGACGGGAAACTTCATAGAGAAGGGGATCAACCGGCAATGATCACCTCGTTCGGTACTCATGAATGGTATAAGGACGGGAAACTTCATAGAGAAGGGGACCAACCGGCAATAATCAACGAGTTCGGTACGCAGTTCTGGTATAAGAAAGGGAAGCGCCATAGAGAAGGGGATCAACCGGCAATAATCGGCGCGAACGGTAATCGGTCCTGGTGGAAGGAAGGGGAGCGTCATAGAGACGGAAATAAACCGGCAGCAATCTTCTCGAACGGTTTTCAGGAGTGGTGGAAGGAAGGGATGCGTATAAAATAATAAAAATGAATTGTTGTATTAAGTATTGTTATATCCATATAACAACACTATGTCTACTAATTCTAATAATATATGTCAACCACATCTTAGAAGTATACTACAATCGATTGTGTCTCGATTCCTCTTCCGTGAAGAGATCAATAATATGTGTAGGGCGAATAGGTACCTCAACGAGTTATTCATTGAGGATTGGCGGTATGTTTATAGGATATGTCTACATCGCCAACCTCATAATTATGATGGACCAGCAATAATCGACATGTACGGTGATCAGTACTGGTATAAGGAAGGGGAGTATCATAGAGATGGGGATCAACCGGCAATGATCTTCGCGAACGGTACTCAGGAGTGGTATAAGGAAGGGAAGAACCATAGAGACGGGGATCAACCGGCAGTAATCAACGCGAGCGGTACTCAGTCTTGGTGGAAGGAAGGGAAGCGTCATAGAGAAGGAGATCGACCAGCTATAATTTATAGGAACGGTAGTCAGGAATGGTATAAGGAAGGAAATCATCATAGAGACGGGGATCAACCAGCAGTAATATATGCGGACGGTAGGCATGAGTGGTGGACGGAAGGGAAGGCCCATAGAGACGGGGATCAACCGACAGTAATATCGAACGGTGATCAGCTCTGGTTGAAGGAAGGGAAGTTGCATAGAGACGGTGATCAACCGGCAGTAATCTACGCGAACGGTACTCAGGAGTGGTGGAAGGAAGGGATATGGCATAGAGACGGGGATCAACCGGCACTAATCCGCGCAGATGGTTCTCATGAGTGGTTGGTAGAAGGGAAACGTATAAAATAATAATTAAGATGAATTACTGCATCAAGTATTGTTATGCAAATAACAATACTATGTCTGCCATCTCTAATATATGTCAACCACATCTTAGAAGTATACTACAATCGATTATGTCTCGATTCCTCTTCCGCGAAGAGATCAATAATATGTGTGGAGCGAATAGGTACCTCAACGAGTTATTCATCGAGGATTGGCGGTATGTGTATAGGATATGTCTACATCACCAACCTCATAATTATGAAGGAGAGGCAATAATCACCGCGAACGGTACTCAGTACTGGTTGAAGGAAGGGAAGTGTCATAGAGAAGGAGATCAACCAGCAAAAATCTACGCGAACGGTGATCAGTGCTGGTATAAGGAAGGGAAGATGCATAGAGATGGGGATCAACCGGCAAAAATCAACGTGGACGGTACTCAGGAGTGGTATAAGAAAGGGAAACATCATAGAGACGGGGATCAACCGGCAGTATTCTACGCGGACGGTACTCAGAAATGGTTGAAGGAAGGGAAGCTTCATAGAGACGGGGATCAACCGGCAATAATCTACGCGAACGGTAATCAGGAGTGGTATAAGAAAGGGGAGATTCATAGAGAAGGGGATCAACCGGCAATAATCAACGCGAACGGTGGTCAGCAGTGGTTTAAGGAAGGGGCGTGTCATAGAGACGGAGATCAACCGGCAATAATCTACGCGAGTGGTAATCAGGCATGGTATAAGGAAGGAAAGTATCATAGAGAAGGGGATCAACCGGCAATAATCTGGGCGGACGGTGATCAGGAGTGGTATAAGGAAGGGAAGCGTCATAGAGAAGAAGATCAACCGGCAATAATCCGCGCGAACGGTACTCAGTCTTGGTGGAAGGAAGGGAAGCATCATAGAGAAGGGGATCAACCGGCAATAATCTACGCGGACGGTACTCAGGTGTGGTGGAAGGAAGGGAAGCAGCATAGAGACGGGGATCAACCGGCAAGAATCTCCGCGACCGGTACTCAGATCTGGTATAAGGAAGGGGAGATTCATAGAGACGGGGATAAACCGGCAATAATCTCCGCGGACGGTACTCAGGAATGGTGGAAGGAAGGGGAGCGGCATAGAGACGGGGATCAACCGGCAATAATCTTCGCGAACGGTACTCAGTATTGGTATAAGGAAGGGAAGACTCATAGAGAGGGGGGTCAACCGGCAATTATCACCGTTCGCGGTGATCAGGCATGGTGGAAGGAAGGGAAGCGTATAAAATAATTTAAAAATGATTTGTTGTATTAAATATTGTTATATCCATATAACAATACTAATGTCTACTATCTCTATTAATATTTGTCGACCAGATCTCAGGAGTGTAATACAATCGGTTATTTCACGATTCCTATACCGTGAAGAGATCAATAATCTATGTGGGACGAATACGTACCTCAACGAGTTATTCATCGAGGATTGGCGGTATGTTTATAAGATATGCTTGCATTACCAACCTCATAATTATGATGGAATGGCGATAATCAATAAGTACGGTGATCAGTTCTGGTATAAGGAAGGGGAGACTCATAGAGAGGTGGATCAACCAGCTATAATCTACGCGGACGGTACTCAGGAATGGTATAAGGAAGGGGAGCTTCATAGAGAAGGGGATCAACCGGCGAGAATCAACGCGATCGGTACTCAGTCTTGGTGGAAGGAAGGGGAGCGTCATAGAGATGAGGATCAACCGGCAATAATCCACGCGGACGGTAATCAGGAATGGTATAAGGAAGGGAAGGTTCATAGAGACGGGGATCAACCGGCAATAGTCCAAGCGGACGGTAGACAGGAGTGGTGGAAGGAAGGGAAGCCTCATAGAGAAGGGGATCAACCGGCAATAATCAACAAGTTCGGTTCTCAGTCTTGGTGGAAGGAAGGGAAGCGTCATAGAGACGGGGATCAACCGGCAATAATCTACGCGGACGGTGGTCAGGAATGGTATAAGGAAGGGAAGTATCATAGAGAAGGGGATCAACCGGCAATAATCTACGCGAACGGTGACCAGGAATGGTGGAAGGAAGGGAGGCGTATAAAATAATTTAAAAATGATTTGTTGTGTTAAGTATTGTTATATCCACATAACAATACTATGTCTACCATCTTTAATATATGTCAACCACATCTCAGAAGCATACTACAATGTGTTATTTCACGATTCTTCTATCGTGAAGAGATCAATAATCTGTGTTGGGCGAATAGGTACCTCAACGAGTTATTCATCGAGGATTGGCGGTATGTTTATAAGATATGCTTGCATTACCAACCTCATAATTATGATGGACTAGCTATAATCGGTGAGTACGGTACTCAGTTCTGGTATAAGGAAGGGAAACTTCATAGAGAGGTGGATCAACCAGCTATAATCTACGTGAACGGTGCTCAGGAGTGGTATAAGGACGGAAAGATTCATAGAGAAGGGGATCAACCGGCAAGAATCTACGCGAACGGTACTCAGGAGTGGTACAAAGAAGGGGAGTATCATAGAGAAGGGGATCAACCGGCAATAATCTTCGCGGACGGTAATCAGTGCTGGTATAAGGAAGGGAAACGGCATAGAGACGGGGATCAACCGGCAATAATCTTCGCGAGCGGTACTCAGTATTGGTATAAGGAAGGGAAGACTCATAGAGAGGGGGATCAACCGGCAATTATCACCGTTCGCGGTGATCAGGAATGGTGGAAGGAAGGGAGGCGTATAAAATAATTTAAAAATGATTTGTTGTGTTAAGTATTGTTATATCCATATAACAATACTAATGGCTACCATCTCTAATATATGTCAACCACATCTCAGAAGCATACTACAATGTGTTATTTCACGATTCCTCTACCGTAAAGAGATCAATAATCTGTGTGGGACGAATAGGTACCTCAACGAGTTATATACCGAGGATTGGCGGTATGTTTATAGGATATGTCTGCATATTCAACCTCATAATTATGATGGACCAGCAATAATCGGCAAATACGGTAGTCAGCACTGGTATAAGGAAGGGAAGCCTCATAGAGGAGGGGATCAACCGGCAAGAATCTACATGGACGGTACTCGGGTATGGTATAAGGAAGGGAAACAGCATAGAGAAGGGGATCAACCAGCAATAATATATGCGGACGGTAGGCAGGCATGGTATAAGGAAGGGAATCTACATAGAGAAGGGGATCAACCGGCAATAATCTTCGCGAACGGTACTCAGCACTGGTATAAGGAAGGAAGGTCTATAAAGTTTAGATATTGATTGTTACGGGTATAATTATTTATAGAATCGCTTACCGATCATAAAATTGAGGAATGTTACGTAGGAGATATTGAAAATACAATTGAAAGAATCATAAGGGATTTAGATCATCATACTTTGTACGTTGATGAATCAGATTGAGAATCTCTTATTTACCTTCTTCGCTTGCTTGTCCTTGAGTGAAATATGATAATGAGCACGATAGCGAGGGTGATAAGTGCAACTCCTCCTACACCTCCAATTATCCACCATATCCAGGATTTTGATTTATGATTTCCTCCACCTCCTCCACCCCCTCCACTTTCTCCATTTCCTCCACTTCCTCCACTTCCTCCACCCCCTTCGTGGGGCGCGGGTCCTACAACTGATCCAGACGGCCACTCTCCAGGTAAGAAGGATATGTATCCTCCGCTGGCAGCACCAGGAGCGCTTGACCCGTATGCTGCGGAGTCGATTCCGCACCAATTCGCTTGATCAGTGGAAGCACTGGTTGCGAACTTGAACCAGCCTGGTGACCCCCAACTGTTTCGTACTTCCCAGTAGTCTATACCGTTTTCGCTTCCCCATCCCATGAGTACCATTGCATGTCCCTCATTTGTTGGTGGAGGTGTAGTTGGTATATACGGAGCTACATCCTCTGGTTTCTTTCCTCCATACTGAAAGGTGGAATTCCACCATTGAGCGAGGTTACTCCCGATAGCAACTGCTACAGGTATAGGACCGTTATTGTAGATATCCCGTTTTATATTTGTAATTGTTGCATGTATATCATGGTTCCCATTCTGATCCTGCATGATTACGTTCCCGACGCTACCTTGCTGAATATAGAACTTTGTATTTTGGTTGCTTCCATCACAACAGCCACTTTCTGCAATACATGCTGGTGAAATGCTTGCAAGGTTTGCTCCAACATAACAATTTGGCCAGCAGGATGCGGGAAGTGCACCAACATTGGGTAGATTTCCGCAAGCAACCATCAATTGATTGTTTTTGTCTCCTCCTTCTTGGAGACTGAGCGCGGCGCATGTGACATTCCCGCCGCTACATCCCTCTTGTTTATCTAATCCCAAACATGATAGAATGGAAAGAACACTTAGATCAAGTAATCCTTTCTTGTATTTGATTGAGTACCTATCAGCGAGGGAGGTAGTCAACGCAAATGCCCAGCATCCTCCACACTGGCCCTGATTATACCCAATGCCATCATGAATGTAAGGTTTTCCTCTCCATGTAAATGTAGATGGGATACTTTGTCCAACATCCATTAGCCCGGATGTTCGTACGGTTTTGAGAAGAGGCTGGATGAGTGATGTGCCGTTAACCCATGGTCCTGAATATGCTTTCGCACCTAACTCGTGCTGTTCCTCTGTACAACATGTAGATGGAATAGATGTGGCTGCTGGTGCAGCTGGAGATTGACTCATTTGTCATTTGCTAGAAAAGAATTGAATTTAAACGAAAAGAGATAAGGAAAGATAAGGAGATAGACATGGTACAGAAGAAGGGAAAAGGAAAGAAAGGGAAAAATTCAAACAAACGTATGGGCGACATTGTTCAGCGGGAACTACTCTTTCGCGAAGACGGACAAGACTATGCGCGAATAACTGCAATGTTGGGTGATCGAAAACTTAGGGCGGTGATGACTGATAGTACAGAGATATTTGGTATAATTCCTGGGAAGTTTAGGAAACGTGTGTGGATGGGAGTTGGTGATGTGATTATTATAGCGCATAGGGATTTTCAGGCAGGTAAGCACGATGTTGTATATAAGTATAATCGAGAAGAGGTTGCGAAGTTGAGAGGTTACAATGAAATACCTGCGTCTTTCATGACAACAGAGGCTGAAGAGATGGAGAATGAGGATGACGGATTCACATTCGGAGATGACACGGATGAGGATATAGAAGATAGCAATGGTGTTTCCTTTGGGAACGAGGATATAGACTCCATCTAGTTTGTCAATTGCTGCCACATATTCTACACACTCGTATATAACAATTATGTAAACCATACACAAGGCGTATGGTTTTAGTGAAATATTACGTAATATCAGTACAAGCGATCGCCATCCTTGTAGCGGCTGAAATATTCACGACGCCTCCCTGGTTCCATTATGGCGAAGTGGTGGTAGAGATCTTTGTCATGCTGTTTAAGTTTGTGCCAGATGACGGAGGCCGCCTTCACGGATAGACCGAGACACTTACGGAAGTACATACAGTCACGACTGCATTTTTTGATCGTTTTATTCGCCGCCTTCTTAAGCATCTTTCTGAGCGCAGGAGTCATGTCAAATTCGTCGAGGAGTGTGTTCGGAGATATGTTCGTGAGCACATTGTACCAGCCCAGTTTGTCATCGATATTCCACACTCGCTTTTCCAGTGCAATATTGAGGTTTACAAATTTGGACACGGGTTGCCAAGTGTCAGCAATCTGAATCTGAGTTTGGGTGTCATTTCTCTTTGACATATTTAGAACTATGCAACATTTAATTTACATAATCCATAATTACTGACCATTGTTTATGGAACCATTGGAGCCATAATACGCTGATGATATCTATAGTTCTGAATCACAAAATGTTTGTCTGTCAGAGAGCCGATATCTTCAATACTGTCAAGGTTGTGATCGATGTGTAAAAAGGGTAATGAGTAGGGAGTGCGTTTGAGTTGTTCATACACTGACTCTAAGTGCGAGTCATATATGTGTGCATCGCCTAGAGCAAGAGTTAATCTACGAGGGATTGTTCTAGTTAGCTTCGCAACGATAGAAAGAAGTAGTGCAGATGATGCAATATTGAATGGCAGTCCTAAAAACAGATCAGACGAACGATTAAAACAATGCATATCAAGATATTTGTCGTCAACATAGAACTGCAGAGCAATCGAGTGACAAGGATAGAGAACACCATCTGGAGCTTGGGCTGGGTTGTAGGACGTCATTAAAATTCTTCGAGAGTGTGGATCATTCTTGATAAGGGATACAACGTTTGCGAACTGGTCTGTACCTGTTTCGTTATTAGTTGGTAGACCTGTTTCTTCGTTGTAGGGTGCGTTGAATGACCTAAATTGGAACCCGTAACAAGGACCTAACATCCCTTCTTTACGATCTTTCTTGTCAATCGAATCAAGGAATTCTCTTGACGTATTCCCTTTCCAAATATTGACATTCTTTTTCTCTAGAATTTTAGAATCAGTATCACCTCGAAGAAAGAATAGAAGCTCCTCGATTATTCCGCGATAGAACATACGCTTACTTGTGAGAAGAGGAAATCCTTCTCTGAGATCGATATCTAGTACAGGAGGTGAGAAGTACGAAAGTGTATTGCCATTTCTACCAATCCGTAATTTTCCGTTGGTGGTAACATATCGTAAAAGATTCAGATATTGCCATTCAGGTTGTTTTGGACCTTGATAAATGAATGTAAAGTGTGTAAAAGACTCAAAATCTTGAGTATCGATTATAACCATTCCTGTACGATCCATAGTAAAAAAAGTATCGCATTGATATGTGTCTTTCATAATGGACATATGCACTTCATGAATACCATCTCGATGATCTTTGAATGCTTGTTCATAAAGATTTGCACCTCCTGCAATAAAAATGTGTTTACTTTGACTTTCTGCATATTCTAACGCATCAGAAAGCGAACGAAATACGTGTTCACATCCCCGAATGTCGGTTATGGATCGGGAGAGTGCATAAACAGTACGATTTGGGAGTCGAGGTAGTGTTTCAGCTGTTTTACGTCCGACAATGAGGATTGCATTTTGAGTTTTCTCTTTGAATATCTCTAATTCTTCTTGGCATTGCCACGGCAGTTTTCCTTCGAGACCGATGCCGTTGTTTGAGTCAGTTGCAAGAATGATATCGAACATACTTACTTTGTTTTTCTCTGTTTTAAAAATCAATTATCAAATTGAACAATCTTGATAACTCACGACAAGTTCCACAAATTGAAATTCAATTAGGCTTTTCTGAGTAAGAAGAAATGAGCGATTGGGATGATTTTAATCCGACAGGTGAAGGTTTTGGAGAAACTGAGGAAGTAGGAGAAATAGGGGAAGAAGGGATGGAGGAATTTGAGGAAGAAACGAAGTATGTTGCGGAAGTCGATTGGTATACACGAGCTGGAGTTGGAGAACTCGGTGGAACTCGAGCTCAAACTGATATCGAGAAAAGAATTGAACGTCGAACTAAATCACCATTGGACCGATTTCGTGATTCTGTTGATGCGGTTGCGCGTGCGTTGAATGGCACAGAGGACACCGCGATATCCGAGGCGCAGATTTCAAAGATGTTAGATATTACGAGAAGACTTGTTAATGTTGGAAGGAAAAACCCAGCTGCATTCGTTCTCGGTTTCATTGCAAGTGATGGAGGCTATATCATTAAGCATGAGGTAATGCAGGATGTTATTGACAATCTCCTTGTTCATGTAGAAGATGTTACAGCAGAGGATGTTATTAGGTACGCAAGGTACTGGAAAACTATTGGTTAACATAAATAATTGCTCTATGTAGTCTAACCGAATAGGTTAGACTAGATTATATTACTAAATTAGTCGATCGTGATTCCTGTGATGGAAACTTTGAGGGGTAGTCGTGATGAGATTTCAGTACGGTAACTTTCAGCTTCCTCTTCCGTTTTACATATTTTAGCAGTCACGTGCAACGGATGCATACTGTAGTCATCTTCTTTAAGACCTGAGAATCTCTGTTTAAAGTATGTCCGAAGTGATTCAACAAACTCCTGGGTATCTGAATCAGTCTTCAGTAAAATGTCATGTCGGTATTCTCCGTTTTCTTTTATGAAGCTATTTACGTACGGATCAGATAACTCTACTGGGCGTAAACCACATTCACGAAATGACTCGCATGCAAACGAATTTAAATCTTCTTCAGAAAGTGATTTACCTGTGTAAACTACTGTAATATGTGGATAACCTCCCTGTGTAGGTTGTAGTGCATCTGCCGCATTAGTTTTCCAAGTGCGATCCCAAACAGTAAGAAAGATTCCTGTCATGATTTGTATCCAACTAATCTTTAAATAGTATGTATCCTTGTGATATGATATTGAATACTATTATATCATTCTTTTCTTCATCTATCTCCCATGTAGCTGTAAAGTAAGCATTAGATTCTGCTGAGTCCACAAAGATTATCTGGCTACTTTCCTCCTTTTCCATGAACTTAAACTTGAGATACTTATTAGTACCAGATGCATTTCCAATCGATAAGGGAAACGGCGAATGCCTCCCTCTTACACTCTGTAACTTAAACATCCGCGGAAATGAAATAGAGAGACCTAAGAGTTTGTGAAGCTCTGTCGCACGTACAGATGAATCGTCACCGAAAATGAGTGTTACATTCTTTTTGAGTGACGTACCATCAACAGAAACTATGCCTGTAGTCCTAAGTTTATCAAATATATGTTCTTGAAGAGTAATATCATCGTCAACTGGAAAGAGTAACTGCGTAAGATCGTACTTTGTATAAGCGGCCGGAGATATATCAACACACGATGGTCGGATGCTAAAGCTCGTCATTTTCATTAAACGAATCTTGTTTAAATTATTGATCGATATGGTGCACGATCATGAGCATCACATCATCCGCAATCCGTCGAGCGCATCTCACAAGCATTGGATGTATGTGTTGGTAAGATTCGAGTATAGGTTTTCCACTCTTTATACTTTCCAACCTCTCTGTAACCATACAAGCGGTTATACATGGCAATTCCTGAGAAAAATGTTCTTGAATATCTTTGATTAGTTTATCCTCGATCTCTTGCTTGATTCCTTCCCTAGTTGTGTTTATAACTTGTTCCTGAAGGTAAGGTGGCATTTCTGCAACCGTTTTGATAATCGATGCATAGCACGTTTCTTGTAGGGACATCCTCATGTCTCTAAGAGATATCGCGCAAAATCGTTTTTAATCTAAAGTAAACTCCGTCAATTTCAAATGAATATACTTAAGCGAGATAAACAGTACTTAGTACCAGGAAAGGAAATACATTGGTACCTGGCAAGGAACTCTCTTAACCTCTCTTGTACTCTCGATTGGGGTCGATGTGAGATGTATGGTATACAGCTTCCTCCAGAAGGATTGGGGAAATGTAGAGATTGGCGGAACATAGTTAGCGACGAAGGATTAATATCCGTATTCACTGCAGTGTGGGACATTCGTCGTGTGTCATCAATAGGCTTTAAAGAGATAAATAATAGATTACTTGATTATGCAGTTGATAGAACCCAAGACTAATTGGAATATCACGTTCCCACTTTACGAAGCTCTTTAAGGTATTTATCCCACAGATCTGAGAAAGATTTTTTGCTTGCAGTGAGTTCGTGGGAAGATATTATTTCAGAGTCATGAATCTCTCGATCCAGAGATACATTGCCATCAGAAAAAGAAATACCGTGAATTCTCTCAATTTTCCCGTCTTCGTATTCAATATCCTTGTTCGTAATTGCCTTGAAAACTAATGCAACAGAAATGACAGAGAGAAGGGATCGAGCCTGTCTGATAGTGAGATTGTGTTTCTCTTTCATGCGGATAACGTATTGCTCAATTAGTAAGTTCTTGATATTCTTTTTCCGAATGCTGGACCAGCTCTGCATCATGTCGCGTGTTTCCTTCTCCATTAATTGGAAAGCTTGGCGTTTCTCAGCTCTCTCGGTTTGTGAGAGAAGTCCCAATTTGGTAGTGAGGAGATGATATACCTCGTCGTGAATTACCTGTGGATCTTTACGTTCGATCTTATAGGCAAACTCCTTTTTCTTGTAACTACAACATAAGCAGGAGTCCTTACTAATATAGGTGCCATAAGGTGGCTTACCATACGCTAAATCCTTAAAAACATTCTGCCAAAATGGATTATTAGCATACTGGCAGCACTCAAGGAATGAGGGGTATACGATTTCTTTCCTTGGAGGCATTCTTTGTTTACAAGCTACAAATCTTTAAACAGTCCTCATCGAACCCCTAAAATTGAATTCTGTTATGGAATCACAGAATATTGCCAATATGTTCAGACAGAGAGCCATGCCAATTATTCGTCATCTAACCAATCGCCGAGGAATGACTGGCGGACCTAGTATTCCAACGTTCGTTAGGATCGATGACGATATTGTGAATATTTCTCATATTACCGTCACGAAGAAAGTAACTAGTGTTACGGGTATCCTTTTAGGATGTGAAATCAATTTTCCGGACGATACCCTAATGACTAAGATGTCTCCCGATATGGTTCAGTCACTTCTTGAAAGAGAGCTAAACACAACGATTAATACTGTGAAAACTTATAATTTCAGACTTGATATTGATCCAAAATCTTCTCCAAATTGAATTTCATGCACTCTATCTCATTAGAAAGATGAGAATGACAGAGTTGATGAACACATATATACAAGAGCTTAAACACTTATATGAGGACCTCGATAATGGATCGGCGTATGCGTATGCGTTAATAATTTGTGTTCTATGCGTTTACTACGTCTACACATGTTTTCGCCCAATATCCGATACTACTGACGCATATATTGAAGAAGTTCTTGAAGTTCTTAATGAACATTTTCGTGAAAAAGTTCGTGAAGAAATTCGAAAAGTTCATGAAGAAATTTGCATCACGAAGGTACAAAAAACGATTACTCCGAAGAAGGAACCCATTCCCGACCATGTGTTGATTCCACAAGAGGTGCTAGACTTGATAAAAGATGATATCACATATCTACCCGTTGAAATGGCTACCGAGCTAGTTATATCTTTGCTCAGGGGCAACCAAAAATCCGTATCCAAGAAAGAAGAAGAGGAAGAAGAGGAAGAAGAGGGAGAAGAGGAAGGTGAGGAAGGAGAGGAAGGAGAGGAAGGAGAGGGAGAAGATGAAGGAGAGGGGGAGGAAGAAGAGGAAGAGTGTATTCCCACAAAGAAAGTGAAGGTTAAAAAACATGATAAGGATATCCGGCGTAAGTCGAGTAGGAGATTATCTAGTAAGCTCCATGCATAAATCATATAATGAATTATATTGAGTTATATTGAAGCCCTATGGTATATACCATAGGGCTTTCTTCATGTCACTTCATCTTTCTCACAACCGTGTCACATGTTTAGTCGGGTGAGTTAAGAAAAAATCAAGGTTTTCTTTACTGTTGTATATGCTGAGCACGCTTGATTGAGATTTATCCTGTATCCATTTTAATCTCCACTTATATTCATCTTCACTCTCTCCTATCTCACCCTGGATATTGTCTTCTTCTAATTGAAACGGGTGTAGCCATCTGAGAAGGCCTTCCATTGAAGCTTGCAATACATCTCGACGCCATCCAGCAAGATGTACAATGAATATTCCGGGTCTGTACTGAGGGAGAAAACACTGAATGTCAGGCTCATACTCGCACGACTTAACTTCGACATGGCTCGCGAACTCTGGATCATTCTCATATATGTGAACAAACGCCGCGTTCTCCCAGTCTCCATGGTTCTTGTAATCTGTCTCATTATATATAGTCTCTAACATTCTCATAGTCGTTGTACTATTACGAAGAAAAATAACACCTAAATTTATACCAAAAAAAGGTTTAACGACCATGATGTCTTTGTCTCCCATCATACGAATCTTATCCTGGATTTTGTGGTTAGTATTAATGATCATGGCGTCTGCGTCAATCCATACGACGTAATCATAGAGAGGGAGATATTTCTGTATCAATCTGATCTTTGACCATGAGTGCGGTCGCGTATCATCATAAACGCTTTCATCATCAATAAAGTCATAACCGTGAATATCACAGTATTTTTTCTGTGAAAGAATAGCATGGTAAACCTTCCTCTTAAATACTTCTCCAATGGCGAGTGTTAGAACTGCAATCTTCATTTCCTCTCTCTATCTCATTTCTTAAATATTAAAATGATTTAGATGCAATATATCTTAGACTTTTAATAGTTCTAGATAAATGAGTCAAGAACGCTATGAATGGTATGATGATGGGAAACTGAAGGAAGTCGCTTACTTGGTAGATGGTGTTGAGCACACATATAACAGAGGTTGGCATAAAAACGGACAACCCCTGTATGAGTTTAATACGGTTGATAAAGTACCAAATGGTCTAACGCGACACTGGCATGAAAATGGGAAACTACGGTATGAATGTAAGATGGTAGCTGGTAAGTATAACGGGAAAACACGAGGATGGGACAGCGAAGGGAGGAAACTATATACTCATACTTGGAAAAACGGACAAAAACATGGGATTAGCACGGTATGGCATCCATGTGGAAGACTGAAAGAGGAATGTGAATGGGTGAATGGCAAGCTACATGGATCAGCGCGGACCTGGTATAACACGGGCGTATTTTGCAGTGAGCACACATGGGATAACGGTGAACCTATTGGTATAGGTACGACGTGGGATGATGAAGGGAATATCATTACAAATGATGAGTGGATAAATGGAGAGCGTGTAGATCTACTCAGATTATCTGATTGGGTGATTGTTGAATGATATAGAATTAAAGTGGATTGTGCTTTAATTATTCAGTCTCTAGAATTGCCATATACAAAGGTCCGTACACTAACTCCAAATGAGTAAGTAACTTAATAGTGGTGTCTCTAAGATTTCGCGTCATATCGATAATCGTCCTTAGAGATCTTACATCCACAGGTTCATCACTCTGCGTAAGATACTTAGCAATCCGATGTGTGAATGTTTCTCTTAATGCTCCCGCTTCTCGATTCATACACGTTTTCAATATATCAGCGGAATTATCAGGCATTGTCGCATGCATATTAAGCAACCCACAAACCTGTTCCCAAAACTTATTAGGTCCAGAATCGTCCCCAAGCGCATCGAAAATATCTTTCTGTAACTTCTCTTCAGATTCATCACTCAATGTAATTCCTTGTTTCCTGAGTATCTCTATTGCAATTACCCATAGCGAGACAGATAGGGTAAGCATTCTGACTTCACGGCGAATGGCATTAACCCGTTCAATATCAAGAGTGAGTGTTTCTGGAAATAGCTTAATAGGAATATGTTTATTGTTTTGCATCGCAAAGCATTCGATGATCCTCATAATACCCTCGCGGTGTGTAAGGACCATTGCCTCGTGAGTGCTAATATTAGTGGTGTCAATTCTTGATTTGGCTGCGCAAAGCCATTGGGAAGTCTTTTCAATAGACATAGTTCCATTTTCGATAGCGTTTGCTATCTGCTTTCGCTCTAATTCTACTCCAATCTCTTGTAACTTAGGTCTGTAAATAAACAAACGAACATTCATGTCTAGAGTGCGTAGTTTCCTCAATTCTCTGATCAAACTATGTATAGCATCAGATGCTACGTCAGCTATACGGTCTGTAGATGCATTCTTAACATCTTTGATTTTTTCGTCTCGCCATGCAAGTATTGACGGAGACGAGAGGTAGCATTCCCTAGTCGCTACTTTGACCACGTGATCCAAGATATTACATAGCTGATCTCGCCCGAACGCATTATGTAACAACATCTGGATTATCAACTTTGAATCAAGACACTCGTAATCTCTTTCTTCCTCATTGTCAAGAAGAGATGCTATCACATTCTTTAATTTTTGAATACTGTGATCAACGGCATTCCTACTTAGCTGATCCTCTTCCTCACTTTCCTCACTTTTCTCACTTTCCTCACCGTTTGCACCTCGTTTTAGTAATCTAGATATCGCGGAAGTCAATGCTTCCTGATGACCGGAATCAACCGCGCGTAGTGCCATGTCTATCAAGTGCCGTGTGTCTGAGTCTGATACTATCAAACCATCAATGGAGAATCGGAAATTATCGTTCACCATTATCTCGTGAACCAGCTGCCATTCATATGGTATATTATGACCAATTAGTCGTTGAAGCATATCCATATTAATGTATATTCAAATACTTTAAATTTAAGCATCCTTGTTTTCAATATTCGTAGCATAACCCTCAGTCGACAACACTTTTATCCTCCTCATCTTTATCTTCCTCGCCGTTTTTATCACCGTTTTTATCACCATGTTTACCACGGGTTTCCTCACAATGTTCTTCGCATTTTGCGCGTGAATGATGTTCACCGCCCATAACGAGTTCGCATCCTCTTTCTGTACATCTCCAACCACGACGTCGTTGTGTAGCACAAACAATTATAATAATCACAATAGCAATGATGCCAAATACTACAAGTAGTAACCAAGGCTGAACCATTTATTTATACAGACTATATAGAGATTTCTACGCGTAAAAAATTATGTTCTTTAAGATTGATTTGTGATAGTATAGTTTTTCATCTGTTTAAACACTCCATTCAGCATAAGAATGAAAACAAAAGGAATACACATCGCTGTTCTTATGATGGTCAAGAATGAAACGAAGAGACTCCATGTAACACTTGAGAGCATTAAAAATTTCGCAAACTCACTCGTAGTTTATGATACAGGATCTACCGACAATACTCTTGATATATTGCGAGAGTTTGAAAACACTACTAAAATACCTTTGCATCTCATTGAAGGAGAATTCGTTGATTTTTCAACTTCTCGTAATGTTTCTCTCGAATTCGCCGACACATTCGAAGAAATTGACTATCTTCTCTTACTCGACACAAACGACGAGTTGAGAAACGGTGACATACTACGTAAATACGCAGAAGATCATATAGACACTGAATTCACAGGGTTCCTTCTTTGCCAAGAATGGTGGAGCGGTAAGTACGACAAGTACTTCAATATTCGGTTTATAAAAGCACACTGTGGATGGAGGTACGTAGGATCCATCCATGAGTGGATTAAGAACACTATGACCGAAGAAGGGAAAGAACCACTTGTAGCGAGAGCGCCAGACGAAATCGTAATTTATCAGGATCGCACGGTAGATGACAACAAGTCAGCACTCCGATTTGCTCGGGATAAAGTAGTACTTCTAAAAGATTATCACGCAAACCGTAAAGACCCACGTACAGTCTTCTATCTAGCTCAGACATGCTCCTGTCTAGAGGAATTTGAAGACGCCCTCTACTATTACAAAATTCGCACAAATCTAGAAGGATTCCAAGAAGAGAAATTCCATTCATATCTCAGAGCAGGAGAAATGGCTGCCCGACTTAAACATGACTGGGAATACTGCATGGCATGGTTCATAAAAGCATTCGAGCACTCCAGAAGGGCAGAACCACTTATAAACATCGCTGAATATTATAAAGTAACAGCCGACTACAAAATGAAATTGAACCCACAAGAACTAGACCACCACCGGTCTCAATCCGCTTGGCTATTAGCTTACATGCACATAGATATGGCGTGTAGGCTCCCATACCCGGAAGAGTGCGTTCTCTTTGTCGATAAACGTGTATACGAATACACGAGATGGCACCTTATGGGGATCATCGCATGGTACGCAGGATTTTTTAACGAAGGTAAAAAAGCGTGCCAAAAAGCAGTTGAATTCGCCAATCATGACATTGACAAATCAAACTTGATGAAGTATATGGAACGAGAAGAACATATTAAAAACAACTCGAGAGTAGGAAGATGTAGAAACCCGAATTGTACGCGTATTCATGGCAATGAAGAAGGTCAAGGGAACACGAATGATAGGAAAGATGGGGATGGGAAAGAAGGGAAAGAGGGACAGAATATAACTAAACGAGCATTTATCGAGGAATGCACACTGAAAATGAAGAAAGACAATCCAAATCTAACTATGAAACAGATTACAACCAGAGCTAAAGCTCTCTGGAGAGCAAGAAGGGATAACTAGATCTATCAAGATATTATACTTGGAGAGGAAATTGTCGCGCTTATTGATTATATCATGATACACTAATCAAATAAGCCGAATTTGTTCTGGTATGAGTTAAATGACACTCGCACTATGGCTCTACATTCTTGTAGGACTTCTCCTCATCCTGCTCGGAATCACCATCGCTCTCACTGTAAGATGTAAAGATAAGTATACAAATACATGTATAGCAACCCATGGCTATTGTGATCAAAAGACACGCATACGCGACTCCAAAGCTCCTATCTTTGATACAGCACAAATATCATGGTTCTAAAACTCTACGATAATATTCTAATTTCGCTTGAAATTAGAAGGGGAAGATAATAACTACTAGTGAGGGCATGAACCTGGAGAGGATCGTCTGCAGTAACATGGAACGGTTGGACGCGTACGTGGGTCTCCCGTATATGGATTCTTTATAGTACCGGATTCCCAGTCCATCGTTACATCCACACAATGAGCCTTATCTGAGTCTGGCCATTCTTTCGGAAAGGGAGTATACGCGATAGCGGAACTGCTTGGAGACATAGAACAAGATGAGTTGTGTTGAACCTGAGCTGTTACTGTATAGTAATTCTTCGGAGCTGGACAATCTGGATCGTCAACGATATTAAGTCGGATATCTATATATGGAGAGAATGTTACGAATGCGTTATCTTTGGTCAACTGAACATGTCCATTGCAATTTTGGAGATTAAGGACGAAGTCGTTTGCAGACAGCTGAACGTAAGGCATTCTCGGTGGTGGAGAGATTGTGAAAGATTGGTATGCACAACATGTCCCTCCGCATTTGGCTGGTACACTAAATGATAGTTTCTCACCTGGAGATAAATTTAATGTTATTGTTGTCATTTTGTTATACCAATATAATTGATCGAATGATAACTAGAAAGCGTCTTCCATTGAAGTAGGATTATTGTGGATCGTCATACCACCTACGGAACCAGTAGTGTTAATAGATCCCATATTTGGATATAACCTAGTTTCCCGAGGCTCTGTTGTCGAAGAGGTCGAAGGGGTTGAGATATGCGTATATGTAGGTTCTGGCTCGGGGATTGCTTGAGCGATATCCACAAATACGTGTGTTGATTTAATAGAAAAAGACATCCTTTATCCTAACAAACATTTTACTTTTTATACCGAAAAACTGTTCTTTAACAGACAATTATCGTGTTTGCTGCACATGTACAGCTTGAGGATGTTGGTGCATGTGTTGTGCCTGACGTTGATGATGTTGCTGCTGATTGTACGCGTTATTACCAGCACATCCGCTCTTCGGATCCCCTTGCCTTATAATACTATCATAGAAGCGACCAAGTTTCGTCCCCTTCAAACGACCTAGAGTGCCCATCCTTTTCATTGTATTGTAAATATTCACTAAGATATCCTCAGCAATACGGGGATTTTGTAAAACCTTATTCATCACATCGTCATTATCGATCGTTTCAGGATCAACTGCATACACGGGAACGCAAGCGTTTGAATACCCACACACATCACTCTTCCAGCTAGCAACCATCGGACTATTCGGTACAGTAGGGTCGAAGGGTTCAAACGTCTTGTGACAATTAGCCATTTGTATAAGGAACCTTTCTGCAGCAACATTACGAATCAATGCTTCGCCTAAGTTCAGTCCGCGGCAAGCTATATCACCCTTTCCGCCACATCCTTGTCCTTGATTAGGAAAATCTGTGCAGGTATTCTTGCTCGCTGCTTCGCAAAATCCGTCGAAGTTTTCTGCACAATACTGAGTCATAAATCGCTGGCATGGTCCTGAATTTGGTCCGATAATATTGCTAGAACTCCCGTGAAGAAATCCGTTGTCCATCTGGGTACCCATGCAATACGATAAGGGATTATCCACCGGTGCATAGACATTGCTACCTACCGTTGCAATTCTCCGATAACTGTTTGAATTCTTATTCATCTTTATTGAGAGAAGAGAAATTATTATTCATCATATGAACAATTGTAAGGACATATTCCTTACAATTTAATTGCGTGGTTGTTGTATTTGTTGATCTGGAATCAACAGTTATCCCCAATTATACCGAAAAATTCTTTAACGTGCAGAAAACCTGGGACGGCTTTGAATTCATCACAACGGATATTCAGGGAAGGATATGCTTGAGATAGAAGAGATAAGGGTATCAATCCGTTAAACCCGCGCAACTGAATCTTACCAACATCTTTAAGAGATGCAAGACCTTCAACTGCTGTACAATATCCTAAGTCAAGTTCTTTTGCATACTGGAGAGGAGAGACATTAGTTACACGTCTACAACAGTTCATCTCAACACGAGGAATTCCAACAAGCGCAGAAATATCTTCGACTTCTAATCCACCGATATCAAGCCATTCCAAATCGCATAGAGAAATTGGGTAGATATTTGTCACTTTTGTTAGAGAAATATCTAATTCTCGCAATGTTGAGGAGATATCGGATAGGAAACCCAGTTCGTGGAGCCATGTACATTCTGCAAGGTTGAGTGTACGAATATAAGTAAGACATGAAAGATCATATATTCTTCCACAATCAATAAGAGACAGAGTGTGTACATCTTTAATTTCACGAACTGAAGAGAGCATATCACACGCCAGAAAATGCAGTTCAGGGACGTTTGCTAGAGGAGCGAGGTGTCTTGTTGGGATCATCTTAAGTGAGACACTCATATATTTCCGATTACGAAAGACTTCTAAATTTTGGGTAAGTCGCTTTATTCGCAATTGCGGACTATCGAATATTGAGTGCAATATGGTCAGAGATTCATGTGTCGCATGTTTAATGGTTACCGTTGGGTGTCCAATTTCGTGCACAGTCTTCATCCAATCTTTACATACCGATCTGAAGAGCAAACATTTCTCCAAATCGTTCCTGTCCATAGCAACATCTAGGAAAAAAGCGTAAGTACACATTCCGATACACTTTATCTATCCATTTCCAAAACAATAAACTCAATTTGTAATGAAAGATTTCTCTAAACCCAGTCAAAATATATTGTCGATTATAAAGTGAAATGACGCCTATCTTCGGACCGGTATTACTCTATATAATATTTGTTCTTCTCCTTATAGTTATTCTTTGTACTTCAGCTCCAACAATTGCACGGAAGCGGGATGCCTTTAAGAGGAGATGGGCTTCGACACTCGCTGTAATTATACCCTTCTCCACAATGTCCATAGTTTTCATAATATACGGAGTTATGACAAGAAGCGTTTCCGCTATTCTTTTTGGATGTCTAGTTCTTGTATCAGGGTTGGCTATAATCGCTGCAATTCTCTTGCAACACGATAGAACTGAAAAATATTGGAGAAAACGCGCTCATGATATTCTCTCACGTGCCAAATCCCTTGAACCAGTGCAGAATTACAAAGATGGATATCATCTCTCAAACTTAATAAAGAGACGGCGAGACGAGGGAGACAAAGAGTTTTACACTACACATTTCCCGTACTCTATTATGAGTGAGTACATGTCCAAAACAGATAAGAACGACTATGACGTTCTTGCAGAAATTGTAGAGAGCAGGAGTAAACAGGATGAAATTCCCATGAATGATGAGCTCGTTGTATATCTTAGTCCGATAGATAGAGATTTGCGTGATATCGCCGAAATTCTAGCATCTTGTAATCCACAGGCAGACGACCCTATGCCATTCTTCAGTTTCGCGATAAGACTGGGGGATATGAGACGAGCAGCAAGACATGTAACTATCCTTGCGGAACAAGGTGGGAAGAAAAACTTAAAGTATGTTGCAGCAATACATCAGTTCTTTCTTGATGAAGGGTTTCAAGTGGATATGCGCATTGGGGGCGATATAGATGAACATTTCGTGTTCGCATGTAATGCAAATTTGCTTATAGCATGTAATGATGATTTCGCCTATCTCGCGAGTAATATCAAATCGAGACTATCAATCGCACCGATGTGTAAATGGGTTGTTGAGGATAGAGATATAGTTACAGAGAATCTCGAACATGATCCGGAGAAGTTATGGGGACGCAAAATCCTTCTCGAGATTCTAGAAAGAACCGGATTGAAATACCATATTGCGTACGGGACTTTACTGGGAGCGCTGCGCCATAAGGGGATTATGGAGAATGATGGTGATTGTGATGTGATCTTAAGTTCTAAATCAAAGCAATTGCACGGATTAAACGATAGGAAGCAAAGAGTTGAAGTTGCTCGTCTTATACACGTAACAGCGGAGAGAGAATTCCCAGAATATTCCGTAAGAGTATACTTTAATGCATACAAAGACAAGCTACGCGCTCTTTATGGGAGAGATAAAATCCCACGTAAACTAGTGAATTTTGCGTGCACTGCTACAATCTGGAAGAAGGATGATGATTGGGAGGATAAAGAGAAATATAGTGTTGATCATCTTAACTATCCTCACGTTATGGATGTTGAACTTCCAAATAAGAAACACATTAAGAGATTTGGGCCAAAGTGTATGGGAGTTATTAAAGATGAACAATATCCAGCGTTCGAAGGAGGTCATTCACATTGTATGAACGAATACGGTCACGGGTACATGCAGCCGAAAAGTGCTACGAAGACTATGTTAGGAAGATCATACAACGATCGCGAGACATGGGGGCAATGGTTCATGAGAAGGAGGTGTAAGTGGTACGACCCTGTACGCGAGGACAAGTTGCGACTGTTAGCATTCTCTAGGTAGATAATGTATATATATTTCCTTCGAAATATATCCTAACTATACATGACCTTACACTCTATACGAAACTAACTTTTGTTCGATATCGCTGTAACTTGTGCCTTGGATAAAGGGTGGAGGCTGTATTGCGTACCAGTTATCTTCACGTTGTAAAGTCTTCCAACATTGATCATTGCAGTAACTCGATATCCATTTACCAGTTGAACGATAGGTATTAAGGGATTTGAGAAGATTATTATGAATCACATCTACGTACTCTCCGTGTACTAGGTATGCTGCGGACGTCTGCGCCTCTAACGCCCGAATGACATTTTTGTCATGTGTATCCCTTTTATCTTTCATGTTGTAAGCCAATAGGATAACGTCCCAGTAAGTGTTAAAATATGGATCATTGAAGAAGTCATCCAACACAATACGTAAGTTTGTTCTGTTTTTGCATAAGATATCATCCTCGATTATCATAATATTCTGATTCGGAAAGAAATGAGTAGCGTATTCTAGCGCTTTGATATGACTTTCCAGACAACCTATAGCTCCATTCGCAGGTGTAGACACAGCAGGGATACGTGTCAGTTTGCCTGGATCAATACCGATACTTTGGAATTGTTGAAAAAGGGTATCTCTTCGATCTTGTCGGTGGTCTAGATTTATATACAATATTGCGTCAACCTTTGGCAATAAATAAAAAGACGGCAATGGGCTTGCAAGAGCACGTGAGAGGAGTTTGAACAAAATTATATCAGACTGCAAAACTGTATCTTTACTCGCCTCTTTTATCTCGGGACCGTAGAGTGCATTGTTAAGCAACAAAATACTGCTATTTATTTCTGGCATGTTACCTCTCCTGACTATATCAGTATCTGTTATAGCTTGCCAGTCTTCATCAATAATTTTGTATCTTATACGATGCTTAATATCATGTGAAAGAGGTAATATGATATCTCTGAGTAGAGAAGCCCATACGAGACAGTCTTTTCCTAATGAAGAGTTCGTATGCCTGTATTTCTGCAAAATTAATAATTTATTATCGAGTTCGTCTTTTAACGCATTGCCCCATTCGTAAGTATAGTCGCTATCTGGTCGAAGTGGACCCATCGCGGAAACTCCCCAAATTTCGCCCCACTTCGAACCATCGTATCCGACAACATTGACGTCCTTTAGAAGTCTTAATTTAGGGTAAAGACTCTTGAAACATATTGTATCCATATCAAGATAGATGCCGCCATATTTGTGGAGAAGCGCATGTCGTAAATAATCGGCTCGATGGACATATGAAAGTAGTTCGTATGCTGGGTGTAAGTCCGTGAGAAACTTATTCACGTTGTTTGGGTTGACTAATATAACCGTAAAATCTCTATCATTGTGCCTTATGACGGTCTCGTGACATAGTTGAAGATAAGGAGGCATCATATTCGTCCCTGTCCACACAGACCATATGACCGGTTTGTTCTTCACAGGGACATAACATACTCCTAGATGAGATAGACTGTTATTGAGATAATGGTCGAAATATTCTATTCCTCGTTTGAAGACGTGTGTGTCGTGTCGTGTGTGAATTTGACTTTCAATGCTTGCATTATAGATCAAAGGCATCATTACAGTTTTTGTACGTCCTGCAGTGACATAAAGAAACATATCAGCACGTCCATCTTTCTTCCCGCTGGGTTGAGATGGGCGATCCTTGTCTAGATTAAAAGTTTCATCTCTGTGTGTGGCGCCAAGGATGTTTTGCATTCCATTTCTGTTGATAACGTATGCAAATGTCCCCCAATAATTATTGAAGTCGCGAACCTCATTAGATATTCTATTCGACCGAGAAGTAGCAAGCTGAAGAATATCCCAGTCGTTCACTTGCGACACAAGCGTCGGGATATCACTATCCCATAGTGGCATCAAAGACAGACATGCGTCGTCTTCCAGAATTATTACCATCTCATGACCGCTATCGTATGCTTGTTTGATTGCCTTAAGATGCGATAGTGTGCACCCCAATTCTCCTTTATTTATCTTGTAGTTGTTAGTGAATCTTATTCCGTTTTCTTCCCCCTTCATTATGTCGATAATATTGGCACCGTTTACAGCACTAACGCGCGTTCCGTCAATCCCATACTCCTCTAACTGACTCTTCATAAAGTGTTGACGGTCATTACTTGAGTCCATGTTGATATACAGAACTGGAAGACCTAGTCTATTTTCTTTCTTCATATCTGCAGTCAACCGTCGTAGTCGATTCTCTTTGCTGCGAAACGATTCGGTCAAATACCTTAAATTCCGTGCATTGTTCCACACAATAATTGAGTATATAACAAATCCAAGTACAAGGAAAAGAATCGCAATCATAATTGTCAAGATGATACCCTTCATTTGTAATTGTTTATTTATTTTTGATCTTAAAGTGCAATACTTTGTATGATTATTGGAGTTTTTAGTGCATTATACGATTTCAGCTGTTTCGAGGATTGATATCCGGGAACATTGTTATAGATCAAATTTAGGTCTTTTTCCCTGTATGCAATACGATGATGATATATATCGACAAGAGGTATTATCGCCTGTGTGTACGGAATCGGACCCGTTATAAAAATTACATTCTTACCGACCAAATTGGGTGTTGCTTGATTTATATTACATATAACCTTGTTTATAACTGCCGCAAGGAACGGATGATGCGGTCGACAAATGATATGCCACTGTTGGAATTCTCCGTGTTCGTTACCTAAGAACGATTTCCAATCTTTACTATCCCAGTGCGACAAAAGGTATTGATCTGACTCATGAATTATTAAATTAAGGGGTTTCGATATAGAGCTTTTATCGTCAAGATAGACACCACCTTTGTCGTACATGATCACATATCGAAAGAAGTCAACTCTTGCTGCATTATATTCCGGGTTAATCTTCACGTACGTTTCATAAATAATTCCGGAGTGATTGTTGGCCAAATATTCATCAATTTCCTCCATATCGAAAGTAGTGTGATACCAGTCTGGATTCATTCGTTTGATGTTTTCGATATTCTTTCGTATACCAGGATGAATTGATTCCCGATTTGTTACCTGGTAAATATATTTGGGTATTGTGTTGATTGGAAGTAATTTATGCATCTTGAGACCTTCATATGCTGTATCAATTATAATATTGGTCGCTCCACCATTGGGAGAAATAGTACTTTTTCCACCTTCATGGTAGAAAGCGGAAAACACTAAAATCCGTTTGTGATATTCATAAGACAATCCAGATTTCTCATAAACATACGCATCGGCTACTGTCAGTGATATTCTGTTCTGCTTGTACGCTTCCAATATGTTAAACATTCCCTCGCGATTAACAATATAGAACACACATCCCCAAGAAGAATTTCGACAGTTATACTTAACATACGAATCTGTATCTTCACGTCTCAACGTTGGAGCAAAATTAATTGTGTTCCATGGCTTAGGACATTCACTTATGATATCCTGAAGAGATTTTCCCCAATAGGGGACAAGATGGAAACACACATCGTCTTCGCAAATAAGAGCTACCTGATCATTGTTGTCATAAGCTGTTTGTATTGCTTTCAGGTGAGATAATAGTGCACCCGTTTCCGCTGGTGTTAATTTGTTAACAGCACGAATATTGCGTCCATCAATAGCATCCACACGAGTTGCTGTTAAGCCTAAGCGTATCAGCTGTGACTTCATTCGAAAGTCCCGTCCTTTTGATCGTTCTAGGTTGATATAGTATATCGGAATTCCGTCGAGATTGTGGGACAATTGTGGACCATACGATTCTACCCGATTTATAGCATTGCGAGCAGCGGTGTATTTTATCGGATATTCGTCAGTAGTATTCTGACTACGTACAATTATTATAATAGATACAACTATAGAGGCAACCAACACCAATATAGTGAGACAAACAATATAACAAATTCTATCCATTTATTCACAGAAATCCTAAATAAAATAGTTTATTCGAATAAACTATTTCATTTAGGATTTCTACATCAGTTACTATAAACGATCAAGTATCTTTCAATATTGAACAATAAGAGGAAACTAACGCAAGGATGAAGGGTATGTGCTCCTATTTTGTTCCACGATGCCTCCAAAGAAGTTATCGTCCTCGTCATTGTCCTCGTCATTGTCCTCGTCATTGTCCTCGTCTATCTTAGTGTCCACAATAACCATTAGTCCAGGTTTGCATACTCTATATGATATTATGCTATCTACTGGTTCGTTGTAGACTTCCGTAGCATCCAGTAGTACCTCAGCCATACGCCAGGTAAGAGCATAGGCGTGAGTACAATTTGGACATATCTCAGCAACCTGTATATGAAAAAACTTATTATGGGGGGTAATTTTCTTTATCTTACTTGTAAGACAGGCGCCGAAAAACACCATCTGTGGATTACGTCTGCCAGCTAAAGCTTCTACCATACCTTCGCCAAATTCTCTTTGTTTGATATCAAATCGGATACGAATATCGTCTTCGAAGATCAACGTCCATGGTACTTTGTTACGTACTGCATATTTCCAAATATTTCTATGAGACATCGTGCATCCGACCTCTCCAGCGCTTATAGTTGTACTGCTCTTGTCCATTGTTTCTTTGATTATAGGATCGGTTTTACCGTCAATTGCAGGGTATCTGCGAGCTTTAATATCGATTCTACCTAACTCTTGTTGTACATTCGCTAATCTATGTTTATGATGTTCCAAATTAATATACCAGACATTACCCATGAAAAATTCATTTACAAAATCCATTGATACAACTGGTACTGGACCATCATCTGGATATTCATCGTCATCATTGTAGATGAAGCCATAATCTTGTGACATAACTTCAGCATATGTTGTCTGCTTAGGAATAAACCAATGATCACCATATGTTATTGTCATGTGACTCATAGGCTCGATATCGAAAACACGGTCAAACAATGTAATTGTTTCCATTTGCCCTTTCGAAAGTTTCCACTTTGTAACTTTGCTCCCAGTATTAGGTACATTCCAAAGCCCGTACCAATTAAAATGCTTTTCTTCGTACATTATAAATATGTCTAAATGTACTTTTGTAACCATGTGCTCGAAAGTATATTCAAGACCGTTGTCTAGAGTCCCTCGTTTTATGTATAATTCAAATTGATGCATAGCTTCTATTATGGCAAAATCATCAGTAATACTCGTACGAAATATGATCAAATCAATATCAGAATCGTGTTCCAGGAATTGCAATTCACGATGAAACCCCAATGCTGTTCCACAAGAAACAACAGGACGTATTCCAATATTTTGAAGGCAATCGACAGCATCAAATAATGTTTTTCTAAAGTTCTCCTGTTTTTCGCTCATAATTATATCACCGAATCTCGTTACATGATGTTTATTTAGTATGTAAGCGTTATAATTAGATATATTCCTGAACTGATCGTACACATAATTATCACCCATGCATTTGTGAGAATGTTCTATCTCAACTCCAGAATGACTACATACTTTATAACCTGCCATGTAGATCCGATAAAAGTGCTCACTGTGCTCATTAGTTTTTAGATTAGGATCCCACGGTATATCTACCAGAAGCTGTGTTTTGCACATAAAACAATTTAAACTTCGGTGAGAATGCGTAACTGGACCATCAATAGATGTGTATCCGTCGATATGTATCTCGATCACATCACCTTTGCGTTCAAATAAAGCATGAAATGGTCCTCGATCCGATAATTTAGCGGAGATCAGTGAGATATTTGGATGACTTTCTAGATAGTTGTACAGGATATTCATGTTAGACTTAGGAGTGAGCGTCATATCATCGTCAAGCATGATAGTATATTTGGTTTTTATGCAGCTAACTCCCACATTCCTTCCTATGGAAACACCTGAATAATATGGTAAATGTACACAAAAAATGTTCAATGGATTTTCTCCTGCTTCAAACAGTTTATGTTCACTGTCATCTACCACTACAATTCGCACATGCGAATAATAAGTCCGAATAGTTCCAATGAGTTCTAGTAAGCACTGTGGTCTTAAAAACGTTTTGATTAGTATAGTAGTATCTGTCTCCCAATGCTGCAATGGTAATGATTTGTACTTTTCGTGGAACTTATCAAACTTTTCCACGAGATTATGTGATTGAATTATGTTAGGCGGATGCCTCTTTCTTTCTCCATGTTTGAAATAGATAAAATAAAGTACCAGACCAATACCTATGAGAACTAGAATTACGACAGAAATAATAATATATACATCATTCATTTATTATTTACTATTCTTTATTTATAATATTTTCTGGAAAGAGATTCTTAAGTATCATTGTTTTTGAGTAAATCCTCACGTAATCCGCGCTTGGAAACGTCGCCAACGCTCGCAAGTGTACCAAAACAAAAACAATGTTATGTTTGGCATCCTAGTGGGCGAAAAATACCTGTTCGACATTTCCCTGCAACGCCGACAGAAATGTAATACAATACTGAAATCATCACTGATTTCTAAGCTATAAGATATAATCAGGTCCCTATATCTTTCCACAGTACATACCCTCTTCGTAACAATTACCAATGTACTTGACGGACAAGTAAATTCAACCTGTCAGTATTTTCATGACCAAACTAGTATTGTATGCCCTCAAGGAAGCGGGTTCGACAAAGCAAATATAAGATCCCTCGCGTTAACACACGCTTTTTCAATCTATATTTTTCATATAAGGGTATTACACAATTATTCGGAATCCTACTACGGTACCAACTCCTATGTGATTGAATCACGCAACTCTCAGACTGGTCTACGAGTAGTGTCTGTATGGGAAGAGTACACACGTCTTTGATAATAACGTATGAGAACAGTATAAATACCGCTCTATTTACGTAGTGTATACGATTTTATAATTTTACATAATTGAGTTTTTTATTCGTATCGCTGATCTAATCAGATATGAATCCAAATGACACTGAAATCGACTACTCTCGGTTGCTAAATCGCATGTATGAGCTCGCATTCTCCGCGTACAAGCATGCAGAAAAGTCACGAGACGAGTATCTAAGAGATATACATGATCTGAAAATACTTCTCACAAGACTAAAAACAGATGAATGCGAATCAGATGACGACATAATTCCACTAAAAATTAAGAGGAAGGGAGAAGTAAAGGAAGAGGTGAATAAAGAGGTGAATGAAGAGGTGAAAGAAGTAAAGGTGCAGAGACATGTAAAGAAAGTCAAACGGAAGGGAAAGAATGGAAAGAAGGGTAAGTTAGAGGTGGACGATGTAGAAGAGATAGAAGATGTGGAAGATGTGAAAGATATGGAAGATATGGGAGAGGAAGAAGATATGGGAGAAGATAGGGAAGAGGATAGTGATGACGAATATGATTTGAAGATGTTACTCACACCAGAACAAAGGGCGAAATTGTTGCCAAAACTTTCGCCCAAGCAGTCGCCAAACACTTCTCCTTATTTGTCACCGGTAGACTATTCTCCATCTTACAACCCTTATACATCTCGCAACACCTGTCAAACTTATCGCACCCAGGAGGAGAAGAGGTATACACGAATGTGTGAATCTTTCAACACACAAAAAGGTTGCAGACACGGAGATAAGTGCTGTTTTGCCCACTCAATTGATCAGTACAAAGCTATCGAATGCAGACACGCCTATGACTGCAAAAAAGTATATACTGCAAGTGGGAGATGGTACAATTGCTCAAGTCGTCCTTGTACTTTTCTACACCCAAATGAGAGTAAGCAAGAGATGCTTGCCAGGATTGGTACGGTTGAACCATATTTCTCCCCATTTGAATTAGAAACAAATTCGTACGCAATTACAACATAGAAACATATGGAGTCGTACATATGACATGTTTTATTTTACGTTACATAATGTAACATAAATCTCTTGTTGAAAATTTCAATAAATTATTTTATATGCCTTTCGCCACTTCTGAGTACCGTTCGCGTAGATCCCCTTATCTATGATACTTCCCTTCTATCCACCATTCCCGCGTACCGATCCCATAAATTATTGCTGGCTGATCCCCATCTCTATGCCGTTTTCCTTCCTTATACCATTCCTGTATACCGTCCACGGAAATTGATGCCGGTTTATCTCCATCTCTATGCAGATTCCCGTCCTTATACCAACACTGTTCACCATCCGCAAAGATTATTGCCGGTTGATCTCCTTCTCTATGCCGCTTCCCTTCCTTCCACCACTCCTGAGTGCCGTCCGAGTCGATTACAGCCGGTTGATCCCCTTCTCTATGATATTTCCCTTCCTTCCACCACTCTCGAGTACCGTTCGCGAAGATCATTGCCGGTTGATCACCGTCTCTATGACGATACCCTTCCTTATACCATCTCTGAGTACCTTTCCTGTTGATTATTACTGGTCCATCATAATTATGAGGTTGGTGATGTAGACATATCCTATACACATACCGCCAATCCTCTAGAAATAACTCGTTGAGGTACCTATTCGCTCCACATAGATTATTGATCTCTTCACGGAAGAGAAATCGTGAAACAACAGATTGTAGTATGCTTCTGAGATCTGGTTGACATATATTAGAATTATTAGAATTAGTAGAATTAGTAGACATAGTGTTGTTATGTGGATATAACAATACTTAATACAAAAAATCATTTTATACGCTTCCCTTCTATGCACCATATCCGAGTACCGTCCGAGTAGATTATTGCCGGTCGACCCCCTTCTCTATGACATTTCCCTTCCTTATACCAGTGTTTACAGTCCTTAGAAATAATTGCCGGGTTATCCCCTTCTCTATGACGATTCCCTTCCTTCCACCACTCCTGTCTACCGCGCGCGAATATTATTGCCGGTTGATCCCCGTCTCTATGAACCTTCCCTTCCTTCCACCAGTACTGATCATCGTCCGCGTAGATTGCTGCCGGTTGATCCCCTCCTCTATGAAGCTTCCCTTCCTTATACCAGCACTGATCACCATAAGCGTTGACTACTGTTGGTCCATCATAATTATTAGGTTGGTGATGCAGACATATCCTATACACATACCGCCAATCCTCTAGAAATAACTCGTTGAGGTACGCATTCGCTCCACACATATTATTGATCTCTTCACGGAAGAGGAATCGTGAAACAACGGATTGTAGTATGCTTTTGAGATCTGGTTGACATATATTAGTAGAATTATTAGAATTAGTAGACATAGTGTTGTTATGTGGATATAACAATACTTAATACAAAAAATCATTTTATAAAATGCCCTTCCTTATACCAGCACTGAGTACCGCTCACGTAGATTATTGCCGGTTGATCCCCGACTCTATGAAACTTCCCTTCCTTATACCATACCTGATTACCGCCCGCGTAGATTACTGCCGGTTGATCCCCTTCTCTATGTAACTTCCCTTCCTTATACCAGTGCTGAGTACCGTTCGCGTCGATTATTGCCGGTTGATCCCCTTCTCTATGAATCTTTCCGTCCTTATACCACACCTGAGTACCGTCCGCGTAGATTTTTGCCGGTTGATCTCCTTCTCTATGACGCTTCCCTTCCTTCCACCAAGACTGATCACCGTTATTGTGGATTTCTGCCGGTTGATCCCCGTCTCTATGATATTTTCCTTCCTTATACCAGAAATGAGTACCTTCCTCGTCGATTACAGCCGGTCCATCATAACTATGAGGTTGAATATGCAAACATATCCTATACACATACCGCCAATCCTCAATGAATAACTCGTTAAGGTACGTATTCGCTCCACACATATTGTTGACCTCTTCCGTGAAGAGGAATCGTGAAACAATACATTGTAGTATGCTTCTGAGGTCTAGTCGACATATATTAGTAGAATTATTAGAATTAGTAGACATAGTGTTGTTATGTTGATATAACAATACTTAATACAACAAATCATTTTAATTATTTTATACGCTTCCCTTCTATGCACCATATCCGAGTACCGTCCGAGTCGATTATTGCCGGTCGACCCCCTTCTCTATGACATTTCCCTTCCTTATACCAGTGTTTACAGCCCTTAAAAATCATTGCCGGGTTATCCCCTTCTCTATGACATTTCCCTTCCTTATACCACAACCGACAACCGGTCGCGAAGATCATTGCCGGTTGATCCCCGTCTCTATGCCACTTCCCTTCCTTATACCATTCCTGAGTACCTTCCTCGTCGATTACAGCCTGTCCATCATAATTATTAGGTTGGTGATGCAGACATATCCTATACACATACCGCCAATCCGCTAGAAATAACTCGTTGAGGTACGCATTCGCTCCACACATATTATTGATCTCTTCACGGAAGAGGAATCGTGAAACAACGGATTGTAGTATGCTTTTGAGATCTGTTTGACATATATTAGAGATGGCAGACATAGTTTTTGTTATATGGATATAACAATACTTAATACAACAAATCATTTTAATTATTTTATACGCTTCCCTTCCTTATACCAGAACTGAGTACCGTGTGCGTAAACTACCGCTGGTTGATCCCCTTCTCTATGATAATTCCCTTCTTTATACCATGCATGAGAACCGTCCACATAGATTCTTGCCGGTTGATCCCCGTCTCTATGAAGCTTCCCTTCTTTATACCAATGCTGTTCACCCCTCCAATAAATTATAGCTGGTTGATCTCCTTCTCTATGTAACTTCCCTTCCTTATACCACTCACTACCAGTCATCCGTACTACTGCCGGTTGATCCCCGTCTCTATGCCGCACCCCTTTCTTCCACCAGCACATGGTACCGTTTAGGGAGATTTCTGCCGGTTGATCCCCGTCTCTATGATGCTTCCCTTCCTTCCACCACTCCTGCCTACCGTTCATGAAGAATATTGCCGGTTTATCCTCTTCTCTATGGAACTTCCCTTCCTTATACCAGAAATGAGTACCTTCCTCGCCGATTACAGCCTGTCCGTCATAATTATGAGGTTGGTGATGCAGACATATTCTATATACATACCGCCAATCCTCGATGAATAACTCGTTGAGGTACGCATTCGCTCCACACATATTATTGATCTCTTCACGGTATAGGAATCGTGAAACAACGGATTGTAGTATGCTTCTGAGATCTAGTCGACATATATTATTAGGGTTAGTAGACATAGTGTTGTTATGGTGGATATAACAATACTTGAGGTGATAATTCATTTTAAATTGATTTTTACTTATAGAATCAAAGGATTATTATGTATGGGTTGTTCAAATAGTAGTGAGAAATTAACGATTGAAGAGAAGGAATCGTATGATGATGGGTCACCCAAATTGTTGATTACATATAAGATGAAGAAAGGTGAACGCATAAAACATGGGTGGGATATATCTTGGTATAAAGATGGTAAAGAGATGTATAAAGCTTTGTTTCATGAGGGTAAAGTGGTAGGGGAGAGCAAAGGTTGGTATGAAGATGGGATTCCGAAATTTGTGAAGACTTATATAGACGGTCAAATTGTTACTCATACAATATATCATAAGAATGGTAATGTAGCGAAGACAATCTCATATGTGAACGACAAGAAGCACGGACCTTCTCATCGATGGAACGAGAAAGGGGATCTTATTGAAAAGGGCGAATGGGTGCGAGACGAACCTAGTTACATATTTATATATGAGGACGGAAGTCTGTCCACTTCGCGATATTATATCTATGATGATATACGCGTTATGGAAGAGGTCGTACAACTGATAAAAGACAGCGTGTCCATATTGTGTGGATTTCATTATATGGGGGAAGGAGAGGCTGTATTTGTTACAGATAGGGATGGTGTGAAACAAACAATTTTTATGGTGAAGTTTGAGAGAAAGAAAGTATTGTTTAACGCATTCAAGGCTCGTTTTAAAGAGTCCGATTGGGGCAAGTGGAAAGATATCTAGAAGTGACATACAATCATACAATCATACAAGCACAGGTTGACCGTCCTCCTCGAAATCGAAATAGGAGAGTTCGCACAGCATATCCGGATGCAAGAAGTAGGGGGATGCATAACCACATCTGGTCCATTCTTGTGAATAAAGAACGATTAGATTGTCATTGTCGTCATCGCCGTATAAGATATATGATTCAGCTTGACCGTTGCTGTACCAGGTGATCTCCGCTTGATATGGTGTCCACAATCCGACCTCCTCATTGTAGACGAACATCTTCTTCTTCGTTCTTCCATTGAGATAGAGATCTCTTTCTGCCGCGAACTCGTGCCATTTATTATTGTCTATTATATATGAACTCTCTCCAGTGGGAGAGAGTTCAGGTTCCAAGTCCATCATACAAGAGAGGTTCTCTGCGAGATAATCATCAATACTTGCACACTCCATTCCTCATATCTTATCAGGAGAATGCTTACATATTCAATTGTAGAGGTAAAATGTGCTTATCCTTACACACAACGGAATCATCCGTGTTTTGAAGGGGAATGTGTGCCTAATGTTGATATGCATATCACAATGTTGTGTGAACAATCATCTACCTATCTTACAGGCCATTGATAGACGTTTAAAGATATGGGGCAATTATATAATGATTATAGATGAATCCGTGTTTGTATTTCACGTAATACCATTTCTATCTCTTACAGAGTTACAATTCCTTCCTTACGTCGCTAGGAAGTGGTCGATATACATGAAATCGAATGAGAAATATGTTTATAGTCTTCCATTAGATTTTGAGTCTCGTGAAGTATTGGCTTCGCGTGCTTTAGATGCCGGGAAAGTCAATATACTCAAATCTCTGGACTTGCAGAACCCATCAAGTGTTCTGATACATAATATATTTAGAAAAAAGTTGTGGGATGTAGTTGAGACTGGTATATATGCAAAGTGGAAGTTTAATGAGTTACAGATGTGTAAAATCTTGGAGATTTTTTATGATACAGAAACTTACCAAGTATACACGGAGAATTATAAAAATTCACGAAACTATGCGATTAGGGCTGAAGATTTGTTTGATATGTCGAAAGTGTTGCATGTTGGACAGGAGTCAACATGTGATTTAGGATATAATAACATATATACCAATGCATTTATGGAATTAGTTAACAATAATTGTGTCGATATAGTTGCGACTGATTTAGTGTATAGGGATGGAGATAGTCAGTTACGTAGACTAAATGAACGTTGTTACATATTACGACCGGGGAGGTATTTTGACGGGTATTATAATATTCGAGTGAATGGTTTATCCAACAATTTTAAGGTTTTGTTAGAGGGTAATTGGGATACCGTTGACTTTGATCATGTTTTAAGGAAAAATTGTATTATCCCGGTTAATGGTTTGGTATGGACAGATTTAGGTATACATATTGTGTTGGATGAAGAGATTGATGACATTACTGTGACAGTCACAGCAACGATAATGGACAAGGATTTGCGTCTAACAACAAGTGATTACATGATTGTAATTGATAATATGTGCTTCGGAGGCGGCTGCTTTACAAAGTTAAAGACAGAGAGTACTCTAATAAATGGCTAACTTGATGGAACCGGTTATGATGGACAAGGATTGGATTATCGATCGTCTTAAAGAGCTCGCCGCGGATGAAAAATACGGTAATGCTGAGATTGTTTGCAAGGCGGCGCTAGCCTACTACAACGAGAAGGTACGCGATGATCTAGATATCTATCCGGGTAGTGTTACTTTGGGAGCGTACTGCTATCACTTCGAAAAGATTGCATACAGAAAGAAAGAGGGAGACTATGTGGTTATCTCAATGTACGTGGATTCTCTTAATCAACACCCGGGTGGAGGAATGTGGGGTGGGGAGGATGGATTGACTCTTTTTGAAAGTAAAATGCAGAATGATGATCGTATGTATAACTGGGTATGCGAAATCTTAGATCGCCGAATTTTCTACTCTGCGGAAGATCTTATCTCCAACTACGAGAAGAAATGTGGAAACTGTTACAATACATGGACTGCCCCATCTGTGCAAGACAAGGTTCAAGAGAGAAATGAGAGCGATATCTCTAAGATTAAGGAGTGGATGAGTCAGCTATAATATATCACAAATGATTTAAGAAGTCTGTATATTTATGTATATTATATACAGACATGGAAGATCGATTGATAGAAGAGTTCGGATGTCAGCGTATCAGTGCAGACCAGAAAGCGAGAATTGAGAGATTATCAAGGAGACCTCTACATCGTTTTCTCAAACGAGATATTTTTGTTACACATCGTGATCTTGATAGAATCTTAGATGCAGTTGAAGCAGGCGAAGAGTTCTACATTTATACAGGTCGCGGCCCGACGTCGCCGACCATGCATGTTGGTCACCTTATCCCGTTTCAGTTCGCCCAATATCTACAAGAGGTATTTGGAGCTTTTGTTGTGATCCAGATTACAGACGATGAGAAGTACTTATTCAGAGGGTTAGAGATGGATGAAATCCGTACGAATACCATAGCTAATATTCGTGATATAATCGCATGTGGTTTCAATATGGATCGTACATTCATCTTTAGTAATCTAGCGTACTTTGGCGAGATGTATGGGAGTGTTCTTCGTATCCAGAGGAGAATTACTAACAACCAGTCGCGAGCGGCTTTCGGTATCGAGGGGATTGACAATATTGGGAAGACTGCATATGTTGCTACACAGGCTGCTCCAGCATTTGCGTCAACATTCCCTTTTCTGAAAAAAGGAACGATGTGTTTGGTTCCACAAGGATTAGATCAAGATCCGTACTTTCGTCTAACACGGGATGTTGCAGAGAAAATGAACGAGCCCAAGCCTGCTCTGATTCATAGCGGGTTTATACCTTCTCTAAAAGGCATGACGGATAAGATGAGTTCAAGTGATTCAACATCTGTAATCTTTCTTACTGATTCTCCAAAGGTAATACGTGAGAAAATATTTCGCTCTGTAACTGGTGGACGCGACACGAAGGAAGATCAACTGAAGAGGGGGGTCTGATCTCTCACTCGACGTTCCGTATCACTATCTTCGCGTGTTCATGGAGGATGATCATGAACTGGAGGAGATCACTGAACGATATGGGTCACAGAGCGAATATTTTCCGAAGATGATGTGTGGGGATGTAAAGAAGCGATGTGTGGAGGTAATTCAAGACGTTGTAGCAAATCATAGGAATCGTCTGGGAAATGTACCGGAAGACGTGAGTACATTTGCACGTATTCTCCAACCAGACAAATGACAAGGATACGACCAAATTAGACGTTCGTTTTTAAGACGGATAACTAATCAAATATTGTTTATCAGATCCATTATTTGGACCACGGATTCGTGACATTTATTGCAATAGCCCAACTTCCTTGTTGTCTACCTTGTCTTGTACCATGTTGTCTACGATTTTGGCGTGTGTTACTACGACCGATGTACTTACTGCCTTCGCCTATGTATCCATCCTCTCTCATTTTCTTCCAAACTCTTCCAATATTTACACAGTCGTCAATACCCGAGTGTTGTCTGCCTATAAATCCGATGTTTAGGAATTGTGTCATATGTCCGAGACCTTTTGGCGACTCGTTGTAAAATGATGCGAATTCTCGCTTGATATTAATCCAATTGTTATACCACCAGGGTTTCTCAAGATGAGAGAGCTGGCATTGTTGTGGTAACATTGTCTTCAAGTCCCAGTCTCCACATGTAATGAAGATACTGTTTGGGTACTTTTCTGCCCATGCATTGTATTGAGTAAACGCATCGCGGAACTGGACAGCTTGGTCGACAGTCTCCTGTTCAATTCCTGTGAGAGACGTGCAGAATTTCGTGAGTTGAGGGTGATGAATTGGCTTAACATAGATTTGGATCCGATCTACCTCTTCTAGGGTCTTACCATCCAAAACTACCGAAGGGAATTCAATGATTTCTTGCGGACGTATTCTTTTCTCTTCAAGACAGGTCGCTTCAAAATCGAGCACGATGAAATGCTCAAAATCCATGCTACTTATGTAGAACTGTTTAAGCATGTTTTAGGTCCTGTTATCGCTTCATACTAATTGTTAAAATTGATTTAAATCCATGCATATCACATGAAAGGTCATGGCTTTGAGATTCTTGTTGAACAAAACATTCGGCAGAGATGCTGATGATACACAAAAAGGTATGGAGGAAGGTATGGAGGAAGATATGGAGGAAGATATGGAGGAAGATGAGGAGGAAGAGGAACAGAGTTCGATAGATTTCCTACAATCTATGGTATACGATAACGGTCAAGTTAAGATTTATGAATGTACAGCGAGAGATCTCATTCCTACAGTTAAGCTATATGGGGCTCAGAGAGCCGTTAATTCAGCACACGTGAAATCATTAGTAAAGTCATTGCGCGAAACTGAATTTCTTGTAGGAACATTTAAGCTAATTAGAGACCACAATGACGAGGTACGCTGCATCGACGGTCAACATCGCATATTAGCGCTGCGACAGATTATGGAAAATGACTCAAAGTTCAACATTGATACTGTCATTGAACTATATGAGACAGATGACATAGATTCTGAGTATTCCGCGTCATTGTTCCGCCTAGCAAATAATAGTTTGAATGTTAATGAAAAAGATATGCCCGAAATTGGCGCACAACGTATAATAGCAGAATTAATGAGCGAGTTTCCGGGATCAATTGTGGACACTCAGCCAGGAAAGCGAGTAAATCGTCCGCGTCTCAACCGAAAAGACTTATACGAGATATTAAAGAAAGAAACTGTTAATATGCCATGGCAGGATATTCTTGCCGCAATTCGTCGATTGAATATTCACTTAGGGATATCACCACGTCGTCGCAATATATCTCAAAATATATACGATAAGGCAAGAAAATCTGGATTCTATATTGGTATCTTCAAAAATTTCGCATGGGTAGATATGTTGACTATTCGATAGACTAAGGAAGTATCAAAAATGATATAGCACACTACAATTTGTTGCTCGATCCTCTAAACATATTGTTAATATGTGTGGAGTATATATATCAACGAATTATTACTTGCGAAATGTATACGTATGCGTATTCAATTCCCTCAAGAACTCATGATATTTATAAGGAATACCAATCTAATGGATAATAAAACTCAATCGTAGCAGATTTAATCAAGTTGTTCATAAAAATATGTGTCCAATATGTATTTCTTGTTTTCATACGTTTCGCAATACGGAATTTGTCATCGCTCTCCTCGATCTCATCGCTCTTCTCGATCTCATCGCTCTCATCGCTGCTTCGGAAACGCTTGACACATGTAGAGTTATCCATATCTTTATCTTAGACATTATTTTTTAAATGGTACTTCGAATCATAAAGATATTTGTACATTAACAACCTATTTACCCAGATATATTCAGGTATATTCAGGTATATTCAGGTATATTCAGGCAGTCGACTAGTCAACTGTCTTATTTTCTGAGATAAAAATTGAATAAATAACTAACCATTTATCGGTAAGTCGATGCTAGTATTTGTCTACGGGACGCTTATGCAGGGATACCCCAATCACCACTATCTGTCAAACTCTAAATACTTAGGCAGATGTATCACGCAAAACAAATTTACATTGCTCACAGACGGTATCATACCCTATCTCTCACGTGAAATAGCAGCGCATCATATCTCAGGCGAATTGTATGATGTTAACGAAACAGATATTGAATCCCTTGACATGCTCGAAAGCAGGTATATAAGAAGTGAGATAGATGTGGAGCTGATGGATGGAGCTGTACATACTGCTGGTGTGTATTTCAAAGAAGATAAGAATATGGTTTATGTGGTTCCAAGCGGCGATTATCGAGATATTATGTCTCCAGACGATTTTTAGTTTTCAATGTAATAAATGACTGACCGATCAGAAATATGTTCGTTTTCACGATATGGCATAGAATTGGAAACATGCATACATACTCTCGGAACGGAAGACGAAACTCTCGCTCAGACATATGACATACTTGATTACACGTTTAATAATATCACAGCCCAACTAAAAGATCTTGGGGTAATAGATCAGAATACCTTACAATTCGACTGGGTGATCGGAAATGGAGACAAAACACATTACGTTGTATGGGGAATTGAGACTGACAATACGGTCAAATGCGCGGGCGATGAAGTTGGGACCTGTTTTTCACAAAACGAATTCGTTGATTGTGGAGGTGTCCCTTTTCACCCTGTTGAGTTCGTATCTCCTATATTGGATGTGAGAGATAATTTTTCTCAGATTGATATTGTCTTCAATAATTACTTCATGAACAATTCATGTCTCTACATGTTTAATATCACACAAGGGCTCCATATTCATATCAGCAATCCGGGTATGGATCTTCGCAAGTTTATCATGATGTGGTACAATTTTGAACCCCTAATTATGGAATTCTTATCACCCGAACGCCGCCAATATCTTAACACGACAGAGTTCCCATATAATTGGTCTCTACCTCTATACAAAATTGTTAACGATGACAACATGACGTCTATAGACGAACTTTTAGAGGAAGTTACTGATACGAAAGCATGTTCCGTGTATATTGTGGATACTGTTAATCCTAGAGTCGAAATTCGCGCTCACGAGGGAACAATGGATTATGCAAAAGTGAAATCGTGGATTGTGTTCTGCAATATGCTAGTGTGTGCTTCTATTGAATATCCCCTAATTGATATCGATATATCCAATTGGTATGACGGAAACAGTGCAGGAGGATTCATAGAGAAGTATAAAAACATGAATAATGCTCTCGCTGATCTCACAGCAACATATGATATTCCTGCACCAACATGACCTGTGATTCAAAATCTTGTAGTGTGAGCTGATTGAGTTAAGCATATACAAAGGAATGTAAATCGAAAAAATGATTTATCACATCGAGTATTGTTATATATTAACAATACTATGTCTACAATCTTTAATATTTGTCAATCAAATCTCAGGAGTATACTACAATCTGTTGTTTCACAATTCCTATACCGTGAAGAGATCAATAATATGTGTGGGGCGAATACGTACCTCAACGAGTTATTTACGGAGGATTGGCAGTATGTTTATAGGATATGTCTGCATGTTCAACCGCATAATTATGATGGATCAGCAATAATCGACGCGAACGGTACTCAGTGCTGGTATAAGGAAGGGAAGACTCATAGAGAAGGGGATCAACCGGCAAGAATCTGCGCGAACGGTGGTCAGGCATGGTATAATAAGGAAGGGAAACTTCATAGAGGCGGAGATCAACCGGCAATAATCCGCGCGAATGGTGATCAGGCATGGTATAAGGAAGGGAAGCTTCATAGAGAAGGTGATCAACCAGCAGGAATACTTACAGGCGGTACTCAGTTCTGGTATAAGGAAGGGAAGTATCATAGAGATGGGGATCAACCGGCAAAAATCTTCTCGAATGGTTACCAAGAGTGGTATAAGGAAGGGAAGTTGCATAGAGACGGTGATCAACCGGCAATATTCTTCGCGGATGGTAGTCAGGAGTGGTATAAGGAAGGGAAACGGCATAGAGACGGGGATCAACCGGCAAGAATCTGCGCGAACGGTGATCAGGCATGGTATAAGGAAGGGAAGCGTCATAGAGACGGGGATCAACCGGCAATAATCGAGGCGAACGGTGATCAGGGATGGTGGATAGAAGGGGAAGAGTGTCATAGAGACGGAGACCAACCTTTGTAATATATGCAGGTAGTATTTGTAGGAGCTGGCAGTAGTATAAGGAAGGAAAGATTCATAGAGAAGGGGATCAACCGGTAATAATCTACGCGGATGGTAGGCAGATCTGGTATAAGGAGTTATTAAATATAGACAAAAAATGATTTATCATGTCAAGTATTGTTATGCAAAATAACAATACTATGTCTACGGTCTCTAATATATGTCAACCCTATATGAGGAGTATACTACAATCTGTTGTTTCACAATTCCTATACCGTGAAGAGATCAATAATATGTGTGGGGCGAATACGTACCTCAACGAGTTATTCACGGAAGATTGGCGGTATGTTTATAGGATATGCTTGCATCACCAACCGCATAATTATGATGGATCAGCAATAATCGACGCGGACGGTAATCAGCGGTGGTATAAGGACGGGACGCATCATAGAGACGGAGATCAATCGGCAATAATCTACCCAGACGGTACTCAGGAGTGGTGGAAGGAAGGGAAATGGCATAGAAACGGAGATCAACCGGCAATAATCAACACGAGCGGCGATCAGGAGTGGTTTAAGGAAGGGAATCGTCATAGAGACGGGGATCAACCGGCAATAATCAACGCGAACGGTTATCAGGCATGGTATAAGGAAGGGAAACTTCATAGAGACGGGGATCAACCAGCAGTAATCTACGATAGCGGTACTAAGTACTGGTATAAGGAAGGGAAGTGTCATAGAGAAGGGGATCAACCGGCAATAATCTGCGCGGACGGTACTCAGTCTTGGTGGAAGGAAGGGAAGCGGCATAGAGACGGGGATAAACCGGCAAAAACCATCGCAAGCGGTTATCAGGAGTGGTGGAAGGAAGGGAAGCGTATAAAATAATTAAAATGATTTGTTGTATTAAATATTGTTATATCCATATAACAACACTAATGTCTACCATCTCTATTAATATTTGTCGACCAGATCTCAGGAGTGTAATACAATCGGTTATTTCACGATTCCTATACCGTGAAGAGATCAATAATCTATGTGGGACGAATACGTACCTCAACGAGTTATATCTCGAGGATTGGCGGTATGTTTATAGGATATGTCTGCATTACCAACCTCATAATTATGATGGACTAGCAATAATAAACATGGATGGTGATCAGTGCTGGTATAAGGAAGGGAAGCTTCATAGAGGAGGGGATCAACCGGCAGCAATCTACGCGGACGATGATCAGTACTGGTTGAAGGAAGGGAAGGTTCATAGAGACGGGGATCAACCGGCAATAATATTCGCGCACGGTGGTCAGGAGTGGTGGAAGGAAGGAAAGTTGTATAGAGACGAAGATCAACCAGCAATAATTTACGCGGACGGTGGTCAGGAGTGGTGGAAGGAAGGAAAGTACCATAGAGAAGGGGATCAACCGGCAGTAATCTACGCGAACGGTGATCAGTACTGGTATAAGGAAGGGAATTATCATAGAGACGGGGATCAACCGGCAATAATCTACGCGAACGGTGATCAGGTGTGGTGGAAGGAAGGGAATCGTCATAGAGACGGGGATCAACCGGCAGTAATCTACGCGGATGGTAGGAAGATCTGGTATAAGGAAGGCGTGATGTATATTCCACAACTATAAAAATGAAAAAAAAAATGTGAGGAGTATGACTTTAAGATATAATGAACAGAAAGATACTCAAATTGTTTGTCAAATTACCTCGTGATGTGCGCGAGATCGTAGAGACTGATATTGATTCGTATCTGTACGAGACGATTCACAAACCAAATCAAAAATCTTGTATTGATCATCTTAAGCAGTGCCTATGGTGGTATCCAGAGTCAGGATTCCATCCTCTGAAACCGTGTAAGAAAATAGCGAATCTTCTTCTGTTAGATGAGGGACTTGTTACGGGAAGTCGAATTCATGGAAATCTCCTCAACTATCTTATGAATAGAGGCATGTTTTTATCGAAGAATAATTTTGCATCTTATGCTGTGCTTGATGACGAATTATACAGTTTAGCTAGAGCTAACTGTTATTACATGTCTATATCGCATTTATATGAGAAGATATTGTTAGAATGTACACGGTCGTCAGTAAGTGTAAGTGTACTTTCTATTGCCTACCGCAACCGCAACAAGGAATTCTAGTTTGGTAGCTTATAATTTGAACGCATACTATACATAATGTTCTGAGCAGTAGATAGCATATCTCTAGCAACTAGTCCATTAGGTCCACGCATCCCATGTGTCTCCCTCGGTATCTCATCACTTGACGAAATCAACGAGATATCGATGTACGTCTCAAAAAAATTATCGTGAGCGATATCTGCCATTTCATCACGATCTGTAAAGATACGCAGAGTTGACGGAGGCTTTAAAACTGTACCAATCAAATCGTAAATTATATTGCTAGTATCTATTGAAACAAGAGCACGTTCAACTATACCTACGATCCCTTCTTCACGGACTGCTTGGAGATATGCGGACGCGTAAATCATAGTCATCTTCATGTCTTCGCGTATCGGTACAGGAACGTCCAGAGTTTTAATTTTCTTATTCATGAGATTAATATCAGAGAGGTCAAATTCCAACTTGATTGGGTCGTCAGATGTTTTAAGAACGAAAATATTGCTAGCTTTCCCAGAGGTCCTAATAACCTCGCTTACTTTGTCAAAATGCTGCGCATCAATCAATACATCGTATTTGTTCATTTCATCTCCTCTTCTATTTCTTTAAGTTAGCATAGAATTGTAATTAAGAGAGTATCACTATCCAAAACGAATAGAAGTTATGCAACTTATATCTTTGACTAGGCTATATTGTTGTCGATAGTCGGATGACCAATAACCTTGTAGATTTCTTGTGGGTTCCGTATGTATTCTTCGATTATATTTTCTCTCGGTTTTGCGTAAATGTATTGGCAGCCAGGTTTCTTCGGGAATACTTTTTCGCTCCAATGATTTGTGAGACGATTTCCAACCAAGTATCCCTCTCGCGCTCTTACAGCCCTCCGCGAGACTTCATCCTTAGGTCTATAACATACGTAGATGACCCCTCGCCATCCTCTCCAGAAATCAGTATTATTATCTTCTATGACTGATGAGTTTCTGGCTGAATGCACAGTCGATGAAGACCACACGATAAAACTACCCTTATCAGAAAGTATTGGCACTTGCCATTGAAGTCCGTGTTCCTCGCATATCCTTTTCACTTTTGCCTGCTTCTTGATCAAACACCAATTAGTTTTATCATCTTCTTCTACTCCCTCCTCATCCAATATCTCATTGTACAGGACATGACTCCCAGGAGTCGCCCGGAAACATGCTGTTGTTTGTGTTAGTACAGCTTGGCCCTGTACACACATCCACGGCTCATGCCTCACAGTTTGGTCAAGATGTGGCCAATCTTTCTGTTTCTTCTCATTTGCCATCTCGTTTGGTACAATGTTTATGCCATCAAATGAAGTGTAGAAATCATTCACCTCTTTTTTCCTCAGATCAGAATATAACACTTCGAAAATCATCCTCACACGAGGGTCGCCGCGAATATCCCATACAGGTTGGATGTGTCCAACCAGACATTGGAAAAGACCTGGGCGCGTTTGTGGTGGGAGCTTGGCAGTTGTCCATGTCCCCCTAATGTCATCTCTCTTAATTCCGGTACCAAGATTCTCGAAACAATTAATAATCTCGTTCATCTTCCAGTCACATTCCTCAGGATCAAAAACATCCGAGATAATTGCGACTCCATATTTCCGGAAGGTTTCGCATAACTTCTTTGAGAAGTGTTCATCATAGAAACTGACTTTCAGATCCATAGTCATCATTATTAGAGATATACCATAAATTCATTTCAGACAGAAAAATGAATTATATCTGTGTCTCAATTTGAGGAGACATGAATGATATAGAACTTCTGATTATATCGCAGTTAAAGGAAACGCACAAAAATGAAGTAGACCGATTAAAAGGACAAATTAACAGGCAATGTTTACAACTCCAACAATTGCAGGAGTTAGTGTCTAATGAGGTTGCTGTTTGTATAGGATGCAATTCCTTTGCTTACAAAGATAACATGGGACTGTGTAATATATGTAATGAAGATTTCTGCGAAATATGTATGGAGGAATTTACAACATGTCAACAGTGGATGCAATGTAAAAACTGCCGCCTTCGCTACTGGCACTAAATTGCGTTATAGAAAGTTCGTTTAAAAATGAAATAATGAAGAATCAAAGTTAGAATCGATATAAGATATGAAGAAATATAATTCAATCAACGGTACAGGACGTAAAGACGCTGTACAGCGTTTTTTCAATACATTACCTATCGGTAGAGAATGCGTTGCTACAGAGAAAGCAGACGGCTGTAACTTCTCAGTACAGGTTGATCTGACAGACGGAATTGTAAAGTATGCACGCCGCGAAGGCATTCTAGATTTAGATGAAAAGTTAATAAAGACAACCTGCGGAACGTGGCAAGAGTTAATGCAGGATATGAAGCCAAACTTCGACGCAGCTACTAAAATTATTCGCGAAAGATATCCAGATGCCGAGCACGTCTCTTTCTTCGGAGAACTCATTGGATCAAGTGTGTACAACCGAGTATATTATGGCGACATGCTATCATTCTATGGATTTGATATCTATATCGGTGCGAAACCTCCTGTAGATAAGAGGACTCCACATGATCGCTATCTGGATTTTGATGAGATGATTGAGATATACGACGCGGCAGGTATCTTTCGAGTTATCATCATCCGCTCAGGACCGCTACAAGATCTTCTCAACATGAATCCGGATATCCCATCTGAGATTGGGGCAATACTATGTGGTACTGACACGAGCAATATTTCAGAAGGAGTTGTAATCCTACCCAAGGTCAACTGCTATACAGACAAGGGTGAAAGATGTATCTTGAAGCACAAGTCGTCCAAGTTCGCAGATAGAAAGAAACCAAAAGTATATAAGCTTCAAGACAAGACTCTCAGTGAAGAGTCACAAGAGGTGGTGCAAATTCTCCTCCAATTCAACACCCAAAACAGAGTTATCGATACTTTGTCCAAGATGAACCCTGACGACCCTCGTGGGAAGATTTGTTTCGCTGTCTTCCAAGATATCCTAAACTCAGCGAAGGAAGAATGTGATATCAATCTCAAAGAATATCAACAGAAGCGTGAAATCACTGCGGCGGTGATGAGAGAAATACAAATTCTAGTGCCCGAGAAGATATAGAAAATATGCTTATATGCTTATATGCTTATGCTGCTTATGCATCGTTCCTTGTACGGGAATTAATCAATTATCGTGACTCGAAAAATCATCACCCCGTAACGTAAGAATTGTATCTGTGAAACTAGAGTACTTGGAACCTTTGAAGTACTTTGTAGAGGCACATACATATATATCGATTGCAGCGTGTGCAAGAGTCGTAAGACGTTCATCGTGTCTCGAATCACCCTCAATACCAGTATAAAAGTACACACGATCTGGATATGCATCCAAGAATTTCTTCTGAGTACCTGAATTATCAGTAGCCAAGAAGATAGGAGTGTCTGATGGAAGAGAATCAACATACGAAGTGAATATACTATCTGGTGAATAATCGTTCTCTTCAGTTTCTTGTTGGACGTGACCATATGTTCGATGCTTAATATGATCAGTTCTCCTTATGTGAAGAGATACACCGTTCCTCAAGTTATATTTTGTGAGAATATTATTCACTATTGTTTGTAATTCCGGTCTCAGACGCAAATTACTGAACAGTCTATACTTTTCAGTATCGTCAATAGGAAGTCCATGACGTAGAGATATTTGCTCGAAATTCTCAACCCCTCGGTAATCGTAATTACCCCATTCTCCCCAGTCAACAAATTCCACATCAGGTAGTGGTAAGAAAATATCCAGGAATTTACCTGGACAATCTCTCTCATTTGGCCAATAAACTTTAAGAGGTTTGTTTAATCGTTTATGCCCTAACAATACTCGGAGACGGTTTCCGAGACCAGCGAGAGGTCGTATAGTAAGGTAATAAGATCTTCTCCATCTTTGGCCTATAGCTATGGCTGCTACAATAACAATAAGTCCAATCATAGTTCCAATATGAGATCGGTATTTCGTGAATACCAATACAAGAACTAGACATGTAATAACGACCGATATCCCATATAAGTAGGGATGAACAACATTCGGTACACGAAGGGAGATCACGAATAAAGATATCAGAAGTATTGCTGCTATCGCCAGAAAATATACACTCATAATTCTTGTGATATGGATATCTTAAGACGTGTATATAGATGATATCCATTCTAAAAAAGACCAAGCGATCATATACCGGGAAATTTCGTACTGAATTAAGTTCTCTAAAAATGATTTAGAGAACCTAAATCACATAACAAGTGTCGAATGTTCCCTATCTATAAGCTTCCTGAGGATATTCAAGAGCTCATTTTCTACATAATATCGTCCTGTTATTACAGTGAGTGTGTAAACGAGATACAGGAAATTCTAAACAACGCTATGCTACGCCTGAAATCATCATATGATTGGAGGTGGTACGAGGATATCGCAAAAAAAGAATGTAATAGGTATATATGGGAATGCTATAGTGCTGTGAAAATTTTCGGTCTACGTTTCAGCCTTCTACTTACTCGTCGGAAGTCACGTCTTCGCGCTCCTGAGATGAGTACGGTCATACACATTGAAACTGCAATCCTAGAAAATAAAAACTTCAGACAAGAACTAATAGAGACAAGCGACGATGGAGAAGAGACAGATAGACATCGAGAAGTACTTACATGTAAAATGGAAATATATTATAGTTACCAAATGAAGCACTTTCCTTCGAGACGCAAGGGCGGACGATTCGAACAATTCGATCTCAAGAAGCTATTAGGAATTACCAAGACCTGCGCACTAGACAATTTCGTGCATTAATCCATATACATTTCAGTGTGCTAGTCATTTAATTTAAAGATTTGTCTTCAATATCTAAATGGATAAAGAAGATCCCCGTGTCGTAGAAAAGGAGGAGAAATTCTACGGCGAACTTTGCAGAATCAGATACGACGACGAGACAATTGGTACGCATATCGACGAGTTAGTGCGAAAGTATGGCACAAGTCGCACGCGACTTCTAAAAATTGAGAGAAAATATTCATCCAAAAACATTTGAAAAGGAATTCAACTTTACATCATATTCCAAATTCTATAAGTCTTCAAAAATAAAAAACACACAATTTGGAATGTTTTTTAGCGTAGCCAGTATACTTTGGTGATTGCACGGTTTAATTCACGGTTTGGAATGTTTTTTAACGTAGCCAGTTGATAGAGTCTCCAACAGGTAGGAAGTCACTTCCTACCTATTGGAGAGACGAGTACTGGCTACGTTAAAAAACATTCCAAATTGTGTGTTTGAGATTTCACATGAAATCTGAACATGAAGATTTTGATTCCGTACAATTGATTATCTTTCAATATACTTACAAATAACTAAATGCCGAGAACAACAAAATTACAATGTGAGGATTGTGGTAGTTTCCTCCATAAACGCAGCATGAAGAAGCATCGAGGGTCAGATACCTGTCAAAATAAACAAGCAATCAATTCATTAGCATATCAGAATGAGGCTCTAGCAGCACAAGTAACAGCACAAGTAACAGCACAAGTAACCGCACAGATTGCAGCTCATAATCAAGATCTTATAGATAGAGTACAAACATTAGGCAATAAGATAAATGAGATATCTACACGTCCACATACAATTATCAATAATCACACTCACAACATGACTATCAATCAGTTCATACTAAACACAAAAGAACCCTTGTCACTAACGGCTATTGAAGCATCAGTTGCTATAGGTATGGAAGCAAATGTGCTAAGAGATGGCGCTCAGGGTATTGCCCAGTATGTAATTCGTGAGAATGACTTACCTAAGAAAGTTCATATATCGGATAAAAGTCGCGCAGTTGCTAGGTACCATGAGGTCAATGTTGGAGATAAGGTGATAAATGATAAGGGATGTACCATGATACTTGATCATGTCTTCGTAAAGTTTGGAAGGGATGGAGAGATTGTAGTCGATAGACTATATGACGAGCTCGAGAAGTATATGACAGAACAAAATGAAATTGGCGCATGGATTGATGATTTCTACGATCAGGAAATGATCCGACTTGGCAGATTACGGTTAGCATGGAAGAAAGCAAGTGAGGGACATAACAATAAATTGAGAAAGGATGTTGCGAAAGCTATTGTGTTGAGATGTCAATAAAAACACAATCGAATTAAATGACTAGATAATCATATCTCATCGTAAAACATTTTGATCTCATGATGGATATCTTCATACTCTGCTCCTGATTCGAGATACTCGATAGTTTCTTGCGCTTGTTTCCCGAGGGCATCAAGACGTGTGTCCATATCAACATTCGTTCCTTCACATTTGTATGGACTTGGATTAAACCGAATGAATACCATCTTCTTATCAAGCCCAATATTGTTGAGAACTTCATGTATACGTAGTTTTTCATCTTCCTTGTTGTAGTACTTGTGTTGGTTTTCATCGACTTCGATCACAACCAATGTGTTTCCAATCATTATGTGAAAATCAAGGAACCGACGATAAGGAACAGCACAATCTCCTAACCATATCCGTCGATTGTGGATAAAACCTGGGATTTTCTCTGCTAAGTATACCTTGACTTTCAATTCATCAGATTTACAGCGCGCGTTCTTTGATAATTCATCATCTGGAAACGTATAAACATAGCAATTCATACAATATCCTTTGTACTTTTTGCTTGCTGCTACGTGGTGACATAGTTTACAAAAGAATTTCGAGTTCGGTGCGCATATTCGGCAACGACCCTTATCGACACAGTGGGGACAAGAGGAACGAGCATCCCTACGTAGTTTCTGTATATCTGTAGTTTGTTTTTCGATCTTAGCTCGTTGTTCTTCTACCTTTGCACGAAGTTGTACTATCTCATCCATGTATGTATTGTGTTCTTCGACCTTTGCACGAAATTGTACTATCTCATCCATGTATGTATTGTGTTCTTCGACCTTTGCAGTGAGCCGTATTATCTCGGATGATTGTTCCTCTATTACTCGCATATTGTCCTTGGTTAGCGCCTCATTCCGTTTGATTGTTTGCATGTTTTGACAAACATCAGAACTTTGATGTCTCTTTATGTTGCGCTTGATGAGAAGAATACCACAATTTTCACATACTATTTTCTTCGTTGCTGGCATTAATTCATTATCAAGAACATAGAAGAAAATTCAATTTTACATTATGATATTCAGATTTTTAGAAGTCCAAAAACACACAAATGGATATGTGTTTTTTATTTTTGAGATCTCGTCAATAAATCATTCTAATTGATTCAATAATATAATTAATCCGGTTGATTCGATTGAGGAAGCAAATATGAGGTATATATGGGGCAACAGCTCAGGGAAGAGTTTTGTTAAGAGGGTCTAACCCTCTTAACACGTTACTGAATAGTTGAACTATTTGGTTGTGGTCCAGTACAACTTTCCTTCCTTATACCATTGGTGCTCACCATCCGCAAAAACTTTTGCTGGTTGATCCCCTTCTCTATGCCATTTACCTTCCTTACATCACAACCGAGAACCGTCTGTGAGGATTATTGCCGGTTGATCTCCGTCTCTACGAATCTTTCCTTCCTTATACCACTTCTGAGTACCATTCTTGGCGATTATTACATCTCCATTATAATTATGAGGTTGAATATGCAGACATATCCTATAAACATACCGCCAATCCTCAAAAATAACTCGTTGAGGTACGTATTCGCCCCACATAACTTATTGATGTCTTCACGGTATAGAAATCGTAAAACAACGGATTGTAGTGTGCTTCTAAGTTGTGGTTGACATAAGATATTATTCATTTTTAATTATTTTATACGTTTCCCTTCCTTATACCACCGCTGATTACCATTCGCGTCGATTATTGCCGGTTGATCCCCGTCTCTATGCCGCTCCCCTTCCTTATACCACTCCTGAGTACCACTCGCGTAGATTATTGCCGGTTGATCTCCGTCTCTATGACACGCCCCTTCCTTGTACCAATACTGATCACCGTTCGCGTCGATTCTTGCCGGTTGATCTCCATCTCTATGCTTTAGCCCTTCCTTGTACCAGTACTGATCACCATGCGCGGAGATCATTGCCGGTTGGTCTCCGTCTCTATGCAACTTCCCTTCCTTATACCACCGCTGATTACCGTCTGCGTTGATTACTGCCGGTTGATCTCCTTCTCTATGACGCTTCCCTTCCTTACACCGCGTCTGATCATTGTATTTGTCGATTATTGCCTCTCCATCATAATTATGCGGTTGGCGATGTAAACATATCCTATCAACATATCGCGCGTTTCTGTTGGTATTTTTTTCCCAACACTTGAAGCAAATAACTGCTGTTGTGACGAACACTATCGTCAATGACAAATACCGCGATGCCGTCACCAGTCCAATATCTATCGTAGAGTTTTTCATTAGCGTCGCAGCGCTCAAACCAGTATCCATAAATTCCTATAGATAGTTGTGTGATAAATTCAATTTCTTTCCTAAATAATTAGTTGAGACACGTATTCGCCCCACACATCTTATTGCTTAAAATCACGAAACGACGGATTGTAGGATACTCCTGAGATTTGGTTGACAGATTGAAATATTAGACATAGTATTGCATAATATTGCATAATATAACAATACGTGATGTCATAAATCATTTCCTTCTGCAATGTCTAAGTACCATCTTCCTGTATAACTCCTTCTAGAACTGGTTGCCATTTGCAAAAACGAATAGAATGAATATCTGCACTAGATTTAAGGGGGCTGATCTACAGTGATAAGGATGAATATCTATACAAAATTGAACAACGATATCCAAGGAATTGTGGATATGTACCTTGATAACTATGTGTATGTGGAAATACATCGTCCGAATCAGAGTGTGTGTATCTATCATCTTACGAGGGTTTTAGCGTACATGAAAGTTCCTGTCTTATGTGGTGCGGAACCAATGTTAATTACGGCGGAATTTGGGATGTTTATGGGACGAAGTATCGATTCGTTTCCAAGTCGTATAGAGATTGAGATATTTCTCTATAACTACATGTTTGGTGGAGACATGGTGAGAGGAGAGGGTTATTACCCTGATAAAACACTATTAACTCTTGCGGATATATATGGACCGATAATTGGAATGAATAAGTGTTGCGAATTTGAAGAGAGGATAATATCGCGACATATTCGTCGTTCATATGTTGGACATATAAATAATTAAATTGTCAGAGATTAAATGACGCCTAAGTTTATATCGATTGCAGGCATTACTGTTCTATTAATAGCACTACTTGTCGTGGGATTGGTACTCGGTCTTAAATCGAGGAATAACAAGTCTGACGCTGGGGGAAATACCCCAGCGGACATGTTTAATGATATATCCGACACACCCGATAAGATCGGAGGATTGTTAACTCATCTTATGTCACACACAGATTTTGAGGCGATTTTAGCTCAGCCTGAGTTTTCGTTTGGTGTGAACTCTTCGGGTGTTGCTGATTGTGCTGCCGCACATAGGCATACATGTTCGGCGTGGACATACCTTCGTAAGGATTTGCCTCCTATGCTGTATATTTTCCCGGCCTCTCCAGAGGTGAGTGGTTTCTGGACTCCTAATGTTGGTATATTGGTTGACCCAGCGAAGATGTGGCCACTTCTCACTACAATGGGTGTTATTGACTCCGCCACGAATGAGCGTTCGTGTTGTAGTAATGAAGATGCAACGGTTGAGTGGCTTGCCGACAGTTACAGTGATGATCCATCTTCCAATCAGTTTGCTGCATGTGCAAAGGAGAAGGGATACGGTGATAAATGGTATCTGTATTCATCTCTGGGGATGTCTGGTCCGTCTTGTCCGCGGAGCTGTAAACCAGATGATGAAATATGTCGTGCTGTGAATTCGGGAGGAGGTGCAAACTTCCTGGATATGTCTGAATGGATAGGAGAAAGTTCATTATGTGACTGCATACCAGATAAAGATCATATAACTCAGCCTTCGGCTGCTGATAAGAAGAATTACGACTTTAGCGGTTGGGATGGGTACACACCGTATGCATTCGAAGGGAAATGTCTGTTTTGTAACAAGCCTTATTTTTGCGATACTGATGCTAGTAAGAAACCTGGTACGTATGCTGTCACAAGCGATGGTCCGCGTGCATATGTTGGACCGCAAGGAGATGCATGGGTTAGTATGTTTGGGGGTACGAAAGAGAAAATCGCGGATGTTTCTGTTACAATGACAACTCAGTGTAAATGGCAGAAGAGTAATTGGCCACAGTGGATAAATGCGTTACACGATTATTATAATTTGTACATAGAAGGTTTGAACAATAACAACGATTATTACGATAAATCTCGCTCATATCTTCAGGCAAATCCGTGTGGTTTTTCTTATTACGAAAATGAGGTGAACGCGTATATTCCTCCTCCTGGAACTCCAGAAGAGAAAACTACTGACGATACTTTCCGAGATAGCATCCTAGGTTTTATTTATATCGCTAGCACGTGTGAAGAACAACTAGCTCCTCTGAACGGTACAACATCTATTTGTGAGCCTAGTCAATGTGGTTCTCCAGCTGCTCAGTGTACGTACAAGAATGCGGCTGATAGATGTAATGGATTTTTATGTAAGTCCAAGACGGGTACATGTAAGAATATTGCAGAACTTGCTGCGAGAAAGGTGAAGGCAAAAGCAGCTACTATTGAAATGGTAAAGAAATTCAACGAGACTTACCGGCAAGGGGCTGAGCAGATAAAGGGGTATGCTTGTACTCCTGCTAGCAATGTGTTTATGGATAAGAAGATGTTACAAGATGCAGCTAATGGTCAAATAAAATATGAGAATGTGTTTCAAGAAATTAGCATGTGAGACACGCCTCATGTTTTTGCTCTGTTTTTGATCTTCATCATTATAAATGATGAAGGCATCTACAATAATCTTTAGTTTATTATTACTTATCACGACAGGTGGTATCATAGCAGCAATCATACTAATTGTTAAGAGTAATAAAGGCGGAAGCAAAAACCCTAGTCCTCGCTCTAAAGATAACAAAGCTGGATATGCATGTGAGTACGCGAATGATGCTACTAAGACATGTGGGGACGAATGTAAGACAAAGGCTGGGTGTTTGAATGCAGACCCGAATTGTTGTTTTACAGCTAACCATAATGATCCTGATGGTATGTCTGCGTGGTGTTATTATCCTGAGGATGGTACGAAGTGTTATAGCCAGCGCATGGCCCTGGAGAATTATTACTCATTCGGGAAGACAGTTACACTGGGAGGGGTTATTCCACCTATCCCTGGATCAACTCTAGTTGACTTTATTCTTTCTACAGATGGGTCTTATACAAATAACCAACTTTCTTCTGATGATGGCGTATCACTCCCGTATCAGATAGTTTCCGGCGATGGGTACAAAACATCTCTCCTTGACTGGGACGCATCCTCAGGAGGATTGTGCGGGAACTCGTGGGGCACCACCTCCGGTCTTGCGCGTATTTACTTCAATATGCTTTCATATTCTGCACCAGACCCAATAATTAACAGGGATATTTACACACAATACCTTGATAAAATTATATATAATACTGTTTCTTACAGTATGATTAACCAGGGTCCAGAATGCATTGGGATGTTTAAAAGCAAAGGTAAATGTATCCCTGCTCAAGTATTTCAAGATCAGGCATCATATAATGCAGGGTTTATGGAACTGGGGGATGGTTGGGGTCATTATGGTGAGACATATGGATATACAACTTGCGCTATCTACTTTCCTAACTTTCCCAATTGGCGATCAAATGCAAACTACTGGCCAACAGGGTCATTGCTTGATGGACTTGGAGCATGCCTCGTAGGTTCTCAAAATGCTGAGATTTTGAATGGAGAGGCATGTTCTGATGCCATATACAAATTCCAAGCTAACGGTTCTAAGATTAAGAAGATGAGCGATGTGCATGGTTATCTGTACCAGGCAATAATAGACTCTTTGAACTCTTATTTATTGGATCCAGCAACGGAGTACAAGGTGGATATGGTAATGTCTGTGAGCCTCTACGCATACGATCCTAAAACGAAGAAAGATTACACCGCATGGGCGTCTGCTTGTGTTATGAAAAACAGTAAGGGCGAGTTGTATGCAGGCGCATGTGGGAAACGGTATCCGTTTAAAAGTGGATATCTCGGTACTGATACCGAACCTAAATACTACTTTGGTAGCGGGACTAAGCCAGTAACATCTCAGATGGTTGTAAATGCGGTATATGATAGGGTATGGAATGCAGGACTAGTTGCGGATAAGGCTCAGTATGATAACGACTTTATAACTTGGTATGCAGGTCGCCAAAGTACATCCAAAGGGAATACTGGCTTGTATGGTATTAACGCTCTTACAATGGGGCGCCTACAATCATACACTGATAATTTCTGGATGTCTAACTATCAAGAATCAATAACCAAACCTCTTCAAGCGCAGTTTGAGAATAGGGATTCAATCACTATGAATATACAAGACTTACTTTTTACGGTACTATACACTAACAAGGCATGCGATCCACAATATTGTTCACGATTAGTTAATGTAGTCAAAAACGAAGGGATTAATGGACAAAAGTGTGACAATTGTCCTTCGAATATGTGTATTGACATAGATTCAACGGGATGTAAGGAATGTGGATCGTGTTGCAGTTGCCCAACTATTCAGACAAGTGAGTATGCTGATATCTTTAAGAACATGGTTTCTCTCTATGACCTCAGTATGATGCGAGCTGGCATTCCAGATGCTGATAGTGTTGGATTTCCAAAGTTTAAGGGGTATAAACCTGGGACCGCAATATATATTGATACGCTTGCGCAAAACATGTCTAGAACGCATCCTATTGGTAGTGTCGAGTATCTATTTGAGATTCCTGGGTTTGAATGGAAAGGTGGGTGGTATAAGAAGGATGATAATATGTGGTGGCCGAGAACGACTGGCACCCACAAAAAGAGTTACCCTGCGGCTCGCTATACGTCAAGTGGCTTTACATTGTTGGGCACCGTATTATGGTTACTTGATAATACGGATGGAGAAGAACGACCATGGCAGAGTATCGACCTTAATCAATACTTACCTAAAACATTACAATCTTCACTGAATTTTGCGGGAACCTCAGGAAACAGTGGAACGCAGTACATGGTAAAAGCTGGGAGTACTCATTTGTGATTTCCAGAAATTGATGAGGACCTCCAAAATACAAGGCGTGTGAATAGTGAATACACTTCCTTCCACCATTCATGTTTATTGCACACTCATATTACATAGTAATGAAGGCCGTCTGATAAGATCATTGCTGGTTGACCCCCGTCTCTATGACACGTCCCTTCCTTATACCACTTCTGAAAACCGTTCGAGAAGAATATTGCCGGTTGATCCCCGTCTCTATGAAGCTTCCCTTCCTTATACCACTCCTGATCACCGTTCGCGTTGATTATTGCTGGTTGATCCCCTTCTCTATGACGCTTCCCTTCCTTATGCCAGACCTGAGTACCGTTCGCGTTGATTATTGCCGGTTGATCCCCGTCTCTATGAAACTCCCCTTCCTTGTACCAGTGCTGACTACCGTCCGCGTAGATTACTGCCGGTTGATCCCCTTCTCTATGACGCTTCCCTTCCTTATACCACTCCTGACGACCATTCGGGAAGATTACTGCCGGTTGATCCCCTTCTCTATGACGCTTCCCTTCCTTATACCAAAACTGATCACCGTCCTTGTTGATTCTTGCTGGTCCGTCATAATTATGAGGTTGAATATGCAGACATATCCTATAAACATACCGCCAATCCTCTAGATATAACTCGTTGAGGTACGTATTCGCTCCACACATATTATTGATGTCTTCACGATATAAAAAACGAGAGACAACCGATTGTATTACACTCCTGAGATCTGGTCGACAAATATTAGAATTGGCAGACATATTGTTGTTATGTGAATATAACAATACTCGATGCGATAATTCATCTCTTAATTATTATTTTATACGCCCCCCTTCCTCCCACCACTCCTGATCACCGTTTGCCCAGATTATTGCCGGTTGATCCCCGTCTCTATGAAACGTCCCTTTCTTCAACCAGAACTGAGTACCGCTCGCGCAGATTTTTGCTGGTTGATCCCCTTCTCTATGACGCTTCCCTTCCTTATACCATGCCTGAAAACCATAACCGCCCGCTTTGATTATTGCCGGTTGATCCCCTTCTCGATGCCACTTCCCTTCCTTATACCACTCCCGAGTACCACACGGCCAGATTATTGCCGGTTGATCCCCTTCTCTATGACGCTTCCCTTCCTTATACCACTCCTGAAAACCGTCCGTGTTGATTACTGCTGGTCCATCATAATTATGAGGTTGGTGATGCAGACATATCCTATAAACATACCGCCAATCCTCGATGAATAATTCGTTGAGGTACCTATTCGCCCCACACATATTATTGATATCTTCACGATATAGAAAACGAGAGACAACCGATTGTATTACACTCCTGAGATCTGATCGACAAATATTAGAATTGGTAGACATAATATTGTTATGTGAATATAACAATACTTGGTGCGATAATTCATCTCTTAATTATTTTATAAACTCCCCTTCCTCCCACCACTCCTGAGTACCGTTTGACCAGATTATTGCCGGTTGACCCCCTTCTCTATGAACCCCCCCTTCCTTATACCAGTACTGAACACCGTTCGCGGTGATTATTGCCGGTTGATCCCCTTCTCTATGAAGCCTCCCTTCCTTATACCAGCGCTGACTACCGCTCGCCCATATTGCTGCCGGTTGATCCCCTTCTCTATGACGCTTATCTTCCTTATACCATAACTGACTACCGTTCGCGTAGATTATTGCCGGTTGATCCCCGTCTCTATGAAGCTTCCCTTCCTTATACCAGTGTTGATCACCGTTCTTTCCGATTATTGCCGGTTGATCCCCGTCTCTATGAAGCTTCCTTTCCTTATACCAGTACTGATCACAGTACTTGTTTATTATTGCTGGTCCGTCATAATTATGAGGTTGAATATGCAGACATATCCTATAAACATATCTCCAATCCTCGATGAATAATTCGTTGAGGTACCTATTCGCCCCATACATATTATTGATATCTTCACGATATAGAAAACGAGAGACAACCGATTGTATTACACTCCTGAGATCTGATCGACAAATATTAGAATTGGTAGACATAGTGTTGTTATGTGAATATAACAATACTTGATGTGATAATTCATCTCTTAATTATTTTATAAACTCCCCTTCCTCCCACCACTCCTGAGCACCGCTCGCATAGATTACTGCCGGTTGACCCCCGTCTCTATGATACGTCCCTTTCTTCCACCAGTACTGAGCACCATTCGCGGTGATTATTGCCGGTTGATCCCCTTCTCTATGAATTTTCCCTTCCTTATACCAACGCTGAGTACCGCTATCCCATATTACTGCCGGTTGATCCCCTTCTCTATGACGCTTATCTTCCTTATACCATAACTGACTACCGTTCGCGGTGATCATTGCCGGTTGATCCCCTTCTCTATGAAGCTTCCCTTCCTTCAACCAGTGCTGATCCCCGTCCGCGTAGATTATTGCCGGTTGATCCCCTTCTCTATGAGGCTTCCCTTCCTTCCACCAAGACTGAGTACCGTCCGCGTGGATTCTTGCCGGTTGATCCCCGCCTCTATGAAGTTTCCCTTCCTTATACCAGTGCTGATCACCGTTCGAGAGGATTATTGCTGGTCCGTCATAATTATGAGGTTGGTGATGTAGACATATCCTATAAACATACCGCCAATCCTCTAGATATAACTCGTTGAGGTACGTATTCGCTCCACACATATTATTGATATCTTCACGATGTAGAAAACGAGAGACAACCGATTGTATTACACTCCTGAGATCTGATCGACAAATATTAGAATTGGCAGACATAGTGTTGTTATGTGAATATAACAATACTTGATGCGATAATTCATCTCTCAATTATTTTATAAACTCCCCTTCCTCCCACCACTCCTGATTACCGTTCGCCCAGATCATTGCCGGTTGATCTCCGTCTCTATGAATCTTCCCTTCCTTATACCAGCACTGATGTCCGTCCGCGTAGATCGCTGCCGGTTGATCCCCGTCTCTATGATACTTCCCTTCCTTATACCAGAACTGATCACCGTGCGCGGAGATTCTTGCTGGTCGATCCCCTTCTCTATGTCGCTCCCCTTCCTTATACCACTCCTGAGTACCGTACGCGGTGATTATTGCCGGTTGATCTCCATCTCTATGAATCTCTCCTTCCACAAACCATTCCTGAGCACCGTTCCCCCATATTGCTGCCGGTTGACCCCCGTCTCTATGCCGCTTCCCTTCCTTATACCAAAACTGATCACCGCTATCGTTGATAATTGCCGGTTGATCTCCTCCTCTATGCCGCGTCCCTTCCTTAAACCACTTCTGAGTACCGTACGCGGTGATTATTGCCGGTTGATCCCCGTCTCTATGAATCTTCCCTTCCTTATACCACTCCTGATCATCTTTCGCGTTGATTATTGCCGGTCCATCATAATTATTTGGTTGGTGATGTAGACATATCCTATAAACATATCTCCAATCCTCGAGATATAATTCGTTTAGGTACGTATTCGCCCCACACATATTATTGATCTCTTCACGGAAGAGGAATCGTGAAACAACCGATTGTAGTATACTTCTGAGATGTGGTTGACATATATTAGAGATGGCAGACATAGTATTGTTATTTGCATAACAATACTTGATGCGGTAATTCATCTTAATTATTATTTTATACGTTTCCCTTTTACCCACCACTCCTGAGAACCATCTGCGTGGATTAGTGCCGGTTGATCCCCGTCTCTATGCCGCTTCCCTTCCTTCCACCAAGACTGAGTACCACACGCGAGGATTCTCGCTGGTTGATCCCCTCCTCTATGATACTCCCCTTCTTTGTACCACTCCAGATCACCATCCACCCATATTATTGCCGGTTGGTCCCCGTCTCTATGATACTTCCCTTCCTTATACCATGACTGATAACCGCCCGCGTTGATTATTGCCGGTTGATCCCCTTCTCTATGAGGCTTCCCTTCCTTATACCAAAACTGATAACCGTCCGCGCGGATTATTGCCGGTTGATCTCCGTCTCTATGACGCGTCCCTTCCTTATACCACTCCTGATCACCGTTTGCGCGAATTATTGCTGGTTGGTCTCCGTCTCTATGAATATTCCCTTCCTTATACCAGTAATGAGTACCTTTCTCGTTGATTACTACTGGTCCATCATAATTATGAGGCTGGTGATGTAGACATATCCTATAAACATATCTCCAATCCTCGATGAATAATTCGTTGAGGTACCTATTCACCCCACACATATTGTTGATCTCTTCACGATAGAGGAACCGTGAAACAACAGATTGTAGTATGCTTCTGAGATGTGGTTGACAAATATTAGAGATGGTAGACATAGTGTTGTTATGTGAATATAACAATACTTAACACAACAACTCATTTTAATTATTTTATACGCTTCCCTTTCGTATACCAGTACTGCCTACCGCCCGTTCATATTACTGCCGATTAATACTTTTCTCTTTGAAAATTCCCTTCCTTATACCACTCCTGGGTGCCGCTCGCGAAGATTCTTGCCGGTTGATCCCCTTCTCTATGTCGATTCCCTTCCTTATACCATGCCTGATAACCGTCCGCGTTGATTATTGCCGGTTGATCCCCTTCTCTATGATGCTTCCCTTCCTTATACCACACCTGAGAACCGCCCGCTTTGATTATTGCCGGTTGATCCCCTTCTCTATGATACTTTCCTTCCTTATACCACACCTGATCACCGTTCCAGTCGATTATTGCTTGACCACCATAATTATGAGGTTGAATATGCAAGCATATCCTATACACATACCGCCAATCCTCGGTAAATAGCTCGTTGAGATACATATTCGCTCCACACATATTATTGATCTCTTCACGATAGAGGAATTGTGAAACAACAGATTGTAGTATGCTTCTGAGATGTGGTTGACAAATATTAGTAGAATTAGTAGAATTAATAGACATAGTGTTGTTATGTGGATATAACAAGACTGTATGTAATAAATCATTTTTATTATTTTATAAAATCCCCTTCCTTATACCACGCCTGAGAACCGTCTGCGTAGATTATTGCAGGTTGATCCCCTTCTCTATGGCGCATCCCTTTCTTATACCAGGACCGAGCACCGTTCACCCATATTCTTGCCGGTTGATCCCCTTCTCTATGAATCTTTCCTTCCTTATACCACGCCTGGTAACCGGTTGCGCAGATTACTGCCGGTTGATCCCCTTCTCTATGAAGATTCCCTTCCTTATACCACACCTGAGCACCGTACTTGTCGATTATTGCTTGACCATCATAATTATGAGGTTGAATATGCAAGCATATCCTATACACATACCGCCAATCCTCGGTAAATAGCTCGTTGAGATACATATTCGCTCCACACATATTATTGATCTCTTCACGGAAGAGGAATTGTGAAACAACAGATTGTAGTATGCTTCTGTGATGTGGTTGACAAATATTAGTAGAATTAGTAGAATTAATAGACATAGTGTTGTTATGTTGATATAACAATACTTAACACAACAAATCATTTTAATTATTTTATAAACTTCCCTTCCTTCCACCACTCCTGATCACCGTTCGCGCGGATTATTGCCGGTTGAGCCCCGTCTCTATGATACTTTCCTTCCTTATACCACTGCTGATCACCGTTCGCGAAGATTATTGCCGGTTGATCCCCGTCTCTATGACACTTCCCTTCCTTATACCAGTACTGATCACCGTCCGCGGAGATTACTGCCGGTCGATCCCCTTCTCTATGTCGCTCCCCTTCCTTATACCACTCCTGAGTACCGTGCGAGTAGATTATTGCCGGTTGATCCCCTTCTCTATGGACCTTCCCTTCCTTATACCAGATCTGAGTACCGTGCGCGTAGATTTTCGCCGGTTGATCCCCGCCTCTATGAATTTTCCCTTCCTTATACCACACCTGATTACCGTCCGCGAAGATTACTGCTGGTTGATCCTCTTCTCTATGCAATACCCCTTCCTTATACCATTCCTGATAACCGTACTTATTGATTATTGCTAGTCCATCATAATTATGAGGTTGGTAATGCAAACATATTCTATAAACATACCGCCAATCATCCCTGAATAACTTGTTGAGATACGTATTCGCCCCGCACATATTATTGATGTCTTCACGATAGAGAAATCGAGAGATAATAGATTGTAGTGTATCCCTGAGATTTAGTTGACAAATATTAGTAGAATTAGTAGACATAGTGTTGTTATGTGGATATAACAACACTGTATGTAATAAATCATTTTTATTATTTTGTACGCTTCCCTTCCTTCCACCACTCCCGATAACCGTTCGCGGCGATTACTGCCGGTTGATCCCCTTCTCTATGCTATTCCCCTTTCTTATACCAGAACTGCGTACCGTACGCGTTGATTATTGCCGGTTGATCCCCTTCTCTATGAGTCTCCCCTTCCTTATACCAGATCAGAGCACCGTACCTGTCGATTATTGCTTGACCATCATAATTATGGGGTTGGTGATGTAAACATATCCTATAAACGTATTGCCAATCCTCGAGATATAACTCGTTGAGGTACGTATTCGCTCCACACATATTATTGATATCTTCACGATAGAGGAATTGTGAAACAACAGATTGTAGTATGCTTCTGAGATATGGTTGACAAATATTAGAGATAGTAGACATAGTGTTGTTATGTTGATATAACAATACTTAACACAATAAATCATTTTAATTATTTTATACGTATCCCTTCCTTAAACCATGCCTGATTACCGTTCGCGAAGATTATTGTCGGTCGATCTCCGTCTCTATACATCTCCCCTTCCTTATACCAATACTGAGTACCGTTCGCGTAGATTATTGCCGGTTGATCCCCGTCTCTATGACGCTTCCCTTCCTTATACCAGATCAGAGCACCGTACTTGTCGATTATTGCTTGACCATCATAATTATGCGGTTGAATATGCAAGCATATCTTATAAACATACCGCCAATCCTCAGTAAATAGCTCGTTGAGATACATATTCGCCCCGCACATATTATTGATCTCTTCACGATAGAGGAATTGTGAAACAACAGATTGTAGTATGCTTCTGAGATATGGTTGACAAATATTAGTAGAATTAGTAGAATTAATAGACATAGTGTTGTTATGTGGATATAACAATACTTAACACAACAAATCATTTTAATTATTTTATACGCTTCCCTTCCTTATACCACTCCAGAGTACCACTCGGCCAGATTATTGCCGGTTGATCTCCTTCTCTATGTCGCTCCCCTTCCTTATACCATTCCTGACCACCGTCCGCGTAGATCGATGCCGGTTGATCCCCGTCTCTATGTCGATTCCCTTCCTTAAACCACTCCTGGGTGCCGCTCACCCATATTCTTGCCGGTTGATCCCCTTCTCTATGAAAATTCCCTTCCTTATACCATGCCTGATAACCGGTCACGCAGATTATTGCCGGTTGATCCCCGTCTCTATGATACTTTCCTTCCTTATACCACCCCTGAGAACCGTCCGCGCGGATTATTGCCGGTTGATCCCCGTCTCTATGATGCTTCCCTTCCTTATACCACACCTGATCACCGAACGCGGTGATCATTGCCGGTTGTTCCCCTTCTCTATGATACTTCCCTTCCTTATACCATGCCTGATCACCGTCCGAGTCGGTGATTGCTTGACCATCATAATTATGAGGTTGAATATGCAAGCATATCCTATACACATACCGCCAATCCTCGGTAAATAGCTCGTTGAGATACATATTCGCCCCGCACATATTATTGATCTCTTCACGATAGAGGAATTGTGAAACAACAGATTGTAGTATGCTTCTGAGATATGGTTGACAAATATTAGAGATGGTAGACATAGTGTTGTTATGTGGATATAACAATACTTAACACAACAAATCATTTTTTATTATTTTATACGCTTCCCTTCCGTATACCAGTACTGCCTACCGCCCGTTCATATTACTGCCGATTAATACTTTTCTCTTTGAAAATTCCCTTCCTTCCACCACTCCCGATAACCGTTTGCGTAGATTATTGCCGGTTGATCCCCTTCTCTATGGACCTTCCCTTCCTTCCACCACTCCCGATAACCGTTTGCGTAGATTATTGCCGGTTGATCCCCTTCTCTATGGACCTTCCCTTCCTTATACCACCATTGATGACCGTTCGCCCATATTCTTGCCGGTTTATCCCCGTCTCTATGACACTTCCCTTCCTTACACCATTCCTGACTACCGTTCGCGCAGATTATTGCCGGTTGATCCCCGTCTCTATGAATCTTCCCTTCCTTCCACCAGTACTGAGCACCGTCCGAGTCGATTATTGCTTGACCATCATAATTATGAGGTTGAATATGCAAGCATATCCTATACACATACCGCCAATCCTCGAGATATAACTCGTTGAGGTACGTATTCGCTCCACACATATTATTGATATCTTCACGATAGAGGAATTGTGAAACAACAGATTGTAGTATGCTTCTGAGATATGGTTGACAAATATTAGAGATGGTAGACATAGTGTTGTTATGTGAATATAACAATACTTAACACAACAAATCATTTTTAATTTTAGAAATGAAATATAGTTTCATTTCACGCATATAACCAAGATATGCTCAGTCTATATAACACGAATTCAAAAGAGATCACTATAATGGATGGAGAGGATGAAGGGAATGGAGAGAATATGTGTCGCATTACTCTTACAGAATGTCAAAAACATGCGTTCGAAAGAGTTAAAACATTCTTTAGAGATGATGAGGCAGCAATAGTAATCAAGGGATCCGCAGGTTCTGGTAAGAGCTTCTCGACTAAGTATATAGCGGACTGGCTAGCTGATACAGGTAATGCATCCGTGGCAGCAGTAGCCCCAACACATAAAGCCAGAAGAGTTCTAAGCAAGATGTTGAATAAAGGCCGCTTCATCCCTATCGCGAGCATGACCGTCGCCAGCATTCTTGGAAAGATGAGAGAACACTCGTATATAGGATCCCATAAATACACCAATGGCTCCCGCCAGAAGATGAATCAATATGATGTGTTTATATTGGACGAAGTATCTATGGTATGCGATAGCGATCTAGAAGCGATTTTGACCTATATTTGCGAGCATAACAAAAAAATAATCCTCATAGGCGATGACAGCCAAATCCCAGCACCTTCCCAACAGATTGTAAAAGATAAGGCGATCTGTTACAAACCGAACAGTTATGCATTTTCTCTAGAGAACGTCTGTGAACTGAGAGAAATCGTGCGACAACAACAAGGGTCTATCATACTTCAAATAGCCACGTTTCTTCGCGATAATATCGATCAAGAACTCGATCTAGCGGATATTTTATCAGCAACCGGGGTTGATCCTGGCGAGGTATGCATAGAATTAGATGAGTTATACGATCAGTTTGTGGAAGATTACACAAGTGGCATGGACACACGAATTATAGCCTACACGAACGCAGCAGTACGGTCCCACAATACGAATGTCAGGAAAGCTCTAGGATACGATGAACCTCTTGTAATCGGGGAACTACTAACAGGTTATACAAACATAGGTTTTCCAGTTGTTGTTTTGGAAAACGGCAGCGATTACAAAGTAACAAGCATAAAACCCATCCGCGGATATTCAATCGCGGGATACGATAATCTATGTGGGAAACTAGTTGATATCGTAGACATGGAAGATGCATCTCACGTTTCTCGCGATCTCTTCTTCATCTCTATCACTCATCCAGAGAATGCAAAGTTCCTGACGGAATTCGTACGAAGAGCTGAAAAAGTGAACATGAGAGGTTCAACGAAGAATGACTTTAAGGACTATTGTGCCCTGAAGAACAAGTGCATTTTCCTTGAAAACATTTATAAATTCGGAGAAACGATATTGACTGAGACTGACATGAAACAACAGCATCCTCTTCTTTTCACAAAAGTCTCTGATGTTATTGACACAAAGACGAGGGCAATAGCGATATCTGAACTAACGAGAAAACTTGAGGATATGTACGGAGAGATTGTAGAGTGCCGGCTTCTAGACTCGAAATTGTTTGGGGACGGCGAAACCTTTAGTGATGCATATATGATAGTAGAGCTCGGTTGCTATTATGGGTATGCGGCAACGTCTCATAAGACACAGGGGTCTACCTATGATAGTGCTTATGTTATTGAAGATGATTTTCGCAAAATAACAAATAGATGGAACTATCGAGTAAGAGCCGTTGAACAAAGACATATAGAGAGGAATCAACTGCGGTACGTCGCTTACACCCGTCCTAGTAAGAAGTTGCGGATCGTTGTGTAGGTTTGCTCAATTCTTTATCTTAATTTACATTCTCCTACTCCTTCTTCTTGATTTCTTACATCGTCTATTTGAAGGACATCTTCGTGTATCCCCTCCAGCTGTCCAGAGATTTTTGCATGCCCAATATCGCGCGGTCATTTTGTCTGTTGCATTATTACAATTATGTCGAGCTCTAAAACTACGTCTAGCTACTGCACTATAATTATGACCATAACCAGTTGCACCAAAATGAATAAGTTTCTCTCTCCCTCTAGAACATGCTTTTACTACCCGTTTTTTTCCTAAACGCCATGACTTAATCGGTTTATTACATTTCATACTTCTCTTACTTCTCTTACTTCTCTTACTTCTCTTACTTCTGCGGGATCTTCTACGGGGAGTTTTGCGAGATCTTCTACGGGAAGTTTTGCGAGATCTTCTTGAAGATCTTCGTGATGATTGTCTCATTTATTCAATACATAGATATTACAATATTCGCATAAAGAGTCAATCGCGCATACACATTCGTTAATATAGGTAAATACATAGGACATATCACCTATGTATTGAAGTTATATCGAATCTTGTAGAAATCACGCTTTTATGAACTTCTCAAGTCTATCGTAGAGCTTTTTAGCTTGCGTTCTTGTTAGCACACCCTTGACAAGAGTATCCTTAAACTTAGTCGGTGGTGGAGATGAACGGGATTCAGGATACTTAAGCCACAACGAATATCCTATTTCGTCGTAATATTTACCTATATTTAAGAAGTACTTTGTACGAGTACCCTTCTCCTTATTAAAACGGTTAGTAATAAACTCATCGTAATTGCTACCAACTACCTTATCCACCTGGTCGGCAGTAAAGTGATTACCACCTCCTTTGTAAGTATTGTTAATTACACGAGCATAATCCGCAAATGCAGTTTTCGCGTTGACCAAATCATCTTCACTACTCCTACTCCTCTTCCTACTACTCCTCCTACTACTCTTCCTACTCTTCCTACTCTTCCTACTCTTCCTACTCTTCCTACTCTTACTACTCTTCCTACTCTTCCTACTCTTCCTACTCTTCCTACTCTTCCTACTCTTCCTCCTACTACTCTTCCTACTTACACTTTTTCTATTTTTCATCCTGAAACGAGTTCGAAACTGATCGAGAGAATATATAGGTATCCCTGCCTCATGTGCCTTCTTTAGTTTACCACTCATATTTGTGAGGGACTTCTTTCCAGCGATTACATCTGTCACTGCATTTGACCAGTTGGTTGTATATGTTCCACCTTTGGATATGATATATTCTCCTAGATCTGGATCTCTGAAACCAGTAACAAGAAATACCTTTTTCTTGAGAGACATTTATATATATACATATTTTTTTCTTCCAATATCTGCATAAAGAATCAATCCTATATCTACTAAACACATGGAAACCGCATATACTTTCGTTCTTCCAGTTGGTCCACAAGATATAAATAGAGCTAAGCTAATATGGTTCAATAGCTACCAATATTTTGTAGCCAGGAATATTCCTGTACTTATCGTATCTCCAGAGGCAATAATAGATGAATTGAGAGATACATTCCCGCACGAATCGTTTCAATACATTTCTGACGAAGATGTATACGATACGTATGGTAACGGGGAAAGAAGAGATAATGTAAGAATGAATAACTGGTCCCTACAACAGTACCTGAAACTACTGGTCTCTCATGTAGTTACTACTCCATTTTATGTAGTGTTTGATAGTGATGTCTTTTTCAAGCGAAAAATTACGTCCTCATCTCTTATCAAGAACGGAAAAATATTAACACAGATGCATACTCCTCTTCCTTACGATAGAATGTGGTACGATAATGCTTACAGATTTCTCTATCCGAAGGTTCGCGAACGTGTTCCTCAAAGCTATACACATGCTAAGACTTTACCAGGTGTGACCCCACAATCTCTTCACACGAAGACCGTGAGAGAGATGCTTAACTATATCACCATATCATCATCAACATCAATACCACAGCTATTTTGTCCAAAGGGTACGACAGAATATGCTATATACTTCGTTTATGCTATGCAGATGGGATCGTACAATAATTACCATTATTCAAATGGGCTTGAAGATTTATGTCCAATGCTAAATAGTGAGACGTCATTTTCTGCTTTTAACTTCAGCGATTTCCTCAAGTTTGACATCAAAGGGGCATTAAAACACCCATCTATATGTTCTTTGGTGCAGAGTGACCTACGAATCCCAGCGGACGTTGTGGCTGATATGGTGCCTTTTCTTCGCCAAGAATTATGGAAGAATATACATCATCCTCTTATCACATGCATGATGATCACAAAGGATAGACTTGAGTATGTCAAGCTCGCTATCCGTGACTTCATCTCTCAGACTTATCCCAGGAAGGAACTTCTTATCATTACAGATTCGCAAGATGGCACCTATAGCTATGTGAAATCTCTTGACCGTCCGGATATCACAGTTCGCCAACTACCGTCTGAAAGTAGAACCTTGGGTGAACTTAGAAATTACGCAGTGCAAGAGGCGCGGGGTATCTACATTATGCAATGGGATGATGACGACCTATATCACCCCTCTCGTATATCTGTACAGATGTTGCATCTCCTAGAGAACCAATCTGTTGGGTGCTTCATGCGAGAATGGCTGATGGCTTGGCCGAGTGAACAAAGGTACGCAGTCTCGTATCCCAGAGATACAGGATGGGAAGGTACAGGGATTATTCGCAAAGACGTGTACCCGATATATCCGAAGAAACGCTTGGGGGAAGACACAGTGGTAATGATGGAACTTTGGAATAATTACCCTGACGATATTGTTGTGATGGAGGGGTACGAGTGTCTTTATATCTATCGAATCCATGATCATAATAGTTGGGGGAAAGACCACGCTAAGGGATTGTTTGATCGCTCGATCCCGATAAAAGAGCACTATCCACGGGATGATGTAGAAAGTATTGGGAGAGTAATCGCAGAAAAGTTGAAGAGTACATACGAAGGGTATTCGCATGAAGATAGCGGTGGTAAAAGTTCGAAAGGTTTTATTATTTTTGTTTGCATTTTTCTTCTTCTTTTCCTTCTCATATGGGCTATCTGGTCTATATACAACCAGTTTAACGTGGATCCAGTCGAGAAAATGCGGGAAGATTTGAAGGAAGCATGTAGGAAGACGTATGATGAATAATATAGGCCCTGTGATTCACAGGGCCTATATTTTATATTTCTCTTGTTCTCTTGTTCTCTTGTTCTCTTGTTCTCTTGTTCTCTTGTTCTCTAGTTCTCTTGTTCTTGATTCTCAATGAATGTACTGTACACATCTCTATCACTAATTCTATTATCACATTGATGTGAACAGTATTTCAGACATCCATATATGATACAAGGGAAGAGACAAACCAACAGTATGAAGATTATAATCACCACAATTTCATTCATACAAGATCCTCCAATATGCATCTTATCTGAATCACAGCCTCCACTTCTACATTGGAAGTATACCTCATCATTTCCAATGTCTTTGCAAGTCACTCCATTAACTTTAGTTGAGATATAGTTACAGCAGTCTACAACAGTACTGCACTGTTGGAAAATACATCCACTATTAATAGCGTCTGTAAAGCATGTCATTTCGCTATTAGCTCCATCACAGTCAAGAGTCCATTGTGGACACTCACAATCCGCTTTTGCCGTCCATAGAGGTACTGCAAACACAGAAGAAATAAGAAGACAAATACTCACCTTAAACATCATATCTAAATCTCTCAGAAGACGATGCTAAATCAATTGTGAGGAAATTCGTTCTTAAATTCCCATAACCTGTGGCATATATAATGTCTCTGACTCTAGTTAATGTGACGTCAGCATGTCTGAGGTGGTCTGTTGTCGGCAATTGATGACCTGCAGCGACTCACTTACCGGCGGGCGTGATCGGGTGGTGATATTAATGCTCTCCAGAAAGTCATCATCTATTAGGTGTCGGAGCACTCCGGGGTTGCAGAAAGCGAATTGGTGGACAAGGCGACGCATCTCCAGCTGATAGGGCTGATTGAAGAAGGGGCCATGCGAGAAAACGACACCAAGAGCATTGCGGTAGTTGTAAGGTCCACTGAGAAGGGAGTACTCGGCAGGTCCGACAGTCCCGCTCAGCACTCGTCCGCTGACGGTGGCAGCTGAGTAATGGAAAGTACTGGAGAACGTCTCGTGTCCGTTAAACTTGGAGAAGACGAGCGGAAGTGGCGAGGCGACGGTCATAGCGGAGAAACCCTGCGGTAGCCCCAAGAACCAGAAGACCATCCCGATACACCCCACAACACCGAGGAGATTTGTCAACGCCAAGCGCGCCAGCCTCCACCGGGTCCAGATGCACGGCAGATTTGTGTCTCGGCCCTGCCATAACGCACACGCCAACAGGAGCCAACCGACATATTGGATCCCTGGATTGGAAATCAGTATGTTCCTGTTCCACAAGCACGCCCATCCGTACCAGAGCAGCACACAGATTATCGACCGACCCTGTTCGATCTGGAAGACAAGGGCGAGCGATATCACTGCGAGGGTTCGCAGGAACCAGGTGGTCTGGCAGGGGTCTGCCGCAGCGAGTAAGTTGGGGAACACTCGAGTTGGGAGGATCCCTGTGTCCGGCAGCATGCCGTCCGTGCTCCACAGGTACGGAGCATACATCTCCAGATGTCGAAAGTGTACAAATAGGTAGGTCCCGAGGATAGTCCGAAACGTCCGAAACCCGAGGTCGCCATATCGTAGCTCCCAGTTGGTGTCGAGCACTGTTGGGATAGTGTAGAGGTGGATGAACAGCACTCCGAGTGTCAGGTCGGCAAAATCCAACAGGCACATAACTGACAAGTGCATCAAAATCATGAGCAAACTTACAACCCGGCGAGTGCACGGCCACAGGCAAAGTGGGGCAAATGACAACTCGAGCGCAAGCGATGACCAGGTCGCCAGCTGGAGCAGTACGGGGCAGGCTTTCAATCCCTCGCGCAGGATACTGAGGCGGGCGAGCGGGTTGTCAAGCACGTGGAGAAGGGCCGTCCCATCTCTCCACGACTCGCAGCTAAGTTTGTCGATGCCGCTAACCATATACCCCACAGCCATGAGGAACCAAGCCCAGAACATCAACGTGTCGCGGACCGACACATCCACCGGCTCAAGTATCTGAGGTCCAGGGTTCCTGAGTTGGCGTCTCCCCAATAGACTCCACCTGTACGAGTATAGCGCAAACTTGGACCACGTGGTCCCAGGCTTGCGGACGTTCCTCCAAAGCAACATGTCGCCTACCCGAGTCTCGTCTTCCTCAGGGAAGCCGATATTCATATTGTCCCACCGCACGCTGTGAGGTGGATTCTCGAATGTTCCGAACAGGATATCCCACAACGGGAGATCGGCATAGTTCTTGCTGAGAAACTGACTGTCGCGGGCGTGATGGAGACGGTGGCTTTCCGGGCGCTGGAACCAGTAGCCGACCCACCGCGGAGTGCGGATATTCATGTGGTAGAAGAACTCACCATACACCGAGAAGGCCGCAGTGTAGAGCATGTGCTCTTCTCCCAAGCCGAGGACGGTGTAGTGTAGCAGGGAGATGATGACCGAATCAGCAACGATCTCGTACGGGGACTTGTAGAACGATGTGAGCGTCTCGATACGGCCGGCGCTGTGGTGCAACTGATGTAAAACAACCCAAAGAAACTCGCTCTCGTGCCGCAGGCGATGCCACCAGTAGAAGACAAAGGTCACGCACATATAGCAGACGAAGCCGCCGATTAGTGGGCAGGTGATGGCGCCTAGATTCATCAGCGACCAACCCTGTGCCCACTTTTCCCAGGTATGTGTCCCGATCCGCGTTATTGCGAGCTGAGAGAGGTTAACCAACACGACCCGAATGTGCCAGTGTCTCACCGCCGGAAGTTTTTGGTCCGGGAAGGCGTGTTCAACCGCCCAAAACACGCATCCGACAGCCACAAGGAGGAATACTCCGTAGCGCTCCAAGAACGCAAACGAGACGATGACCGAAAAAACAAGCACACTGAATCCATGATATTGAGCCGGCTGAGACATGTGAATCATTCGCTTCTCAAGTAACCGCTCGGAACACTTCGTCTCTTTACATAAAGCCCATAGAGGTACTGCAAACACAAAAGAAATAAGAAACCCAATACTCGCATTAATAAACATCATACCTAAATCTCTCAGAAGACGAGGCTAAATCAATTGTGGAGATAAATTATTGATATCGTTTTGCAGGATATTAAGACGATTGGATTTGAGAAAAAATATGACCTGTAACGAGATACGCAACAAAAAAATCTGATAATTGAATTTTAATAAATCAATCATCCAAAAAAATCAGATATCATGAGCACAAACGCGCTTACACAAGAACAACAATCTATTGTTCAAGTTGATCGGGATATTGAGAACGGACTAGCAGATATCACAGGATTGATGAACATGACTCAACGGCAGATCGACGTTCTCAGAGAACGGGTCCATAGAGCAGCGCTACTTGGTGTAGACTTTAGCCGGTTAGTATCGACAGAAGCAGATCTTCACAATGTTTATTCAGATATGGATAAGACTTTGAAATATATGGCATTGATCACGAAGAATCTACAAAACTAAAGTGCGAAGGTGATAATATGCACGCAAGAAGCCTACCCAATTGGGTAGGCATTCTTGCGTATGAAAAACTCCATAAGGTGTTGGCCTCTTCATTTGACCAAGATAGTGTTAGTTTTGAGAAAAATATGACCTGTAACGAGATACGCAACAAAAAAATCTGATAATTGAATTTTAATAAATCAATCATCCAAAAAAATCAGATATCATGAGCACAAACGCGCTTACCCAAGAACAACAATCTATTGTTCAAGTTGATCGGGATATTGAGAACGGACTAGCAGATATCACAGGATTGATGAACATGACTCAACGGAAGATCGACGTTCTTAGAGAATGGATCCATAGGGAGGCGCCACCTAGTGCCAATACGCTTGGCCGGTTCTCGGATACAGAAGCAGACCTTCACAATGTTTATTCATCTATGGATAAGACTTTGAAATATATGGCATTGATCACGAAGAATCTACAAGACTAAAGACTAAAGTGTGAAGGTGATAATATGCACGCAAGAAGCCTACCCAATTGGGTAGGCATTCTTGCGTATGAAAACCCCGAGGTGTTGGCCTCTTCATTTGACCAAACCAAGTACTATAAAGAAGATAGTGTTAGTTTTGAGTTTGCGGATGCATATCATATCGTAACATTGAAGAATGATTGTATTTAGCTGTTATTATATGAAATTATTTGATCTGAAATCAATAGTTATTCCCAATACTTGTTGCTTGAAGATGGAGCAGGACCTGGACAAGATGGAGGATTACTAGACCAGTTGTTGTTCGATCGTGTCTGTCGCGAATCTCTAGCTCCCCAGCGGCCGCTTCTTGTCATGCCCGAACCTCGCCCTCGTGAAGCAATACCTTTGAGCCATGGAGGAATCTCTTGTTGTGATTCGGCCAGAAGCTCTAAAAGACTGTGTGCTATTGTGGCATCATTTGCACTCACGAATGAAGTGGCAGTTCCAGTGGCGCCTGCACGGGCAGTACGACCAATCCTGTGAACGTAGGAATCGATGTCTTTTGGAAGGTTGTAATTGATCACATGAGTCACATTGTTGATGTCGAGCCCTCGAGAGGCGACATCTGTAGCTACGAGATACGGAGTCTGTCCACTTTTGAAAGTGCGGATTGCATCTTCACGCTCTTGCTGGTCGCGGTCACCATGTATATTTGTGGCTGAAAACCCTTCGCTTTCGAGGAAATAAGTCAACTCATCAGCCATTCTCTTGGTCTCGACGAAAATGATGGTGAGTCCGGGGACTCCCACCAGAAGGTCTAACAAGAGAGAGGCTTTCGCGTTACGGTCCTCCACTAGCTCGAACTTCTGTGTGATGTTCTTGGTCGTTGACCCAGTGATTCCAACTGCAAGGAAAACATGATCCTGCATGAAGTCTGAGGCGAGCCGCTTGATCTGATTCGGGAATGTTGCGCTGAACATGAGAGTGCGCCGACCTTGAACTGGCATATCGGCTTGCTGCACAATCCGGCGAATCTGAGGCTCGAATCCCATGTCGAGCATACGATCTGCTTCATCCAGACACAGATATCGAACCTGTGACAGAGAAACATAGCCTCGTTCCATTAAATCCACCAATCGACCGGGAGTAGCAATCAACAACTGGCAGCCCCTTCGAAGCTCAGAAATTTGATTACGAATGTTCGCTCCTCCATATGCCACCACTGCTCGGATTCCGGTTTTGAATGTGAACTTGCGAGCTTCTTCAAATATTTGGATTGACAATTCTCTTATGGGTGACAACACTAGTGCAGAAGGAGTGCTCCTGGAGTTGTTGCCTTGACCTTCAGGTTCTGATAGTAGACTTGAGATGATCGGCACGAGGAACGCGGCCGTTTTTCCCGAACCGGTTTGAGCACAGCTCATTAGGTCCCTCCCAGCACTGACGATGGGAATCGAGTATTGTTGCACAGGAGTGGGCTTGATATACTTGGCTCGAATGATGTTATCTAGCACCAATTGGTTGACTACATCAGCAGTGAACTCGTGGATGGGTTCAGGAATGTCTGTTCCCGATGTCTTGACATGAACATCGTATGTCTGCATCGCTGAGCCAGCTTCCTTTGCTGACCCGAACAATTGGTCCTCTAACCGATCCAGATTTTCTGCGGAGTTCCCGAAGCTTCTTCTTCCCCACGAGCGACCTCCCGAGAGCGCCGAGTGGTCTTGTAGTGGGGCATGCCGTCCCCAGCTTGATCGACTAGGTTCCATGACCGCAGATGCGTCTCTTAAAGATTCAGCATGGACACTCTGTGGGGCCTGCTGCGCGACATCAGGAGTGTTCCTCAGATGAGGGGGAACGTACTTGACTGGGGCGGGATTTGCTGCCTCCTTGGAATTGTTGTCGACGTTAATGTTGTTTGTTGTTTGAGTAGGTTGTTTTGTCTCGCCTTCACCGATGGATGATGTTGGAAGGTGTAAGATTACACCTTCAGGGCTGATCTGTGTTACGTACACAGACAAGGGATCTTTTATATCTCTATGTCCTAGATGAGTCATAATTGAACACTTCTTCTGTTTAGATGAAAAGTATACAGAGTTGATTTATGAGTGTGGATTTATGAGTGTAGTTTTATGTGTAAAATTGTAGACATATAATACCTTAAAAGGATTATGTGTCAATATACATGTCAGATTCAGATACATGCAATATGTTTACGGACCTCTCCGAATCAAAACAGAAAGAGATAACTGATTGTCTTGAGCGCTTGAAGGCATTTGATGTCCCCGCGATATATTGGTCGTGGGACGAATGTCCAGACTGCCTCAAACTTTTGTCGAACCACGGGGGAGATGAGGATTTTGTCGTGGTCATTTTCGGAGATACACAGAGATGTTTCTGGTTGGAAAACTGGATAGTATTTAGTAGCTATAGCAAGAGCATTGAAGAGATCGGAGGTTATACAGTGTATATTAGGGCGCATGCTTAATACCTGTACCCCCAAACATTATTATGTTCCTCTAACCTCATCCATCTACATCTGTGAAGAACAGTTAATATACGTTGTAGCGATGGATCATGACTGGATATGATATCATTGCTATCAATGAATGACTGTGCTGAGTTATACGTACTTTGTTTGGGTAAATTGTATAGGAACCTATTAGGGATACCTATCGAGAAATCTGTGAAGAGTGAATGGGCTATTTCCCATTCACCTTTTTCCAAACAATATCGCATCATTATCGGTAGAATCGCTTGCATTCTCTCCATTTTATTTGAGAAATAAATCACAAGAAGAATTATGATTTATTTTGCAGAATATACGTCAAAGATTCACTTATTATGAATCAAGCAACATACATATTACAGTAGTTACGCCCACTGTAGCGCCAGCTAGAGCCCCACGTCTTGCACCTTCCTTAATGTCTTCCTTCTTCCCTGATACGAGAATTGGAAATGTGGATGCAACACCTGTTCCTATAATTGTAGTAGCAGCGGTAATCCTCATGTAGATGGATATATTACTAACAATAGCACTCATATATGGATATATTCATCCATATAAATGTTTAAATTCAATTTAAATTATCCGCTGTAAATCCACTTACACAACAGGAAACACGTATCAACACTCTCCTTCTTTATCTGACGCATAACCATTTCGTATATTTAGTCTCTCATCAAGATCCAAGCGAAATTGGACTGCACATTCTTTAGCTTTCTCGATACCACCTAATTTAGCAGATGAGAAACGTTTCTTCTTTCGCTTTCCATCTTCAGGCCATTGTACGCACCAAGATTCGGAATATTTCTCAAAATGCACACCTGTTTTACCACTTCCATTGTCCTTTCTGCGACTCTGGTTCTTCATGTTTACACAATTGCTTCCGTCTCTTAAATTGCACTTCCGATTATCAAGTCCGTCTCTGTTGATATGATCGACTTCTTTCCATTGAGGACAAATGAGATTGTGTAAGCGACACCTTGTATTTGCGTTTAGACATCCACTAGCATAAGTGCGTTTAAAATCATTTTTAGCGGACCATCTATATCTTTGAAGGAGTACGAGATCATCACAATCAATTTTGCCAATATGATTTCCTGGGAGACGGAACTCAACGTGACCGTCAACATATCGATATTCATTTGTTGTTAATCCAAGAGTAGCTGATCTTTCTCTTTGATAGTCTTCTGCAGCATTCTTTGCATGTTCTAGACTATCATAAGATGATTCTGGAAACCTAACGGCTTTTTCTCCTTGAAATCTTACGAGATATATATTATTACTCAATGAGAGACACCCTTTGGGGTTTCCACCTTGCCACTCACTCCCTCTAATTTCAGCATTTCGAGCAAAACAAGATTGCTTCCAGGTCGATAGCGCTTTCGTAATAGCAGCAAGGTATTCAAGGCTCAACCTTTTCTTCGAATTTGTTATTTTCTGCAAATTACTCTTTCGATTGTCAAGAGTATTCTTACTCCTGTGACGTACTGCACTCTTGAACACAAAATCATGCATGTACGTTAATTTCTTCTTAATTATTGTACAAGCGAATTCACGATTGTTTTTATATCTGAGTGACCAAACATATTTAAGAACACGATTATCATTGCGATCGAATCTTGCAATCTTATTATCTTCTAACAGTATTTCCATACCGTCCGGCATATACCGATATGAATTGGTTGTATAACCCAGTTCCTTGGATCTAACGCGAAGATAATCGTACGCCGCTTGTTTTGCTGCTTCATCACTATCAAATTTTGAGACAGTGAATGTTTTACTTGGTTCTGATTTTATTACCACGGTGTACGATCCTACACCTATGTCTATTCTTCGGATGGAACCGCATGGATTCCCTTCTATCCAGGCATCGTCTGGGAGGACGAGGTTACTGCTCCTATTATCAAGATAATTACCGTCTTTATAAACAACATCCTTCTGTCTAATATGCTTGTATAGGAATGTCAAGTCTTTCCCATTGCCAGTACATATATGTGACATTCCCTTGATATCCTTGACTTTCCATTTGTAACTTTTTAATATCTCAAGATCATCACAATCGATCTTCCCTACAATATCGTTCTCTAATGTGAACTCAATGTGATTGTCAACATATCGGTACATATTCACTGTTAGTCCTAGCCGCTCTGATACATGCCTTTTGTGTTCTTCTGCCGCTGCTTTTGCTGATCCCAAATCATTGTACTTTGTAAGCGAAAAACTCTTGCTTTTTTCTCCTGGAAAGTGTACACAATATCCTCTATCTTTCTTCAATAGGGTAATACATCCAGACGGATGTCCGCCTGTCCAATCGTTTGCTTGCTCCATCTTCTTACTTATTTATAAATCTTTAAGTAAGAATTCAATTTAAATTATCCGCTGTAAATCCACTTATTTCCACAAGTGCTACAACGGGAAATGAGCGATTCTGGTTCATCTAATCCACGTGATTGTTTCGTAGACGTTAATACTCTTTTGGAGCCACATTTTCTGCATGTTTGAATACTTTCTTCGACAACAATGCCCCCGTCGATGAAGTTATCAGCTTCCTCTATTCTCTCGGAAATCTTCATGAAACAAGGATGTTTTCTACCGATATTTCCCTTTTTAACATTGGAGTAAATTTCTGATAGTTTCATTCCAGATATTACGTCCTGTATTGTCTGGAAAACATTGTCCGCATACGCGTGTTCAAAATTTACCTCCGTCTTCTCCTCCAATGCTAAGTATGTTTGCTTGTATATCCCTTTCTCGATGAGATTTACATTGTTTTCCCTCTTAATCACCGTTCTCAATGCTTTTGTTCCATCCTTACGACATTTGTCCAAACCCATCCTACTCTTCCCTACTCTTCCCTATTCTTCAATCGGGTTTTCAATTTCCTATTTGAGTTGATAAAACTGATATATAGTCAAACCAAAGCATATAAATACTTAGTCTGCGTAGTTCTTGCATGACGTCTCAAATAATCGCTCCCAGTCCCCCAAGCGATCGCAAACATCATTATCGGTCATATACTTCCGAATTTTCTCATTTATTGCAATATGTCTCTCATGAACTATATCAGTACGCAAAACATACTTAACTCCCTTAGTTGGAGGCAAAGCCTCATGTAACAGATTCTGATCATTTATAACCACCATCCCTGTTTTGGGTATCACAACCACTTGATGCGGCTTGTTCTCGGAACCGCGTAGGAATCTACAGTGCTCCTTGATACCTATTTTATCGTGCTGCGTCCAAAACCCAGTATGACCTCCTTGGAAGTCATCATTTAGATAACAGAGATAAGTCATGAATGTCATCTGCTCATACTTCTCGCCCCCTCGCCATACAATTCTTCGAAATTTATAGTCTATATGCTCCGGAAATACATCCCCAACTTCATACTTGTAAATTCGGAGATGCGGATTAACTGATATCGGCCGCCAAGTCTCAGCTACTTCTTGAGACGTAATGTATCCAGTGTCACTAAGATGTGTTAAGTCTGGTGGGAGATATCCCTCCACATCTCTCCACAACTTCTTAGCATACTCCTCATCATTTAACACACAAAATTGAGATGTCCTAGCATCCTCTCTTCCAGTCCGTCCATGTCCACCACCTGAAGGAGACGATATGTTAAAACCCCTCGCCTCGCTTCTACTAATAAGTTCCATACATTCATTCTCATCTATAAGACCATCCACTGTGAAGATCTTCGCATCGCATAACAGTGTAACTCTCTTATCCTCCATAACGCATTAAGTTTACATATCTTTAAATTTATGTTAAAAATGTAAAATCGCGTTAAAATCGTAGTTAGGAGAGAATTAATACTTTCCGGAAATTCAGATTTATTCTTGCATGGTGCAATCGACTAGTCAACAAATACAAACGAATACCCATACAATCAACAGTATTGGTATTTTTAAGAAACAGATTTTATCAGTAAGAATCAGAATATTCACATGTTAACAGAATCCAATATAGAAAACAAATTTAAAAAGATGAATACTATTAGTATGGAAACAGATGTTGTCGTTGAAGACAAACAAAAAGAATTATCACTAGATTGTTACTGTAGAAAAACAACCCTAAAATCAATTACTCAAGACCATGATATTGTCTCAACTCTAGAACAGCTTGTTGTCAATACTAGTCATATCATTAGAGACACTTACAACTTTGTACGATTGTATATGATTCATCTCCTTTCTAATAATGAAAAACTACCTATTATCAACAAGGAATTCATGCGAGCTGTTTTTACTCTCGTTTCGAATAGAAAACGAATAAAGGGAACAAAAGCAGATATTATATATGGACAACTAGAACAATTCTATGATGAAGAATATAAACCATTTCAACGAATTAAGGTCGATGCTGTACCAAAAGATATCCTTGAATATGAAAGCACGACCATCATTACATCAATTGAGAACCACATCAAGGTTTCTCTCTTTTCTTATGTCAAAAAATTAGCTTTTGTTCTAACATATGATGACCCTCTACAGTATAAGAAGGTATTGACAGATCTTCTCAACAAAGATCTCTTATCTAAGAAAAAAGTGAAGAAAAATAAGACGAGTGATAGAACGAAGACGAATAAGAAACAAGGAGAATGCGATGTGTTTAAATCAAATGAACAATATCACACTGTTATTCGTCATTTTAACCCCTTAATAACTAATGCAATTAAAGAAACGATCTCAGTAAGTGGAAAACCCCAACTTTGTTTCCCTCTAATGTATACGATAGCATCTATGGTCGAAGAGAAAAGATTAGAAAACGATATTAATGCAAAAGCAAGGAAATTGAGAAGTTGTGCCATTATTCCTTTAAGAAGATCGCTTGTACCCAAATATATTCGATTGGATAACTCAATATTTACTCGTGTGTTTAGGGTAATGATGAAAGAGAAGAAGCTTGATATATGGGAGAACATCAAAAATGAAGTAGCGAAAACAATGAAATCAAAGGAGGGTTTTATGTTGAGTTCATTTCAAACAGATGGGGTTGCATGCTCTCTTGTTTTTAAAAAGGGGAATAGGTATGTTGAAGGGACTAAACGACCTAAAGCTCGATTTAGTGAGAAGTATTTTGAGGATCTGGGTTTGTATGATGAGTTTAAGGGAAAACGAATCGTTGCAATCGATCCAAATAAGGGAAATCTCGTATATTGTTTTGACGGGAAAACAACGTTGAGATATACACAGAATGAGCGTAGGAAAGCATCCAAGAAAACAATTCACAAATATCGGCGTAAAAATAAGGAAAATACAATTGGAGAAGGCATAATCAAAAATCGATTGGATGATTTATCTGGTTTCAACTCCAGATCGTGTAGTTATGTTGGGTTCAAAGACTATGTTGGAACAAAGAACTTATACAACAGAGATTTCTGTTCGTTATATCAAGATACTATGTTTAGGAAAAATAATTGGCATAGTTGGATTAATCTCAGACGTAGTGAAGATAAGTTTGCTAATCGTTTTAAGGATACTTATGTTGATAAGATATCTGTTGATGGTAGGGATGTTTATGATATGAAGAATACTGTTGTTGTATTTGGAGATTGGGAGGAACGACCTAGTTTTTTAAGAGGAAAAGAGCCAACTAAAGGGAAAGGTATGAGAAGCTTATTAAGGAAAGCTGGTTTGACAGTTTATCTTCTTGATGAGTTTAGAACATCTAAAACGTGTCATATTTGTAATAGTGAAAATGAAAGTAATGTTATTAGTAGAGAAGATCCTCGACCTTGGAAGAAGGGAGAATCTCAACTAGTATGGGGCCTTCTCCGTTGTACAAACGGTGATTGTAGAAGGATTCATAATCGTGACTTTAATTCAGCATCTAATATTTTGGAGATATCTAGGACTATAATTTGTAGTGGTAATCGTCCTAATATTTTCGATCGTTCATTATGTTGTAATGATTAGAGATGTGTGATTTGAAAGCATAATCAGACCTATTAATGATAGGTTTTCCTGATTCTATATTAATTAGATGAAAGTACAGAATGTTTAATAACTAGATAAATCTATATTTTGATAGTTATTGAATGAGCTGTGGCATTATTGAGAATTTAGTCGTCTTATTTTATTAAACGTAGATAATTCTGAGATGAGAACGTATGTTCGCCCCACTACCAGAGTAAGGAATGCGACATAACAGGTCACCATATACGATGGACAGGCCTCATCTAGTTCGTAGAGACATGCAGAGGTTCCGACTAAGGTGATAAAATTAGATGCATGCATTCCCCACTTATATGGTCTCTTCCATCTCCACATCATCCAGGCACAATATGCAGCTGTGCCTACCTCAACAAATGCTGTAGAAAAGACGAAGAAGATGTATCCTGGCATGTTATAGAAGTATATTGCGTACATTAATCCACATACGATGAGATGATGGAAAAGAAGAAGCATATCGGGCTTTCGCCAGTGAATGAAGAAATCCTTCACCATCATACCAAATAGTGAGGCGATGATTATGGATTCTAATCGTATCTCGTCTGCTGTGAAATCGTCGGAACGCATTAATACCACCTTCCTGTAACCAAATTGATATATCTTCATCATCATCAAAATAGAAAATGGGACATTGATGATTTGTAGTAAGAATGACGCCTCGTATGCCCAGGCAGGTGCAATCTCCTTCCATCCTGGCGGGTCTATCTTGCCAAGAGCAGACCATCTCAATTCGACGCCTATCGTAATGAGAAATCCTGCTAGTCCCCATATGCATACTTGGAATATGAAGAAATCTGATTGTCCAGGCGTTCCGGGGCTTTGTAGTGATAGTAATGCGACGGCACAGCCAAACACAGTCAACATTATTGATGACAGGAGATGTGTGGCTTGTGTCAGCCTGGAAATAGGTTGCTCTTTCATACTTAGTGATTGCAAGTCTTTAGATTATTCATTTTCTTTTCCTCTGAATAAAGAATGCAGTTCACAGTCGATATCATAGTAATAGTGATTGCATGTGCTGCTATTGGTATCTCAATAGCGGCGCTTGTCAACAAACCTAAGGATCACTTCATCTACCCTAATTACCCTTTTTGCAAAGAGGGTATAAATGATCATTTCTGTATTGCAGCAACTCCTGAAACGAATTCTGCACAAGCACAAACATGTACACCAGGACAGTACTTTCGACAAGACGGCATATTTGGTCAATGCCTTTCCGAACCTCCGTGCGATTCTCCATGTGTGACATATAAGAAGCCGGACTTTAACATATGGAGTCCAACAGGCAATGGCATGATCCCATACGGAACGTGCTAGGCCATATTCGTATTTAAAGACATTTCCTTTAAATCCGAATTAAGGTGAGTAATTTCCGAGGGTTATTCTAGTCACACAGACTGGAACACAGTTCCATAATAATATTACCAGAAGTATTGACATAATTATTATGTGTTGAACATCGCCTTCATCATTACTCTTGAAATCTCTTTATCAAAGCAAATATCCTCCCATCTGAACTCATTCTCATCTAACATATAGTAAACTCTTCCAAATACACATCCATCATCTTCCTCTTCATCTTCACCGAACAATCTCTCTTCTATACTTTCATCATTTCTATAACTGTATTCAGGACATACATGGTGATCACGTGCTTTAACTCTTCCATCACATTTTACCTCCAGAATATAGTCAGTGTAAGTACAACCAAATGTGATGTCATTATACTTCATTCCACACTTTTTACAACATACCTCCTCATCCAGTTTGATGCTTGACTCATCAAGATACAAACGATACTCGTTATCCTCATATATCGGGTATGGAAACGGAATCTCGCGGAGAATATCCATGTCGCATATATCACTTAAACTCATGGATGTTATCCCTATAGTCTTATATACTAATTAAATGAGCTTAATAGACTTTGTTTTACATGACTGTTCCGTATGCATCCTACAGTTTCTCACAAAACCTCAACGAAATTTCCTCCCTCTTACAAGCCAGAAACTCAATCAGTTCTATATCACGAACGAATACAAACCTATACCTCTCAAACGATTCGATGGATATAGAATTGTAGATAGGGCAGTTGTAGAAAACAATATAGAAGCTGTAACATGGTTGATAAAGAACGGGTATGACTCAGACACACTCGCCGAAACAGCCGCTGAACACGGATATTTAGATATACTAAAGAAAGGAAAAGAATATGGATGCAGATTGGATAAGTGGATTTGTATTCGTGCTGCAGAACAAGGACATCTCCATATCTTAGAATGGGCACACTCTAACGGGGTCGAACTGGATACGTCTACAACAGATATATGTGATAGCGCGGCCGAGACTGGTCGCATTGATATCCTAAAGTGGGCGCGAAAGCGAGAATGCTCTTGGAATGAAAATACATTTGCGCTCATGGCAAAAGGAAATCATCTAGACATGATGAAGTGGGCGAAAAGTAACGGCTGTGAATGGAACGTCAAATCTACTGTAATGGCAGGAGGATTTGGAAACTTAGAAGCATTAATATGGCTAGTGGAAGAAGGATGTGAATGGGGCAAATGGACATGTACAATTGCAGCAGATGAAGGGCATCTCAATATTATTCAATGGGCTGTGAATAACAACAAAGAGTATGATTGCAATAACGTGATGATACATGCCGAAAAATCTGGCAATAAGTACATAACTACGTGGCTAGAATCAGCGTTAATGAGTAAAGATCATCACACATGAATGAGATAAAGTTTCTTGATGTAGTCTGAGATAGATCAGTGGTTGGGTCTACTATACGGTGATAGAACAATGATAGAATCACGTCTATCCTTTTTCTTGGTCATATATGGGACAACACGATTTGTATCTGCTACGACACTCATTACAGGTTGCGCGCATTGGATCTCACAATGATCTGTTTCAGAATATTTTACTGCGTCATTATGACTAGAGTCTTTAGCTTCCTTGCAACATATACTTCCCATTTGTAGTAGCATATACTTTTTTAGTCTATAAATAAATATGACAAGAATCCTTAGTATTTGTCTTATCTCTATCGCTACTGCAGGTGTTTGCGCTGGCATAGTACTGGCTATCTATTTCGGTATTAAATCTAGACATCATACTTCTCCAGTACCTTCTCCAGGACCTTCTCCAGTACCCCCACCTGTACCTTCTCCAGTACCTTCACCAGTACCTTCTCCAGTACCCCCACCAGTACCTTCTCCAGGACCTTCTCCAGTACCCCCACCTGTACCTTCTCCAGTACCCCCACCAGTACCTTCTCCAGTACCCCCACCTGTACCTTCTCCAGTACCTTCACCAGGACCTCCGCTACCCTCTGCGATCCAATCTATGAAGACATTATTCGCAAATAACGGTATCAGCAATATACAAGAACTAGTTGATATCGGAGGACTTAGTAATCAGAGTATCACCCCATATAAAGGATATGATCTGGATAGTTATTGGGAAGCGCTATCAGCTTCTTTAGCAGCTGGATTCATGCTAGGTAAAAGTGATGATGAAAATATTATAATCGTTGTGGGAATGTTGGGACAATATATGGTGGAGGCAGCCAATTACTCTACATGTGATGAGTTCAATCTTGGACAGGGTTGTTCTAATGGGCCCTGCAGTTGCGGTCAAAGAGGTTATAATTATATGGGTCCTAACTACACAGGAACACCATTATGTGAGCGCGACAACAGCATGCAAATAACCGCAACAACAATGGGAGGAGGTGCTACGGCGCCAATGGAATGTACACCAAATACAGCAAGTGCTGGGTGTTGTTGGTGGGGACGAGGTCCTACACAACTAACTGGACAGCATGAATATTGCATGTTCACTGATTGGTTACATCAGAATAAACTTGTTTCAGAAGACATTGATTTGTGCAAGCATCCCGAACTATTGTGTACTAATCAGAAACTACTGTGGTTATCTGGAATAGCGTACTGGACTACTTCTGTACAAACGTTCGCGGAGTATCCTGCTAGTCTAACGGCATATACAAATCTAGTTAAGTCAGGTAGTTCTAACGCAGCTGACCAGACTTGGATAAATAGTCAGAACCCTCCTAGCTTCTTTAGTGGGGTTGGTGGTGCAATTAATCTTGGACATTGGGCAAACGGAGCAGGTAGTGGTCTAGATAGAATATGTTCATCTCTTAAAATACTAGCCAAGTTAGGCAAAGTAAAATTAGGGAGCACTGGATGTACGAAGAATCCGCCGCCTCCACCACCATATGTCCCAGGTCAATGCGGGACCTGGGACACTGTATGTGATCAATGTGCACCCCTAGGTAAGACGTGCGTTCAATGTAAAACGGACCCATCGAAATTTCAGTGTGGGTAAGGGGGGCAAAAAATCTCACAATTGAAAATAGTCATGAAGTTAGGGCAAACAAATCAAGCAATAAGCACAGACATGGGGCAAACAAATCAGGCAATGAGAACAGACACGGAGCAAACAAATCAGGCAATGAGCACAGACACATTTGTATCTGATAAAGGCGCAATAATACCTCTTGACATGAATATTCCTGAACATCTTCGAGTTATCACCACAAACTACAAGGAATCTGAGATAGTTTGTGGTGGGCGGGAGCTCTTCCCGATAGTTCTTAGTAGTATTCCCGATCTCACACCAACGGGTTATAGCCGGTGCATATTCAGTTATTCATACTATGAAGCGAACTGGCGTGGACAACCAAGTGGTGATACGTGTGGATTGTACACTGGCGCAACCAAGGACGGATATATATGCTATATAGCTGAGAAATTACGTGATAGGAGGCATTTTGGTCACCCTGATGTCATGGGGGCAATGATTATGGGCGCTATGAGTGATGTCATGGGCAATATTTAACGTACTTTTGCAGTTGCCATTTTGAACAGATTAAGACTATGAAAAAAATCCCTCTCAATATATTGAGAGGGATTTTTTCACGTTGTATATTTCGTATAGTATCCTATCAATGCAAGAAGGATCGTGTGGATAAGGAGACGGAGCTATCTTGGGATGCTCTGGTTGTTGACGTATATAATTCGATTATCAAAAATCGAATTTAAAGCAACAAATTATTATTGATAACGAGATATGCTTCATCACGAATCAACAACAGTGAATATCCCTAACGATACAAGTGAGTGCCCACCAAGAAAACGATGTCGGTCAACCGAAAAGGTAGCTAGCACAGAGTATGTAAATGAGAATTATCTGCGACCTGTGGAGGCACGATTTTCTTTATGTAACACGACTTGTAATATATTGGCAAGTATGACTCCTGAATTTGGTTTTAATGGTTTGGGTGAAGTTGTATTTAAGAGAACATACAGTCGTGGAAACGAAGACTGGAAGGATGTCGTAATTAGAGTGATCAATGGTGTTATGTCTATTCGCAAAGATCATTATGAGAAGAATGCGTTGAGGTGGGTTGATGATGAGTGGCAAGAGAAAGCACGAAGCATGGCAATATCCATGTTCAAGATGGAGTGGCTCCCGCCTGGAAGAGGCCTATGGATGATGGGTACGGAGTTCGTGTACACACGAGGATCCATGGCTTTGTTCAACTGTTTCAGTAGAGACACTACTTTCTGGACCAAAGACGGACTCCGCACCTTTCAAGACTTTGAAGATGGAGATCAAACGATGGTACGGGGTAAAAACAAGTGGGTGGCTGCTACAATACAGTGTTTTGGAGAACAAGAGTTGTGGGAATTGGAAGTGTCAAAGGGTCTAGTTAATAAGATAATTCACTGTACTGCTAATCATAGATGGTTAGTTAAAACTAAGAAAGGTGATGGTATATATAGTTTCAAGGCAGTAACAACTGAGAGCTTAGAGGCAGGTCAGAGAATGCAAACGTTTGCTAAGAGGACTAATTTTCATGATCTTGTTATGTGTCCCGTGGGTATTCAGCATGGTATCGTGTTCGGTGATGGCACTAAATCAAGCAATGTCGATTGTTGTAATATCCGGTTATGTGGGGACAAACATGAATTAAGCAAGTTCTTTTTCACTGAGCGCCAAGATAATCCTACAATTGGAGGATTGCCAAATACTTGGAAAGATCTACCATCTCTTAGCATGAATAAAGAATACTTACTTGGATTCCTTGCTGGATGGTTTGCAACTGATGGTAGTATCAGTAAGAAATCATGTATGGCTATGACAAATAGCAGTCGGAAGGTATTAGAATGGGCTCGAGATGCATTATTTAAATTGGATATCACTACAGGAGACATAGCTCTTTCACGAGAGATCAGCCCATATGATGGCTCTTACAAACCATTGTACAAAATACACATCAACAGAGAGAGCCTTCCGGAGAGTTTTTTAATAAGACAATCTCATCTCGAGAGATTCAAACCTTCAAGTTTGCCGCGCGAATGGAGAGTGGTTAGTGCGAAACCAACAGGAAGGGTCGAAGAAGTTTGGTGCGTATCAGAACCCGAATTTGAAGAGTTTACACTAGAGACTGGGATTTTGACGAAGAATTGTGCGGCCTCGACTACGAAGGATGATCTCGTTTTAGCAGCGGAATGGACAATGGATGCGTTGATGAACGGAGTTGGTGTGGGATTTGATACAACTTGGCGAGGAACTGCTGAACGCCCTGATAAGTCAAATCCGTGGACATACGTTGTTGGCGACTCGAGAGAAGGTTGGATTGGCAGTTTGATCGCACTGATGTGTTCATACGTACATAGTGAAAGATACGGAAAATGCGGCTACCCTGTATTCGACTACTCGTTAATCAGGCCATCAGGGTCTCCGATTAAAGGATTTGGTGGCACAGCATCAGGTCCTGATCCGTTGATAAAGTTGCATACCCGCGTTGAGAAATACTTCGATTGCTTCTGTGACGGGCGTATTAAAGTGGGTGAGAATGACAGTAAACCGTATTCACATACTCGTCTTGTCGCGGATATCTTCAACGCTATCGGCGCTACAGTATGTGCAGGTAACGTGAGACGGTGTAAGCCTATAGATACTCTCGTATTCACCAAAGCTGGTCTTAAACGTATTCAAGACGTTGCACCTCATGAGGATGAAGTTATGACATCTGACGGTTACTCACTGGTCACAGACAACTTGCATCAAGGGAAACAGAAACTGTTTAAGATTAATACTCAACTCGGAGAAAGTTGGTGTACTCCAGAGCACCGTATGGCAGTCTTGATATCTCCAGATGAGTATACTTGGAAACATGCGAAAAACATTGAGCCTAATGACAAACTATTATTTAGCACTGCGACAATTGAGGGACATAAAACGAGTTTACCAGATTTCAAGCAGTTAGAAGAGTCAAGAAGCTCTACACTTATCATACCTGATTTAAGTACAGGTATGGCATGGTTCTTTGGTAATTTCCATGGTGCCGGTAGCATCTATCGCCGGCCGAACGGTCATTGCGGAAAGATATGTGTAAGCGTTCCAACAGAAGAGAGTAGTATTGTTAAGAAATGTGTACAGCAGATCAGGATGTTTGGCATAGAGCCAAAACTGTATAAACAATGTAATTATACACGAGTGAAGGGGGTGAATAAACAACTAGCAACCTACTTCTCTCAATTCAAGAAATCATGGTCCGAAATCAATGTTCCCGATTGTATTCTTCAGGGAACAAAGGAAGTAAGAGCTGCTTACTTGGCAGGACTGTACGATGCAGACTGTACAGCATGTTCATCAGGAAGGTTGAATCGTGTGTTTACATCAACATGTCCTGAGTTTTTAACACAATTGCAGAGTGTTTATGCATCACTTGGAATACCAGTAAGACACAGATTTGTACGGAAAGCACTGAAAGAAACCCACAAGGACACTTATACATTGCATATCGTTGGAAGATTCTCAAAAAATCGATGGAAAGATACGATTGGACCATTCTCCATTCGATACAAACCAGTGGAATACTCAAAACATACTGCTTTCACTCAGGATTACCATTATCCGCGAGAATGGTTTGATGATGTTGGACATACTGGAAACGATGTAATATCCATCGACGATTGTTACGATCGTTTTGGTGGATATCATGATTGGTTGCCAGTAACTGTCTTGGACACTCAGATGACTGACCGATGTATGCATACATTTGATTTGACTGTTGAGAACAATCATCAATATATTTGCGGAGAAGGTCTTGCCAATCACAATTCGGCGGAGATATCCCTAGGCAGTCCAGACGATAGAGACTTTCTCAACTTGAAAAACTATGCTGAAAACCCTGAGCGTGGAGAAATCGGCTGGATGAGCAATAACTCAGTAGTATTGAAAGCTAATGAAGACTTTGAGAATTTCAACTGTATTCCTGAGATGGCTAAGAGAATCTTGGATAATGGAGAGCCAGGGATGATTAACCTACACAACATTCAGAATTTCGGGAGATCAGGGAAACCAATGAAAGATACAGCTAGCTTAATTAATCCATGCGGTAGACACACTTGCCGCAGTGACATGGCAACATGTTGCTAGTCTCCAGCACAGGAGGCGACACTCCCAAATTGCGGGAACATCTCGAAGGGTTTTGGTACCAAGCTAATGGAGAAATCTTTTAGTGGCTCTAGTTAACTGCTAGAGAGGGTAATAATCTAAAACATAGAGACAATTCGCAGCGAAGCCTCTAAGTCCCAAATGTCACGGGATATGAGGAACGTTCAACGACTAAATGGGAGCGGGCGTGAAGGTTTGACAGACCTGATGATCGCTTAAGATATAGTCTAGTCCCACCTGAGAAGGTGATATCATAGAGACTTGTAAGGTCTGTGCTAACAATCTTATATGTCGAATTGATATGAGTGATGACTCTAGGAGGAAATTCCTGGATGAGCTTGGTAGATCGGAGATACCGTTAAATGATAAGGAATTATGTAATTTGTCTGAAGTATTCCCTCCAAGATGTAATGGAGTAATGGACCTTATAAAATCCCTCACACATGCTACATTCTATTCATCAACAGTTGCACTACTCGCGACACATCGCCCTGAAACTAATGCGATTATTGCGAAAAACAGAAGGATTGGTGTGAGTCTATCAGGAATTGCACAATGGGCCAGCATGAAGGCAGATACAGATATGGGCAAATATTGGGGTGATATGAATTATACGAAACTGACAACATATCTTAGACGAGGATACAAGACTGTGAAGGAAGAGAATATACGTCTCGCAGCAGAGGCTGGAGTACCAGCATCCATTCGTGTCACAACAGTTAAACCCAGCGGGAGTATTTCTCTACTTGCGGGATGTACTCCTGGCGTGCATTACCCAGTGTCAAGGTTCGCAATTAGAAGGATGAGGATCGGGGAAGATTCCCCACTAATACCTGCATTAATCGCAGCCAATATCCCACACGAACCAGATACTTACTCTGACAATACACTGGTGTTTGAATTCGCAATTGACCATGGAGATCTTAGAGCTTGCGCAGAAGTGAGTCCATGGGAACAATTCTCAGTGGTTGCGATGATGCAGAGATGTTATGCGGATAATGCTGTAAGTGCAAGTATTTATTTTGATCAAGAGAAAGATAAGGATGATATCGAGAAGTTACTCGCTATGTATTTACCTGTGCTGAAATCCGTGTCTATGATGCCTACTCAGACCGATGTATATGCGCAGGCTCCGTATGAGAAAATCGATGAAGCTACTTACGAACAAAGACGCAACGATTACAAAAACCCAGATTTCGGGAATGTGAAGGACAATGTACCTGTTGGCAGTAAGTTCTGTACAAACGACTCGTGTATGTTATGATAGGAGTATGATAGGAGTATGATAGGAGTATGATATGTGTATAGAATGAAGTATTTTGTTTCTTGGCAAAAGTGGAATAACGTCGTCACAATAAATAGGGTTTAAAGATGGCGTTAGCAAGTTTCATGAAGACTGATCCCGAGTCTATTGAGCGTGTCGATGAACAAGAAAGATATACGCATACATTATTTATGGAGTTTATGGGTCGCACCTATCATTGTAGGGATACTCCGCTTATTGAATTACCTGAAAAGATACGTGAGTGTGTTGTACGTTATGACTTGGGAGAAATGCCTGGAAAGTATGGGTCAACAATAGTTTGTCCATCCGTGACAATTGGTGAGGAATGCAAGTGTGGGGGTAATCTAATTCATAGCGTCGAGGAGTTACCTGTTGATGCATGTTCGTATGGAAGAAGATGTAGATATTTCTTCACGTGTCCTTACAGACATCCACAGGAGTACGATGATGACCTATTGTGTACAAGGCTGGCAAAACTTGGGATATTTGTTTTTAAAGGGATTGGTAGACCATGTGAACTACTTGAGAATACATTGAACGAGTTACGTCCATATAATAATGGAAACACAAGGATTGGATTTGCAACACTTTTCGGCGATACATCGCAACACGCGATAAACCGGAGAATTGTACGGTCTGCATGTTTATTGAATGCTTATTCTGAGATAAAGCAATCATAGATAAAGTCATGATTCTAAATTAGAGAATTTATTTATACCTATCTCGATATAAATAAATGGTACGACGTAGACGTGAGAGTAAGAGACAAAAACGGATGCCTCGTCGCACTTATGGTGGGGCATTCACACCATTCCAAAGACATAAACGGTATAAAGAATATAGACGTACAAGCCCTAAAACTCCTAGTAGAGCAAGGCGTGATGTTGATAGGACAAGGCTCATAAACAAATTCCGTCAAAACCATCCCCTCAACACCGTAGCTTATTCTGACAATATCCAAGCCCCTGTGAATTTATTCGATATGTATACTCCTGAGGCGATAACAGCATTCACAGATAAATATCTATACTACAATGATGCAGACTTTGCGAGAAGTATAACTTCGTCTCCAAATTGGGTAAACGAATACAAGAGTAATATTGAGAATGCTCTCGATGCGACGAACCCCAATCACCTAGGGTATGCACTTGATCCTGAGATGACTGCTCAATACTTTCACACAATTATACAATCGTCTCTTACAAATGCTCTAAGACCTCTTCTACACCATCTGATTAATATGATTGATATGGAGATGTCGAGGTACGGAAAACTCATTATTTCAGGAGGTGAAGCGTTTAATTTGAATGTGAAGAAACAATTTCGTGAGATCACACCTGATATCGATACGAAATTCATTCCTCTATATGGTTATGATAGAAGCGAAGGAATGACACAGGGGTTATTTAATGCGTTCATGTTGCAAGCATCTGAACAGATGTGGTATGTGGCGATGGAAAAAGCGACTGCGTATGCAAATTCTCGTAAGGTATATCGTTTCTTCTATGAGAATGTGTTATACCCGTTAGAACAACAAGATATATTTAGAGCCTTACATGTTAAGTTCTTGACTCCAGAAGAGTTACCACCAGAAGATGGTGATGACGAAATTACACCTATATGCAGAAAACATTCATATATTTGTAGATTGGTTAAGAAGAAAAGTGGTCGCCCCTACTTTATATGCAGCGATGAGCAACATCCATGTAAGTTTCGCTTAGATAAGAAGAACTATATCTCTCAGGTTCCGTTCAGGAAACGCAAGACAGTACTCAGCAAGGACATGGATAGGAATATACTCTTTGATATCGAATTATTTGCGATAGACTTGTATATGAACAACATGATGCGTCTTGACTATGTCTACTCTCTTGAAAATGATCAGGTAGAGTACACTGGGAAGTTTGTTGATGATTATCTTCTTCATGTCAGTGGTATGCTTGATATGCCATTTATGCGCCCTGGTGAGTTAGGGTATAATCTCATAAATCCAGAGAATCATACTACATTTGAGGCCGTGACCGATATGTATGATCTGAATTTCTTAATATGTCCAGAGAATTCTCTCCGCTTTCGGACCCTTAATATGATTCAGTACAGAGGTCCAATCACTACCGCATCTGTACACTTTCTCCGTGAAGACATTCATATTATGCAACGCTATGGATTACGATCAGATGCGAAGAGAGCTAAGGATATGTATAGAGAGAGAGTATTGGCTGATGTTAACAATTTGGCAAATAACAAAATCATCCCTCCTCTTAAACACATAGCTACAACTAGTATTCAGGAGTTTACTTGTAAGGAGCTTGATAATGTAGTTTTTAATGACAATATATCTCCGATAAGTATCGGTAAAATTATCCGCTTTCTTGCCCCACCATTTCATGCAGAATTTCAACCAGATGGACTGTTGGATCTCACGAAATGTACGCAGATGGCTCTCAGTTTAGAAGTCAAACAAAATCGAAACATATCTGAAATTGAGGGGAATCTTGTTAGTTCTAGATTTGATTATTATAGTGGAGAATGGATAGATTGTTGCGATGATGGATTACGAGACCTATTTAGGGTTAGGATTGACCATAGGAGCGTCGCAAAGCAACTCGATGCAGCGGACCCATATAAGCGTACACAGATCGTACAGGAGTTACAGTGTTGGCTAAATGAGATTCTCGAGTATATCAAACATACGCCGAGAGATAAAGAGGCTAATGTTGCACGAAACCATCTCGGTAAGCTACTATATCTCTACAACGATACAAACAATTTCGATGAATGTGTTCTTGTTACGACCTTGATAAACAATATCTTGATAACTGTGTCTAGTTTGCGGTTTGTTCCCGATGATGAATTGCGTCCTACTGGAGTAGCCATTATCGCAGAACTTGAAGATATATGGACATATTATAAGAAGAATAGGAAGAAGATCGTGTATCCAGAGGCGTGTGCTACTATACTAAATTGAAAAATGCTCGAAATTGAGTTACGGGCTCGATACACTAAGTGAATGCAACTATGACCAAGTTAGTCGAGAAGAACGAGAAGAATGAGGAGAAGGAGGAGAATGAGGAGGAGAAGAAGGAGGAGAAGAAGGAGACAGAGAATGAGGAGGAGAAAGAGAATGAGGAGAAGGAGGAAAGGAATGCGGTGAATTTCTCATGTGCATTAAAACCCTATATTCAAGTACCAAATCATGCAGAACCTTTCAAGGTTATCACTATGTGGAAACCTGAGTGGAATCTATGGGCACAGCTTACATTGATGTCTAAGCCGTCAGCAAACATGCGATTGGATGCTTATATCCAAGATAGTATTGAAACTCATCAATCATCATATGACAATAACGTTCCTATCATTGAGGTCTTACCACATAAAGCGACATGGGAAGGTACGCTGGTTGTAAAACATCCTGGTATCACAACAAAACTTCAAGTGTTGACGACTACAGGAGGTCGCAAGGATTTCGACGAGATTTACGAGAATCGGCCATCAATTGTATCTGGCGGCGCTCTTGAGCAAATTACTATTAGTGATGGGGAGATGACCGTACTCAGAGTTTTGCCTAAACAATTGCCTAGACGATTGCCTAAACAATCCCCAATATCAATATATATGACACTATTACTATTAATAATATTAATATTCACGATACTCTTAATATTGACCTACTACCTGGTTGTATAGAAGACGATATGGTCAACATGTCATTTAAAGATTGAAGTGTGATATGTATGCATGAGACTGATTTGGAAACTGAAAATGGCGCTACGCCTATACCAACATCATTTTTCCACAAGGGTGTGGGAGATCATGTATTCAGGACATCTTTCCAAGAGAACCATGCTGTAGAACAGTACTTTTGGACTCGAGAAACTGTCGAAAAGTTAATCGTTGCATGTCAGTACGTATTCCAAGAGAAAACATGTTGTCTGATGACACCTAGTTTGGCTCATGAATGGAGCAATCAAGGCCGCGATGAGGTTTTATTAGATATTGACACTAGATTCGATTTTGTACCTAAATTCCAATACTACGACGTTACAGACCCTTGCGATATAGACGGGGATTTTCGCCTCCTCATTCTTGATCCGCCTTTCTTTCTATTACCTATCGAGATAGTAAGGGAAGCTGTTGACAAACTGACAAATTGCGATTATAGCACGCGAATTATGATTGCTTTCTTGAAAAGAGGGGAGAAGCGCTTGAGGAAGGCATTTGCAGACTATAACTTAGTACCAACACATTTCCCTCTTCAGTATGCCTGCATCAAACCAAATAAATGGTCGAATTTCGTGTTGTACAGCAATATAGAGCTTCCTGGTGTGAAGAAGATGAAAGAATGATGAATTAGTAATATGTATGTGTTACCATACATATCAAGGGATGCTAGGAATTCATCCACTGTTTAATACCGTGAACACGGACACGAAGATACAGGAGGTTCGTTGGGTCTTTCGTATGGAGATGAGTTCTTACCTAAGTATGCTACCATGTGTTCGGGATTCCTAGGATCTGCATCGTTTCTGGCACGATTTCCAAAGATACCCAAATCGCCTGGATATCTGTATACCGCTGTTGCTCTGTTTAGAGCATAAACAGCGGTATTTGGTGAAAGAAACTTCCTGTTGCTTGTTAGCGCATCAAAAGTACGAGGAGTGCAATTATATCCTTGTTTGTAGTAGCTCATTTATCTACAAATAGATATTTTACTGAATTCAATTATTAAATCTGTTCTAGTTGCAAGCTCAAATTTAAAAGAATGATATGTATGTATAAATGGCAGGATCCAGATATATAGAGTTCGATAGTACTTACAGAAATCGTAACCTTTTCCCCCTGGCAGGAGAGTTTGAGGTACCGATATCGGAAACAGGAAGTAAGGGGAAATTAGATGCACTTGATCCCGTATCCCTCGCAGCCCAGATGAAGCAGTGGACAATTAACACATTCGCTGTTGACCCGGTATCGTCATCCGTTACTGTAACCATCGAGGCTATAACAACAAACCCTAGTGCTGCTAGTGGTCGTCTTATAATTGAAGCAACGGCAACAACTGGTCTTCTCCAACAACATTCGGATTACTATGCGGGAGCTATTGCTATAGAGTCCGCGTCGAACTATAACAGGATATTTGAGTATACGTTTCTTGGCGCAGCTAATGCCGCGGGTACCCTTGAACGAGGTCAATTTGTGATCCTTTCACCTTTCCCTACAATTTTAGCACCGGGTGATACACTTACTCTCACAGATCCTACAACCGTAATAGCAGGTGCGATCTCACCAGCGACAAATCCTGTCTTCTTCATTCCATACGGACGAGCTGGCGATAATGCGTACGTGAATACTTTCCTCTACAACGAGACGCAAAATGAGTCTCGCCCTACCACAACTTACAGTGGAACTACACATCTTATGAAAGTAGATACAAGCGGAAGCGCAGCAAGTACTGCCACATCGGGACCCGTTACAGCGTGGACATCCACAGATGTATTATCGATTCGTGAAAGTCTTCCTTCCTTTTGCGGTACGTTAGATGGAGATATTACAAATAACCCAACAACCAAGGTTGCGTTCAACTTGCCAAGTACCTACGCAGGTTCAACAACACTCCAAGGTGACTTCATTGATATCTCGAACACACTTACGGGTGTGAATCGCACGGGAGCTGCTGTCGGTGGATCAACAACGACAGTAATTCTCGCGGTTGGTGCAAACGCGGATGATAGTGCGTTCGTTGGAGGTACAATTGAAATGTTAACAGGTCCTGCTGCTGGACAATCTGGCACAATAACAGCATATAACGGGGCAACAGTCACAGCAACCGTGTCACCCGGGTTTACTGCGGCTGTTGTTGCTGGGAATACATATATCATAACATGCCCGATAGATTCAAGACGGATCGTAAAATTTGTGTCACTAACTGGAGCAGCAACCGGATCTGGTGTAGCAACATCCATATCGCTACCATCGTCTGCTTCCAATATCACAGGAGAATATAACGATATCTATATTAATATAACTAGTGGTGCAGCTACTGGTGACATTCGTTTAATACAATCTTACGTTGTCACAACGAATCCTGTGACCGCTCTTGTTTCATCTCGCGTAGCTACTCCGTACACTGCTTTCAGTGCTGCTATAGCAGCTGGAGATACATTTGAGTTTAGGTCTGGAAAAGTGGAAGGCGGAGCGATTAAGAAGAGTATTGCTCTACAGAACTTCTGTCTCCTTCCTTTTTCCTATGATAACTTCACCCCATTCGATTATACAGGAAGTATGGTTTCTCAAGAAGAAATGGTTTGCTATGAGATAGAATTACTAAATATAGTGTTACCAAATGCAACATTAAATGTGGGTAGAGGCAGTCTTGTGTCGTTCTACCCATATGTCTATGTAGAAATAGCAAATGTGTCTGCACCAAGTGCAGGGATGAAGAACACTATTTATTCAAATAATCCGAACGCAACTCGTATGGTCTTTCGCGCTGCGTTAGACGATGTTCCTAATCCCGTTATCTCCTCATTTGTGAAGATCGATGGAGACGGAATGGTCCAGACTCTGAAATTCAAGCCAAACGACAATTTGAGGTTCTCTGTAAGGACATCATTTGGAGAAGTATATGATACAGTCCTCCCAGAACATTTCTCACCTCTCAGACCCAACTCTAAAGCTCAAATCAGCTGCTGTTTTCTGGTTAAACGAATTACCTAATACTACAACACTTATACATGGCGTATAACGATTGGTTCGATTGTCATAAACGAATGCTGGAAGGGATAAGATACTACCTTTAAGAAATGATTGATGTAAGGCAATCTAAAAGTAACGGTCAAATAAACTATGGGTAGCTTCTTTACGAAACTAGCGAGTTTATTTGACACATTTGGAGACAAGAACAAAGACTATCGGGTCATTATGTTGGGCCTTGATAATGCAGGGAAAACTACATTGCTATACAAATTGAAATTGAATCAAGTTGTAACTACTATACCTACAATCGGGTTCAATGTTGAAACGGTTAAGCACAAGAATATGTCACTGACAATATGGGATGTTGGAGGGCAAGATAAGCTGAGATCATTATGGCACCATTACTACAGAGACACAGACGCTGTAATATTTGTTGTTGACTCTAATGATTTAGGCAGGTTGAAGGAAGCTGCCCATGAATTAATGGGAGTTTTGAAAGATGATGCGTTGAGAGATGCGAATCTGCTTGTCATGGTTAATAAGCAGGATCTTCCGCACGCAATGAACGCAAACGCAGTAGCCGCTGAGCTTGGTCTATATGGATTAAAGGGCAGAAATTGGTATGTTCAACCATGTACTGCAACATCTGGTGATGGAGTGTACGAGGGCATAGATTGGTTGTCATCCTCATTGAGAGGATGATGCTGCCTTATTAAGTATAGATTCAATACGAGGGAAGAACTGTAGTTTGTTAAGGATTTTCTTCTTCTCTTCTCTTATATACTCAATACGGTCGGACCACAAGTCTTGTTCGATTGCTTGACACATTAGGCGATAGTCCTCTTCAAAATTCGACAACTCCAACCACACGAAGGCTTTTGGGTTTATATATGCTCGGATATCGGGAGCACCATGATAAAATACTAATGTCTCTCCAAGGATCCCGTCAATAAGTTTCTCTGAGAAATATCCTGGAATGCTATTATTCTCAGCGTTAAACGTATATTTATATGGGAGTATTGCATCGTCCTTCGCATGCAATGGCGGAGACCCCTTATACTGATTCCACTCAAACTTATTTCCACCAAAGACATGAAGAGGAAAATTCTTGTTGTCTAGGAATTGAGCGAAATCGATGCGCGCGATTTGGCCAGGATCCTTATATTTGTCGGAGAGAACTGTTGACACAATCTTATTGAGAGTATCATCCTTAATAATCGGTTCTGACGATAGTTGCAAATACGTTTTCGAAAGATGCCACTCATTGTTGTTGAATGTGTTGACGTGTGTTCCCTTGAATAATAGCTCATCAGAAGGATTAGCCCATTCTCCCCATTGTTCAGGATGTCGAGACATGAATGGTTCCATCTCGAATAAGATAGTGCGAGAAAGATCTACTTCGACTCCTTGCGGAGGACGATTAATAACAACATAATAATCCGCGGGCTCCTCCCATACAATCTGAATGTTATTCCATGTGTAGTTACCCTTGCTCATCTTGTTCCAACAGTCGCAAAGATCTTTGGAACTCGTCCAGTTACAATATAACATAACCTTAATATCCTCCTTCACCGGTTGTACTATATTCCTCTTCATCTCAATATCTTCGGTTTCGATACCCTCTTCTACTTGTTCTACCTCTTCTACCTCTACCTCCTCTTCCTCCTTTACCTCTTTTACCTCCTTTACCTCCTTTACCTCCTTTACCTCCTCTTCCTCTTCCTCCTTTATATCCTTTACCTCCTCTTCCTCTTCCTCCTTTATATCCTTTACCTCCTTTAGTCTGGACATATGTGTGGTAATCGCTTCTCGAATACGATTAGATGTATCTGAAGATAATAGTCTATTTGGATCGGATGATTCAATTATTGGACTGTTATCTGCCGTCATACGGACAATAACATGTGGTTCTTTAATCGGTATCTTATCATATAACATTCCATATATTTTATGAAACATTGGGTCGCTGATTTCTCCTTTAAATATGTTTCCAATGAGTAGTCCAAGAGATGGTTGATTGTCATCTAGACATTTCTGTAACGCTCCGACGATATCATTGGATGCGAGATAGTTGTCAAGTTGTTTCGACATTTGTGTATCCTTTTTCAAACCTTTAGGTTGGATAAAAAACTCGTCCTTCGCTGAAGAGAGTCTCATAATGGTTTGCAATTGGTATGAGACTCTCACGTTCAGTATCAAATGCGGGGTATCTCCTTCTTGCAAAAGGAATGTTATTTGCGTCTAGAAGATGTGCACCATCATAGAACAACACAATAACACCAGGCAAAGATGACTTCCCGACCTTAATATCCTCCTTACTCAGCTTTACAAAAGCATTCCCAAAACAGATAGGACCGGTTACCGCGAGGGAGCTGTTCCATTGCGCCTTACTCAATACGTTCTTAATAGTATATTCGAGAACATATTTAATGACAGGGTGTTGGGGTACGGAAATGATTAGAGCCTGATATATACCATTATAAAGAAGTCCATCCTGCCAAATTGCGAGATCAGTATCAGGTGGAAGAGTTGTAAGTAGATTTTCGATAGACTTCAAAGGATACATACGTATATCAGCGTAAACTCCGCCATGCAGCACTAAAATACATAACCGAAATATATCCGATTTGAAAGCGCCTGGTATAAGACTGTCGAAAGCTTGTAGGTAATGTATTGGGAAGTTATCGGCTATAATTCTACGCTCATCTTCGTCTAAGTAGAAATTATATTCATATTCAGGATTGTATTTGATCCATTTATGCGCCGCATCTGCAACTGTGGGCATTACTTCATTCGTGCTGAATGTTTGGTGGATTTTTCTTGGGATGATAAATTTGTTTTTGCACTTGATTCGGGGAGGCAAGTAGATAGGGATCTTTACCTTCTTTCCACTTATATCTCCACTTATATCTCCACTTATATCTCCACTTATATCTCTGATCTCCTGTTTTGTTACACAGTTGTACCTTTCGCGTCGACATATACACCAGATAGTAATAGCAACTGCCAGAAAAAGTAGTGTAAGTGCAATTCCTATGTAGATAATCATCATTCTCTTTATACTATTGCGGAAAAAATCCTACCATTTCCGGCCATAATATATTATCGATCACGTGGATGATACCATTGCTTGCCTGCAAGTCTTTGTGAATAACATTTATATCGTTGTTGAGATATGTTCGACCACTAATATTAGAGACAAAGAGACGATTTGGGGGATCGCGAGTTAAGAAATATGCTGCAGGACTATCTTCGAGTACTTCGCTTGGTATGCGTCTATTGAGTGTGCAGGATCTAACTATATGTCTAGCGGTAGAGTCGTCCATGTTTGTGAAAACACCTTCAGGAATGAACGAAATTGCTGTGTCAGATGGGACAAAGAGCGTCAAGTTTGCTTGAGGTCCGCTGTATGTAGGATCTAGTTTTGAGATCTTCATAATATATGCAAACCGTTTAAAATCAGGATGCGAATTGAGGATTTCAGAAACTGAGTTAGGACATCTGACTTTCTTTGGGAGATATCCTCGCATATCCTGCATATCGAACATATGCCTCATGTTGTATGACTCGGTATAAGGACCAATACTTACCATTTATTAATTAAGGTTAATATTTTCTTGTGATTTCCATCGTCATATTCTTTGGTAATATTACATTACCAAAAACAATTATATCAGTCGAAACTTACTACCGCTCGGTTGCATTGCCTACTCGAACACTAAATCGATTACGCTCTTCATTGGCTTTATCGATAGTAAGGATAATGACACCGTTTTCAAGTTGGATATCAACACTTTCACTGCTCGTAACACTGAGTGGTAGCTCGACACGTAGCTTGAACTCTCCATACGCAATCCTACGGAGTCGGGGCTCACCATCATAAGGCTTATTGCGTTTAACAACAATATCTAATTTTGTATTGTAGAAGTCAACACCGATATCTTCTTCTCGCACACCTGGTGCATCAACATAGATTACGATTTGTTCCATAGTTTCCACTAGATCACAGGGAGGTTTGTAGTATTGTTCAGGAGATGCACCATTCTGTCGCATATAGTTACCGATTGCATCTCCAGGATTGGTTCCTTGAAGGCTTGCGATGCCTTGCATGATTATGTCGGGAAGTGACATTTGTACAAAGGATTATCTTCTTAAATCTTGATAAGTCTTGATAAGTCTTGTTACTACGTTACTCATCTCCGCGGTTTCAATCCCCGAAGGCGTTGAACAACACTATTTGTGATAGGTGGACTGGGCGACGGAGAAGAGGGTGCTAATCCAGATGGCAAATCGGATAGTTTAGCGTGATGTGTATGTGGTAACTGAGGGTTGGTAGTGAGTGCGTCACTATCCTCACCATCTTTACCATCTTTACCATCCTTACCATCCTTACCATCCTTACCACCACTGCCTTTCCTAAAGTATAACCATGCAAGAAGAGCAATACCTGCACCACCAACCAACACGAAAAGAACGAGTCTCCATTTTATGGATCCTCCTGTCTGGGGGGGTAGTTGATGATGTTGATGATGTTGATGATAAGGTTGTTGCTGGTGACCCTCGCCAGAATGATAATGCTCTTGTCTATTTGTTTGTGCATTCGCTTGTGCATGTTCTTGAGCATTCGCTTGCGCATTCGCTTGAGCATTCGCTTGCGTATTTGCTTGTTGATGTTGCACATCCTCTTTCATTATAATAATCTCACATTCTGATTGTGTATCAGACTTCAGCACAAGATAGTGATTCTCGTAGACGTTTTCCATAGCCTGAATACTTCCTTCTGTTGAACCTTGAAACTTCTGGAACTGTATCGGTTGTCCGGAATCTAACATGGACTGCTTCACAACTGCTGCTTCGAAGGGAGATCCGGTTTTGGAAGTTGCTGTGAACTTCAGTCTAAAGTTAGTTGATTTGCCATTGAGGTCGATCAATTGTTGTCTCGAATTCATGTTACATGTCTTTACCTCCTGTTGCATATTTTTCGTGCATATCTTCGTCTCTTTAAGTAACCTATAACATTTTCTTTACTTGGTGTCGGTACTTGTAGAAAAGTAATACAATTATGCTGATAACGATAGCACCTCCTCCGATACTTACGAGGAGTATCCACCATAAGTCGTGTTCCTTACCACGCCTGTTCCCATTCCCTACTCCGTTCCTTCCTGCCCCTTCATCCGAAGAATGATATATATTCCCATTATTTGTTGAAATCCAGGAAGCAGGTACAAACTGATACTCATAAACCCCGATATCTTTTACATTATATTTTTCTGCAAATAAATTCATAAACGTCTCGAACTTGTCCCAATCCCAATTGCCAAATCCATCAAATGTTCCACAAAAATTATTCTGATCAAACTGGTTCTTTATACAGGTAGCTGAACCAAAGTGTGACATCTCAATCGAAAACAAAGGACACGTCCCTGGTACGCTTAATGGAGAAGTAGACGTATTGGCGGACGCAATGTACTTGTCAAACGCGTCTATCATTCCCTGTGGATTATTCTTATTCTTCTGATAGATCGAGTTTAGACAATTCATACATGTAGGGATCGACTTATCCTTGAGACCTTCTGGACAACCAACACAGTCAACAGCACCTAATAATTCTCCAATCCAGTACATTTCAGGGTACGCAGCGTTAGTCCAGTTCTCAGTTGGACGAGTATGAGGACCATGTGCATATCCGATCTCATCAATATCGGGAGCATATGTCTTTGCAGCTTGCCATGCTTGTGTTAGCCCATATTGATCAGTACCGTAGGCACCGAAATCTTCACCGTCAAGAGCGATAGTAGTAACAGGTTTCACACCTTTTGCTTTAGCCTTAGTGTTAAGATCTCCAACATACTTAAAAAACTGCTCTAGAGTATTAGGACAGCCTGGTGGGTATTGTGCACAACACGTGCTTCCAGGACAATAATCAGGAATCTCTGTGCATGGATTCCACTTACTACAGCCACCTGCATCACAGTAGGGCTTCTCTGGAGGACACTTTTTCGGATCACATGCTGGTTTACCTGGTACCGGCACCATAGATGCACAATATTTCGTAGCATCTCCCGCACACTCTCTATAAGGATCTTGACAGTAATAAGGACCTTGTGGTTTATCCTTATAATCTGGATTATTTCCCCATATCCCACCAGCTACAGTATAATCATAATATCCAATGTACCGTGGATCAATAATGGCCAATAAACCGGCTGTTGTATACGAAGGGAGTTTTGCGAGATAATGGTCAATCACAAAGTCGATATCGGCATATGGGAAAGTCTGATGGCCATAGTTATCAACCATTGCTGGATCCCCACCTTGTAGAAACGTCCTATCAAACATCTTCTCATGAACGAAATCGGTATAGTATTGCATATATTTTATTAAGTCATTCGGATTAGTGATTGGAGATCCCTTCACCCCTTCATGCCACAACGTCATTCTGAAACGTCTACCAGGTTTTGCAGCTGGAGTACCATATGTTGCTGCGAGAGGTGGACTACGACTCCCATTATGGAGTTTCTTCGCCAATTTTTCTAGCTCTGCGATAGATGGGCGAACGGTTGGGTTTGCGATATGTGGCCCTGCATGATCTGGGATTGGTTTAGACGCACAAACCCCTTTGCGACAAAATTGCCAAGTATCCTGATCACAATCAGCATCACTAACACACGCAACAGGACCCACTGGTGTAGGAGTGGGTGTAGGAGTGGGTGTAGGTGTAGGAGTGGGTGTAGGAGTAGGTGTAGGAGTAGGTGTAGGAGTGGGTGTAGGAGTGGGTGTAGGAGTGGGTGTAGGAGTAGGTGTAGGAGTGGGTGTAGGTGTAGGAGTAGGTGTAGGAGTAGAACCGCACTTCATAAACCCGCACTTTTTGCCAGTGATATTACTATCGTGACAAAAACCATTATGACAGTAAGAATCAGATGCACAATTTGTTATACAATACTGGTCTGCCGGAGATGGAACAGGAGATGGTGCAGGAGATGGTGCAGGAGATGGTGCAGGAGATGGTGCTTTTCCGGGACAAGGCACGTTACATCCGTGACATACGGCTCCTTGACAATATGTTGTTATCGTAGGGCATACGTCGTTACATGTAGTTGCAGCAGGACATGACCCTGCGCAGTTGGGATCATCAATAGTTTCGCTTGTGTGACATGGGGGAGAGTGTCCAGCCCAACGACATTTGCCAGACTGACATGTATAGCACGTACTCATTTCTTAATGAGGCGAAAAATATGATTATATCGCTTTTCTTTTCCATTCTTGCTGCCCTCTATCGGTCATACATGTCCAGATATGCAATATCTTACCTGAAAGACTAACACTATCTATACCAGGATTTGCCTCCTTAACACTGTCACGGATAGATTTAGAGAAAAGATGGTACCCTGTACACTGCATAATTCTCCGTCTACGCCTCTCTGGACAATTATGTATCTCTTTTATAGGTGCATTAGATGACTCTCGTCTTTCACTTATGTTCTGTTTATCATACTCTATCTTTACTTGACGTTCTCTGTCGATATATGTTTTTAACTCTTCCCTTCCTATTCTCTCCCATCTCTTGCGCACTTCCACTGTTGTCATTTTGGATGTCCAGTATGGATCATTTTTGTGTTCGGTCTTCACCTGTAATCTCATCTCTTTACTGAATATCACGTATGCTGTAGGTACCCGTATCAGAGGCTTACGTCTCTTACTTTCACCTAATAGAATATGTAGTTTATCTTGATTTGAACGAGACATCCAGTTAGTACGTGTCTGATCAATGCTACATTCCTTGTTGGACTCCAAGAAGGAAGAGAAAAAAGAGAGTAAATGTAACTTTGTATTCATAATCAAATTATTAACACGAAGTTGAGTAAATAAATCAATTCTGGACTGTGCTGTGTACGAGGAACATCAATACATACACGCTATAATATACAAATTAATATAGGATTCTCATTCGCACATCATCAACTCTCTTTGCTAGCATATCTTGGAGAATGTTTACAGCCATGTCAGCTGATACACATACTATTTCCTCATGCGGAGGGTAATGAGGGGGAGGAGTAAGGGGAGGATGAGGGGGAGGATGCGGGGGAGGATGAGGGGGAGGATGAGGTAAGGAATCGAAACCCATACGAGAGTTATAATCAACTATCTTTTCTCCAGGGTGTAGCCAGTGACACTTCTTATCGTGTCCAACATTTTGCCATGTCCCGCTGATAAGTCTAACAAATCGACATTCGTCTTGAAACTGACATTGTCGTCTGCGGAGCTCATTGAGATTATGGGCAAAGTTGCAGTCTTTGCCATGCGGACAGTCACTACCGTTGTCAACTGAGAAACAAAGCTTTGTCCGGTAAAGGCTTTTCTGAAGTTTCCCTTTATCCGCAAGAATATCGAATGCGGTTGCTCGCGCAGAAGGACAATCAGGAGTATTCACATTACTCTTTATCTGGACTTCTGTTTCACCTTTTTCTTGACACTTTTCTTGACTCTTCTCTTGACTCTTCTCTTGACGCTTCTCTTGACGCTTCTTCGCTTTTGATTCATATTTCTCTTTGTTCTTTGTTCCCTTCGGATACTTGGATGGTTTCCCTCCCTTTTTCTTCTTCCCTCCTTGTTTCTCGCCGGACGTATTTGCATCTATGAGTTCCATAGCACAACAAATCGTGTATGAAAAAGGCAATATTTCAATTTTAAAAGATCTTTCTCAAAATAAACACCAGAATAAGTGTAGAGATAATAGCTAAAGTTATTGTGATATATCTAAGATATTGTGTAAAAAACAGTTTTTCTACAATGCGCATACACACAGGATGAAACCATAATTTGCGTATGGTCTGGACCCCTGGGGTAGCTAAAGAAAAAAGGTCATGGCTTCTGTAGAACATGAGGGGGTTATATATAAAAGCACGTGCGTATCTAGAATAGAGAAGATCAATAGGAACATTCTCACGTATTGATAATATCGTATCATAAAACCGCTTGGATATAATGTACCCGGAAGTCCCGTGACAAGTACTAGTTCTGTAAACATGTGGACGGTATAGTTCACAAGACTGTAGTGGTGTTATAAAAGCACCAATATAAATGATATCCCATTCGTCCCTTTCGAGAAAGTCGTGGAGATATCTGTATTGTTCCTTGTCTATCGGACGAGGTATGATTATATTATCCTCGATAATTGTGATCCACTTCATAGATTTCTCTTTGGCATAGCGAATCAGAGTAAGATGACTTTTGAGACATCCTAACCACCCTGGTATACAAGACTCAAATAAATGTACATGGTAATCTAGCTTATGGTCACTCATTATTTTCTTTACACGTTTCCCTCTCTCTGGGTAATCTCGTAAAGAGATAATATGAAACTCCATGTTACGTCTTAAACGAAATGTTTAACTTGTCTTATACCTAATGCAAAAATGTCTATTCCAAACGGAATAGACTTTCTTCTATGTCAGTTAACTATAATCTTAACATTTCTGCATTGCTTTCACTCTCCACTTTTTCTGTCCCTTTACCCCAAGTTCACGCCATTCCTTCGCTAAGTATTTCGTAATCTCTGATTGTGACATGCTAGGATTGGCTTTTATGGCTTTAGGGCGCATCGTCTCAGTATAAAGAGTGAAGCTTGCACCCGCGGTAAGCTTCGAGATCTTAGTTTTTTCCACCTTTCCCGCACTCTCCTCTTCACTCCCACTTTCCTCTCCACTCTCATCCTCATTTTCTTCTCCACTCTCTTCTCTACTCTCTTCTCCACTCTCATCCTCATTTTCTTCTCCACTCTCCTCTCCACTCTCCTCTCCACTCTCCTCTCCACTCTCCTCTCCGCTCTCTTCTCCGCTCTCCTCTCCACTCTCCTCTCCACTTTCCTCTTCTTCACTCTCTACCTTTTTTACCTTCTTTGCCTTCTTTTTCGTCTCCTTCTTATCCTTCTTATCCTTCTTATCCTTCTTCCCTTTATCTTTCTTACTTGTGTCATCAACCTTGTGTAAGCGTTTGTATTTCTCCATATCCTTGATGTACTTAGCCTTTTGACTTTCAGCGGCAGCTACATACTTTGCTAACTCTTTTGCACGAGACTTTTTAGCGAGTAATTTCTGCCATTCTGTTGCCAATGCTTCAGTCGTCTTCTGAGGACTCCAACCTTTATCATCTGCGTGTTTAGAAGCGACCTCACTTCTCTTACTGTTGCAGAAGAGTAGATATGCCGAAGGTGGTCGTTTTGGTTGTTTGGGTCCTTTATTGTCCTCAAACTCCTGCTTCTCGCGTTTATATCTAGCCTTATCAATGGCAGCGAGCTCTTCGTATTCCTCTCTCTCTTCAGATGAAGTGTTGTTCCATACCTCCGCAAGTTTACGTGTTATGTCATTATTGTGTAACTCTGGATACTTTTTATGTATAGAGTTGCGATTCTTAATTGTGAAGTGTGTATATGAAGAGAGATTTCTTGTTGGCTTCCCCTCCTCCTTAATCATCGCTTTCTTACCAATACGTGATGCTTTGATAACCCTTAAGTAGTTCTCCTGTATTTCAGCGGAATTCCATACAGATACTGCATTTGGGGCGTGTTTCTCAAGGAACGCCTGAGTATATTCACGTAAATTCTTATATGCAATTGTATTTGCCATTATCCTAATTTGAGGAGGCAAGTTTGTATGTAAATTCAATTACAAGATTTACGGATTTTTTTCCCATGCGCATAGTAGAGTTCAATGATTCCCAAGAGGTCTGAAGATAAAAATTTCTTACGTCTATGTACTAACTATAATCATGCCTGATATACATATGTCTCGCCGTAGAATTACGTAATTACAATCTAAATGGATAACATCTCTTCAATATGCCACATGTGCGCGAGTGTGATGTTCAAGAGTGGCTCGCCTTTATTCTGAAGGGGAGACGTGAACAGATTATACAAGACGTCGGGAGACTAGATATTATCCTTGATAATAATCATGGAGATGATGTTGTTATAATTGAAGTGAAACGTGCAAGCGGTTTTTTAGGAGCAATAGGCCAAGTAATAGGTTATACAGAAGCGTTATCTCAAATCGAGACGAGAAATGTCACTCGTGTGAAGATCATTGCACTATTCGAATGGGAACATCTTAAACAAGAGAGACGGCAATTCTGTGAGGATATATGCAAGACACAAAATATTTCTGTATGGTGGCTGGATCTCACTTTCTTACGTTTTTTGTACGATCTAGAGATGAATCAAATCGACCAAGGTCGCGATATCAAGCCTAGAGATTTCTTTATCGAACAATTTCGATGTAAACGTGCCAGAGATGCAAGTATGTCCGAATTCAAGAAACGGCTCAAACAAGGGCATGAAAAAGTAGATTACGAGTTCATAATAGAAAGTGAGAGCGATAATGCAGATAATGCAGATAGTGGAGATGAGAGCGATGCCTCTCTTGAGGATGCGAGGCGGCAAGTCGCTAACGTAAGTATATAATCAGTGTATTTCTCTATCTTAACATATCAAACTATTCATATGTTAATTATTTATAAAAAATTGTGTATGAGTAAATGGGTAATACATCTTGTGCAGATCTCCAGCAATATCAAGATGCATGTGAGATTGCTCCATGTGTCGCGAATATCCTAGGCCTCCCATCCAACTCAAATTCTCCGACAGATACTTGGATATTGACGTTTCATGAAGGAACGCGGTATGATAAGGTTCCGATACATTCGGCATTCATGAAATGGTGGGTTAATAGTGCATCAATATCTCGACTCGTAGGTAGTGGTAGTGAACCACTTCATCTCCAAAAAGATATAAAGGGTCTCGATTATGAAATCAAAGTTTACAGAGATATCATTCGCCCCCTTATCGACTACGATATATGTCCCAATTTTGTACGCTTTCTAGGTTCAGGAAATGGGTGCACATTAGAACAGCTCGTCTCAATGATCCATGGTACAGTCAAATCTCTGAACGGAAAAGTTCTTTCCAAAAAAACTATACTATACAATCTTCAACGCAATATCACCTATATCGTAGACGGTATATCTAATAGACCATCTATTAACAATCCAACTGTATATCATAAGGACATAATACCGTGGCATGATATGGATAAACTTCTATACAATACATTGATTAATGAAAATATCCTTCCGGGAACACAGTCATTCTGGGAATGGCAGAATGGATTATGTAAGCGTACCGAACTGTTCCCACGTCAGTTTTTGGAAGTCATTTTTCAAGTAATTGCTGGGTGTTATGCTATGTCTCTTTCGAGAATGACACATAATGATATCCATACAGGTAATGTTTGGGTTTCTCGATACACAGAAGGAACTGAGCGCATTTATATCTTAGATAACATAACATATACATTAAATAGTGCATATACAGCTCTCATATACGACTTCGATCGTGCGTATGTCGAAAGCATCGGAAATAATGGTTGTCTAGTCGGACGATTATGTAGCATGTATAACCAGTGTAACCGGTTCAGCCCAAACCGAGATGCAATCAAGTTCTTAGCATACGCGTACAAGTGGACAACTAATAGTACGAACAGGAAGATGATTCTAGACATAATCGCACCAGAGTCACAACAACGTTTTATGAAGCGTGTGTTAGACAATAATGACTGGGGGGTATATCTTGTGAAACATGGTAATACTAATAAATTAATGGATAGTGATGATCTTGGAAAACTGCGTCAGTTGGAAGGTAGTGATGGCATCCTTCATCGTGTTGCAGTACTAGCCGGAATCGAAGTAGGTAAAAGAAATCTTGACACAAACAATGTATATGTATGCAACCCAGATCTATTTGATAACGCGGGTAGAATACGAGTCAAATCGTCCGCTGCAACTCAGTATCGTGAAGATCATCCTAACGATCAAAGTTCTAAAAAAAAACCCCAAAATAATTAATTCTCTATCCAAGTTACATTCTATCAGTGTATCTCCTATAAAAAGTAGAAAGAGTAAGAAAAGTAGTAGGAAAAGTAGTAGGAAGAGTAGGAAGAATAGTAGGAAGAGTAGGAAAAGTAGTAGGAAAAGTAGTAGGAAAAGTAGTAGGAAGAGTAGGAAGAGTAGGAAGAGTAGTAGGAAAAGTAGGAGGAGTAGGAGGAAGAGTAGGAGTATTATGAACGCAAGGAAAGTATCAGTTTGTAAAACTAAAGGATGGGTTGTTAATCCTGCTACAGGGAGATGTTGGTTGGAAAAGAAGGAGGGTTATGAACGTTCGTTAGTAACATCTAAATGGGTGCGCATACCTAAGAGTAGGAAGAGTCGTATGAAAAAGTCGTAGACGTTTACAGTAGCGATCATTTGTCTTGGTATGATAGACATTTTACGTAATTATCAGTATCCAGTTGGATACTGATTCGTGGTAATTCTCTACCCGAGAGACATCATATTTGACACAGGTGGAAATGGTGGGAATGGAGGGTATGGTGCTGGTGTAGAGAAATTAAATGCAGGTGTAGTACCAGGAATTGGAAATGAAGATGGAGCTGGTGAAGGAGCCGCGGTTACATAAATATCACTTCTTATTTCCTGTTCTGTGAACGTATGTGAACGTCTATCTCTATTTCCCAGTAGTCCGACTGAATGAACAATATGCTCAGCTTCGTCCTTTAATAATCCCTTCTTCCAATATATAGTATATTTTACACCATTTTGAGGCAAACGTCGTATAACTGCGAGAAAATATTCCCGTACTTGCGCAATATGTTTACGGAATAAATCAGCTGACGTAAATCGAAAATAAAATACTCTCAAATTGTTCCCATCACAATGCATTTTCATCACTCCATCGACTTGCCCTTCGTAAGGGGTATTCTGACTTCCAAGCAACTCAACATTTGGGCTATGTGTGAGAGCATTAGCGTAACAGATGATTATCTTGTCGTACGGACTTGTGTACTCAAAAGGCTGTACTAACTCCGGAAACCACTCTCCCTTCTCTCTAACAAACTGAGCAATCGGATGTGTACTGTTCCTTTCCACGATTAATAAGTTTTTAAATGTAAATGCCATTTAATTTAAATTTGCTTTATTTAAACTATCTTTACACAATTTTTGCAACTCCATATCCTACACCATATGAAACAGCAGCGGCCACACTTCCTACCCCCAATATCTCAAGTCCAGCTTTGTACCAGGATTGGCGTGTAAACTGACTTTTTACTACTCCTAGTACAAAAAGAGTAAAAGATGTAGCACCGCACGAAATCCCAAATAATGTGTTTTCTTCCATGTCGGTATTCCTCAACGCAATGTAGACAATAATTGGGATTATACCAAATGAAACAAATGATGCTGATGTTATAATACCATCAATCCAAGGATTATCGGTATCTCCTGGTAATGTCAATCCTAACTCATCGCCCACCATCTGATCTACAAAGAAGTCTGCATTCGTTGACATCGCATCAACCATCTTCACCGCCTGATTTATATCTAATCCGCGTTCCGTATATATTTTCACCATCTCAGTTTTCTCGCCGTCTAGATAATTCTCAACCTCCCATGCTTCACGATCGCGTTCACGCAAGATCATCTCATTCTCAGCCTTCGTAGATATCGCATCTCCTAGCCCCATAGAAATGGCATCTGCAAACATATTGGAGATACCCATAATTAGAACAACATCCCTATCCAGATCTCCTCCATTAGCAGCTGCAACTACCGCGAATGTCGTTATAATCCCATCAAGTCCACCGTACACGATTGACTTTAACTTTCCACCAGCAGTAGAATGTCCCTCAGTATTGATGCGCATCTCGATTTCCTCTTGCGTATGCGCTTCCCGAGACGCATTCTCATCTTTATTTGTGAAAGCTCGTTGTGGTATGTCCATTTTTACGCATGATTCATATCTTTTAACCTAAGGATATTACAAAGGAAACGATGAATCTATTCTACTCTCTTATAACACTCGCCTCGATCACATTAGGTGCAATAGGTTCCACACGTCTCCTCCCTGCTTGGATGGGGAGAGCATATCTCTTAAATTACATGATATGTTTCTTTGGTTGGGAATTCTGGATGTCGCTCGGTATTCTCAACGGAGATTCCTCACAATTAAGATCTGGAGTCTTAATGAGACCAATACTAAATTCTATGATTATGTCAGCGGGAGACGCGTTGGTAGGACTCGCTCAAATTGCCCTTGTTAAAGGTATTATTGGGGATAGTGCATTCAAAAAATGGGATTGGAATGCTCTTGGCATAATGCTAGCATTCGGTATAGGACAAAATTTTGTAATCACTTATCTCATGCGCGCGAAACTGAATGTTGGGATATTATCATGGGCGCCACTTCTCCCCTTCCAAGGACCTGGTATTATACAAAATCAAGAATCGTGGTTGATGCAACCTTTCCTTTTCTACGCACTGCTCATCCAATACCGAAGAGGTATATTGGGTATATACGACGAGAGCGAAGATAAACATACAAAAAAGTAGCAATGAATAAATGAACCTCTTCAACTCTCTCATCGTTATAGCTTCAATTATTTTGGCGGTGATCGGTTCAGCCTATATTATACCAGCTTGGATAGGCAAAGTATACATAATGGGTTTCATTCTCTGCTTTCTTGGATGGGAAATCTGGATGTCGTATGGTTGGGTGAACGGTGACTCGGAACATGCACGCACCGGAGATCTTATTGATCCTATATTAAATGCCGTCGTTATGTCAGCTGGCGATGCTCTTATTTGTTTGGCACAAGTAGCACTTGTTAAAGGCGTTCTTGGAGACGACGCATTCAGGAGATGGAACTGGAGAGCTCTAGCCTTGATGTTAGCGCTCGGACTACTACAAAACTTTTTTGTTACTTATATTCTTAGAGCGAAGATCCGTATTGGTCAAGTCGCATGGGCTCCTCTTATGCCCTATCAGGGCCCCAACGTACTACAGGTACAGGAAGGGTGGATATTGCAACCGTTCATCTTCTATGCCATCTTGATTCAAGCGAGATATGGTATCTTAGATATCCCTCTAGAAACAACAATCATACCAAAATAGAAGTCCAACAAATGAATTTTTGAAATAACCATATAAATTCACATTTTGAAGGTTATTGAATGAGCTGCTTGCGATACAAAACAAGGAGCTCAAAACTGATATTTCTGAGTTGAGTAAAGTCATTGAAGATATTGGGCGAAATGAGGAAGTTATCAAAAAATTTCGGTTTATACCACGTGTCTTACATTGGTATAAGTATTATTTTATATGAATATACAACTGAGATATACAACTGAGAATATATAATTGAGAATATATAATTGATTCAATTGATTCAATTGATTCAATTGAATCAATTGAATCTTATCTAAGACGTCAGTCTTAGATAAGAAGATATGGTAAAGATAATTGCTGTAGGTGACCAACATTTCCAGAAGGGAAATCTCGTGGAGGTAGATATGTTCATCTCTAGAATAACAGAACTTGCGACGGAACAGGAACCAGATCTTATCGTTCTTCTCGGGGACCTTCTACATACGCATGAGAAGGTCGAAACACCACCTCTAAATAAGGCGTACGAGCTTATCCACAATATGCGAAAGGTCGCGAAGACATATGTACTTGTAGGTAACCATGACATGTGCAATAACCAGGTCTTCCTCACTGATAGTCACTGGTTGAACGGGATGAAAGAATGGGAGAACGTTGTGATTGTAGATAAGGTGGTGATAGAAGTGATTGATGGAGAGAAGTTAGTGTTTGTTCCATACGTCTATCCTGGTAGATTTGAGGAAGCTCTTTCCACACATGGAGACGATTGGATGGAGGCATCGTGCATTTTTGCACATCAGGAGTTCTACGGGTGTAAAATGGGGGCTAAAATCTCGGAAGACGGTGACAAGTGGTCGCTTGAATATCCGAGTGTTATTTCTGGTCATATTCATTCAAGACAAACTCCTCAAGAGAACGTGTACTATCCGGGTGCGAGCATGCAGCATGCGTTCGGGGAGAGCGAGAAAAACGTTATAGCATGCATTGATGCTCTGGATGGTGCGTACAGCTTGACCGAGGTTGATATTGCATTGCCTCGGAAACGGACTGTATATGTTGATGTTACTGATCTCGAGGAAAGTATTCCTGAAAAGACCGACGATAAGATACGAATTGTTGTATCTGGAAACCCTGACGAATTCAAAGCGATGAAGCGCACTAAAGTATTCAAGGAGTTAAATGTGAGAGATGATATCAAGGTCGTCTTTAAGCCAAAGAGAATCGAATTGCAGAGACGCGATGACGACCGCCAAGAGGCTGGAAAAACTAGTGAAAATATCAAAGAAGTAGGTGTACGATTCTTAACAATCCTTTCGAACCTGGTTACTGCAGAGAGTAATGATTACCTATTACAATCTTATCGCGAGCTTGTTCAAGATATATGATTTCCAAACTTTTCCCATTCTTCTCGCCATATATAAAAATGAGTCATGGTCAAAGGACGTATTTGAGCCAGCTATCAACTATAGACGATTTAGAAGGTTATGGTGAAGGGAGTGCTACAGGTAATAGAATGGGAGGAGATGGGAATCCAAATATAGGTGTTGGTGACTATCAAGATCAAGCTAGAGGTCGCACACGTGATCTTGACCGAGGATTTGCAAGCCAATCAGGTATGGGAGGAACCAGATCAGGATTTGGATGGGATCAAGGCGGACACAGTGGAGGAGATCCTGGTATGTATATGAACTCCGGAATATCACCAGGAATGGGACCTGGCATGGCTCCAGGCCCAATGGAAATGGGTGGCAATATGAACCCTAATATGAGTCCTAATTTAAATATGCAATCAGATATGAGTGACCACGAATACGAACCATCTAATCGTATTATGTCTCACGCAGAACTAAGGGGAGGACCCTCATGTATTGATGTATCTGATCATGTGAAATCTTGTCCGGTTTGCAGTCGTTTATACGCTAACGACCGGACAGTGTGGATAATCTGCGTAGTCGTTCTAGCAATTATTTGTCTGTTATTGCTCAAAAAGACCCTAGAAAATTAAGACGGGATCCGTTCCTTATATCCAGTAAGATATAAGGATAATTATCAATCAACAACCAACATTCACCTCGATTCCGTTATCGGTACAGAAACAAAGGATGATGTCGTCAATTTCCTCTATCTGATTGTATTTTATTCTAAACATGGGGTATCAATTATTCTTACAGTACTCATCCTTTGTTTCGTCGTTACTTCCCTTCTTCCCTTCTTCCCTTCGTCCTTTCTTCCTTGCCTTTCTTCCTTTCCTCTTCGGCATTTCTCTTAGGCATTTCTGGTCTGCTTTTTCGTCACAGATTCCATACAGGAATCCAAATCTTTATACCAATTAGACAAAGAATGATGCAAATAGGCCATCGTGATCTGACGCAGTTTTGTGGGAAGCTCCCATGTCAATAAGACTTACAGAAGAAAGTCGCAATTCAGGTCTGTACCAAATACTATCAGGAGTGTTACCATAGAAAGTAGTTGGTGCGTCCCATTTAACACGAGTAAAGCCGAGTTTGGACAAACGATCGAAAGGGGATCTGTTCCACGCTTTAACCTGTTTCTTCGTCCACTTAAGATCGTATACATATTCGAGATACGATTCGTTGGAGAAAGGATCGAAGAGGCTGTTAAAATCTCCTAAGATAATATCGGCACATTTCACACTAGTTACCGATTCTGTCTTTATTACTCTCATTTCCTTAGTAGACGCATCAGCATAAATTTCGTCATCGTATTTTCCGCCGCAGAGATGTACGTTCGCAATACGTATATACTTCCTGCCATTAGTAAAGGTTGTCAATTGAGAGACCCGTTCGGTATTACACTTAATAGTAGGAATTACGGCGGAGGTAGAGTACTTCCATGTTGATTTCTTGTAAAGTAGCATCACTAATCGTTCAGAACAATTTGGTTCATTATTCGGGACCGCTTCACAAACAACAACGTAATGCTTACTGAGAGAGCTTCTATTGATAGAGGAGGGTCGAGGGGATTCTTGCATGCACACAATATCAGGGAACTTTGCCTTTTGTAACCTGGCAGAGAGGTGACGATAAAAAGGTTTCCTCTGTGCTTCAAATGCATTAACAGTTACAACACGTACTTGTGATTTTGGCATTTATATCTAAGCCCATTTTTCTAAACCAAAAACCAAGGTGTCAGCTTAAAGGAAAGGGGAAACTGAAAAATGGAAGAGGAAATAGTCAGTACAATTAACGAAGCGATCCAAGACAGTGTAGAGGAACCCATCCTTATATCCCCCCCAACCATTACCTCTGCATCTCCTATATCACCAACACCCCCTATATCCCCTACATCCCCTACCGATCCTACATCTCCTACATCCCCTACATCCCCTACACTCCCTACATCCCCTACCGATCATACATCTCCCACTAACCATAGCCTACCGCTGGTTGATTACGACACGATTGTGTTATCTGGTGGGTCCGTTAAAGGACTTCTAACGTTGGGTTCATTGCAGTACGCTCTTGACAATTATTTGTTGAAAAATGTGAACACGTATATTGGAACTTCGTCTGGTGCAATGACGTGTTACCTTATGGCGATTGGGTATACTCCGATTGAGATACTTGTAGAACTATGTACACGGCAAGTATTAGAGAAGATGCAGCACCCTAATATTATACAGGCAATTCGAGGGGGTGGTGCTCTATCATTTCTGACAATTCAAGAACAATTGGAGAAGTTGACTATTGAGAAGATTGGGACATGGCTGACTCTCGGAGAGTTAAAGGAGAGATTCGGGAAAACGTTGATATGCGTAACTCATAATTTGAGCAAAGACTGTACTGAGTACTTAGGACCAGATACGCATCCAAATCTTGCGTGTATTGCTGCTCTGAAGATGTCATCTAATTTACCCCTCGTATTTGAGAAATTCTTGTATAATGGAAGTTATTATATCGACGGAGGTATCTCTGACAACTTCGCGGTTACATTAGGAACGAAGTTGGGGCAAAAGGTCCTTGGGATGTTAGTATCACCTGCTCCGTGTAACTTTCCTGTTGATGCTGAATTGGATATGTTAGAGTATGTATACAAACTAATCTTCATCCCTATTGCGCAAACAACTAAGCACAACGTGGAGAGTGTAGCCGGTAAATGCAAGATCATCACACTGGAGTATGATCACCTTAAATTCTTCAATTTTGTTGTCACTTCTCAGACTAAATTGGAAATGTTCAGCAGCGGTTATGCACAGGCAAAAGAACAGTTAATATAGCTTTTTAAGGATATATGTATATGGAAATATAATGTATTCAATGGAATACATTATCTACAAATCAATTGTTCCAACGAATATAGCGACAAATACATATACAATCAACATATTTCTAAGAAGCAGATATTAGCAGTATGAACTAGAGAGTCTGCACATTAATAACAACAGTCAATATGAAAACAAATAGAATAATCATATTTAACAAATGGAAGAATTGCTTGTTACTTGTAGATTTGGTATAGAAATAGAGACCTGTTTTTGTTTCGCAATGTTTCCAACTACTGTGTTAGATTCTGAGTCCGCGATAGAGAGGTATGTAGAGATATCTAATGATATCATTCGATCTTCGAATCTTAATGAATCTTTGTTTGGTTTTGTGAGAAAGGGTCAGAAGGAGATTGATTATGGGATATGGAATGTTACGGATGATCCGACTGTAGTATGTAGAAATAATGGCGGTCATTCGTACATTATTCCAGCCACGAGTGTGTTTAAAGAATGTAAGTTTTACAGTATAGAACTTGTTTCCAAGATTCTTGATTATCCTGATGGGTTAGAGAGTTTGTCGAGTGTGTATCATAACATTATGATGAGTGAGAATTTCGTTTACATGGTTAATATGACACAGGGGCTACATGTGAACGTGAGTGTGTTGAATTTGGAAGCACATGTTCCAAATCTCATTCGATGGTGGATGTATTTTGAGATAGAGATGATGATGTTTGTGCCTGAAATAAGAAGAGGTGAATTTGAACATGCAGCGGAGATAAGCAGTGTATTTGCGGCGAATTCTTCTATAATGAAGCATGGAGATAATAATCCTGAGGAGTGGCGTGATTGGTATGTTAAGAATCGTTTTGCGAAGTATTCGGCGATGAATGTGAAATCGGGAGGGGAGATTGTGGAGTTTAGGATTCCTGAGGGGACGATGAGGTTGAGTGATATGGAGCTTTGGACGCATTTCTTTTGTCGTTTTGTTGCTGCGTCTGTGTTGCGTAAGTTTGGTGATGATATTGACTTGTCTACTTTTATTGAAGATCCAGAATTAGTAGGTATGCTACAGAGTAGATTGAATTGAGTATTTCATCTTAATAGTTGAAGCTATAAAGATTTATTGTGGTAAGTTTGTATAAGTATTATTTAGCCTGACAAGACAGCCCAACTTATAGTTGATGTGCCTTCACAAGCGTGTGCGTATTTGAGTTTACGCTTTCGTTAAGTCTGACGATAATACTTGTTGTTCCAGAAGTATTTTTGAGCGATAGAGGGAATGTTGAGTGTTGCGTTTGCAACTGCTACATATCGCGACCATGCAATCACATTGCGTTCCACAGAACCAACAACACTGTGATTTGTAACATATATCGCAGAAATTATGTTTATCAATTCTCCATTTGGAGGGTTTCATACAGTAATCACATGTTGTATGCTTTGTATGCGTTGTATGCGTTGTATGCGTTGTATGCGTTGTATGCGTTGTATGCTTTGTATGCTTTGTATGCTTTGTATGCGTTGTATCTGAGCGTATTGCCGACAGCATGATCACTATTCCTCAATCTATAGACTATTTTTCATTTTTTTGAAGAGAACTATAATACTCAATGGCATCTGGGTTCGCACGAATTCCGCTCCAATCAATTCTAAGAATACTTAATCCTTCAAGGCTTTTAACACGTGATAACGCTGTATAAGCTTGTCCATACTCGAAGATACCTTCCAAGTCAATCTCTGCATAATCCAAGCTCGCACCCTGTGAACGGTGAATCGAGATTGCATATGCTAGACGAAGAGGTATCTGAGTTGCTCTCAAGGTTTTGTTTCCGTTATCTTCCACTTCCCAGACGTGATAATCAATTACCCGTTCCTCTCCATGGAGGAATCTCACAACAGGCATATCTCCTACGAAGTCCGTAATAACACCTCGACTACCGTTTGCTAGTTTGGCGGAAAGATCCATATTGTAAAGAAGCATGACTTGTGCACCAGTACACAACTGGATCTTCTCAGGTGCGATCGAGTGCTTCAAGAATTTCTCGGTCACCATCGCTCTATCCCGAACACTTTTGTGCACGGATATATCCATGGTGTACTCGTAAAATTGTCTTCCATCTTCAGCTAATATATCCAATTCTTCCTCGTTCAAAACGTCCACATCTTTGTTGAGAGGATAAAGCCGTGTAGGTTTGATACCATACGGATTAATCAATTCTCTTCCGATATGAGGAATAAGAGTTTCGCGAACATCATCCGTGATCTCACCAATCCTCACATGATTAAGACATCGTTGGAACACTGGATCTCCTTGTCGAATGACTTCATCAAGATATACAGTTGTATCAATACATCTATCCCAGGATGCAGCCTGAAAACAGAACTCACTAGAGTCTACGGCAGGGAGCTGTAGAAAGTCACCTGAAAGAATGAGCTGAATTCCACCGAAAGGGGATACGCTATTCCGCACAATTCTAGCAATCTCCTCCAACTTATCGAACAGAATAGGCGAGACCATCGAAATCTCGTCGATCACCAATGTCTCTAACTCTTCCCATCTTCTTCTAATGTGTGGACGCTTAAAGATCTGTTGGACAATGTTGTCCACTCGGCCTTTTCCAAGGCCGATACCAGTGTATGAATGCAAAGTTGTTCCCCCGATCAGAAGAGCGGAAACCCCTGTTGAAGAGGTTAATGCGATATTGCGTGTATCTCCAAACGCTCGCGTATATGCTTTTACTACTGAACTGTTATGCGTAACTAGAAAATTCCCTAATACAAAACGGTGATTACCATCCAGCTCAAATCCATAATACCTTCCTTTTCCAACATGTTCTATCGCAATCGACACAAGATTGTTCTTAATTTGCTTACAAGGAGTTGCTTTTTTACGATCAATAAGAACAGGAACTTCATCTGTATATCCTGATATGTGAATTCTATAATATAACTCTTCTCGTTTCTCCCCCTTATACATGCACCACTTCATATAAGAAGAAAAGGATACTTCGAATCCGAGTGAATTCGACAAAAAGTAAATATCGTCAGCCAGACGCTTGTTATTTTGTGTAATTTCGTAGCAGTTGTTTGTCAAATGTCCGCCAGAATCAATGAGACCTGCTAGAAGTTCGAGTCGGTTCTCTCGCGAATTTGACTTATATACAAGCGGGATATGTTTGTTTCTAAATACATTCTGGTCTATCAGGGAATCAAGGATCTTATATGTTATATCCTCTTTGCACAAACGCGTCTTATGTCTTCCACAATACTCATGTAAGTATTCTATAATCTTAATGTTAGGAGGAGCTGATGAAGTTCCATTTCCTAACCACAATCCCAACATATATGGTTCGATTTCAAGTGTTTGTTTGCGAAAATCGAGTCCGGTGTACATACCTTGAAACGATTCCCTCCAATATTCAAAATTACATGGTATCAAACAATCCAAAACTGGTAAATCAACAATATCAGGAAGTGTTTCTGCATATTTCCATCCATCCTCTTTTGTTTTAAAGTATTTGGTGCGTACTTTCCCTGATGTATCACCCCACTTTAGCTCAAAACAGTTCATGTCTTTCATCCATTCCATTACTTTGCTAACTTTGAACGTCATAACATGTTGACTATTCACGGTATATGTGTCACCTCTAGACGTAGACACGCGGTACATCTCATCAATACCGGTTGTTGTTGATAATACATGACGTGATGTCGAATCATCGCCCATGACTAATTCACCTTCCGTAATATCCTGAATCATCTTCACTGACCCGTCAAACATGATCACAGGCGTGTTAAATTCCATACATTTTCCAACACCGGCCGCCCCGGTAATGAAGACATTCTTGCCTTCCGAGCACGCTTCTAAGGCGAGTTGTTGCTTATTCTTGAGTCGCATACCAGAGTTAACGTAATGTGAATTTTGTTTCATTTGTGGAGTTGTTATTATTAATTATAAGCATTCTTTCTTTAACTAAAAGAGCGTATGTATAAGTATATTCAAGGCAGAATACACTTCATTACTTGTAAGACAATTTACGAAGCTTAGCATCACCATTGTACAGCTTCTTAGCCTCTTCTACAGACATCTCAGGCTTATTGTACCGTCTATTCACGTAGTTGTGGAAGTCTACAAAAAAAGCAAATAGAGGTTCACGCCCACTTGTTATGTAATCGAGATCATTATAATGCTTCTCTAGATGTACGCGAGCGTGCTCAGCACAAGACACACATGGAAGAATGTAAGGCATGCCAAGCATGAAACCCTTCATCTTATCAGCACAAATCTTGCTTGCGTGTACTGGATATTTCGCGGCTCCATTATGAAGGGAAAACCAAAAAGCAGGACCCCATACCGCTGGATCAACAGTTGTCTTTGTATCAATCGTATTCCAATCCATTTCAACACATTGCTGAGGAGAATGAGAGGCATGTTGACTCGGGTTATGTCCTTCAGGAGAAGGATAATGTGGGACTGGATGCATAAATGCTTCATAATTATCTTTGGACTGAAGACTTGAACGAGGAATTGGAGACGCCGCGAAACATTCTGTAATCGACTTATACTTCCCTTGTCTAACCATTTATCTCAACCAGAAAATTATTCTACAATCTCAATACATCTCGAAAAAACACGCAATCTATCATGATTGATATTTACACAATTCCTATCCAAAAAAGGTAAAAGTCTCTTAAAATCGGGAGGCTTACAATATGGTACACTCTCAATATCATAGCTTTTTGGATACTCTCTAAATAACTCACGTCCTCTCTCATGGTTCAACACAGAGATATCTAAGAAATCCTCCAACTCCTCAATACGACCATACGTAAGAAGATGCTTGTATGCCGTCTTAGGACCAACTTTCGGAATGTTTTTGTTATAGTCAGTTCCACACATAATACACAAATCCAAAAATTGTGCAGATGTTAACTCAAGTATATCCAATATTTGTTCATACATAATGCGAATACACCACCCATCCCCCCTAAACTTCGTCAGGAAATCAGAAGCTCCATATGCTAATACATCAGAATCATCCGTAAGGATACCTTCCACCAAATTCCTCTTTCGCAAATCGCAACACATAGTCTCCGCTTCAAGCGGAGCATTATACCAAGGAACTCCAAGTATATCAAATAATTCTCTCGTCAAGTCAAAATCAGCTTGTGTAATATGCACATCCTGCTTCTCTTTCTTAGCGATCTCCTCCTTGATACATCTCACAACTGCTTCTTTATTTACTCTCCCCCGCAGTATCCCTTGCTCCGGAGCAAACTTCATTATATCTTGGGGTATGTTACCTGTTTCTTCAAACTCTTCCAAACCTCGCGTTAGATTTGCAATCGAGTCCTGAAGCAACTGTTTTTTCGCACGACGATTATCTCGCTCCCCCTCCTTCTCCGGAGGTGCTCCCATATCGTAACAAAAAACACAATGGACATCATAACTTCTCAAACATATAACAAGGTTAAGAAATTCCGCTAACCACTTCTCCCCAACGGTTGCCTTGAATTTATACATATATAGAGATGTGTCAACCGCTAGTCTTTTGAATGCATAGTTGGAAATATGCACATTTACAAATACTTCTGGACACTCTTCTGACAAAAATTTACTTAGAGACTTAACTCCCATTAATCATCATATCCATCATGGCTTTAAGCGTGGCAATTATGTAATTTACATCTAAAATACATATCTTTGTTAATAATAAGAGATGTCGAAACGGGTGTTCACTACGAACGAGCAATCAGAGTCGGCCACAAGGAGACGCACACAGCGCCTCAAATTAGAAGACGCTCCTCCGATCAATTCGATACACGATCTCATTGAAATCGGGAAATCTATAAAGTTCTACAAGAATCTTGACTCCATCATGCTATGGCGTGTTACTCCATACCTAGAAGAACTAGATAACCTCATCGGTATGTCAGAACTAAAAGAATCCATATTCTACCAACTCATATACTACATACAAAATATGCACACCAGAAACCAAGAAGAAGAATACCTACATACCGTCCTCATCGGAACTCCAGGTAGCGGTAAGTGCATCGGAAGAGGGACCCCAGTCATGTTAAGAGATGGGAGTGTTAAACCAGTAGAAGATATCGAAACAGGTGAAGTGCTGATGGGTGATGATAGCAAGGGACGTACCGTCCTCTCAACATGTGTAGGTCGCGAGAAGATGTACAAAATCAAACAACTTTACGGAGATGATTATATCGTAAACGAATCACATATCCTCTCCCTAAAATTATCACAATCCCCACTGATATTTGATCAACCCGAAAGTAATCGGGTGTGTGTTCATTGGTTTGATGCGGTAAAACAACATACAGATATTTTCAAATACAATCACTCAGATGAAGCGTCTAAAGATGAAGCGTACAGGAAGGCGAAACAAATTCTACCAGAAAATGGACTCCTTGTGGATATATCCGTAAAAGACTACTTGTCTCGTACAAACGAATGGAAGGCAGCTTTTAAAGGGTACAAGGTAAGTACTGATTGGCCTGAAAAGAAAACAAGCATGGATCCTTATATGGTGGGTTTATGGTTAGGCGATAAATCAAACACACATATCACAACAAACGACCCAGAGATTGTCGAATATTGTAAGAAAAATGGGTTTGGGCTACGACAAGGGAAAATAAGTGAAAAATGCAGAGGCGATATGTACTATGACAACAGACTCACAGATATCTTGCATGATCTTAATGTCTGGGGGAACAAGCATATCCCTAAAGAATTCCTAATTAACTCGCGAGAGGTTCGTATGCAGGTTCTTGCAGGGCTTCTAGATGCGAATGGATATCTTGATCATAATTGCTTCGAAATCACTCAGACGAACAAACAATTAGCTAAAGATATCATATTTCTTGCGCGTTCATTAGGCTTTCGCGCAACGGTATCCGAATGTGAGAAGAGCTGCATGTATAAGGGAAAGAAGAGGAGTTATCAGCATATACAAATATCAGGACATGTCAACGAGATCCCTGTGAAAATAAGCAAGAAACAAGCGTCTTCCAGTAAAATTAACAAGGATTATCTCGTCTATAAAATTGAACTGGAAGAACTCGAGGAAGACAATTATTACGGATTTGAACTTGATGGAAATCACCGCTTCCTTCTGGGAGATTTCACAGTAACACACAACACAAGCGTTGCGAAAATCCTAGGCAAGATTTACCAAGCGATGGGCATTCTCTCCAAAAATGGACCATTCAAAGTCGCACACCGTGACGACTTCATAGCAGGGTACCTCGGTCAAACCGCCATTAAGACGCAGAAATTACTAAAGTCATGTATCGGCGGGATCCTCTTCGTCGACGAGATATATGCACTCGGACCAGGACAAGAAGATAAAGACTCATTCTCAAAAGAGGCAATTGATACTTTGAATGCCTTTCTCTCAGAACACACAAAGGACTTTTGTTGCATTATCGCGGGATACGAAGAGGAGATTAAGAAGTGCTTCTTTGCTGTGAACCAAGGACTAGAAAGTCGCTTCCCGTGGGTACATAAAATGGACAACTACTCCCCAGAAGACTTGGCCGATATCGCAATCAAGATGGTAGGAGAAATCAAATGGGATCTTGGAGCAACGAAAGAAGAGATTGTCGATGTCATAAAATCGCATTCAGACATGTTCACCTGTAATGGCAGAGATATCAGAACATTTGTCTCAAAATGTAAGATGGCCCACGCAAGAAGAATCATCTCTTTAGAACCAGAAGCGAAATTCATCCTCACTAAAGAAGACTTCGTTAACGGTCTAGAAATGGTGGTCGCAAATCGTCACAAAGATGAACCACAAATGAGTCCCAGTGCAATGTACATGTACATGTAGCATATTATCCAGTAATTATATCCAGTAATTATATTCTATTTGCGAATGCAAACAGAAGACAAATTAAACCATAAATCAGTTGCTACTTGCGAATCTTGGTTGCCACGACATCGCATATATGGTAAAATATTACCCAATATCTAGAGTGTTTTATAGTATAAGTGTACTTATCATCTTCATACCTTGTTATAGAATTGTCATGATCATCTGAAGACTGTATAAGTGATAAATCACGCTGAACGATATCGTGAGGAACGATATGCAATGGAATTGACTGCACTGCATCTCCTAAACATCTCATTTTCTCAGATGTGTATTGTCTCCATAGTACCTCGTTTGTATTGATATTCGTTTTAGCATAACAATCACTTTCGATATGATTGTCACGACCACATCGCATGCATCCACGTGTTTTCGACTTACAGTTTTTTATGAAATTATCCGGTTGCTTGCATCCACGTGTTTTCGACTTACAGTTTTTTATGAAATGACCAGATTGTTTACACTTATAACATTTATCAGATAATCCTAATATCATCTTATTAATTGTTTTCAGATCTGACTTAGACAAATTTATGCGGCAAAACGATCCTCCTCTGACATTATCAACACCATATTTAACCATGTATTTAAGAGTGTACTTATCTTCGTCGTACTCATCACAGTCTGGTATAACTTCATGTACTTCTATAACTGAGTGACGCCTAGTCCATTCTGATCCAAGCTTATCAAGATGAGTGGAAAAACGTTCAAGTGGCTCTATCGTTTTACCAACGTAATACTTGTTGTTTCGAAGTCTGAGAATGTATATATACATGATATATATTATCACATAAATAACTTTAAATTTCATTTACCTCGAGAATTCATCCTCATTATTTCATGACGCTTCCCTTATACCATTCCTAGAGAAAGTGCAGCGCGAATGTTAATACAAAGAATTTATGTGAAGATGCCCTTCCTTATACCAGTACTGATTACCAGTACTGATCACCACTCGCGTAGATTGATGCCGGTTTGTCCCCGTCTCTATGATGCTTCCCTTCCTTACACCAGTACTGATTACCACTTGCGTAGATTGATGACGGTTTGTCCCCGTCTCTATGACGCTTCCCTTCCTTATACCAATGCTGTTCTCCATCCGTAGTGATTATTGCCGGTAGATCCCAGTCTCTATGACACATCCCTTCCTTATACCAGTACTGAGTACCTTTCCAGTTGATTATTGCTAGTCCATCATAATTATGAGGTTGAATATGTCTACATATTCTATAGACATACCGCCAATCCTCCCTGAATAACTCGTTGAGGTACGTATTCGCCCCGCACATATTATTGATCTCGTTGCGATAGAGGAATCGTGAAACAACACATTGTAGTATGCTTCTAAGATGTGGTTGACAAATATTATTCATAGTGTTATGTTAATACAAAGACTTTATGTGAAAAATCATTTTCGTCCGCGGAAAATCATTAACAATTTCCATCATTGTTTATATTCTCCTTCTCATCCACGGATACCGTCTTCTCTCGGAATTTGCCAATATCTCACCAGTACGATCAGAGGATGTTTGTCTTCCATTCAACTTTTTTGCACGCCATATCTCCCATTTACCAATAATACTAGACAGTACTCCGCGATCCGTAAAAACAGTCTTCACATCTGTCCGACATACAGGACATCTAGGTCTATAGAAACTCTCTTGCCACCAACGAAGGAGACATTTCCGACAACTAGTCTTGTGATGACAAGGACGAAGCTCGCAATCACCAGGCTCCATGCAGATCACACACGACTCCCTATCCTCCTTGTCCTCCTCATCTGCGATTCTCCTTACATTCGCACTTACATTCGCCCTTACATTCGCCCTTACATTCGCCCTTACATTCGCCCTTACATTCGCACTTACATTCGCCCTTGTAACGCCTCGGGCGATATCACGTATACTTCCTCGTACTATTCTAGCAGATTGAGGAGTCCTCCTAGGAATCCTCTTGGGTGTTGTGGGTCTCAAATCGGAGTGACATCTTCTAAAGTGCGCTATGGCAACAGAACGATCACTTGTAACATTGCATTGACTACAATTACTCATCTCCTTTATTCTTAGCATAAAAAATCTAATAATATTACGTTTGTCCCAAATCTTTGTTTAGGTGATATTTCACACGATCCAGAATTGTCTCCGCTGCAAGATCAGGACCCGTTGGAATATACTTGAAAGCTATCTCTGTGTAGAACAGATACTCTATCAATCCAATAAAACAGAAGATAATAAAATTCTCATACAAAATCCTCTTCGTATTTATCTCTAACTTCAAAGCGAATTTGGCTACCAGCCACGCAGATATCACACCAACGAAGAGGGATATACTCACGCCAATCGCTACTATTCTAAGCTTATAATTAGTACGAGTGACTCCCGGAGACTCATTCTGCGAATCCGCTTCCATCTTCTTAGCAGCAGCATCCACACTCTTCCAATTAATTGGAACCGGTGGATGCGAATGTGTGCTCCAGTCATCAATCTTAGTTAATATTGCATTCGTCTGATCACTTACAATCAAATTTAGTTCGTCTTGAACAGTCGTACGCTCAAGCTTTGAGAGGTAGAGAAAAAAGAACAACGCTAAAAACCCAAAGAGAATCGCCACGTGGAGCCCAATATTTAAACCCTGAGTTACCTGCGCTCCTGTAAACATTTATGATAACCCAACGTTAAAGATTACAATCCAATTGCAAAATGGGGAATGTTATTACGATCAAAGACTCAATGAAATATAAACAATGTAGAGAATGCAATAGAAGTGCAAAACAATCATGTGGACAACACTCAAATGGGTGGTCTCTTGTAACATACTACTTCTGTCAAGATTGCTACGATAAACACATATCGCAGCGGTGTTCAATATGCATGGCTTGTAATGATTTCAGAGACGGTCCTGTCAAGAACTGTGAAGATTGCGGTAAACCTGTGTGTTATGCATCCAAACATACATATGTGTACGAAAGGAAATGGTACCACAAGAAGTGCTTCTGGGGGCGAGGTCAAGATATTAATGATAAAGCTCTCGCACTATTTCCACATCTCCCAGGAGATATCATTAAGTGTATTGCACAAACTGTATTACGCTTAGACGGGGGCGATCGCGTTGCTGGCAAGGCAGGGAATCATCTACAAAAATGCAGGTGCTGTAACAAGCGGATAAGAGAAAACTTGACTAGAGAAGCACGATGCGAAACAGCAGGATGCAATCAGTCGAGAGATGTCAACAAAGTATGTAGCGATAAATGTATGCGAGCAGCTCTCCTTAACGCGAAAGGCTTAGTGAAGTGGAACAAAGACACACAACAATTAGTGTGCTGGAAATGCAGAATAAAAAATAAATTGAATTATTGAATACATTACGCCAATAAATCATATATGACATCAAATCAATCTCCATATGAATGTTCATCGGGCTGCGAACAGAATTGTGAAATACAATGTCCTAGATGCGATCTTGGCATATGTAAGGAATGTACATATAAGTGTCATAGGTGTGGAATCAAAGGGTGCGCCAGCTGTATTATTATGAACTCTGTTGACATGTGCCAAGAGTGCGATGCTAATATCACATGTTTACAAGCGATGATATAAGAGGGTGATTAGTGCTAATTATGTTATTGAATCAATCCGGCATTTGGATAATCAGGCATATGAATTATCGACAGAGAATCTACAAGTCGCAACGCAGTTGGATCCATAGTGCACCATATCGTGTATATATGACTATAGTCCCAGTCATATAAGTAATTTGTTATCTTTACCTACCCGCAACAATGTATTGTTGCGGGTGTATTAGCTGAGTATTCCTCAAACGATTCCTGTTTGTACTCGCTTCCAGGAATTTTGGATATTGCGTCGAGTATAATCCAACAATTGTCCGCATACGGCAATGATCAAAAATTTGGTAATTATCCAAGCTCAATACCATTTTCATTATATTTTGAGAGCTCTCAAAATATAAATCAAAAATCCAATCATGAAGATCAAGTTATAAAAGGCGATGTATAGACGATATACAGGCAAATAATAAGCTCTTCATACAATGGGCTTACAGAGACAGAAGCTAAATACATCAAACAATCCAAAAAATCCAAAAAAAACCAAATTACATTTCACAGTATCATATATTTTTCAAGCTCTCAATATTATTATCAATCAAATATCCAATCCAAAATGAAAAATCGATGTCATGAAAAATCGATATCCTCATGGGGCCAAAAATAAAAAACACACAAAAATATTTGGAGTTCACTGTACGATCACCAAAATAAACCGGCTACGATGAAAAACATTTCAAAATGTTGTTTTCATCGTAGCCGGTTTATTTTAGTGATCGTACAGTAGACATCAGTGTGAAGGGGTTGGAGAGCTGTCATTCGCGTACGCTACACAACATTTCGAAATGTTGTATTCACAATTGATCATTGACATCTCCGTACAATTGCTCTCGCCACATCCTTTCTCAATTTATTGTCGTGACCTTCACTCGCTTTCTTCCATTCCAATCGCACTTTTCCTAACTTCATCATCTGTTGATTATAAAATTCGTCAACCCATGAACCATTCTCATTTTGCTCTGTCATATATTGTTCGAGTTCATCATATAATCGATCGACCACGATTTCTCCGTCCCTTCCAAATTTCACGAAGACATGGCTCAGTATTTCTTCTAAACCTTTATCAGTAAATACCCCTTCTCCTTTCGAGGGCTCTAGGTATTTAGCTATATTTCTACTCTTATCAGAGATATGTATCTTATTTGGAAGATCATTCTTTATTACCACAAACTGGGCAATTCCCTGTGCTCCATCTCTTAGTACAGCAGCTTGCATATTCATCGCAACAGACGCTTCAATATCTGCTAACGATAATGGTTCCTTGTTAGCCATAATAAATTTAATGGTTGTATGATTATGCACTACTTGAGGACGGGTAACAATCTCGTCAACCTTCGTATTTAATCTCTTGTGGTTTTCTGCTACCTCTTGCTTCAATTCCTTGATCATTCCAGACATCTCACATATCGTCCGTGTGTTAGCGTTCAATATCTGCCTGTTTTGACAAGCTTCTGATTGTTGATGCCTTTTCAAACTTCTGTTGTGGAGGTCAGCACCACATTTCAGACACGTTACTCTCGGCATTTATTTATGATTAGGGATATTAGAGGAAAAATCAATTTTCTAATATGTCCCGATTGGAAATCATCCGTCACAAAACTCATAATCAGACTTCGAGTACATAATAGCCTTGTTGGCATGATGTACTAAAGCATCCAAACGAGTAGTAATATCGTTGAGATAAGTTTGAAATAAGCTCAGTAATCATCATCTGAATCTTGCGATGACCATATCGAGTTATGAGAAGAAGTACTACTGTTATCACATACCCATGTATCCGTATTATCCTTGCAGTGTTGGCATAGGTCAAAGCCATAAAAAGTACCTGCGAGTGGTCCTAGTACACCATCGTGACACGTATCGCAATGCCAGTACATATTTTCTTCTACGCATTTATTGCATCCGTCACATGTAAGCGAATTTCTATCAAATGGTGGATGCTGCCTAAGGACATGAGGATGATTATCGCATGTCCCCGGTTCACAAATATATGCGAAAGGTACAGCACGTGTCTGTTTCCCTTCTTCTTCAATATGATTCATGATAAAGTAATTTGTGGGCGTATATGAGTCATCCCCTGTCTTAGAACAGTCGCAACCATTGTACAACCTCTTCCATTTTCCGCACCATGAACATTCTGTGAAAAAACAACGTCCTTTTTTCATAAGACATCTACTTGCATTGTTGTTTTCATAGTTGTCTTCATTTTTTATAAATGGGGAGATGACTGCATGTAACAACTTGATATTCTCGTCCGAGATATGCTTGTGTCTTGACCTATAGATATAATTGTCAAGGTCCTCTTCTATGATTTCTTGTAAATGTTCTGGTAGAGTATTGTAAAGTTCGATTTGTCGAGATCCTGTTTCATGATATGACATATTTAGTTACTTATGCGACTCTTTATATATATCTAGGGGGATGGAATTCTATGGAATATATGGGAGGCCGTGTTCGCAAAGTTCCTCCACCCCTGTGTACTCTTTATTAGCACGTACGAGCACATGATATGTAGAATAGAATGCCATATTATGATTGATTAACTCTCCAGATATAAGCTTCTCTACCACAACCGATGTAAGGCATTGTATCATGTGATTAGGATGGAAGCTAATGTCATCGATAAGGATGTTTGTGTCCGTGTTTGCTAGGCGAATACTATTGTCCATATCAGAGAGTAATATTTCTTGTGTATGTCCTCCATCAATATGTATGAGGTCATAATGAATGGATGATTGGAATTTTGTAAGCGTTTTCGTAGAGTCTCCCCATACGATACTAAGTCTGCCTGGGAAAAGATTGGACAGGTATTGGAAGCATATCTCTGAGTATTTATGTTCTCCGAGATCGAACAGTTGAATTTTTGATGTAGGATTGGCAATCAGATATAGGAAACAACTGTGTCCACCGTTAAAACCTATTTCTAGGATGTTATTGGCGGAGACCGCTTGATCGAAGAGATTGTAGCGTTTGGTTGCGAATGTTTTCGCTATCATATTTCGGTGTCCATCGATATAGAAGCAATTTCCTTCAGGATGTTCTCCAGTTGAGGCCATTATCTGATCGAGTGCGTTGAGAATGTGCATGTGTTCATTGATGGCATTATTGCATGCTTCCTTGATATCATTCATTTCGGCTTGACGAGTTGCTGTTTAAGTAGGTATACATTGATGACTAATATCATTTATTACCATATCAAGACTTATACTGACTTTGGTCTAACAATTGATTTTCTCTCAATATCCCTAATCATAAATAAATGCCGGGAATAACTGTTGATTCCAGATCGAATAATATTGAACGGATTTTGAAAATGTGTGTATCACCTCCATATATCTCAGATACATAGATTCCTATATATTTGAGATATATGGCTGTGATTCGTGCCATCTATTCCGTCCTCTACGACGTTTTTGTTGTCTCTTGTCGGGATGGGAGTCTTGAGAACCTCTGTTTTGCACTATTCCTTCTGATACACTTTCTCCCGACATCTCAGCGATTTCCTCGTCAGTTAAGTCGAGGGGTACTGCGATTACTGTTTGTGAACGTCTTCTCATCCTAACTCTCCTAACTCTCCTTACAATCCTTACTCTCGTATTCGATTCGTGTGTGACATCGTCGTCGGACCAATCAAAGAGATCGAAGTCTTGTGAATATTCATTATTGACTTCTTCTCCTATATTTGGGTCTTGCCCATTTGAGTTGATTGGAGCTCTACAGAGTGGACAGGTGCGACTATAGAGTTGTTTAAGACACTTTTGACAAAACTGATGTGTGCAAGCTAGCGTTTTTGAGTTGTTATCCTGCATCAAGTCGTAACAGACGGGGCATTCCATGTATTTATCTTTAGCAAGATTAAAAGTATGATTATACAGTGTAATTAATTAGAATGTATGGTAAGACGTTAAGTCTTACCATAATTGTTTGCGTGGATTACTACTAGTTAATCCCTTTTTTAAGCTATATGGAACAGATATGGAACCCAATACGCTCCGGGAGAGAAGAATCCCTCGCTAAAAACGATCTAAAGAGATAAAATATATGAGTAGACTCATGCCACCAAAAGCAGCAGCCCGCCCGAAAAAGCAAACAACCCAAAAGAAGGGAAAGAAGAAAGAAGATCCAGTTCCTGAGGAAGTCTCCGATGTTGAGGAGCCACAGAAGCGCGTGAAGCGTCCGCCTCCAACGCAGGAATCTGTTCTTCAAGAGCAAACCGATCTTGTTGAGAGTATTGATGCTCAGATCACACATATCCGCGAGAATAAGCAAGGAAAAGGAAACAACGGAGTTAAGTTTCTTCTCGGCCTCCGCAAGAAGGCTAAGGAGTCTCTCCAGCACACAATCAGAGTCTTTAAGCAACGTCCGCCAAGGAGTAAGCGTGGTGGCAAGCACCCTGGAGAGCCTAAACGCCCATGTAGTGCCTATATCTTTTACTCCATTACAGCGCGTCCTATGATCAAGGAAGAGCACAATGACTGGGATCAGAAAATGATCACAGCTGAGATTGGTGCAAGGTGGAATAAATTGGCTAATAACGGAGAGCAATCGCCAGAACTCGGAACATACCAGGAAATGGCAGCTGCGGACAAGGATCGTTACCTCAAGGAGAAGGAGACCTTTGATGCTTCCTGCAAGAGTGCGGAGGCGGTAACACCTGCGGTGAAACCCAAGAAGGTGGTCTCCAAGCCTAAGAAGGCTGGAAAGAAGTAGATATGCATATCTCTTCTTCCTTATCTTACCTCTTATCAATTCGAATTGTAATACGTTATAGTATTACAACAATACTGTGCTAATCATACACTATAATACGCCAACGTTTTCTTGGTCGCGGCAAGAGCCTTGGTAATACCCTTCTTTAAGAGGACCTCCACTTTTCGCGTGATGTGAGAGGTGATTCGCGCGTTGAGGAATATGATGGATGGGAGAAGGAGGATGAGGTTTTGCTCCGCATGGAGTATGGAATAAAGGTGTAGAGTACCGAGTGAACGGCGGAGGTGCGAGAGGGTAATCAAAGTACTTCATATCATTTGATCCACACGTCCCGTCGTGTGAGCAATAGTTGACTTGGGAATTTCCAAACCATCGACTACACTTCTTCAATCCTCCACAACATGGACGATCGCCAATATTATCTTCGGCTGTGTACTTAAGCGGTCCAGCACAGTGATACTGATTGAAAATTGGTCCGCAGCACTGGTGGGAAGATGGACACCATGGGCGGCAAATACAGGGCTCATAACCACATCTTGAACACGGCATTTTATTTAAGGGAACATATTAAGTTATCAAAAACAAAATGGATCGCGTAACTGATGCAGATATCACCGACCTCCTTCAAAATTGGGACGATACAAAGAAGGAAATAACAAGACTGGAAAAACAGTGTGAGAAGTATAAGAAATTAGCAGTCAGGATTATGGATGATAGACGCAGTGACTCCCTATCCAGTAAATCTTTTAGTTTAAAGAGGAGAGACATGTCTCGCAGTACCTTAACTAAAGCGGATGTCCCTGCTGATATATGGGGTAGATATTCTCGCGAGATTACATACCCTTCTTTCTACCTTACCAAACGTCGCTGATGTATGAGAGACTGTGTAAGTAGACAGCTGAAGCTGTTGCATATAGGATTGTGACGACGTAGTGGCCAGTCCATTTCTGTAATCAACAAATCATTTTATTATGGTTTGTTCAAGTTTGCGGACGGCTTCTGTTTCCATCGAATCTTTTGTAGGACGCGCACTACCAAAGATACATCCGCAAAGGTTACCACCTTTTGATCTACTCATATCACGCAAAGATTCCAATGTGTCTGGTATTATAATAGTGAGAGATGGTTGCAGTGCCTGATAATCAATATCGTTAAGATACTTCTTCGCAACCCAATCTAGTAGTGAAGTTATAACTAGCTTCCTCTCTGGCCAAGAGAGCGCGGGATCCGCTGATAGTCTCTTCGCCTTGAAGTATAGCGCTTGAGCAATAATAAGAACAGTGATTGCATTCATGCTACGTGCTGACACTTGGGTATCAACAAAAGTTGCTAGTGCTTGTAGTTCTACAGGTTTTACTCTTCCGGTTGGGTCTACATATTCTCCTGACATCTCAATTTATATTCTAGCAATACATAATTTATAATTAGTGATATGGTTATGGAGAAAATGAAACTTACAAATACTCATTGCGAATATATGTATCTCTCTATATACAAATATGGATAGCTATACCATTAAAGAACTTATTAAGATAGCACGTAGCCACAAAGTCCAATACTCTGGGCTAAGAAAGGATGAGCTTATCGCGCGTCTGAAGAAATATAAAATAAAATTTGTCAAGAGTACACGTAGGAAGAGTAAGAAGAGCAGGAAGAGTAAGAAGAGCAGGAAGAGTAAGAAGAGCAGGAAGAGTAAGAAGAGAAAAAGTAGGAAGAGAAAAAGTAGGAAGAGAAAAAGTAGGAAGAGTCGTAGGAGAAACAGTAGGAGTAGCAGGAGAAAAAGTAGGAAGAGTCGTAGGAGAAACAGTAGGAGTAGCAGGAGAAAAAGTAGGAAGAGTCGTAGAAGAAAAAGTAGGAGGAGTAGTAGAAGAAAAAGTAGGAGGAGTAGTAGAAGAAAAAGTAGGAGGAGTAGTAGAAGAAAAAGTAGGAGGAGTAGTAGAAGAAAAAGTAGGAGGAGTAGTAGAAGAAAAAGTAGGAGGAGTAGGATGAGGAGTAGGATGAGGAGTAGGATGAGGAGTAGGAGGAGTAGGAAGAGTAGGAGGAGAAATAGGGGAGAGAGTCGCAGAAAGTCTTATAAAATGAAATCCAAGAGTAAAAAATCTAAGGATATTAGTATGAGTTCTAAATTAAATTCGTATAAGATTATTAAGGAAATCGGAAAGGGACGCTTTGGGTCTGTATACCTTGTCACAGATGGTGAGAACCAGTATGCAATGAAGAGGGTAAAAGCAAGTAGTAAGAAACTGATTGATGCGTTCCAGAGAGAAGTTGACATGCAGGTAAAGGCTGCGGAGTTGGGAGTTGCTCCAGAAGTCATTGATTCTTTTATAATGGTCTCAGATGGCAAGAAGACTGGATACATAGTAATGGAGGCTATTTCAGGACCAACATTTAAGGAGTTATCCGCGCATCCTAAGAAAAACCACGAAGCGGCGGTAGATGCCTATGAGAAGATCGAGAGGCTTCATGAACACAACATCCTACATTCTGATCTCAACAAGCTTGATAATATCATCTACGATAAGAAGAGGAAAGAACCATATATAATCGACTTTGGTCTTGCTCAACCGTTTGATGAAGTATTAGCGCGAGACGCCGCAAAACACACGCGGAAACTAACAGATAAAGATATGAAGAAGAAAATGATATTCTGGCAGGACTTTGATAAGGCACACCTTCGTGCGAGATTTGGGCTAAATTAATAATAGAAATTCTGTCTTAACTTCGTCTGTTTCTTCCTCGATCGGTTCTAGTCGTACGGAAGACGGATACGGAATCGTAAAATTGAATATGTAAAAAAGCTATTTAAAAGTAAGTCAGTATATCTCAAAGCAACCATGACAGAGAACACGCAACTGACACCCTATGCCGATTACGACACATCACGCATGATTTTCTCAGAGCCACAGACTGGAACTATTCCAGGCAATGGTCCTAAGATTGAGTTCAAGCGGGTAAACATTTCGACCGTTAACGACGATGGCACACAGGGGGAATTGATACTAGCAACAGAACGACTGTTTTCATTTGGTGTAAGCGAAAACATTTCACAAGAAAGCAATCAAGTCACAGGATTTACACTTCCTATATGTTTACATAGTAGAGATGGACCAACAGAGGATGAATTAGAATGGGTAACCACATTTAATAATGTGGTTGAAAGATGCATTGAGTATCTTGTTGAGAATGCGGACGAGGTAGATAAGCCAGGACTTCTTCGATCAGATTTACGCTCATTCAACCCTCTTTACTATAAGAAGGAGAAGGTGACTGATCCAAAAACTGGGAAGATGGTTACTCGACAGGTTGAGGGTGCTGGTCCAACTTTGTATGCAAAGTTGATTTGGTCGAAGAAGAAGGAGTGCTTCGTGACAGACTTTTTTGATCCTCAGGACAATCCAGTTGATCCTCACACGCTTATCGGAACATATTGTTATGTGAAAGCTGCAGTTAAGATTGAGTCTATTTTCATTGGCAAGCAAGTAATCTCGTTGCAAGTAAAGATCCGCGAGTGTGAAGTTGAGCCAACTTCAAAGAGCAATAAGCGTTTGCTTCCTCGTCCCAAGGCTGATTCAAGAGTGCTTATGAGATCTGATAATGTATCAACGCCAATGGCTATAGGACCTGCACACGAGTTGGATAGCGATAGTGATAGCGAAACTGAAAGCGAGGGAGAAGATATTGCACCACCAGTAAAAGTAACTACGACCGCAGCGAAGAAGAAGCCTCCTCCTCGTAAAGTCAAGGCAGTTGGGAAGTAGGAAGTAGGAAGTAGGAAGTAGGAAGTAGGAAGTAGGAAGTAGGAAGTATAACCTAAATTCGTGTATTCGAAAGAATATACGAAGTACAAGTCAACATATCAATCCTTTACACATTCCGAACGCACTTGCACGTTTCAGATCCGCATGTACCGTACAATTCCTAAAAATCCTCCAATATTGGAGGATTTTTTTTAGATAGCGGAGCAACGCAAGCTATGCTCGGTTTGCGCTCTCTCATAATTGATTATTTAAGGACTGACAAAATAAGACCTAATAATGAATACTTGCCAGCCGAAAGACGCTAACAGTTATTATTTAGCACAGATGCTCGATATGTATGCTAGCTCCATGAGTAGCTGGCAAATGCAGATGGATGCACTCGACACTGATAAATATCTTAGTGACAGAAATTACCCGCCTATCAGTACGCTTCCACCGACATGTCGAGAGGTTCTAGCCCCTATCTTAGATTTGATCCTCAACATATGCCATATAGACGATTATCATGCGGTCGATAACATTCGAGCCCTATTAGCGGAAGGTTAGGGTCGCATAACACCTAATCCTGTATACCTTTGCAAATCTTCATCTCCCTAGGAGATGATAATGATAAATGGGTACAACCATTTACCATTCAACCTGGAAATATATCGTATTGCCTCTATCGTAAGACTAGTACGTTGCGTCTCCTGATAGGCACAGTTCTATCGTACTTGATACTACTTCTTATATCCCTTGTCCAGCGATCTTCCGCTCGTGAATAATATGTCCGTGAATTAGGCCAGCTCCAAGTCCAATGATCATTGCGCCTCCTACGATGCTTACGAGTACTATCCACCATGTGTTGTCGTGTTTCATGTTTAGTGAGTTGCAATAAAAGTTTTACTAAAAAGAATTGAAGACATGATGATATGAAATATTTGTCAATTGATTGGAAGAGAATTGAGTCTTATAATGACGATTATAGGACACTAAATTTTCTTGTGTGTAGCTATCCATTGCTGTGTAGACTTAGCAATCTGCCTCCGAACTGCGTTAGGGGACGCGCTATCGTACTTTGATGCGATAATTGTAAGGAAAATTAGTTCTGTAAGCGCAACGAATACAACAGCGACCAATGCATTTACGAGCTGTCTCGTAATAGGTAAGCAAATCTTGAAACCGAAGTATATAGTTACTCCTATGATGATAACAATTCCACATGTAACGCCAAGTCCGATGAATGCTGTATTCCGAACTTGTTTGTTTTGGCTGTTGACCTTGTTTGTTGCACTGGCTGTTGACTTCTTGAGTTTGTTTTCTTCCACGTCAATTGTGCCGTTAACGATGATAGCAAATTGAGATAGATTAACTTTATTATGTTTAACAAACGTGGGAATTTTGGTATCGATATCGCTCATTAAATTGTCGACAACGATATTCATCTGTCTCTCGAACGATGAGCGCTCGACCTCGGTCACATACGCGAAGAAGAATACAGTAAGAAATACAAACATCAGCGTGATCTGTACAATCAGTCCATAACCCTCAGTAATTAATGGTTTGTTGTCGTTGCAGATCATTTAGTGTTGACATGATTTTGTTCTTTTCCGTAATTCTCGTAGTTGGAGTACTTTCTACTTGTAGTTGTCGGACCGTATGATTCCTTTCGCTTTCCATCTTTTGTAAAGGTTTTGTATGCAGAATCACGCTCGGTGTTCGCTGTATCAGGGTGTACGTATCCCGGGATCTCTTGGTTTCTTCGTTGTTCTAGGCTCATTTATTTCTCATCAAGATTCTTTAAACTATCAAATTTTTTAATTACTTTTAGTGTCTGTGAATGTTTTTATGTACTTATCCGCAAGATACACGAATGTATCAACCCATGACCATACGATCCTTTTGTCCTCGTTATCCAGACAGTTAGATCGCCACAAGTTTTTGAAATGATTTAGTCGGTCAGCTTTGTCTTGAGACATCTGGAATACATTATTCTCGAGGAAGAATGCTTCATTTCGATCTCTAACCATAAGCCTAAGGGCATTCGAGTCCTTGGTAATATTATGGATGAAGATATCCATTACCTTCTTTATAGGTATTTGATCATTAAGGAACACACGTAGAATAACTAAATCACCTTCTTCTGGAAACTGATCGATGAGTTCATCCATAAACGATATCAAGTTCCTTTTGAATTCACTTAAAACTTCTGCCTGCGAGCGAGCCATGTTAGCCATTTGAAAGAATGACTGTATTTCTTTAGATCAGTTGTTCATCGCTCCTCAAGACTGCCGAAACAGACAAATTGTCTGTTTTGGTATCTAGATGCTATGACTCGAACGCTGACTGTATCTCCCATGTAGACTGTCTGACCATCTACTTTGTTAACAAATCGTTTTATTTTTTTCTCATCTTCGAACTGATATCCAGCAAGTTGTCGGACAGGAACCAGAATTTCTAATCGATCCTCAATCCTCACGAGAATACCGCCCTCAAATATTACACATACAGGACCATGAAATACTGTATCACGCGTAGGTCGTATAGTACGCGCAGTGAACTGTACTTTGCATTCTATATTGGATGTCGCAGGAAGGATCCAATTGTCTAGAACGCCATCGATTTTTATTACTTCCACGATATACCCATTTTGTTCTGAACATTCATCTTTCGTCGTTTCCAAGAGCTTCTCCATAAGCCTTTCGTTCATACTCTCCTTCGATAGATATTCCGGTTCTAGAATAACCGAACGAGTCATTATAACAACAGACATACAACTTGTTTCATTTCTTTATCCATAATTTCAAATATACAAACAACGCAACCGTAATTCCAATAATTCCACCAATCAATACACACTGAGGGGTCTGATCATTGTATTTATTATAAGAAATAGTATCTTCCTCAATGCTTGGATACCCATGTGAAAGACTCTTTCCTTCTACAATATTAGCTGCAAGATCACAATGTGCCTTACAGTCTGTACCAGAAGTATTGGCACACCCTGTCATGCAGCAGTCGTGTAGTTTGACATGATTATCTATCGCACATCGTCTGTTTATAGTTTCACCGTAGTATGTACATCCTCCTTCTTTAGCACATCTAGTGTATGGATCTGCAGTTCCCCAAATTGGAGAAGAAAGTTTACATTTACTCATGCATGCATCAACTTGGTCTTGACAGTTATCCAGACAACTCTGCACGTTACATGCCTTCTTACAATGATTATGGCATGATGTAATCGGGAGAGTGCACTGATTCAGACAACATTCCATAACAGAGGTAGTATCAGCATCAATATATATATTCTTCTCCTCATCGTATATCTTTCCGCAAAGAGCGAACATACTATTCTCATCATTTGCTCCTGTACTTGTTGCCATTTATTGTACACATAATCTTGTTTGTTTATAACATGCAAATAAGATTGAATCAGATTCATAACGAAAAGAATGACATTACTCTCTTCCCCCTTCCTTAGATAGAACTCTTTCCTTAGTTGACCTTCGTGTGGTATTAGAATCAAGCTTAGTCAGATTCTCAGGTAACGGTATATTCCTGTTCTTGTTACGAGTAAGGAGTAGTGGAGAAGGAGATACATTCGGACTAGCAGGTGTACCAACAGATGACACTGTATCAGATCGTCCTCGTGTGCGTGCGGTATCCTGAACATCTTGCTTCCTTACTTGTTCATTTGTAAACCGCCTAATCATCCTATTCAGATTAGTGGCCGACTGACTTTTCATGATATCTAATACCTTATCAAGAGTTATCCTATTCTCCGTACGATCTTGCTCATGCCATGCGTGACATTCTTTAATCACAGTATATTCTTCCTTAGGTTGACGTACATATCTTGATTTTTTGATAAAACGTGCCACGTAAGCGCTATGAATACTCTTCGCGATATCATAGATAGTGTTTTCGTATTGGTCAAACACTTTGATCATCTCCGGGTATAGTGCTTTGAGCATGTTGACCGTATTCTCGTCGTTTCTAACCTTAAGATACCTGAACTTTATGCTCGGTTCATTGTCACGAGCCTTGAAAAGCATTTGGTATGTGTGATGTAGAATCTTATACTGCATATTACCAGGAGCGAAGACGATAACACCCTGTAGGTATCTACAATCTATATTTTCTACATACTTCCAAAGCTCCTCCATACCTGCGAAAGCGTGCTTCTTAGGATAGGGTATATGAATGTTGTCCTCCAGAGATAGTTCACCATTTACAAATGTACCAACATGGAACATTTGAGGTCTTTCCGGTGACTCGCATACAATACGATTTTCCGAGTTATGGCGAACAAGGAACATATACTGCTTCTCCTTATTCAACGTTGACTGAAATCGCTCAAGAAGACTCTCATCACCCGATGGAAGAGATGCACGGAGATCGTCGTTCGTTAAAACCTGCTCTTCAAGAGCCCTTTTGAATGATGTTCCAAACGACTCGCGAGATGCCCATGTACTACGGAAGGCGTTCAACTTGCGTGGAGTTGAGATGAACCATCTACTACCATGATAGAACATACGGAGGAGTGCACCTTCATGAGCGTCATAAAAAACACAATCATCAAACTTCGCCTCGATATCATGCATCTCAATACCATCAGATAAACACTCGACAGTATAGGGAAAAGCCTTCAGAACAAGCTTATCTCCTGAGAAAATGACTCCCCTACACTGGCGAACTATGTCATCCATAATAGGTGTTGAACGTGAGTAACAGAATAGTTCAAGCCCATTTGCTTCATCCTGGTCAGCAATACGTACATGATCCCCCAAAGCTTCAACAGCTGCACGCGAAAATACCCTTGTCTCTTCCCCTCCCTCTCCTCCCTCTCCTCCCTCTCCTCCCTCTCCTGAATCAGTATGATTCTCTTGTGTTGCTTGTGTCTCTTTCTGAGACAGAATCTCTTCGGGAGCTTCCAATATTGCTTCCGGTGTATCCAAAACAGATGTCATCTAATAGAAATCCCATATTGTTTAAATCAAAATTGAATTTGACTTCCTTCTTATCAATTTTAGTAGGATGGAGCAACAGCAGAAATTTGATGAACTAGAGAAAATTGTAAATGAAGCGAAAACTAAGTCTGGAGAATACCGACAACTTTATATAGAGTGGAATTCGAAATACGAGGAAGCTGAAAGAAGACTCCAGGCAATTTGTAAACACAATTGGGTAGTTGATTCATCATCGTGGGACCATAATACACACCGTGAATGTACGAAGTGTCACGCTTTCCGATAAATAAAAAATAATATATGTGTAAAGAAATGACAAGATCACGAAGTAGACGGTCGACAAATCATGCACGCGGGTGGGGAGCAATATCGCCTCACGGCGCGCGACAACGCGCAAACCTTTACAAACGATGTGGGAAGAAATGTTTTTTAAGACCAAGTAATCTTGGATTCCCTGTTTGTGCCAGGAATGCAAGGAAGTGTCGTGCGAGTTGTTCTGGACTTGCTGCTGCTGAACATAGAGCATCACAATATGGCTATACCAATATCTTAAACAAAGCAAGAAAAATGGCTAAAAGTCGTAAGTGCAGACACACGAAAATCTTTAGTCGTCGCAGTCGCCGTCGTAGTCCTAGTCGTCGCAGTCGCCGTCGTAGTCGTCGTAGTCGCCGTCGTAGTCGTAGTCGCCGTCGTAGTCGCCGTCGTAGTCGTCGTAGTCGCCGTCGTAGTCGCAGTCGTTAGTAAATGTTCTAGACTTATCTTATTTAGTAAGATAAGTCGATAGTGTGAACTACTTTATACTTTTTTGATCTGTTTAGTATTAACCATAACCATCATACTATCTATAATTATACCACCCTCAAACAACGTTCCCAGCATTTATTAGGTATTGTATATTAACATTTAAAACGGAGGATTCGATAGCCTAAATGGTGAAAAAGCAACAGATAAAGGTTATTAAGGTTCCATTATCCCGTCCACCAGCGGATCGCCCTCAGCATTTCGTACGGATGCCGAGAATGTACCTTGAACTTTTGGAAAACAAAACAAAGGTCAAGCAAGATCTGATAAATAAAGAGTATGTGCCGACTACGGACAACACACCGTACTCAAGTACGTCTCGTAACTGGGAGAAGCATGATAGACACTATGCGGATGAACTGTCTACAGATTATCACAATAAGAAAGAGAAATATCGAGACATAGATGAAGATGAAGGGCGATATAGACGCCGAGATAAGGGTAGAGATAGGGATAGAGATAGGGATAGAGATAGGGATAGAGATAGGGATAGAGATAGGGATAAGGATAGGGATAGAGACGATGAACGTGTAGAAGAGTCATCGAGAAATAGAGGTTCGAGAACAGATATTGATACCAAGTCGGATAGCGTTAAATCAGAGCAAGGAGGGCGCCTTGCTGAATTATTGAAAAGCGTGGAGAAAATAGGTGATGATTCTGATATTGATAGCTTGCATGACGACAAGAAATCTGATATATCTTCTATTGCGTTGGATAGCAATGATAATAAGGATAGAAATAGAGACGATAATCGAGTATCAACTGGTGATAGAGATGATAAGGATGATAAGGATGGTAGGGATGATAGGGATGATAGGGATGGTAGGGATAATATTCATGATATGATGAAGGATATATGTGGAGATACTGATAGCGAACGTGGGAGTCCTCCAAAATCAGTTGGAAGTAAGTATGACATGCATCGTGACAGAAAAGGTCACAGAGTTGAGTACGATAATCATGCATCTGCACCATCATTTGCTGATCTACAAGCACGGGGAGGGTATGTACCACGCAAAGAGATGCCAGATATCACTCACGTCGCGATGTCAGTTCAACAAGAAGAGGATGCTAAGAGAAATTTGAGGTACCGATTTCATATTCTTCAGAGATCATATCCACATGCAGTAATCCCAGAATTTAGTATGCATTCCGATTACGATGAGATGAAGAGAGAGTATGATATGCAGGTAAGGAGTTTAACGCTTGATTCTACAGTAGCGAGGTATAGGAAATATTTAATAGCACTATTTGTAGCTTGTGAAGTACTATTAATGTCTGTTTTCCGACTTGAAATGGAGGGCTTCACTCGTCAGCAGATCCTTGATATGAGCTCTTACGATGTCTTGCTTATCGAATTGGGTGAGAAGTCATACGTACCAGGAGGATCGAAGTTCCCTGTAGAACTAAGGTTGATAGGTGTTGTGATGATGAATGCTGCGATTTTCATCGGCGGGAAGATGCTGATGAAGAAGGCGAAAGATTTGGATATATTCTCTTTACTGAGTGCAATGAATGGATCAGGATCTGCTCCAGTAGCTACGAGTAGGAAGAGGGGTATGAGAGGTCCTCCGGCCGAAACGTTAGCTGAATTTAGAAATGCGGAATCGTAACAATCTTGTTTAAAAATGAAATATATGAGATTGAACAAAGGGAATTACCGCTGGCACAATGACAGAAATGCAATTAGTTTCAGACCTACATATCGAGTACCAAAACGATAGCGTGCCCGATCCACTAGATTTGATTACCCCAACTGCCGATATCCTCACTCTTGCCGGAGATATCGGTTCGTTGTACAAATTCATACAACTTTCAACATTCTTGAGAAGATTATGTAAGCACTTTGATACGGTGCTATATACCCCAGGAAATCATGAGTATTATACGATCAATGATGTTCCTCCTGAGACGATACCAGTCTTGAAACAGCGTCTCCAGCAACTCCAGCATGGAATTAAACCAACAGATCAAGATATTTCAAATGGTATCGTAGACTTTCAATCGTTCCTCCTATCCGTCTCAGATACAGAAATTCGTGAATTAACAGAGATAAAATTGTACGAGCTTCAATGTAACCGTAACGAAGATACTGTTCATGATCTCGATATTCTTTACAAACTATTTATCCAATTCGATAATAATCATTTTATTGTAGGGGAAAGTTTGCTAAAACTCTTTGGAATGCTAAGTATCCCCAATCTATATATTCTTGATCGGTGTGGAGTTCAGATTGACAACGTATGTATTGTAGGATGTACGTTATGGAGCAAACCTGAGGTTAACGTACCTCCATATATCGTCAGAGTACATGATATGACTACACATACGTACGAGGCATGGCACAACCGAGATATCCAGTATATCTTGAAAATGATTAAATACTGTCAGGAGGAATCTATTCGTCTTGTTGTCGTCACACATCATTGTCCCACATACAAGGTGCTTGATGGAGCACGAAAACGTACAAAGTTCTTGTCCTTGTATGCATCTAACTTGGATGATATGTTATCAGCAGACAAGGTACATACTTGGATATGTGGACATATCCATAAAAACTTCGATTTCCGAACACCTAGTGGAACACGTGTTGTAGGGAACCAACGAGGCAAACCAAAAGATCTTAGCGGAGAAGACTATTCAAAAACATTTGTTTTGAACCTCTGAATCTTAGGAAAACATTTAAGAAAAAAAATTTGACTACAATAAATGCCATCTTCCTATTCACTTTCTGAACTGAAGGCTATGGATTTCGACAAATTAAAACAGCTTGCAACTACGCTCAAACTAGCTGGAAGGTCGAAATTTAAGACCAAGAAAACAAAAAACGACCTTGTCTCCGCGATTGCTAAAGCACTCTCAAATTCAAAATCGCGTAAGCCTTCACGTAAATCATCTCGTAGGTTAGTGCGTAAGTCTTCGCGTAAGTCTTCGCGCAAGCCTTCGCGTAAGTCTTCGCGCAAGCCTTCACGTAAGCCTTCGCGCAAGCCTTCACGTAAGCCTTCGCGCAAGCCTTCACGTAAGCATTCACGTAAATCATCTCGTAGGTTAGTGCGTAAGACAAGAAAGAGTGAGTGCACATTAAGTAAAATGGCCATACAGTGTGGTATTGACACTAAGGATATGGATGATGACGAGATTTTGGATGCGGTTACTAAAAGTTTATACAAAAAGGCATCACCCGTCAAATCTGCACCTGGACGATCGCCAAGGAGCGAGATGGTCCATTCAAATACCAAATTACAGTTGGAGGAGTTAGCGAAGGATCTTGGAATAAAGAATGTCAAGAAAAAGACTAAAGCCATATTGGCTGCAGAAATTATTGCCGAACAAGGTATCTCCAACCCAAGATCTAGCCCAAGATCTAGTCCAAGATCTAGTCCGGGATCTACTCCAAGATCTAGTCCAAAATCTAGCCCAGTATCTACTCCGGGATCTACTCCAAGATCTAGTCCAAAATCTAGCCCAAAATCTAGCCCAGGATCTACTCCAAGATCTAGTCCAAAATCTAGCCCAGTATCTACTCCGGGATCTACTCCAAGATCTAGTCCAAAATCTAGCCCAGGATCTACTCCAAGATCTAGTCCAGGATCTACTCCGGGATCTACTCCAAGATCTAGTCCAAAATCTAGCCCAGGATCTACTCCAAGATCTAGTCCGGGATCTACCCCAATGTCTACCCCAGAATCTACCCCAGAATCTACCCCAGGATCTACCCCAATGTCTACCCCAGGATCTAGCAAAATGTCTACCCCAAGATCTAGCCCAAATAAGGAGGATGCCCGTAGGATTGCGCTTCTTGAGATGGAGCGAGATGAACTACGTGAAATACTTAACACAGTGGGTATTAAAAAGGGTTTACCTAATAGCCGCGATGGTCTTGCTGCTTACGTTCATGCAGCAGAAACAAATACACGATGTAACCCATTAAAAGGCAAGTGGTGTGAGAATGGATATGTTTGCGATGCAAGTAATAAGGAAGGTCTCTGTTTGAAACCTGATGAAGTTAATCCTAAGCTAGGAGAGTGGGAGTATAATGGACGTCGTATTGTAGGAACGGAAAAAGCACTTGCGTTGTTAAAGAAAAAGCTTAAGCATGAGACAGCTAGTTCCACAGAGTCTGTTACGCCAATTGTTCCGTCTCGAAAATCTAAGAAATCTAAGAAATCTAAAAAACATAAAGCTCGTAGTCCTAAAACTGTGGAGGTAATTGAGAGTGAAGAAGATATTTCTATTAATCGTCCAAAATCTGGTACTGAGATTTTCCCAGTTGAAGATCACGAGGCAATTATTGAACAGCATATTCGAGAAATTGCCGAGGCTGAAGGTGATGATATAGGTATAGGTGAGCTTACGGCTGCAACGAGGACGATCATGAAATATGTTGGACTGCTCCCTGCTCCATAAACATTTGTAAGTGGCCTTCTAATACCTCAGATCTGGTATTAGACGATGAATTCAATAAACCGGTTTATATTCTCATATGAGAGGTATTCGCAAAGAGGAATACTTTCATTATGAACATAATCGACAAGAATACGGTAGATATCGATATCAAGTTCTCCAATGTCTTCTTTTGAATGTACACACTCGATTTGCTCTCCACTATCTCCTCCGGTATCTCCTCCTGTATTTTCGATATCAGCGTAGCATGCTCGTCTCTCTGCTTCTAGTTTATCTTTCTTCCCCATATAATCATGTAATCTTACTCTTATACCGTATTTTGATGACCAGATGAGCTGTAGTAAACTAACTTGCAAAACTCAGGATATGCATCTCGAGGGTTTAAACTAGGATGTCGATCGGTAATGATCTTTCTAACCTCTCCATACATCATGCGAAGATGTTCTTCATATTCATTGAACCACGTATTATAAGTAAGACTGTATTTTCCGGGTTGCTGTACAACGGGTATTGGGGGTTCACGTGAGATAGGGAACTCCGTGATATGTTCCGGGTATGGGAGCAAATTAACTCTTGTTCTTGGCATTTACTTTCAACTATCTTTTTTTTAAATGTACATCATTATCGGTGTCACTACTTTCAAGTTCAGTAAGCTCTGCTAATATCTCTTCGTCAAGCTCCGCATCACCTTCTTCTTCGTTAAGTAATGTATCATTCTCCTCTTCATCCTCTTCTTCGTCTTCTTCATGGATCTCTATCTGAGATCTTGGAATATCTTCAAATTCCACCTTCAAGGGTCGTGACTTGTTATGTTGCGATTTGTTATGTTGCGATTTGGTATGTTGTGATTTGGTATGTTGTGATTGCATCTGTGCTTGAACTTGTGCTTGCATCTGTGTTTGCATCTGTGCCTTCATTTGTGCTTCGATCTGAGCTCTCAATTGATCTTGAGAGGGTTGTCCGTTCTGCATGGCCTCAATAATTTTGCTAAGATGATGCTCATGCCTCTTAATGGTTTCTTCTTGCGCATCGAGACGTCTCTCTAGATTGTCTATATGGGATTTCAGTTTCTTGTTGCTCTGACTGAACCAAAAAGCCATCCCAATCAAGACAACAATCTCGGAGACGATATGAATAATCTGTTTGATATCGAGGATTTTAGTCATTTGGTGGAACTCACTATCGTTTTAAGTCAGCTTTAAAAAACCGATCTAAAACGGCAAGTATCATCACAAATGTCATTTCAGATTAACTATCGCAGGCAGCCTGCACAACCTTTGGTATCACAACGACCAGCTGTTCAAGAATTCGTGCAAGATACAACACACATGCAACTAGGTGAGAGCATGCCTATCCCATTCCCTCCCAAAAGTGAACAAATCGCAGCGTGTGACTATTGCGAACTCAATCCCAGAAGTTGTATAACCTCAGAAGATAGAGAAGAGCGAGGCGAGGGAGGAGAGAGAGGTGAGAGAGGGGAGAGAGGGGAGAGAGGTGAGAATGGTATGCCTGGTTGTCCAGGAGAGCAGGGCGAAATTGGAGCAATGGGCATGACAGGAGAGAAAGGAGAGAAAGGAGAGAAAGGAGAGAAAGGAGAGATGGGGGAGAAAGGGGAGAAAGGGGAGAAAGGAGAGAAAGGAGAGATGGGGGAGAAAGGGGAGAAAGGGGAGAAAGGAGAGATGGGGGAGAAAGGGGAGATGGGGGAGAAAGGGGAGAAAGGGGAGAAAGGGGAGATGGGGGAGATGGGGGAGAAAGGGGAGATGGGGGAGAAAGGGGAGATGGGGGAGAAAGGAGAGAAAGGAGAGAAAGGAGTGAACTCAGTATTGTGGAGCGGAGATGTCGAAAATGATGGTTCTCATTTTACACATGTCATGACTATGATATACGATGGTACACGTTATAATCTTTCTGAGATGTCTGTGGCCCTAACAGGTAATGGACAGACCGAGGTCTGCTTACGGGATGGAGACGCGGTAGTGTGTTCAGGTGTAATTTCTCTTGATGGTTCATCGATCTTCTCATCAAATACATTTACAGGTCTCCGGGAAGAACGAATTATTCTTGAGCTTTTCTTCAGATGTGATGATGAAGGGGGGGCTAAAGTGCGTGCAGCTGAGTTTCTCCTCTAAATTGATTGTATATACCCCGCGGCTGGAGTCCAAGAAAAATCACAATGCGAATGATTTGGTCATATTCCTTATGGAATTGTTTTTCTCTAATTTCTATCTGAATGCTGATAGGAATGTCATATCAATTATCTGATGCGTATAACCCTGCTAAACTACAATGACAAATATTGCGACTCTCTTATTTCTCCTCCCGTTCTTCGTGATCGTTGAAATGACTACGTCTGATCTTATTTTGGTCTGTTAGCACTCTAATCTGTAGTCTCTGCGCTTCTATCGTCTCCTTATACTGTTCTTTCATCGACTTCTGAGTTGATTTAGCCATCTCTAGTTCGTTTTTCAATCTTGTTATGATACCTTCTGATTCTTGGCGATCTTTTTCTGCTTTCTTTTCACATGTGCTAACATGTTTCCTCAGATCTTTTATCCTGTGTTTCGTGGTGGTCAATGCTTCGTGAAGATCCATCAATTCATCATCTGCAGTTGTAGATCTTTCCTCGAATGACGACATTATCTCCTCAATTTCAGAGGAGAGTTCTTCGTTTCTTTCGACAGATCGGTCCAATTCCTCTTTACATTCCTCTAATGCTTCAGAAAGTAAACGTATTTTCTCCTTCCTAGATACCATTTTCTCTTCCATGCGTGTCGATCGTCTATTTATTCTATCGAGCCTTTCAGATAGTATTGTATTCTCTTCACGTAAATCCTCATTCTCGGAAGTAAGATCCATGCTACGCTTCAGACGGTCTTCCATGTCAATTATGGTAGCACGCAATTGTCGTTCTCGACTTTCTTCGTTAATATCTCTGGTATCTCTCTTCGACCTACTCATTCTTCGAAGGATGATATGCTTTATACCGTTTCTTTCTTGATTGAACTGAGCAACTAAAGCAACTTTTTCGATCTTATCGTACTCATTTTACAACAGCAAACTCGACTTGTTGCTTATTTCAAACAGGATGATGTACCAAGCTTTGTTGATTTGGCGACGTTATGGCCAAGTAGTTGCAATCCCCTATAAATATCGTCAGGCATAAGTGTTTTTGTCTGTTGTTCCGAGTTGACAACAAGAGCTGCAGATACTACTTCCACTAACTTCTTTTGGATATGTTCTCTGACAGTTGTGAAAGAGTTATCTGAAATGCTTTTCACGCCTGCTCTTCTCGCTAAACGTGCAATCGACGGTCTCGTTAAGTTATCCATTCATCCCGAACGAGAGAGCTTTAAATGGCTTACTCATCATGCATTTAATCATTTAAAAGGTAGGATTGCGAGCACAAATCGAACAATGGACGAGCAAACAACATCAGTCACGATGAAGAAAAAGAAAACACCACGCTTTTATGAGACATATATCTCAAAGGTTTTAAAGCAGATATCTTCTAGAAGTGGTATCACAGCAAATGCATGTCAACAACTCAATAGTGCACTATGTATCATCACACGTAGTGTTTCAGATCTAACCGCAACACTTACTGAGATTGCTGGTAAGAAAACGCTATTTGATAAGGAAGTAACAAATGCTCTTTCCCTTGTACTCCCCGCAAATCTTGGTAAGGATGCAATTGCAGCGGGTGAAGAAGCTATCAAATGTTTCAAATCAACAAACGGCAAAGGCTACAGTAGACAAGAAAAAGCTGGTATTCTCTTCCCTCCATCAATTACCGAAAAGTTTCTTCGTAGTTTCGGATACACAAAAATTATGGTTAATAACACAGCTCCAGTGTGTCTTGCTGGAGCCATGGAATATATTGCTTCGCAACTTCTCCAACTAGCCTGTACTTCTGCACGAGATAATAAACGCATACGTGTCACAATCCGTGACCTAGAACTTGCCGTAAGGGGAGATGCTGATATGGACTCAATCTTCAGAAGAATGAATATCAGCTTCTTAGGAGGTGGTACAACACCATTCATACACGAATCATTGCTCACGAGAAAGACCAGAAAACGTCGTGTGAAAGCTGACGGTTCGCCTGGAACAAAGAAACCTCATAGGTTCCGACCGGGAACCGTCTCTGTGCGAGAGATCAAGAAATTTCAGAAAATGAGTGATTGCCTTACATTTGCAAAGTTCCCTTTCGAGAAAGCAGTTCGTGCAACTATAGCACAACAGACAATGAATGATATCCCAATGAAAATCAGCAAGGATGTTTTCATCATTCTTCAATACTTCATTGAGCAGTATGTCGTCGATCTACTTAGAGATGCAAACTTTGCGGCTATCCATGCAGGCAGGGTTAAACTCATGCCCATTGATATCCAGTTTGTGTCATCAGTCGCTGAAGGAGGACCTAACCCGTACTCTGTACAAGGAGACCTCGTATGTGATGAAGACGAAGTTGAAGCCATCCATGAAAATAAATTGCAAGGTATTGTAGATGCATGCTAAATGTATTTAAACAAAAAGGATTTTCACCAAAATGTCATCACCAGAGAATTTACGTAATAGAAGTCACGATTCCGATAAGGATTCACAACACGAGGATAAGAACTCAGTTCACGATGCGTCTCCACGTACTCCTGATCGAAGTAGAGACAGCGATAGAAGCCGTGAACCTTCGCACATTATGGAAGGCAAATATGCTATCCTCATGGAGACAAACGGACGAGAAGTAGAAAGTTGGATGTACTTTATTCGCAGGGAAGGAAACGAAGAAGCACTCAAACATCTTGAACAGCAGCTTAATAAAGTTGATTGGCATATTATCGATGATCTCTCGACTTTCGACCTTGACCTTCAAGACTCTGTCAGTGCGCAAACAGCAAAAGAAATGACAAAAATTGACTTAAATGCATACTCATTCCATCGGAAATTTGATGGGAAACTTGACATGATTAACCTCGAGTTTCGCAAACGAGACGATGATGAAACTAAAATGTGTAAAACGTTCGATCAACTTGGATATGGTCAGATTGAAGATTATATTTCTGACGAAGATATCGATGACGAAGATCTGGAAACAGATAGCGACCGATCTCGATCATCCGACGAATCCGAATCAGAATCCGAATCTGAGTCTGATCATGAACAGAGAGAAGGGAGAGAAGGGAGAGAAGGAAGAGAGAATAGGGCAAAGAGGCCAGCTCGCGTTCCTTCAAGTCTTAATGATGGCCGGGCAAGACACCGTAAGAGGTCACTGTAGGTAACTTATAACCTAGCCCTCCATACTCTCCTATATCCCAAGGTTGATCTCCCATACTCATAATTACAGTGAACCCCCTAGAATGAATATCACGTCTTGCCGCTAACTTTGTTTCCCACGAGTTAGTATTATGAGAAGGTTGGAAATACATCGACTCATATGCAGTTATCCCAATCGAATGAAGCTGTTTCTGAGTCCACTCTACATTTGTAGGAGAACTCGGACGACTTGTAACGATGATAGGAGTTATTCCTATCATCTTAGCATAGTCATATACTGACGCAACTGAATGAATACGTTTCCCATTTTTATCAAGGAGTGTATCATCAATATCAAACACAATTGCGGCGTTTCTAGGAATTTGCATCTGATTCAAAACTTGAATCGCGTGCATCGCAAAATATTCCAATTCACGATTCAAATCGCGAACACTCATCTCTTTTCTTATTAAATCAAACTTCTTAAGAAGTTACTTAACACTTTCCTTAAACAACCCAGATCATCACTATCATAAAAAGAAACATAAACAAACCCACAATAATACCTACAAGAATCGGTGGCATTTTCCTAAAGAATTTCTTCAAAAGAAATTGAGGCTCACTCCTCTTACGCACTTCTTCAAACAAAGACATTGGGTTATCATTCGTTAACGTAATCTCGTCGCATAACAACACACAATCTTGTAATTTCCAACTCCCTTTTGCCACATCAAACAACTCGTGTGTCTCAGGACCTATAGGAAGACACCTACCATCAATACACTGAAAACGAACATTATCTATATTACTCAACCCCAATGAGGCCAATGTCAACACATACACAGGGGATATATGATTCTCCTGTACCGCATCAGTTCCATCGAAGCTAGGAAGGATCGACCCATTGCGACTATGGAAGTAAAGAGGAACCGTATTTGGAACTGGTTGGTTATATGTTACAAAGCACGCTCCAGCACCCTTCAACGAACCAAGATCAAAGGGATCATAGATAAGCGAAACACTTTCCATAGGATATGGTGGAGTTTGGGAACGCTTAGCATAAAACATTTTCATACCGTAAGGAAGCGGCGCTATCATAGGAGAAACTGCATAGAAAGTACCCTTTAATTCCCATCCTTCAGGCTGTGGACATCTAACCGATGTATTGCCATCCTTATCCCTCACTCTTTCCGCGACTTGGATATATCCTTGGCCGCTCTTGTTCCAAAAAATACAAAAAGGAGCTATAATTGGTGGAATATACGATCCTAAAACACTACTCCCCATTTGTACTATGAAGAGAAAATGCTCATACTCTAAACCTCAACCTCGCGTAATTAGAACAATACGTGGAGGTAAGTAGGTAAGTAATATTAATACCATCAGTGCTTCTTCCTCATCATTACGTTCGGAACCCAACACGTCGTAACTCTCCAATTATATATGCTTCAATATCTTCAAGTTTTATAGTATAAGCTACCTCTATCAGAGTGATCCCATGTTCTCTACATATTCTTCGTTTCATATCATCACGGTATTTTTGCAGGGTTAGCCCATCTTTGCTCCTATGGAAGTAAGGAACGTATTTGTAATGTTGCACGCCATTGTATTCTACAGCAAGCCGCAGTTCAGTGTCATAGCAATCTAACTCAAGATTGAAGTTACCTCCTGTTACTGGGTTCCGCAAGAAGTCAGGGCGAGCCTTGTGGAAAGGGCGCTTGAAGAGTTTCTGGAGTACTCTACGACACTCCGCTTCACCTTTGCTTTCTTGAGGTGGCCCTCGTCGTTTCGGTCGTTCTAGGGGAGGTATATACATGTCTCTACCTCTTCCTCCTGACCACACTGAACGTGACCCACGGTACCCTTTAATTATTCGGTAGCAGCCGACAATTATTAGAAAGAAGATGCATATTCCAAGGAAGACTTCGAAACCATAATCTTGCCACCAACTTTGTATTCGTGTGAGACCAAACATCCTTTATCTTCATTTAGCATATTTTAAGCGCGTTTATCTCGCGCGAGATTTAAATTAAGACCTAATTTAAGCCTCTGATAATAAAAGGAAGATGTCCAAGACACAAATCACAAAAGTATATGACGATCCTTGTGATGCCTACTATAAGATATTCACCGATATCGGAAACAAGGACTATAACCATAAGTACTTGTCACCCTTCGAATTCGAGGAGGATATAGTTAAAAAAGCTGCAAAGTCATTCGGGGAAGGATATGTGTTAAATACTTGTAATACTAACCCAAACTTCTTCTCTACACTTCCACGGTACGGTTTCGCACTTCTCCTCCATATCGCCACAACTTTAGGCGATACTAGCGAAGGAATTGGGTTTGTTCCACCTAAACAAGGGATTTCCAAGAAATTCAACAAACTCATGAGAGTTTATCATAAATTACCTGAGACTAAGTTCATCGATAGAGCTATCAAGAAAATGAGGAAATTATGTGATCTGAAACCCGATGACTTCATACATAACCTTATCGTCGCTGTAGGAGGATTCCATCGTCCTCAACCTCCAAGAATACTAGACTTTGTTAGTCCAGTTTTGGAAGGATTCTTAAACAAATGCGTATACAAAATTGAACCGGAAAATGAAGGTAAAGACCTCAACATTTTCCCAACAGAGGACACAGCCGCTGCTATCATGTATCTCTTCAATTCCTTTAAGTACAACGGTCTCGTCATCCCAGGAGACAAAATTGGCCTAATTGTACCAATATACTCTCCATACCTTGAATTCCCAACACTTCGTGACTACGATCTCACTCAAGTTTGTATCTCCGCAAATCAAGACTTATATTGGGAAATTCAACCGCAAGAATTGGCGAAGTTAAAGGATATTCGCGCGCTCCTCCTTGTAAACCCCTCAAATCCCGCCGCCGTATCCCTGACTGAGAATAACGCCAGAGATATCGCGAATGTCGTAAGGAAAACGAACAAAGACCTCATTATCATTGAAGATAACGCCTATGCATCCTTTGCAAATGAATTCAACTCCCTCTTCAATCTTCTACCAAGAAACACCATTTCCATCTATTCTTTCTCCGACTACTTCGGAGCAACCGGATGGAAACTTGGATCCATTGCGATACACGAAAGCAACGTAATAGATAGCTCCCTCTTGAAAAAAGTAGACGACTCCGTACATGACAGATACAAAATGATCACCCATAACTCAAAACGAGCGAAATTCATCGACAGAGTTGCTATGGATTCCAGGGAAGTAGCGGAAACCGCGAACGCGGGACTCTCAAGCCCGCAGCAAATATTGATGGCTCTTTTTGCCACACAAGAATTACTAGATACCCATCATGTTTATGGAAATACCATCAAAGGCATCCTACTTGAACGCCTCGAACACGTAATACAACCTCTTGAATACAATATCGAAAATATAAACATCCTCAGCAATTTCCATGTGGCTCTCGACATACAGAAAATTGCGAACACATTAATGGGTGGATGCGAATTCGGCAACTACCTCGAGAAGGAGCGAGATCCTCTCGAATTCATCCAACAACTTGCTAAAGAATATGGAACATGTGTCATGCCTGCCGTCGCATTCGCAGGACCATTCTGGGGAATACGTATCTGTCTCGCGAGTCTCCCCTCAGACGCATACATACTCGTCGGCAACAATATTAGAAGTCTTATAGACATGTACTACGAACAATTTAAAGAGTGGGAAAGAAAAGAACAGAAGAAAACCCTCAAAGAAGCTAAGAAGAAACTGAAATAAAAAAGTCAAATAATATACAAACTTTATATATCATCAGACTCCCTGCTGTCACATATAGTCATATATTTATCTAAGCAACATACAACACACTCTTTGCCAGGAATACCACATACTTTTGTCTCGTCATCACCAACGTTATGTACATCACTAACATAATGTTTACACAATGGTGATAAGGACATAGGAAGTCCCCGTTCCTTGCGGCAGTCACAACACGGCCAGTAGCATCGTGCCTTACGCGGCCAGCAACTACCTATTTTCCTATCATCGAATAATTGTTTCTCTTCAGGAAAAACGCCCTGTCTTGAATACCAGACATATTTATCATACATTTGACATGAATACCAAAGTCCACAAAAAGAGCACTCATACAGTGTATGCTGGAAGTTGTGTCGTTTATCACAAATGAACCTTCCAACTGTTTCAATCGGTTCGTACAAATTGTTTCCGTCGAAGTATTCCCATTGATACATCAAGGCGTTTAACAGTCTAATTGTACGATCCATCTTTGGCTTATGATGAATCTCCCAGATCCTCTTATCAACAATACGTTGAAGTTCGATTGATACATTGATGTCCATATTGTAAATGTTCATGATCTTAAATAATACTAAAATACGTAAGTGTTGAAAGAGCGCACCGAATCTTCACTCAGATGAGTGAAGATTATTATTTGATTGGTATATGGATGGTTGCCCTTGCCGGGTGGATCCTTTTTGTTGCTCAACAAGAAATCTTAGGGACACATCGGTGACACCATCCTAGACGCTAACGAAAGTACCATTATCCAGACGGTACTGACGTGTAACGTAGATCAACGTATTGATTGGATGAATGAAATTGATTGTGATCTTGAATGTCTTCCTCAACTCGATTAGTACTAGATCATACTGAGGCTTATGTAGATGTGTGTAGATCTGATTGTCCAGGCCTACAGAAATAATACTTTGTAAGTCAACCGGTAATTTATGATAAATTCTTTCGGTATTGAGATTCATCTTCAAATATGACTGACATATCTTAAATTATATTCAAATTTAGTTATACAACTCACTATCTGCATACTTTTATCTTTTTTCTACAATTGGGACAATCCGCCTTGTACTTCCCCCACTCCGTTATACATGTTGTATGGAAGAGATGGTTACAATCTAACCGCGAAATTTGCTCACCGTCCTCGTACTCAGTCTTACATATTATACATTCCCCCTCATTATCACACATACCTGATCTCTTGAATGTTTCGACAGGAATATCAATCACAACATCATCTCTTTTTTCCAACTCTTCATCATGCATGCTAGTCTCCAGAGCCGTAGACATCAAATCAAACCCTTGAAAATCTGGCATAATCAACTCGGTAAGATCCTCAATAAGCATCATCGACGTAAATGGATCAAGAGATTGGGTTTCGTGCATGCCGTCTCTACCCATTAATGATAGAACAATCTCATATTCTGCCGGCAACTGCGAAATCAACGTTTCAGAAGGAGCTTCTGAATTATGAATAGTACACCTAATGGAACTTGCCATATCTCTTATTATATATATCATTAATTTAAATAAGGTTATAACTTCGCAAAAACTCTCTCACGCGATCATTCCATATCCCGGACCGTGGGCGAGATAGTTGCCACCGGAATCCAAATCAGCTTTCCATGCTTTTTTACCATACAGTTTTTCACCCTCATTCAGATGATCTTCATACTCTTTGTAGGCTGCCTTGTATTCCTTCGTACATCTCTTCCCAATTTCACCTACCTTCGTTGCGCGACGTTTCGACTCGATTATCCACGATTCTGGGACAGGTCTAGAGTCTGCTTCTTTTTGTTCCTTGGTTTTACCGAACCACCATCCAGCTCTCATCCTTCTACTCCTTCTACTCCTTCTACTCCTTCTACTCCTTCTACTCCTTCTACTCCTTCTACTCCTTCTACTCCTTCTACTCCTTCTACTCCTTCTACTCCTACTCCTCCTCCTACTCCTCATACGCCTACTTCTCCTCATTCTACCCCTCCGACTCCTCCTACTTCTCCTACTCATTCTACTCTCTCGAGACCTCATTCCTTAATTATAATTGACAAACATTAAATATATATCTAAAATCCGTGGATTTTGATATCAGGATTCTCACAGATCTTCTCATTTACGAGAAACTCTGCAAGCCGCTTCCGCACATCCCCTTGTAATTGAAGTATTTCAAATCCATCATCGGTTTTCGCAACAACACCGTTACACGAAAACTTCTTCTTCACATGCTTCAAAATCTTCTTCAGATCGAGGTCAGTTTCCAACCCCTGACACGTCGTTATACACTTGCGCGCGTTCCTCTGCTGTATACGAATATTAACAGATTGTGATATCTGTGAGAGATTCGAGATCTCGTCTAACATATTAAAATCATCCATAATCAACATAACAATACTTGATGTGATAAATCAATTTTAAAACTGTTTATCGAATATGAACTTCTTGAACACTATGGATGATTGTTTTAATAAATGACCCTTCTCTCCACCAAAGCTGAGTACCGTTCGCGTATATAATCGGTTGAGTAACTGCACATTTTTATGCGCGTCGCTATTTTGACGAGTACTACTTTTTCGACGATTGAGAGTGAGGCGCCCAGCTCTCATGATCTTGACCGCCCCATAAATATGTCCGGTCCCAGGATCGCATAATCGATCTGCTTGCCATAGGGTAAGCGAATCAATCCTCATTTGAGACTTAAAGTCACCACATAGCACATAGAAAATGACATCGCTGGAAGACTGGGAGACCAAAGAAGATTGGGTCAACACCGATACACACCATGATATTACCTTCTCTGTTTACCGAGTAATAAAGGAAGGATACATTTTCGTGCAAGAGCTAGGGATTGGGAGAAATGTGGTTGGTACAGAGGCCACAGTCGAGGATGTAAAGACCCTTATTATACCGCACGTCGCAAACTATCGAGAAAATGATACTGTGACGCTATACTTCGCTGGGGATATGATGAAGGATGAGGCACTCTTCTATATTGATCACGGTATGTTACTACCAGTGTTCGTGGACGTGATTCTCAATACTTGCTGAAACGTGTGAGACTTGCGAGTACAGCATTAATGAAGCCCTGACCAGAACTGGTCAGGGCTTTTTTTGTGTCATTACACTAATTAATCCTTCTTGGAGAATTGCTCCTTGATGGCCTGCGCGAGACCACAGCTGACCTCAGGGACATTTTCTTGGTCGCACTCCAAAACTATATATGACCATTATGGCCGGAAAGTGTATAATACTTTATACACCCTCCCTTCCTTCCACCACTCCTTGTGTCCGTTTCGATAGTGTTTTGCTGGTTTATCTCCGTCTCTATGAAGTTTCCCTTCCTTATACCATTGCTGACTACCACCCGCATATGCCAATGATTCTTGATCCCCTTCTCTATGAAACTTCCCTGTCCTAACCCATTTACCATTTGGGTAGCTAACTATTGACGGTCCATCACAATTATGTGGTTGGTGATGCAAACATATCCTATAAACATACCGCCAATCTTCCGTGAATAACTCGTTGAGGTACCTATTTGCTCCACACATATTATTGATATCTTCACGATATAGAAATCGTGAAATAACAGATTGTAGTATGCTCCTGAGATCTATTTGACAGATTGAGATAACAGACATACTAAATACGCACGATACTTTTAAGTCAATAATCGATCTTGCAATATTTACGGTCAGTTACTGGCTCAAAATATCGATCTAGATTGTGAATATGTATCAGCTCCTTGTCTAACCATTTTCTCTGATACCTATCTTTTCGTTGTCGCTTAAGTCTTCTCACCATATCGAGGTTAGTTATAAGCGATACCAAGTTACATACGCTATTAAAATATATGTGTACAACCTCCTCTCTGCGATATTTGTAAATCATCTTAAACCCACACTCGTTTTCGAAGTGTTTTGCAATCATATCCTGAGTCGGTTTATACAACTTCCTATAGATCATCTCATCTATCATATCCTGCAACATCTCAGGAAGGTTGAAATATATCTTTCTCCAATCGTTAAAAATATTATTAGTCATGCTCAATATCCAAATGAAAAACTATGCGTTTTTTCATTTCATATATTCTTATCAATATTACCTAAATGTACTCACGCATATAGCACATCCCTTCTTCCCACCACTCCCGCATACCGTCCGCTAAGATTACTGCTGGTCTATCCCCTTCTCGATGTCTCCAGTCCTTCTTCATACTAGTACTGAGAACCGTCCGCCTCAATTATTGCCAGTTTATCCCCGTCTCTATGAAGCCACCCTTCTTTATACCATATCCGAGTACCGTTCCAGCAGATTATTGCCGGTTGATCTCCATCTCTATGCAGTACCCCTTCCTTATACCATGACTGAGTACCGTCCACGTCGATTATTGCCGGTTGATCCCCGTCTATGGCGCTTCCCTTCCTTATACCATGCCTGATCACCATTCGCCCAGATTATTGCCGGTTGATCTCCATCTCTATGATGTTTCCCTTCCTTATACCACTTCTGAGTACCGTACGCGGTGATTATTGCCGGTTGATCCCCGTCTCTATGCAGTACCCCTTCGTTATACCAAGACTGAGTACCGTCCACGTCGATTATTGCCGGTTGATCTCCATCTCTATGATGCTTCCCTTCCTTATACCATGCCTGATCACCGTTCGCGGTGATTATTGCTGGTCCTTCATAATTATGAGGTTGGTGATGCAAACATATCTTATAAATATACCGCCAATCCTCGGTAAATAGTTCGTTGAGGTACGTATTCGCTCCGCACATATTGTTGATATCCTCACGGTATAGGAATCGTGAAACAACAGATTGTAGTATGCTTCTGAAATTTGGTTGACAGATTAAGATAATAGACATATTGTTATGGAAATAACAATACTTGATGCGAGAAATCATTTTTTACGTTTCTTTTCCAGAATTACTGAATATCGTCCGCGTAGATTATTGCCTGTTGATCCCTTCTCTCTAGAAACCCTTGGAAATCCAACTCCAGCCTAATTCTCTGAAGCATGCTTCCAAAATCTCGTCATGCTGTGCTTTCCTTTCGAGAGTCTTGAGTATGCTGAAATCGTCGAGATTGCAATGATGTTTGTGGCGAACGAGGAGTTGTAGAAGGACTTGTTGTGTGTTGATGAAGTTTTTTCTGTTGAGTGTTTTTCCGAAGAGACGATCGTAGACGACGACAAGTTTGTTGAAGTCCTCGTAGAGTCTATCTTCGAGATATGATATGTCATCAGGTTTTATACCTGTGACTTTGTAATGTATGAGATGAACGTTTTCGTAATGTTTGCTATACCCTAACTCTCTGAGAAATCTGAGAATTATTTGCTTTGTTATACCAGAGAATCGTTCAATCCTTGGAGTGTTCTCGTCGCCCTTCAAGAGATGATGGTTTTTGAATTCTAACTCTAACTCTTCGTAAAGTGACGGAGGAATCGTACAGTTTTGTAGGCCCTGGTGAACATTTTTTGCATATTTATATGCAATAAGCGAATATCAAAACGTAAATCATTACTTACATATAGCGAATCCCTTCCACCACTCCTGATAACCGCTTGCACAGATTACTGCCGGTTATCCCCTTCTCTATGCTGTTTCCCTTCCTTATACCACATCTTGTCACCGTTCGCAAAAATTACTGCCGGTCGATCCCCTTCTCTGTGACGCTTTCCTTCCTTATACCACCACTGATTACCGTTCGGGTCTATTCTCGCCGGTTGATCCCCGTCTCTATGAAGAAGCCCTTCTTTATACCAGCACTGATTACCGTTCGAGTCGATTATCGCTGGTTGATCCCTGTTTCTATGGATATTGAAGTCTTTCCTAAGAGTTTTGATCTCATTGTATATCTCCAGAATAATTTGCATTTGAGTGCCATTATTAAAATGTGTTTTCTCTTTTTTCTGCCTCTTCACAGCAGGTATGTCCTTTTCGAGTTCCGTCAACTCGTTGTCATTTCGTACAGTAGATAGTCGCTTTTGTCTGAGTGCTTTTGTGCTCATGATATCTGCTTTTCTGAACAATTAATAAATTAATTGTTCAATTTAGAAAAATTCAGGGTTTGGTAAGTGGTTATTTGAAGCTGTTAATTCCAAGTATTGGAAAATAAGAAGTGTTCTTCGAAATGCATGGCATTAAAGATATAAAGATATAGAAACAAAAAAAACCCTCTGTAGTTTACAGAGGGTTTTTTTTGTTGTCAAATTAGTATATGTATCTAGATAAAATGAATGCAAGGATAGCAAAAAAACATGCACTTGAATCTCTTGAGACAACTAATTTTCCAAATTGTGCTTCAAGAACTAACGTTTCGAAAAAAGAAAACGACAGCGTTTGTTTTGGGCACTGTGAACTACAGGGGCCAACAATCTCTTGGAGGTCGAACCAAAGGTCCTTCAAAATACAATGAAAAATTCCCTGAACTATATGACGCGTTGCAAGATTTGATTGAGACTTATCATCCTGATTTTTCATACACCACAATTCAAGTTAACAAAAACGTCAAAAGTTTGCCTCATATTGATATGAACAATGTTGGACCTTCGTATATTATTGGGTTAGGAGATTATGATGGAGGTGATCTTGTCATTGAAGGATTCCCATACAATATTAAAAACAGATGGAAACGATTTGATGGAAGAGATGCACACTGGGTAGAACCATATATTGGTACTCGTTATTCCATTGTTTACTTCACGCATACATTTAAGCCGCCACATCCATCTTATCAAGGTATTAAAATCACGAAGAAAGGCATATACAAAAAAGGGAAAATGATCAAAGAATTTTAGACGAATAAGTGTGACCAATGGACCATCATTCAGGATATTCATATATTCGAAATCTTTAACCTCAAGGCATGTAATATATGCATACGAATATCCAAAATAATTTAAAGAGATATTGTCTCTAGAAAATGTTAGATAGAAGACCAGATCCTGATCCAAAATATTCTCCGCATAGAGAAGAAGATTTATTTACATGTCATAATTGTGCACATCCACATCGTTATTACTCATACTCTGTTGGATGGAGTGTATATGGCGACAGGGAGGACGATGGTACTATAGGCGAAGTCTCGGCGGACGGCCTAGAATTTTCTCGTATTCACAACGGGCACATATGGGCATGCAATAACTGCATTAGATCGAGCTATCTTTTTAAGAATAAGAGTTGTTCTCCCGAGTTATTTCCCAGATAAATGACTTATGAAAATCGTATTTTCGAATATTTTTATTTATATTTGAAAATACTGCTTTGAATGCACTATATCCGAGAAGTCGTGTATGAAGTACACCTAAACCGTATACGATGTAATACAAATCAAACCCTCTAAAAGTCATGTCAAAATTTAAATAATTGTAGAATAAATGACAACTTACATCGTCAGGAAAAGGGGGAGGGTTGAAAGACGAACTATTCCACCTTATGATGAATGGACAACTTCGGACCACAAGTATATCCAAAGGTTATTCAGGTTGGGCAAAGGCGGAATTATGGCTGCACGCAAGTATATCAAATCACACATGGAGACAAATCCAGAGAAATGGGGGAATTTGGGATCAAAGGATCTTGCACTGCTAAAAGAATATGCTAAACATACACGAAAACTAGGAAGCAGAAGCAAAAGAAGTAAAAGAAGTGCCAGGAGTATGGGAAGTAGAAAAATATCAATTTGCAAGCGTAAAGGATGGGTAGTAAATCCGGCCACAGGACGATGTTGGCTGGCAGCGAAGAATGGATATGTGCGGTCCCTCGTTACTGGTAAATGGATACCGGCAACATCTACTGAGGCTAAACGGAAGAGTAGGCGAAGTAAGAAAAGTAGGAAAAGTAAGAAAAGTAGGAAAAGTAAAAGGAGAAGTGTGCGAAAAAGTAAAAAGAGTTCACGTAGGAAGAGTAGGAATAGTAGGAAAAGTTCACGTAGGAAGAGTAGGAAGAGTAGGAAGCGAATATGACCTCTTATCCTATTTTCAGTATAACGAATACATTTTGTGTATGAAACAGGGTTAAAAAGTAGTAATCAAACACGTATGTGTAACTGTTAGTGATAAGTAATACTTTACCTACACGAAGAAGGTAAATGTCGTAAAATCCATATATATTGTAATATTGCTCAAGTATCTTATCAAGGCATAAAGGTCCGTACATTACAGTAAGAAATGCCAAAAGCAAAAAATGTAACACCTCTACCCTCTCCGATAGACGCTAAGAAACTTTCTACAAAAGAGGCTAAACAAATATGCTTTGAAAATGACTTTAGCGAGCAGTTCCTAACATCTCTTGTTCCCCTTCTAGATAAAAATGTTGACAAAGGTGAACTCATCCATGAACAGGAATTGTACCTGCGGTTCTATAATGATTTTCACAAATTATTCACATCCCGCATATCTAGAGGAAAAATCTATCGCTCCTACTACAAACCTATTATTACTAAATTTGGCGAAGATAGACTGCGAAGTAACGATGTTACTGTAGACGAATTATCACAGTGGTATGCTGCCTATCAGAAAGCATACACGAGTGCAGAAAATGTTTGTATCATAATAGGCAAGTATAGCGAACAACTGAAGGAACTATTTCAGCGTGAGATCATTGACCAGAATACAGACGACAAGGAATTACACAAAAAATGTATAGGCATTGGGTACACAGAAACATATAGTACGCTTAAGAAGGAGAATGCTTGTCTACCAAGAGATCTAAACGATCTTACGCTTGATGATGCCGTAAAGTTCTGCATTAACGAGCGAGATAAGTATATACTAACAAATTCACGTACTGTTCTACTACGTGCTCGTGGATATAAGCAAATCGATGATCTCGTCCAGTTGAAAGAAGCTAGAGATGCGAAAGTAGTGTACTTAAGAACAATAGCAAACAATGCGAATATCCGCATCCAGTACGTGCGAGAAATCGATGAGTATCTCGGAGGAATAGAGAATCTGGATAACGAGAGAACCGAAGATATTATAGACAAAATCAAGAAGTTTACGTACAAGAGGATTATTACAGACATTGTGTGTGCAGCTATGCAGAATAAAGAGAAGGCTGATATCATCAAACGTAATCTTCCACATACATGCTTCAAAGATAGAAAAGTAGACTTATTCTTTGCAGAAAGAGATGGACAACTACATACACTTTTCCAAACGATGCTATCCGAGTACAACGTCGAACTGCAATCCACATCTTCTTTTGCGGACGACAGAATAAAAGAGAAGGAATTGAGGATTGTATCTTTGTTTGAATTTATGGACAAGCATATTCCACATACTTTAGGAATGCTATCCGGATCATCTTGCTCTGACATTATTATCACGTTTGTGAAGAATTGCACGTATCAACAAGTCTATGATCTCATACTTGCTTACGGGCATATACAAAACTTTGATAATTCCAGAGTAAAGAGTAAGCTCGGTGTGTACCATCACGCAGAACAAGGAGTTCAGCATGCTATCTGGTTCTTCAAGAGACTTCGGGAAATATGCCCCTGTCAGGTAGAACTCGAATCACTTAAGATAAGCATGTTCCTCTCTCAAATAGAAAACAAATCAGAACTACTCAACTGGGATAGAAGAAGAACCTACAAACAAACAGAAGTAGATGCAATGATCAAAGTATGTGAGGAAGAGGGAAATACAAAGGACCATCTTCTTATGATTTTATTAAGAGAAATAGCTCTTCGTAATTCGGCCCTATGTAATCTCACGTTCGCTCATATCATGGATGAAAGTATGACAATCCCGAAGCACACATGTAGGGTCAAGGAAAAGGGAAATAAGACAAGAGAGTTCGTGACATCTCCAGCAATGAAAACTCTGATCTTAAAAATGAGAGAGGATTATGCTGACATAATTTCGCCTGAGAAATATGTGTTCAGTCGTAACAAACAACTGGAAACAAAAATGGGCAGTTCGACACTGAATAATGTACTGAAAAGAATTGGAGTAAAAGCAGGCGTTACTGATGTTAATATCCAAGCGCACACATTTCGTCACACTCTCGTAACTGCTCTTAAATCCGCAGGGAATGATATGGAGACTGTGTCGAAATTCATGGGCCATAATTCAGTCGATACGACAATCAATTATTATTGGGAGAAAAACATTGCAGAACTTGTTGCAGAGCTACGCAATCCATTCACAAATCCTGCAGTAACAGCAGAAGAGATTGAAGAGGAAGAAAATAATGAAATCGTAACACTCAACACTCAGTTGGATAAATCACGAGAAATGATAGCAATGCTCCTGGGAATTATTAAGGATGGCGAAACTCTCGAGCAAATTAAGGGAGAATTCTCCGAACACAGAATGGATATCGCACGAGGTGTGAAACATATCTTTGCAGATCCAAGCGATACAATGACTACAACATCGTGTATGAGTTATATCTAGATTTGAATACTTAAATCTCTTGTTTTATATATGGAGAAGTTAAACAAAAAATATATGTGCTCATGACTACCCGATACTATTTGGGAAACATAAGTGAAATCACATAGTTTCTTATTGACGCCTGAAGCAATTGCTCGACGATGTCAATAAAAAAATCTCTCATTCTAGAATGATGAGAGCAGATTTGACACGATTTTTTTTAGCGTAGCCAGTATGTACGCCATCCAACCATCTTTCCCATGCGGGGGATGGGGGGAACTCGCTAGAGGGGTGTGTAAACTGGCTACACTAAAAATCATTCAAGATTTGAGAGATTTTTTAATTTGGAGCTCGCAGAATATTAATATCTGGATAATTATTTGACGAGTTCGAAAAAATATATGACAGTTGATATCTTTTTCGATCATGTTCTTCAAGTCAACCCGTGTCTAATTTATGCGATATACCATATATACCATTCTTAAGCCCTCGTATATTGACAGTCTGCTCCATCTTGCCATACACAGTATAGCATACCTCCATCTCCTGCTGCATGTGTGCATGGATCAATTGAATTGTCCGACCATGTATTACAGAAATGACACCCATTTGTATCTCCTGATGTAGTTTCGCATGTGTCTCCAGTTGCATCATGTGCGCACGATGCTGGAGCAAAGCAATGTCCTGTATTTCCCCCTACTGTTGTAGTACTCGATGCAGGACGCCCATATGTGCACATAGGTTTCATGCATCCTAAAGAGTAGTTTGTACATGGATTAGATCCAGTAGGTGAACCTCGGTGAGTTACTTGCATATCTGTGCGATTTTCACATGGCACTGGTACATCAGTACATGCTTCCCCTGTCCTCATTAGTGTTACTGAACGCAATGTTGCATCCGTCGGTGCGTCGGAGGGAGATCCTACTTTCTCTCCGGTAGCGACAGCTTTACAAACACATTTGTTATTTTCCAATGTACCATATGGCGGATTACACTTGGTACATGCCGCTCGTTGATCAGGACTATCTGGGTTTACCATGTCAAAATCTGCGCAGATGCTACAAGTAGCCGCAAAACTTTTACTCTGAATCTCTCCTGTGTCTCCATCACAACAATATACGGTGTTTTCCCCGGGTTCCCCCGGAGTCCCGGAGTCCTTTGGACATGTAACAGCAGAGCATAGGGGGTACGAATCAGATGCTTTTTCGCCCCATGTACACGTAGTCCCATCCCAGTTAACATAGTCAACTGTGTCTTTTCGTAGTGTTGATATACTCAGGCAATCTGAGAAAGAACAAGAGGTAGAGGCAGAGGCACTAACTTTTCTCCTCAATTTACCGGGGTCCGTATCTCCTGTTTTACAGTATACGATATTTTCACTATTTGGACATGTAGTAGCAGCGATATCCATGGGTCCATTACAAAACAACTTATCATCCCTATCTGCTTGTGCGTGGATATTTGGGTAATATAAATTATCATTAAATTGACAATCAGGTTTTGTTTGGCAGGATGTTAACCACCCTCCACCTTCAGTATTTGTGTAACATAGACTACTATCACTACAAAATATTGGAACTGTATTTACAGGAGTTGGATCTTTACTCATCGGATGCTTCGCATCTACATGTCCATCAGATGGTCCGTATCCACATACATATGCACACGTATTTGTTTTAGGATTACACTGATATCCCTTGGTGGCATCGCAACATGTCGTGTCACCGGAACACTTGGTTAAACAACACAAACCATCTGCCAACATACCTGGATCACAACATGTATGACCATCGTTGCTCAATACCTGTCCTTCAGGACAACACCCATAGCTTTTACCATCAGTAGATCCGGTGCAACCAGATCCGGGTGCACAGCATGTTGTGGTTCCATTCCCACATACTGCGCAATTCATCCCAGTATCACAACATGTTGGCGTTCCGTTCGTACACCATGCGCAATCCATCCCGGACGCACAACACGTTGTGGTTCCATTCGCACATAATGCGCAATTCATTCCAGTATTACAACACATTGATGTTGGTCCAGATGGACCAGTAAGGCATATCGACTTATATGTACCACCCGCACATGGCGCAGGGGGAGATGGCGCTGGGGGAGATGGGGGAGATGGGGGAGATGGAGATGGTTTAATTCCACAACCAAAACATCCTGTCGCAGCACTAGATGCGCATGGCATAGGATAAATTAAACTTCGTAGACAACATTTTGTCGTATTGTTTATATCATTGTAACACGTATTATTACCTGCACACGCGTGTCCATCAGCACAACATCCGTTTGTACATGTATCATCATCACAACGAGTTTCGCCAGGACCACAAACAGGAACACACCCACTATGATCTGAATTCCAATCATAACCAGGCAAGCAGTTACACTCACCAGAAGTTGGGTCTGTTCTCGTATTATCCATATCGCACGGTGTTATACACTTACTATACATATCTGACCATACCCCTGTGTCACACCTCTTCTTTGCTGTATTCGTAATTGATCGAATTGCTACAACGCTTCCAGTAACGATTACCGCGATAATTAATATAGAGACAATACTCTTGAAAATGAGTAACTTGTTCATTTATTAGCACAATAGATCTTGTTTATTTGTACCAATTGAACAAGAGTCTAGAAGACGGTATATGAATATATTGTATGTCTTACTTCTTAATCGAGATTTATGTATAATGTATAAAACCCTTACCATACTGGTAAGGGTTTATTGGATGAGATAATTATGTACTGTAAATATATCACTGAAGACTGTCAAAGTCTTCTCTAAGAGTATTGAAGTCTTTCCTGAGGTCATGGAAGTCCTTCCTAAGAGTTATGATCTCATTATAAATCATCTCCAGAGTAATTTGCGTCTGAGTGCCCTGCTCAAAATGCGTGCTCTCTTTCTTCTTCCTCTTTGCAGCAGCTATGTCCTTTTCGAGTTGACGAAACTCGGTGTCATTTTCATATTCAGTATACCCTTTGATATAGGTACGATACTGTTCGACCATACTCAATACTGGTATTAGCAATCGACTCTGTAGCCGAGCAATAATTGCACCAACAGTTCTCCCATGCGCGAGTGCTAACTCCATAATCGGACACCGATCATCTAAAAACCTAGTTCTTAATGTTTCGTCTTCTTCGATTGTCCATAATTTCCCAGCATTTGGAAAAGGTGTTTTTTCATTCGTTTTTTCATTCATTTTTCTTTGATATATATACCGACTCATGATATGTATATCTTCTGTTTTCCAAGATCGCATTTTCAATTTGGAGCAACAAATTCTTCCCAGCATAAGTCAATAATTATGACGAAGTGAAGAATTACACGACAGTTAAATTTTCAGTCTTCTTTCTACTGAAATCTAGTCCTTGTAACAGTTCCATACGTTTGTGTCTATTGCTAGGACGATCTTTCTCTTTCTTATCTTTCTTCGACAAGAACTTTGGTATCACATTCTCTGGTTTTTGGGATGTGTCCAACCAAGGAATATTTGCACGGTCTACAACTTCTGCTATAGATTCTTTGAGATAAAACTGTTCTGTTACTTGTGTATTGGCATGATTAAGGAGCTTGGAAATTGTCGTCACATCATTCCCACATCTCAGTAAGATATGTGCGTAAGAATGTCGAAGAGCATGTACGTGAAGGTGTGCCCCTTCTAATCCAGCTTGTTCGCATAGTCTCTTAAATCGTGCTCTAATTGTGTTTGTCGATGTATGTGAGGAAGATGAAGATGTAGAGGGAAATAGATAGTCTGTTGATCCCCGTCGTTCTGTTCGAACCCATTTCTCTATCAATTCAGCAACAGTTTCATTGATAGCGAATTCAAACCATTTATTTCCTTTTTCAAGAGTTCGTCCGCTTTTGAATACACGTATATCATTGCCTGTAATTTCGCAAACATGTTGAATCTTTATCTTCACTAACCCTCCTACACGCATGCCTGTTGTGATAAATAAAAGAAACGTGAGATGATCAAGAACAGAAGTCTCACACGCTTTTGAGTAGATGATATCCAGTTCATTTGCAGGAATCTTGTGTTTGTCTCCAGAGGTATAATCAACAGGTCCATCTTTAGGTTTTGACAGTTTGTTTGAGTATTTGAACTCTATACCAAGAATATGTACGCAGAGGATAGAGAGCCATCCATGTTGTCTAGGATTTGAAGAGCAAATGTCGTCTACGATAGCTTGGTTTATGCGAATATTGTAGATATCCCATTCGTTCAATGTGATATTAAGTTTTGGGAGACATTGATTGACATAGAAGCTAATAATCGAGCGAACAGATGTCGCGGCTCTATTTTTGCTGTTCCTTCGTATGATATCTATCCAGCCTTCTATTCTTTTTCTGAGGACATTATCTTCAGGTAGAGAAGCGAATCGTCTTCCGATTACCCCTTTGATATCGAACGTTCCATGAGGTAGTTTACTCTTGTAGGCGAGTCTTGATATGAAGTTATCGGATATGGAGATTGTTGAGAGGAGATATTTGAAAGTTTGGAATTTTGCTTTGACAGTATTGTTACTCCACTCTTTGTCGTGGGCGATATTTGCGATGATATTGGATATTTTCTGCGATTCATCGATGTTTGTGTTGATGCGTTCGATGAATATTGACAGATCGGTGTTACCTTGTCTTATTCGCATGATTTCCTTGAGTAAAGAGAATGCTTGTTCTGCAGCTGATTTTGAGAATTTATCGGCTACCATATCTGTTCTGGCTTTCCTTAAGGCCGAGAATTGGGGTGTTTCTTCTACGAAAGGTGGATCATCGTGTGTTTGGTATTCCATACTTGTGAGTTATGGGATCTTTAAGTGATGAATATTCGATATGTGCTAATGAAACGGTTAATTTTATCGTTTGAGCTATCTGAATTGCCAAATCTGGGTGTGCGAAAGTCCCACCTGTATGTCTACCTGAAATGGACTCTAAAATTGAAACTACCGGAATTCCGGTAAGTTTAGAAAACACCTGAATTAGCTCTTGAGAAGACTTGTTTTCTTTCCACTTATTGATATCCTTACCTACTGCATTACAGATGAGAGTTACATTTACGTACCCATCTTTGCGAACAGGAACACGGATTTTCTTATCGCGAAGTTGTAAATCAAACATAACTAGTTCAGTATTCTCTTGGTGTTGATGCATGGATTGCGGTTCACTAACAGTCGTATCACAACCGTCTTCTATATCGTTTCCTTGAGTCTTTGCGTCTGGAATTACCTCGTTTACAATCCATTTTCTAAAGTCTCTAGATTTGTGTAGTTTGGAATTGTCGATGAGGCTCATGACTCCGTTCTCGTTAATGAGAACAGTGTTAGGACTACAGTTAGAAGAGTACCCAGTAATACATAATGATTTGAAGAGTTTCTTGTCTTTCTTCTTGACGAATTTGTCGAGTGTGACTGCTGTATTCGAGAAGCCTAAGATATGCGTGATTTGTTTGCCAATGAAGTACGGATTGTCAGGTTTTCCAAATAGTTGGATTTCCAAGTTGTTCGAATGTATGGATTTGAAAGTAGCAAGATGTGTATGCGAATTCATACCATGTTTATTCTCTATCTTTAAGTCTGATATGCGGTTACATTAAAGGGTGTGTTCTCTCTGTTATGCTTACACAGATAGAACAAAATTTACAAGGGATTTTTTCTGTTGGAAAATATGGTATTTGAAAAATGTATAAGAACATTCGGAAAGATGATAGGCCCTGGTACTGATTTACACAGTCTCGGAAATGTACCTTACGATCATACATATACTTACTCGTCACATTCACTCTGTCTATATCCTTCGGGGAAGGCGCGTGTTGGGCTACGATCTGCTGTGCGAAACACGTTTGACAAATATACGTTGATGTCTCGATAATCTCGAAGTCCTTCTTATTTCCACAGTTCGGACATGATATCCGCTTGGATTTCTTCGGTGGTATCATATCGATATCAACATACTTACTGGCTATCTCCATGAACCGATCGATTAACGATTGTTTAGCAACGTTACCTCTCCTCTTTTTACCTACCCAGACGACGTGCTCCTCCGTAGTTAACATCGTCCTATATTCATCAATTATCCGCGCAACTTCCGCTTCATACAAATTTAACCTGATCTCATTACGAAGATCGTCAACCACAACAAGAAGCTCATCACGAGCATCTTCATAGAATGCACGTACGTTATCCGTTATGTTATCGCTCTCAAGCAAGAGGCACATTTCCTCTAAACTCTGACAGTATTCTGAGAGTTTCGTCGTCTCTTCCTGAAAGTTAGCCTGCACTTTCGCATGTATTTGCAATATATCTAATTCTGCCATTCTTCGTAGTTCCTTCGCATTTAAGCCTAAGATATATCAATAACCAATCAGAACATAACATAAGGGATATGATTCCTTAGCTCAAACATGAATCATAATACTAAATATCAGGCCCTACAGCAATATCTATCAGACCTTGACTATTTAAAACCTCCTCGGTTGTAAATAACTTGTTATCCCCCTACTCATACCTACTTACTCATCTCTACTTACTCATACCTTCCACGAATACCCATAACCTATCGTTCCTCTCATAGAAAGACGATATGATATACCCTCGATCCATAATCATTTTTACAATCCCGCGTGTTGTAATATGTTCCCAGTCCCATGCCTTCTCTGTAGACCATAAACGAAGATCGTCACAAATAATTATACTCCTCCCGATATCTCCATCAAGAATAACTTCAAGCTCCTGAATCATAGGCACCTGGTCTTTCCCATTAAATGATGAATCGCTTCCCGATAGATGTGCGTCCAAGTAATACACAGCGCCTTCCTGAACCTTAGGAACAATTTCTCTCAAGAGCTCAACACTATCTCCGAGTAACATAGTCACGTTTTCAACCTTCTCATCCTCCATACGATGAACTGCCTTCTCATACAATCCGCTGTGAATCTCTGTTGTGTATACGTGTTCATAATTCCTAGCTGCTAGAATAGTTGTATCCCCCTTGTATGTACCTGTTTCGACAAAGTACTTAATCCCTTGATACTTAGGACGAGACTTGATATCGTCGATTTCGTTTTGATTTAATGATCCTCCCATTTCTATCTCTTTCCACCTCTTTCAACCCCTTTAAGTGTGTAAGACACAACAAATGAGTTTACTCATTCTTCTCATTCTTCTCATTCTTCTCATTATGATTTAGCGATCGTTCCAGAAGTAATCCAATTCGTGTGCTCTCCAACGCAAATTTGACAGGAGTATCCATTGGAGTCCCATTTGCTACCGCCGAAATCAGATTCGAAACTATATATTCATCACCTCCACCGTGACAGCCCATATCATCAAATTCAAATGTGATTGTCTCACTAGGCGTACCTTTGTCTTTCTTACGTCCCATGCCTCGTGTTGTGACTGATATCTTTGCAACTCCTTTCGACCAAACAGCGTCAATTGTTCCTAATGTACCGACGAAGTTAAACTCTCTACGCGAATCCGGACAATATGATACCATAGTAAGATTAGCTACCGCACCACCTTCGTACTGAAGATTACAAGAGAATGTATCCTCTATATCCTTCTCGGATGTAAAAGGATCCAAATCCTCATATATAGCATAGGCCTCAAATAGTTTTTCGTTGCTATATTTAGTTTTAAGTTCATCACGCAAATGCTCATGATTTCTATCCCAGAACATGTTCGACCCAAACGCATTCAATTTCGTTACATCCTTCCCTCCTACGTACCAACTCAACAGATCTATCAGATGCACGCCTTTCTCAACGATATGACCCCCACTTTCGCTTTTAAACCGCCTCCAATTAGTATTAATTAGAGCACCATGACCTAAGTGTAACCCGTCATAAGCTCGAATATTACAAATATCACCGATAACTCCTTCTTGAATAAGGTCATAGACCTTCTTATAAAACGGACTGTATCTCAATACAAATCCTGTGCCAAATAAATTCTGATACGAATCTACATGCTCAAGCAAGTAGCGACAGTCATCTAAGTTTGTTACGATCGGTTTCTCACAGAATATGTTTAGACCCTTGTCCATTGCTCTTCTAATGTGATCATAATGCTCACTATTTGTTGAGCCTATTATAACTAAATTAAGGTCTTGGCAAAAGAAGACATTCAGATCAGTTGTACAGCAAGGGTTGGACCCTTCGAGTTGCAACTTGTCTTCCAGTTGATCTAAAGCTGGTTTGTAACGATCGTAGACCGCTACAACCTTGAATCTAGTATCACGCACAAGTAGTCTAGTTAGAAACATTGGACGGTGACCGACCCCCATCACTCCAATGTTGAATTGCTGAACACTCATATCTACATGTAGAAGATCATTCTGTTAAATATTAATTTGTTTGTAATCGAATCAAATGCACACAGTGAAAGTCAATGTCACTATACAGACCTCCGTGTACATAATAGCACATTTAATAATAGATTTAGCTGCCGTAGTCGAATTCAACCTCTAGCTGGAGATGACCTTCATTATCATCTACCACGCTGAGAGAGCTATATAGCTCATACCACCAATCATACTTCGATCCCTTCATTCTGTATACAGCCTCAGTCAGATCCCGTAATGTTATCCCATTTTCATTCTCGATACTGTAAACAAACTCATCGTAAGAGATACACATATTCCCACATCCTCCTCCGCGGATATCCTTATTACCAATCCGCTTATGCGCCGGACGAATTGTCAACTTAGTTGTGGTAGGCAACACAATAGTCTCCCAATTCCACTCTTCATTTACCATGTCAATAATATCACTTGCAATATCCGCATCGAACGTATTGCGGATCCGCATATCGCTTTTACCAATATTGTAGCACGGTGCCCACTGCAGAACAAAAGTAACAGGATGTAGGTATACTTGTTGGATGGACTCTGCTATAATGTCGCTCAGTACATCTACACGAGGACGGGTTGGCAAATTATCGTAGTACAGTTCCACAGATTGCATCGTATTTCTCTTACACAAACAAAGAGAAATTCAATTCTTATAAGAGAAATGCAGAAACGAAAACATATTTAAAGAAACAATATATACATATGAGAACGTAGTGTTAAAGGTAGCACTCCCAGAAAATTGCTGGGCAGATCAGGTTCGATACCTGACGTTCTCTTTCGCAAATCATTGGACTTTCCATATGATTTCTTCACCGAACACAGACACGATCATATCTTCTAGTATCACTTATCATCCTTATCATCCTTACTCTCCTTACTCTCCTTACTCTCCTTACTATCCTTACTCTCCTTACTATCCCTATCATCCCTACCATCCTTACTCACCTTACTCGCCTTGGCTGATTTACGGCAAGACTTCTTCCTTAATTTATCAAGAACTTTCATATACTTCATCTCTGTCCTCTCCAGCTTCTCGTCCAACGAAAGGTTTTGTACTCTCAATATTCCGTTCCTCTCCTTGATTTCAAGAGCCTCTGTCATCATAGCACGATGTTGTGCTTGCATTCCACGTGTGTACATCACTGCACCATACATCAATATCATCAACCCCCACGAAGCGAAAATCAGATACGTATAGCTAGGAAATCTCATTTATTTTATCTAAATATGAAAACAAAACTATATGAACTTCCAAGATACATACTTTTTCAAGACCCTTAAAATAGGACACTTAAGATTTATAAATGATTTATAAATGATTTTAAGTCTTCTATAACATAACACTATGTCCAACATTATCTCTAATATCTGTCAACTAGATTTCAGGAGTGCACTACAATTTGTTGTCTCACAATTCCTCTACCGTGAAGATATCAATAAGATGTGTGGGGCGAATACATACCTTAACGAGTTATTTCTAGAGGATTGGCGGCATGTTTATAGGATATGTTTACATCACCAACCTCATAACTATGACGGACCATCTATAATTAACATGTATGGTACTCAGGAATGGTATAAGGAAGGGAAATATCATAGAGAAGGGGATCAACCGGCAATAATTGACAGAAACGGTAATCAGCGATGGAATAAGGAAGGTCTCCTTCATAGAGAAGGGGATCAACCGGCAATGATCTATGTAGACGGTACTCAGGGGTGGTGGAAGGAAGGGAAGATTCATAGAGAAGGGGATCTACCGGCAATTATCTATGCACACGGTTCACAAATGTGGTGGAAGGAAGGGAAACGTCATAGAGAAGGAGACCAACCGGCAGTAATCAACATGGACGGCAAGCAGGAGTGGTATAAGGAAGGGAAATTTCATAGAGAAGGGGATAGACCGGCAAGAATCCTCGCGAACGGTGATCAGCACTGGTATAAGGAAGGGAAACTTCATAGAGAAGGAAATAAACCAGCAGTAATTTCTACATACGGTACTCAAGAGTGGTGGGTAGAAGGGGAATATCATAGAGAAGGGGGTAAACCGGTAATAATCTACGCGAACGGCACTCAGATGTTCAAACAGAAGTAAACCCATATGATAAATTACCAAAAGAAAGTTGAGGTATCCAAGTAATAAAAAATATCATATTTCTTAATAAATGGTGACTTCGACGACTAGAAACAGGAGAAAAAGTATGAGGAGTAAGAAGAGTAAGAAGAGTAGGAAGAGTATGAAGAGTAGGAAGAGTAGGAAGAGTAGGAAAAGTAGGAAGAGTAGGAAAAGTAGGAAGAGTAGGAAAAGTAGGAAGAGTAGGAAGAGTAGGAAGAGTAGGAAAAGTAGGAAGAGTAGGAAGAGTAGGAAAAGTAGGAAGAGTAGGAAGAGTAGGAAAAGTAGGAAAAGTAGGAAAAGTAGGAAAAGTAGAAAAAGTATCATGAGACAAAGTAGGAAGAGTAGCATGAGACAAAGTAGGAATAGTAGGAAGAGTAGGAAGAGTAGGAAGAGTAGCAGGAGACAAAGTAGGAAGAGTAGCATGAGACAAAGTAGGAAGAGTAGGAAGAGTAGGAAGAGTAGCAGGAGACAAAGTAGGAAGAGTAGCATGAGACAAAGTAGGAAGAGTAGGAAGAGTAGGAAGAGTAGCAGGAGACAAAGTAGGAAGAGTAGGAGACAAAGTATGAAGAGTAGGAAGACAAGTCGTAAAAGTATACGGCCACATATTCAGATTGCGACGGTGAACGCATATCTTCAGGCTGATTGTGAGCCATTCTATAGGCATCTTGCAAATAAACTAAAACTGTTAGGTAACCCAGATATTGTGTGCCTGCAAGAGTCGCCGACGAAAGAAGCTTTGGAAAAGAGCGAATTAGGAGAATATTATGAAGTAATATGTGTGTCTTCCCCAATATTGGATGATGACTGTTGTGAGAGACTTGTGACAATGAAGTCAAAGGACTCAAAATGGCGCTTCAAGAAATGCTACACGATGGTATTAAAACAGTGTGCTACAGATCGTGTAATACAACTTGTGACAGTATCGTGTGGGGCTATCGAGATACGCATAGGGAACTTACATCTATGTGGAGGTAAATACGACGACGAAGAATATGAGTCCGCTGCCCTCTCTAAACTTCGTTCCATAAAAGAAGAGGCAATAATCTCTCTTAAAAGCGCTGATGTTATTGTCGGTGATTTTAATAGCCTGGATAATCCGTTCAAGCAAAAGAACTATATTAAGTATATTCGTGAGATTGGATGGAATGATGACCAAATTAAAACATGGAACGAGGCTCCCTTTGACAAGTTGAAATCTTTTGGGTACCTGCGCGCGAAATACACCAAATCTACTTCCATGTTTGGAGGAACACCTGATGCCGTGTGGTATCGCCCAGATCTTGTTCCAATCAAGATACACGGAATAGATATGGGTGCCAAAACGCAACTCGCATCAGATCACAATGGCATATCTGTGGAATTTAGCGTATAACTTGGTGCCAGAAGTAATATCCGTTATTTATTGGATACCTATTTTTAACATACGATGTCTATCTTTTTCTAGCATGACAATGAAATACAGGGCTTTGTTGATTGGCTGTAACATAGACTCTCATAGGTCTCTGTAGATAGAAGATTTAAAGATATCTGCATAACGTACCATGAAGATATCCGAAGATGTGTTTGTCAACCGAGTAACAGCGTTTCTCGGTACAGACCATATCCAGTTTATGTCCGGAGTAAGTCATTACTTTCACGATATCATCAAAACGAATTACAAAATCATACGCGCGAACTGTACTCAAACACGTCCCCTGTGTGTTGAATGTTACGCCCCACTACGTTGGAGAATAGAAAGTGAAGACCTTGAAGATTGGGATGAATTCGGCGTTAGTAATACTCCCTCCTCAAGGTCACCCTGTCGATATTATGATTATGACCTTCCAACAGAAGTACAATGTACGAGATGTAGCAAGATGTACATTATGTGTCCATGTTGTTTCAAGCCCTTTACGTTCCTTGGAAACTGTGGATATACAGACAGAAATTATTCATCCGACCGCAAATTCAGCCGCGAATTCCGTCCGAATGCCGTGTTAACTGACACTATAATTGGAGACGCATTGGCATACGCATTAGATTACGATATCGAAAAATATGCAAATGAGATCGAAGAAGCTAAAACAGCTAGCTATGACTACTTATTAGTACATCCAGAAGACATATATCCTGACTCAATAAACACATTCATTCCTTTTTACGTTGGAGATTGTGAGAATCCAAGCTATTCCGACGTCGATATACTAACGGGTCCAGACGGAGGTATACCTTTCTACTACGGCTGTCGATACTGTAAATATAGTACTAGTTACGTCGATAAATAATCTATGTCGTACTCTCCGTTTAAGAATCGTGTACTGCATTCTTATGATATTTAATATCTTTTTCGTGAACAAATACTCACGAAACATATAATTATTCTCTTCTACAAATTTGAACGCTTATCTATGCAATTCAGTGTATGAATCGTTATCTAATGTATCTAGGATTTCGTATCTCGTTCGCTATTCCAGAAACTTCTCAACCATCTCCATCATCTGACTATAATCAATCTTATCATTCTCAAACAACTCAAGAAACTTCAACTTCATTCTGTCTCTCGGTTCCATACACTCTCGATTCTCTTCTTTAGCTGGACGGCGCACGTACTCATCTACTGCATCTATTGCCCATCTGAGGTCTTCCTCGCTGTTTGCCATGAAACATTCCTTTCCGTATATACAAGGCATACCCATTTCTCGAACAACCCGCTTCGCATACTTCTCAGCCCCCGATATCGCGCTTCTACTCTTACCATCCAGAACTCGCACTAATTTGAACTTATCCAAACACTTATTACCCGCATGAGCCGTCTCCCTATTATCAATGTTAGATGATACTCCTAGTTTGAATAGCACAGCATTATCCGGAATATCGTCAATCGCCAACTCAATCCCATCACTATCCTCAAAGATACCAAAATACAAAACATCCTTATCACTGTATGGGCGCAAATCCAGAGCTATTATGTCTCTGAATGATTTCTGGATCTCTTCATCACTCTTCTCCTGTCCTAGAGTTACGGAACCTGTAACAAGAAGCTCGCGTGTCCATCTGCTCACTTGGATTGCAAATTCTGGTGATACCCATTGTGCAATTTGAATAGCTATATCAGGATGTGCAAATGTTCCTTGGGTATCGATACTACCTCCTTTGACAGATTGTAAAATATCGATGATGGGAATTCTACTCATCGCAGAAAAAGTGTTAATCAACTCAGTAGATGTTTTGTTCTTCTTCCATTCTCGGATATCTTTACCGCCTGCCTTACAGAGAGATGTTACATTAATATAACCATCTTGTCTCATACGAATAGGTACAAATTTATCTCCTGCCTTGAGATTACATACAAGGATACTGTCTCCTTTACTTTTAAATTGATTATGAGGTCTCTGCTCCAACTCTTTGTTTTCAAGTTCAAGAGCCGCGACTTTCTCCTCAAGTTTTTTGATCCACGAGGTAACCTGTACCGCGAATTCCGGAGAAATCCATTGCGCAAGATGTATAGCTACTTTCCGGTGTACCCAAGTGCCTTGATTAGTTCCGCCTTGTTTTGACTGAATTAATTCCGTGGCTGGAATTCCAGCCACGGATCTTAATACATCGAGATACGCTTTGGTATTCGCGTTCTGGAAGTAATTTTTCCAGAGTTTTCCACCTGCCTTGCATAACTCTGTAGCATCAATGTAACCATCGGATCTCATAGCAACTGGTATTGACTTCCGGTGTACCCAAGTATGACGTTCACTATTGGCACCTGCTTGAACCTTAATAAGATCGACTGCGCTAATACGCGTACTCGTCTCAAGAGCCTTTATATATGCTTGTGTATCTGCTGAACGCGTATAATTGTTCAACCGTTTTTCTCCTGCTTGACATAACGCTGTAGCATCTATATATCCATCGGATCTCATATACACTGGTATTGACTGTCCATTACATTGGAGTTGACATACAAATGTATTGTTGGGATTGAGAGAAGGTCTTTGTGACTCAATAGATATTATTCGATCAGTTAACTCACGATTCTCTTTCTTGATCTCCTCGATCCACGAGGTAACCTGTACCGCAAATTCCGGAGAAATCCATTGCGCAAGATGTATAGCTACTTTCCGGTGTACCCAAGTATGACGTTCACCATTGGCACCTGCTTGAGCCTTAATAAGATCGACGGTCGGAAATCCGACCGTCGGAATTCCGACCACGCGTTCTAAGACACATAGAAATTCTTTGGTTTTATCATTTGAAGGTCGGTGAAGAAAAGCATCGACTTTTTTGCTAATCGGTTCCAAGCCTTGCAGTCTTTTCTTCCCTGCTTTGCATATCTCGGTAACATTGATATAACCATCTTCCTCACACATAATAATGGTACACGCGTTTAGAGTCGTCTGTTTTTCTGTCATGACTTTTACACAATTTGGAAGTTGCAGTAGCGTCATTACATCGAGTCTGAAGTTTCTTCTCTAAATTTATCCACTTGAATTTGAAGGACTGATGCAAGAACACAATTTTTGTGAATCAATTATTCCACAATTCCATCATCTGCATATATTGGTCAAAAGTTATCACAGCTCTGTCAACCATGTCTAACGCTTTCATCATCCTCTTCTCCTTCATCACATACACATCCGTACTCTCGACATTATCTACCATCTCCTCCAATCTATCGATCACCATTTTTAATTCCCTCGCCGTAGTCATCATTGTCTCTTTACTCTTCATATACGGAAACATTAACTTATTCATCTCCGCTATCCTCTTCGTTTCCTTCTCTAAATATGACACCTCTCTCCTACTCCCCCCAGATATCACACTCACTATTCTGAAGTCCCTCATCGTCTTATCCCTACTATGCGTATCAATCCGGTCCTCCAATTCTGACGACACTCCAAACTTACAAAGGAACTTACCCTCCGGAATCTCTACATCACTTTTCTCGGTCGGCTCGAACCTTCCGAAATACAACGCATCCTTATCATAATATGGTCGTGCATCTATCCCCAACCTACTCCTAAAATTCTCTTCAATCTCCTCATCCGTATTCTCCTGTCCTAGAGTTACAGAACCTGTAACAAGAAGCTCGCGTGTCCATCTGCTCACTTGGATTGCAAATTCTGGTGATACCCATTGTGCAATTTGAATAGCTATATCAGGATGTGCAAATGTACCTCCCGTATGTTGACCCGATTGCGACTGCAAAATCGAACTGACAGGAATTCCGGTCAGTTGAGAAAGTGAGTTGATCAGGTTAGTAGATGATTTGTTTTCTTTCCACTTCCGAATATCCTTGCCGCCTGCCTTGCAGAGAGATGTTACATTAATATAACCATCTTGCCTCATACGAATAGGTATAAATTTATCTCCTGCCTTGAGATTACATACGAGGATACTGTCTCCTTTACTTTTAAATTGATTATGAGGTCTCTGCTCCAACTCTTTGTTTTCAAGTTCAAGAGCCACGACTTTCTCCTCAAGTTTTTTGATCCACGAGGTAACATGTACCGCGAACTCGGGTGAAATCCATTGTGCTATGTTTATAGCAACCTGAGGATGAGCCCAAGCATGCCTATCGCCGTTCCCGCCATTATGGAACTTGATTAAGTCGACGGTGCAATTTTGCACCGTCGATGATAAGACTTGTAAGAAGGCTTTCGATTTTGATGAACGCATCCATGTCTTTAGTTCGCGCTTACCTGCCTTACATAATTCAGTAATATTAACATATCCGTCTTCTTCACGCATTATGATAGTACGAGAGTTCAGCGTTAACTGTTTTGTATCATTGTCTTTACGTAGTTTGGGTGCTGTCGGGTTGTTTGTACATTCGCTCATTTCCTCTTCACCTTCCTCTTCACCTTCCTCTTCACTTTCCTCTTCACTTTCCTCTTCACTCTCTTCCTCTCGATTCAGTAGTATGAAGGATTTGATTAGCTTTCCAACCTTCGGTCGTGGCTTGCTCTTCTCACAGTATTCCAGAAATGCGAGAGAGCCTTCTCGATCGCCAAACGAACATCGCATCCGGAACTCATCATTGGTTTGATTAGATGATTCTACACACTCTGTTGGTAAGGCTTTATAGGATACAGTCTTCTTCCACGCTCGAATATCGATGCCGTAGACAGTGGAAATATCAGTCAAGTTTATGCGACCTGTTTCTCTGTCGGCGCGGATGAACATACGGATATCATCAATGGATGGGAGTTCCTGGAAATATGGATCAGATATACTGGCACGCTCGCGGTACATGCCGGGGATCTGGCTGGCTAACTTCGTCCCGTATTGTAGCGGTTTATGCTTCTTTTCCCCAAGCCAGTCACCAAATGCTTTGAAGGCCTCAAGTGAAAACCAGCTTCCAGTGTTCTTATGTGTCCAAACACACTTAAACACCCCATATGTCTTGTCTAGTTTGGCAATCAACTCTTTCGCGAGTTTTGTCCGTTTCCAGCGTTCACCTGTACTTTCTATTCCATTACAGACGCTGTTCACGTTGACAAATAGTCGACTGTAGGCTGGAGAGACATGGACAATATGTTTCTCGTTATCTATATAGCATTGCAATGGCGTGTGGTCGCGAATGAGATTCATACGTCTTAGAATCAATGCCTTAAATCAGTTTTTTTTGCTGACATGAACAGAAAATATATTGGCATCTTTTTTCGGGAGCATTTGCTCACGAAACATGTATAATTAGACTGTTGTACAAGGAGTGAGAGATAGGATGATAGTCACGGTTCGTTTAGGGACACTTGTGCCTGATCACTATGTTTCCTTCTGAGATGTACGCCTAGGCTATCCTTTGAGCAGTACATCAACCCGCAATGAGAACATTCAAATTCTTCTTGTTTTCCTTTCTTGCAATCCTTCTTTGCCTTCTTAAAACATTCCTTGCAGTAAGAATGCCGTCCGTCTTTCGATGCTGAATGCACGTTGAACTGATCTAATGGTTTCACGATATCACACTTCCTACATATCTTATCTGTAACATTCATCTTCACTTTTGCCTTGTATTCGAGTGTTTTCGCAGTCTTACATTTCTTGCAATAACATGACTTGCCATCTGGCCTTCTTGAGTCAAGGCCAAACTCACTCTTATTCATCTCTTTATTGCACCGCGCACATACTTTCTTATCGCTTGTAACATTCGCAAGAGCTTTCTTTGTCTTCTCACTCAGTATAGAGTATGTCTCATCTTCCTTGTTCATTAGATGCCCATACTCGTCTGCGAAATTCTCGTTCTCCTGATGCGGAGCATCAGGATATAATGCGAGTATTGTTCTAACACTTGCAATCATGTCTTTAATTGGAACATTGTAAATTCCCTCTCTATTCTGTTGTCTATTGTTCTTATACATTCTCTGGATATGCTTCTCAATTAGAGCGGCATCCGGACTATGACAAGCGTATAATATCTTAACTGTACATGGAAATGCTGTAGTGTAATACACGTTTCGCTCAGATAAATTCCCACTATATCCAGGTTTTGAGAACGAACAGTCGTCTGGATTGCCCATTATATAGAAGCAAGGACCCTTTTTAAACTTACGTCTCGTGCGCTTTTGCAAATGTTGGTCGTAGCGTCGTTGTATATCGACAGTCATGAATTTTTGCACTTCGAGATCTGCATCTTTCTCCTGCAGTTGGTCATCCTTTTCCCTCAACTCTTCATCTTTTTCTTTCAGTTGTTGGAGAAGGTATTCTAACTCCTTGGATATTTCTCCTTCGCTCTTTTCCTCTCCGAGTTTCACTTCCTTTGTTATGATCAATTCTCGTACCCATTTTGATACCTGTAGACCAAATGATGGGCTGCACCATTGTGCAAGATGTATACCAAGATCCGGGTGCACCCAAGTGCCTTGTTTGCGATCTGTAGAATTCCCTCTTAATACTTGAATGAACTGTGATGAAACTCCATTTGGAGTTTCACGTTTCGCTTCTTCTTTCTCAAGTTTCTTTACCAATTCCTGTGTATCATTACTCTTTGACCAACTCCATATCCTCTTCTTTGCCGCTTGACATAAACCCGTGCCGTATATGTATCCATCTTCTCGCATTGGGATAGTGAATTCGCTCTCATCATCCAAAGTCAGTTTACAGTTGAAGAACTCTCCTTCTTTTTCAAATGTTCGTGTTGTTGTGGTTGCTTCTATGATCAACTAATTGATTCCAGTTTCTGGATGATGCAAACACATCATCGCGTTTCTTGAGGCAAATGTCTGACGGAGATGTATACATACGTATTCAACCGTGTCGTGGGAGGAATTATGATAGTGATTGGGTGATTTTATTCATTTTGGGGGTGATTCGTGGGATAATAGAGTGTATGAGAGGATGTGAGCGGAGAAATCGTTGATTCGTTTAATAGGGGCTTAGAGCGTGATTTTGTGATTTGCAAATTATTTTCTTGGGTAGTACCAAATGGCAAGCATCTGTACATCGAACGTAACCTCTGGGTTCATTGATCTCGCGACATTCGACGAAATCGAAAAATATCTCTATGGTGGCCCTGATGCCACCGCGTACTTTGTACGTGAGACCAGAAAATCTACTTGGTTTACACAGGTTCCTGTGGTTCTATCCCGTGCATCCGGAAGTCCCGCGTTCAATACAGAATGGTCTGTGAGCATTTCTCGTGCTGGTGATTATCTTCTCCAGACTTGGCTTCGACTCACCACACCTTCGGTCACCCTCGCAGTCGGTAATCAATTCGGCGCGAATGGTCGCCTCAGGTGGACCCGTAATTTCATGCATAACATCATGCGTGAGTGTTGTATCACCTTTAACGATCTTGTAGCTGCTCGCTTTGACAACTACCATCTTGATTTCTGGGCTGCCTTCACTGTCCCTGCCGGCAAGAGGAATGGCTATAATAACATGATAGGTAATTTTGACAGTTTGACAGGACCTACAGCTGCTGGCGGTACTATTCCGGCGTTCACCCTCAATTTGCCTCTACCATTCTTCTATGGTCGTGACAGTGGGGTTGCCTTGCCAACTGCTGCGTTGCCTTACAATGACATGAGGATTAACTTTTCGTTCAGAAACTGGTCTGATTTGTTGATTTTGGACAATCTTGCTGCGGCTGCGGGAACTGATCCTCGTACTACGCCAACTGTTGCTACTGACTTGGGTGGTACTACTCCTACCCTTGGCACTACTCAGGTATGGGCTGACTACGCGATCGTTTCTAACGATGAGCGTAAGCGTATGGCATGTGCTCCTCGTGATATCCTCATCGAGCAGGCACAGACAGCTCCTCGCCAGGCATTCAACCCTTCGAACAACCAGACACCGCAATACGATATTCGTTTCTCGCATGCGATCAAGGTCTTGTTCTTCGGTGTCCGCAATACCACATTCGTCGGAGAATGGTCCAACTGGACTTCGGCTTCCCCCGTCCCAGGAGCAGTCGTCGTTAATTTCACACCATCCGGTGCAGTCGACCCAATCCTCCAAACTTCTCTCGTCTACGAAAACACCAACCGTCTCGCTCAAATGGGATCTGACTACTTCTCGCTAGTCAACCCATACTTCCACGCCCCTGTCATCCCACTAGACACCGGATTCCACGTCTATTCGTACTCTCTAGACTTCATCTGCCTAGATCCTATGGGTTCTACCAATTATGGTAAATTAACCAACGTTAGTATTTCACCCGAAGCTTCTGCTGGCGCGATCGCGGGATCTGCAGGCACTGGCGCGGCTGGATCTGGAGCTGATTATAGTCAGACCTATGAATTTGTGGTAACTGCAGTAGATAATAATATCATTGAAAATTGGCTCCGCCAAGATTCTGGTGATAAACAGGCGGCTGCCCACCTAGAGTGGGGTAAACAGTGCAACCGCCTAGTCGCATGCTCTGCTTAAATGCAGAGTAGCGGCAAGATTCCTCGTTGCGGGGACGTCCTTAGAGCTTTTTCTACTACTCAGGCACTGGAAACTTTGCTTGATACCCGGGGTAATGACCTAGGGCATAGTAAAAACGAAAAAGATTGGATAATCCGCAGGCTTACTTCCTACGTCCGTTATGATAGGATATGGAAGGGTCTCACAGACTGAACGGGAATCGGTCGACGATGAAGGTCTAATCAACCCAAGTCGGCTTAAGGTACAGTCGGTCCCCAACTGAAAGGTTGGGGGTAGAGATGCAGAATCTCAGGTGGAGCATTGGGTGAACATGGGAGGCCCGTAACAGTAGGCTGCTATTGAAGGTGTGATATCCCTTCAGTAGGTAAACAGTGTAAGATATCACCTTGTGGAGTGAACACAAGATATAACCTACTAGTCATACTATCAAGTATAGTTATGGCAAAACAGCTTAAAATGTGCGGGAAACCCCTTAAGCTTGAACTACTACTCCCTCCTGGAAACAGGATGAGGATACCCAGGGTAATGACCTAGGGCATAGTAATAACGTTCAAGATTGGGCAATCCGCGGGTAAAGAATCTAACTCCGTTATGCAAGGATATGATTCTCCCTCAACGACTACCGGGTTGTTGGTCCTAGGTACTTAGCACGTACTTATTATGGGCTTATGGTATAGTCTGGCCTCATGTGAAAGCATGGGGGATACAGAAACGTTCCCAGTTCTGTAAATCGGTTGTTTCAACTCAAGAAAAACAACCTTCCGTATAACACTATTTTTATACTGCTTCGTCAGCTATAAAAATGAATATTTGGAGGCCAAATGGTCGAGAAGTACATTGTCAAGGATACGAACCCAGATGTCTTGACCTTCTTATCAAAACGTACAACGAAGAGGATATACTGGTGAATCGTACAGACATGCCTGAGATATGGTACACTAATGCGAAACGGAACGGTAAACGATCTCTTTATTATCCAGACATGTATATACCGAGCAAGAATATTATTGTTGAAGTGAAGAGCGAATATACTTTGTATAAATCAAAAGATGCTGAGAACAATCCTGCAAAATTTGATGCTGTTGTCAACAATGGGTATAATCTTCATCTCTACGTATTTGATAAGAAACATTTCCTTTATTGCAAAATCTACACGACAAAATATGTGATAACGATCAGCAAACAAAGGAATAATACAAACTCACAACAAAATTACTACGATATTATTTGCAACTTTAATCGTGCAACTTCCGCCTCCAATTCTAATACTCTTCTTTCCGCAATCTCTCTCCCAAGTCTATGATCGTTATCCTTTACTAACTTACCAATACCTGCAATAAAGTCGCGTAGAGTACCTTCAGGCTTAAATACCTCTTTCTGTCGTCTAAATTCCACCTTAAACCGATCAAGAAGTCTATGAATCATCACCTCTATTTTCCTAGAAGAGATCCGATAAAGTCCAATCATCCTAAACTGAGAGTATCCAGACTCAGTACTTGTATGTTTCACCGTTCTCTCATCTAATCCACTGTCCGTTGATCCAACCTTAATCATACCATTTCCCACGTATGCCGCATAAAGTGTCATACAAGAACGGTTTTGAGACCAATCAAGTTCGCTCTCCAGTATCTCTGCCTCAATATCCCTCTGCGACATATCAGTAATAGGTCGTACACGTCTCTCAAGAGTTACGGATCCTGTTGAAAATAACTCTTGCATCGTTCGTGATACTTGGATAGCAAATACTGGAGATACCCATTGTGCCAAAGGAATAACAAGGTCTCTGTGTATCCAAGTGCCTTGTTTGAATCTTGTCGTGTTACCTTTGTAAGTTTCGATGAGTTGTGAACCGGGTATATTCGTATCACTTTCTAACGCCTTGATTAGGGCTCGTCCTTGGTCCGTACGATGCCAGTCATAAAATTCTTTCGCACCTGCTTTACACAACTCTGTCGCATTAACATACCCATCTTCACGTACAGAAATCTCGTACATGTTTCCTTTATCCAATCCGATCTTACATGTTTTCACCCATGGCACAACCGCATTCATATCTGTAGACACTTCTTCACCAGTCTCGGTATCGACATGAATTGATTTCTTCTCATCATCCTTCTCAATGAGTTCAATGAGAGAGTCTTTGTTGAGGTTATTGTACATGATAAAACCGCGGTCTTTGCAAACTGATTTCAACTGATTACAAGTCATGTCCTTGTAACTTTTGTGTTGCTCTTCGAGAGCTGTCTCCAATGGTCTAGCATCATACTCACGAAGCAAGACAATCATCTCATCTTTCTTAAGTTTTGTTGATACAATTCCGCGTTCCACACACTTATCCTTCAGTCGATGTACATTCATCAACCTATAGTCAAGTCTATCTTCGAGAGGAGTCTGGTTCTCCGTATCATGTACCTTGCTCCAAATTTGTTGTCGACGTCTCCGTACGGCTTCTGTCATGCGGTCTAAGAGAGTCTTCAACGATTTTGCATTCCTTACACCCTTTGTGATCCCTATTGCCTCTGCAGCATCACCCAATGCTTTGTTCCCTAATCCTTTCCATTGTTTGACTTCACTTGCTGAAATAGGAATGCGAACCACATCAATGTAGTCTCTCCACTCTTTCGTTGGTGTGATGCTGCGGGCTTGAAATGGATCACTATCTTCGTCATCTGGATGTTCAGTTGCGTACTGGAATGTGACCATCCAGTTTCCAACTGTTACTCCAGATATGTGTCCAATACCGCCTCGTACCGACTTCCCTTGGAACATCCGTGAGACCTTTTGTGTTCCAACACACTCGCATGCTTCAAAAAGTTCTTCATAATATACACCTGCCTCATGTGCTTCCTGAACGAAAGCATGAGGGTTTGATAAACGTTTTACACCCATTTCTATATTTATAATTTATCTCTTTAAGTCACAATTAAAGAGAGATTTGTGTCTGAATTAAGTTCACAACTATATCAACATCTGATAATTCACACAAACTTGATGAATATTCCGTCTCTATTTTAGCTAATATCGTCAAAAGGATTATGTCACGTTAGGATATCAATAAAACATTAGAAAAATGATTTTTCTTCTTAGATTTCAGAATAAAAATCGTGCGAACGAAATGTCAAACATTACACAAAGTCTCAAACACTTTCCAACGGCTCCACCTATGCCAGTTACACTAGCGGACATCGAAAAACCAGATGCTCGAATGAAGAGATTAAACAATGAGCTACACAACCTTCAGATAGAACTAATTAACTCAAAAAAGAATGGAAAAACACACCAAGAAAGGAAAGAATTGAAGAGAAAATGTCAAGAGCTCGACAAAGAATTAGACAATGCCCACAACGAATATCAAGATTATCTTTCCGAAAGCATTGCAGGTAGTTGCGGAATACAAACTCCAAGATCGTCTAATGACCATATAATCCCACCTGCACAAAACCCAAACGCATCGATACCACCACCGTACGAGTCTGAAGTTGAACATGCGAAAATAGACGTTGATATCGCTGAGAAAGCTCTAATAGAAGCATTTAATTGTCTTGGTATAGACTCATCAACTATCCTAGACGAAGTTCGTGTACATCCGTCAGACTATGTTAACGACACACGCCCTGTCGTAAAGAGATTAGCAGATGCAATTCAAACATACAACAAAGCAACGATCACAGAAATTCATTGCACTGCATCCTCATCTCTCAAGAATCTACGGGAATATTTCGATTATCGTATTGACGAACTTGTAGGTCAAGTAGACGAATCTATTGTAAATAAGAGCGATGCAATTGCACTCCGCATTTCAATTGTGGAAAATGAACGCCTACTTGACAAGCAGAAATTATTAAGATTAGAAAAGATTGTGAACATGATGGCACGACACCTTATGCCGATAACGATTGGTAGATATTCAATTGCTATAAGACAACTTCTTATTGGTGAAACAACCGAGTTTGACGCTTTGGATACACCTCGTCAGATGACATCATTTCAACATAGTCCACAGCATTCCTATACATTCATACAAGCTGCTATCTTCTCTAAAAATGCAAATGTTGTCGAACATGTTCTCAAACAAATGGTGCATGACAAAAAATTAACTCCAAACGGCGATATATACACACTTATAGAAGCCAATGATTTCAAGACAGCCGCTGAATACGGAGATGTGGAAACAGTCAAATTGCTTGTAGAATATGGAGTTCCATTAGGTGAAAGCGGAATCCCGAATACAAAAAAAGGGCTAGAAACAAGGGATTTCTTATCGTCAATCGGTATTCGTTCACATATGAATCTAACAGGTATAACTCCATCAGATGTTATGGATTTAACTGATCTAAATCCACCGGATATAATGGAACGTCACTAATAATTTGTTCGTTGCTTTGGTTTTAACATGGCAGCCATGCCTACTCCCATTGCTTGAGCCGAATTAACACGGTTCTGTTGCATTGAGTTGAGAGACACATCTTGTCTAGATTGGTTCACACCTTTGGTTAGCATGGTTAATGTCTCGGAGGGTGGAGGTACCTGAGCGGTGGGATCCGTATTATTAGCGGCGATGAACGCTTGCTGAGACGGATTCAAGAAAGTCGCATTCCCCATAACAATGGCATTGATATCGTACCAGAGCGTAATATTGATCGATGGTACCCAACCCATTCCATACTTTTGCCCTAATGTTTGTGCATCGGTCGGTGATGCTTTGGTAAAATTTTTGGAAATTTCTACGTACTGGATGATTGCATGTCCTAACTGTATTAGACCTTGCGTATACTTCGAGAGGGTTGCGGCCGTGTTTCCGGCTATTGCGTCTTCACTTACTTTAAGAGCCTGCACGAATGTATTCCAGTTGTTTGTGAATTTTGGCAAACTCACTTGGGGACATAAGTTTTGATCAGAACCCAAGTTTGGTACTACATTACTCCCATTCATACCTTTGGTCTGGGTTTGGAATTGTGGCAACAAGCCAGGCTTGTTTTCTGCGGTCCATAAATACCTGTAAGGTGTGGGAGTCATCCCAATCATGAGAGGGTCGTTGGTAGTCCCCCACAAGTTGCGCAAATCATCAGTCCAAAGCACGGCAGGTTTTGCCATCTCATTTGCCATTGCAAACATTGTTGCGAACCCGGGTAGACTGACTATGCCCTGATTTGCCCAGATAGTCGCATCACTTGCATCTATTCGGGCAAGTGTCACCGCGGTCAGACCGAGGATGGTTATAAAATCTTGATACTGTTTCAAGTATGTCGAGCCGGGTACCTGTGCTGAAGCAGTTCCGTAAATAGAATAGAGTAGGTAAGGAGTCGTCTCGAAGTAGGTATTGGTAGTGACCTCCATTCCTGGTTCAATTGCCGCTACTGCGTTCTGAATGTAGAATTCGATGATCTTGCTAGCACAGATATCGTAATTTTGGAAACAATTAAGCAGACAAAAAATAGTTTTCAATTTGCTCATCTTTATTTAGTTGTGAAACATAAAATGCCCGATGTTTCTAACGTATGGATTGGAGTATCTATCGTTATATTCGTAGCTATATTAATTGCAGTAATTGTATTGGCAATTTTATACAGTAGAAAACATGAGAACATATGCAGTGAAAACAAAGTCGTGCAGCGACTTGCACCATATATGACACCTGAACTTACAGCTCCACCTTTAGAGCCAAGTGGTATCGTCCGTGTATATGTATCAGCTGGGATGTTCGATATCGCCGACACTCTTTTTGCTGTCGGTCCAGACGGAATGAAACCTGGAATTGATTACCAGTCTATCAATCTCGTAGACATGATTTGCAATTTTAGTGACGATCAGTGGAGCGAGTTACGTGACCTCTGTACACTTTGGGATGTTCCTTGGTACGGAATTACAGGCGAAATCGAGAAAATGGGTTGGCAGTCTTACACACCTGTCCGTGATGGCTTAACAATGGCCACCTTGATCGCAGCAGTAAATAAGGCAACTGCAAAAGACCTGACATCTGATGATCCAAACAGCATTTTCTATCCCGCTAATATGAAGAAAACGCTAAAACTGAATACTCTCACCGACGACGACATCACAGGATACGCGGTTGGTCAATGCATCGGTGCAATTGGAACATCCATTGGCGCGAACGACTTATACAACATGTACTCAACCTGCAATGCATGCATAATGAATTATAACGGCATCCAAGCTGATGCTGGCGCTCTTGCTGAAGTCGGTCAGTTAGGCGCACGCGGTGTACCCACCGTCATTCTCAAAGGACAAATTACTGGAGATTTCGGTGGCATTACCAATCCTATGCCCCTAATGGCCACATCCGCCTCAAGCGCTCTATATCCACACTTAACAAACAACCCAGGATCGGTGTACGTCTCTGATGGAGGATCAGGCGCGGCTCTTGTTGCTCTGAAAAATAAGGTAAACCAATTTATCGACGCGGCTAAACGCAAGGACCCCGATTACATGAGTATCGGCGACTACAATGCGAATGTACCTCTTCCACCTCTTCAGATTTTCTGGTCCAAGCTTGGGCAAATATCGTATGCCCTCAAACACAAAGACAAGCATATCATTACTCTTCCAAATGGAAAAACAAACTTCGAGCTCGACTATACAGACTTTTGGTACAAAAACGTGGTACCCGGTCAGCCAGAAGGTCTTGTGAGAGTCTCGATGAAATTCGCAGACAACCTCGCCATTCTCTTAGCTGACCCCCAATACAAGAATGTGCATAAGTACTGGAATTAATTCAATTTAAATTGAATTTTGGAATATTCTAGTTTGTGTTTTGTGTGATAACAATGGGAACGTGCACTTCAAAAGATAAAAGGGATGATATTACCCTTCATATGTGTGAACCGGAAAATAAAGATATCGTAGTATCTCCTACGGATACGATATCTAAGCTGCTTGAGAAAGCATTAAAGAACAGAACTATGCATGGACAAGACAATCCACACATTATATTCAGCGAAGCAATCTTATGTAAAAACAAAACAATTAGACAATGTGGGTTGTGTGATGGGGCATCGTTTTCTGTAGGAGGTTTATATACACAACCTATGATATGCTTGCCAGTCACATCTAAGCCTGTATCTAAGCCTGTATCTAACATACATAAGCCTGTATCTCGACCTACAACTGCACCTACGAGACGACATACAAACTCAAATACAAACTCGCATACAAACTCACATACAAACTCAAATACAAACTCGCATACAAACTCACATACAAACTCACATAGAAACTCACATACAAACTCACATAGAAACTCACATACAAACTCACATAGAAACTCACAAACATCTAACTCAAGCTTATACGATTTTTCGGGATTTGGGGGCTTGGGGAATGGAGGGCTTGGAGGATATGGGGGTGGGGGGCTTGGAGGATATTGGGATGGGGGGTTTGGGGGATATGACTAATATATTTATCCTAGCAGGATAAGAATAGGTTGCCAGTTGATATACATTTTGAACACTATCCGTTATGGATAGTGTATATTATATCGCCAATCCTTGAGATATAATATTTTCATTCACCCAATAAATGAGAAGACAGTCGCGAAGAATCGCAACGAAAAAATCAAGATCAAGGAGGTCTAGGAAAATGTCAAGGAGGAGATCTGGGAGGAGATCTAGGAGGATATCTAGGAGGAGATCGAGGAGATCGAGGAGATCGAGGAGATCTAGGAGATCTAGGAGATCTAGGAGATCTAGGAGATCTAGGAGATCTAGGAGATCTAGGAGATCTAGGAGGATGTCGAGGAGAGTTCGTGGAGGTAATAGGTGTGTTGCCCCGTATTATGAGCCATGTCCCAATAAACCAGAACTATGTATATATAGTGGACTCCTATCTAAAGATAAAAATTCAATGTGTAACGGCGAAATAACGGATCTTAAGCCAGGGTATATGTGTTTAATATCTGCAAAGGAGATGTATGGGTCAGGGACTGATAATAAATTTATCGCAGCATATGCTGCGAAAGATGGGATAGATTTAGGCAAGCTACTTGCGACCGGGTATAATGTCATTCCTACTATCCTCTGAGACGATCAAAAATTGAATAATTCTCTATATCTCTATATTAAGACGTATAGAGAATAATGGATATATTAATTCGTGTGAGATTTCTCCCTGTAGACCTGCAAGACATGATAGGATGGTATATCTCATCTGCATACTATAGAGAATGTGTCAACGAATTTAACGCTAGAATAAGGAAGTATTCCTCCAAGCAATTGCTTGGTAGCTATAGGGCACGTAGTATGAATGATATCTTAGCTACTGAAAGACGATTGTTTAACAATCAGAAACTCCAAGAATGCATGCATATAAAGCATTGGGATCGTTCGGAATATTCGTTTTGGCCGTGCTTAGACGGAATACTGAGCCGATTTGAACGACATATTCAGGAGCAGTTGGACTACTTACCTTCGAGACGAAATGTATATTCTACGCGGCGTATTTACATATGTGGTAAGCTGTTTGGCGACTCAGTGCGAGACGACCAAATATCGGATTATGATTGGGTATTGGAAGACGATAGGGGTCAAAGTGAGGACTATTAAGAATTATAAAAATCATGAGTAACCATTATAAGTCTGTGTATGTACTTTGATGCGATTCACAATTCAAAACCTATTGTATCTATATCTCCCTGATACCAGAGGATATTAGTCATTACAAATAAAATTCGTAATGATAAATGAAGACGGTAAAGACTACAAAAAAGATAGATGGCAATATTTGGAAGAGAAAGAAGACATGGATAGTTATAGGCATAGTCGTGCTTGTAATAGTATCTTTTATCACAATTGCGTCAGTAACAATGTATTACACTACTATTCCGAAGTCACCAAAAACGGCCGCCACACCTGTTTCTACGTCCGAGAACTACTTCACAAGTGTGTACCAGAGTTTACAAGATGGGAAACCCATAAGTAGCGTTGTTAAGACTACGGACCTTAATTGGCTGTGGGATACAGCCCCCAAAGAGATGTTAGACAAGTTTCCTCTAGCCAAAAACCTATCTTTTTCGTGGCCTCCTCCAAAGGGTTCGAGATACAAGATGACTGCGTTCCCTTATCCAGACACAGGTAAATCTAAATTCTGGTTACTTGAGTTTGCTAAAGGTATGGAATCGCTTTTAGATAATACCGCAGATCAGGTAACATTCCCAGGATGGCAAATCTCTATTTACGAACCCATGAATCCAAATTACAACTCATGGCAATCATTTCTGAGTACAGACCTTACTAACCCAATAGGCGAATTTGGTGTACAGACAAAGGCGATTTATATGGAGGTTACACATTCGTGTTATGCTCCCCCAAAGAAAAACTATCCAACATGCGACGACGGCGGATATTGGCTGTATGGTACAAACGGTAGTGGTGTATTTTGGTCTAGTTGCGGTACGAAGGATAAGTCTGGGAAGTGTATGATTGCCAATAATAAGATAGACGCAATTTTCAAACTGTGGAGATTAGCGCAAAAGACAAAGAATGTTGCGGCACTTTCTCTTGCGATTCTTGCTACTAGTGGAAAGGGTATAACAGCAACATCAACTCCCGAAGAGTATATGGCTGCGCGATTAAGTAGTACTGGAGGGGGACTCAAGCTATTGAAAGCACTTAAGACAGTCATATCTGCTGCAAATAAGCACGATCAAATTCCAGATATAACCGCGTGGAGAAGCATGGAACCTTCTACGTCAACACGCAGTTGGGTTGGTTGGATAATAACAATCATGTCTTTACTTATTGTACTTCTCGCAGGGCTAGTAGGGCTGATCTATGTTACAGTGATAATAATTAAGAATCATGGGAAAACAGTATGGTGGAAATCAACACTATTAATCTTAGGCCTTACACTAGGTCTCGCAGGAGTCGCCGTATTATTCTGGTTTCTAGGATGGAATATCTCGTCAGAATCCCTATTTGAGAAATTCGGCTACACAACTCTTGATATGGCTGTTAGGAAGTCTGGGATGAATATCAAGGATTTTCTGTTCTCATGCGCTGGATTAGGGAAAGACTATAATAATCTACCGTCTGGAACATATAACCCAATAACAAATGGTCTTGCACAGACTCAAGAATTTGATTTCGACCTCTCTTTCATGGCAAGCGTATTGGGTATAGACTCAGTTATTATGCATACACAACCTAACAAGAGTGGAAGCTGGGCTGTAGAAATACTAGATGTACGTAACACACCCGTCGATATCAACAAAACAAAGAGTTTGGATGATCTAATATTCAAGCTAGGTCTATGCGGACAGCCTATTGATAAGGGAGTGAACGACAATATGCCTTCCTTGATGCAAGGGCCAGTGAAAAGCACTCCTGGGACCTATTTCGGGTACCAACCTACCGCGATGTGCAACTGCGACGAACCTGAAGTAAATACGGCGTATAAATCTGGTAAAGGGTTAGCGAAGTGCGTCTTTTGCAAAAACTCTATGAGCGAAAAGTTATGCGTACCATGAATGTAAAACGAAAATTATAATAGGATTGTATCTTAATTGATATGATAAGATACCGTAATGTAGTCCGCCGAGTCTATTGACGAATTCCTAGATTTCGATAATAATGATTTTAAGTCTTGTTATGCGCGTACATATAACAATACTATCTGTCAACCCTATAGTATAATCGCGAACAGTATTCAGAAGTGGTTTTTTTTTAAGGACGGGAAGTTGCATAGATCTACCTGCAATAATCAGCTGTAATGGTCATTGGTGGAAGAGAGGAATGCATTATCATTGGAGATAGTCGGGTCCAATAATTGAGCGTTTGCCCATCATGATACCATGTCAGTATTGTGTTGCATCTATCTTGCGTGAATTTACCAACAATATTCCCCCAACTTTTAGGGGGAGGAGATGGTTTACCGGGTACATTGAAATCGAATTGTGCGATATCACCAACAAGTTAGGAACTTACTACCATCCACGGGTGATGTAGAGGAGGGATAGTTTGGTAAGGTGAGAACGCGGTGACAGTAATAGTGTTGTCAGAATTGAAGGTCAATTTCTTGGTATTCATATCGTGTAAATCAAGATATATACCACTTATGTAGTCCATTCTTATTAAATGTAAAGAAACAAGTTATAGTCTTTATCTACTAATTGTAATCTAGAAACATTAATGTGTCTCTAAAATTGAATTCAAGACATCATTGATAAAACAATGTAGTTATGTGTATAATAAGCAAGAGATTATATATATCAGGAACTATCTTCTTCATTGGTGCGCTTATCGGAGGAGTATTATTAGGAGTGCCCTACAAAGATAGCGTCGATGAGAGAAATCAATACATCGAAGGAGTATGTCAGACATCCTCCGCAAATATTACGAACTACATTTGTGCGGAAATAGTTGACAGTTGTAATATTTGTGGAAGCGGACTCGGAGATTGTGTCGTAAATGCAGCGTCGTTCGCTGTAGGAACATGTTGTCAGCAGCACAATCCGTATAAGTGTTGTGGAGAGAGTACATATGTAACGGAGGGAAGTTGCCGGAGCTATTTCTCACGAAGAAGTACCATAACGAACGCAAACTCTGGTAACTCTCGAAGAAGGATTCAGAAGTGCACATACTGTTCAGATCAACGATCAACAACTCAAGGAACCGTTAATGTAGGAACATGTAAGCATATCTCCGCGGTACAACACATTAGAGATGTAAGTAATTGCGAACTCTCCACTGACTGTTCCCATCTATCAGCAGTCGCAGGGTGTGTGTCAGGATGGATTGCAGACCATATTAGAACTGTTCCGTATACCTGCTATTACAAATTGGATGATGTGTGTGGATCAGTGCGGGATACCCTTAAGGATATCAACACAGTTGCTCTCGGATTCGCGCTGACATTCCTATCATTTGCAGTAATTGGAGGATTTTGGTTACTAATCGAAATCATTCTTATGATCCTCTGTAAGTCTAGATGTGCGTAGGAAGTTACAGTCAGATAACCAATGAAGAAAAAATATTAAATTGATTTTTCCGTACCAAGTATTGTTATGCAAATAACAACACTAATGTCTGCCATCTCTAATATATGTCAACCACATCTTAGAAGCATACTACAATCTGTTGTTTCACGATTCCTCTTCACAGAAGAGATCAATAATATGTGTGGAGCGAATACGTACCTCAACAAGTTATTTCTCGAGGATTGGCGGTATGTTTACAGGATATGTCTGCATCACCAACCTCATAATTACGATGGACAAGCAATAATAAACAAGGATGGTGATCAGTTATGGTATAAGGAAGGTAAATATCATAGAGAAGAGGATCAACCGGCAGTAATCTGCGCGAACGGTCATCTGTTATGGTATAAGAAAGGGAAACATCATAGAGACGGGGATCAACCGGCAGTATTCTACGCGGACGGTAGTCAGGAGTGGTTGAAGGAAGGGAAGTATCATAGAGACGGGGATCAACCGGCAATAATCTACGCGAACGGTAATCAGGAGTGGTATAAGAAAGGGGAGATTCATAGAGAAGGGGATCAACCGGCAATAATCAACGCGGACGGTAGTCAATGGTGGTATAAGGAAGGGAAATGTCATAGAGACGGGGATCAACCGGCAAGAATCAACGCGGACGGTACTCAGAAGTGGTATAAGGAAGGGAAGTGTCATAGAGAAGGGGATCAACCGGCAATAATCAACGCGAACGGTGCTCAGTTCTGGTATAAGGAAGGGCTTCTTCATAGAGAAGTGGATCAACCAGCACTAATCTACGCGAATGGTCATCAGGAGTGGTGGGTAAAAGGGAGGTATATAAAATTAAAATGATTTATCGCATCAAGTATTGTTATGCAAATAACAACACTAATGTCTGATATCTCTAATATATGTCAACCACATCTCAGAAGTATACTACAATCTGTTGTTTCACGATTCCTCATGAGTGAAGAGATCAATAATATGTGTGGAGCGAATACGTATCTCAACAAGTTATATCTCGAGGATTGGCGGTATGTTTATAGGATATGCTTGCATCACCAACATCATAATTACGATGGACAACCAATAATAAGCAGGAATGGTGATCAATGGTGGTTTAAGGAAGGGAAGTATCATAGAGAAGGGGATCAACCGGCAATAATCGACGCGAACGGTGATCAGGTGTGGTGTAAGGAAGGGAAGCTTCATAGAGAAGGGGATCGACCTGCAATAATCTACGCGGACGGTACTCAGTACTGGTTGAGTGAAGGAAAGTACCATAGAGACGGGAATCAACCGGCAATAATCTGCAAGGACGGTACTCAGGTATGGTGGAAGGAAGGGCATCTACATAGAGAAGGGGATCAACCGGCAAGAATCTGGGCGAGCGGCAAGCAGGAGTGGTGGGTAGAAGGGAAGCGTATAAAGTAATTAAAATGATTTGTTGTATTAAGTATTGTTATATCCATATAACAACACTAATGTCTGAAATCTCTAATATATGTCAACCACAACTTAGAAGTATACTACAATCTGTTGTTTCACGATTCCTCTTCCGTGAAGACATCAATAATATGTGTGGAACAAATACATATCTCAATGAGTTATTTCTAGAGGATTGGCGGTATGTTTATAGGATATGTTTGCATCACCAACCTCATAATTACGATGGACCAGCAATAATAAGCAGGAATGATCAATGTTGGTATAAGGAAGGGGAGTTTCATAGAGAAGGGGATCAACCGGCAAGAATCTTCGTGGGCGGTGCTCAGTTCTGGTATAAGGAAGGGCTTCTTCATAGAGAAGGGGATCAACCGGCAGTAATCTGGGCGGGCGGTTATCAGGAGTGGTGGGTAGAAGGGAAGCGTATAAAATAAAAATGATTTATCGCATCAAGTATTGTTATGCAAATAACAACACTAATGTCTGATATCTCTAATATATGTCAACCACATCTCAGAAGTATACTACAATCTGTTGTTTCACTATTCCTCTTCCGTGAAGAGATTAATAATATGTGTGGGGCGAATACGTACCTCAACGAGTTATTTCTAGAGGATTGGCGGTATGTTTATAGGATATGTCTGCATCACCAACCTCATAATTACGATGGACCAGCAATAATAAGCAGGAATGATCAATGTTGGTATAAGGAAGGGGAGTTTCATAGAGAAGGGGATCAACCGGCAATAATCTGCGCGAACGGTAGTCAGTACTGGTATAAGGAAGGGAAGTATCATAGAGAAGGGGATCAACCGGCAACAATCTACGCGAGCGGTACTCAGTATTGGTATAATGAAGGGGAGATTCATAGAGAAGGGGATCAACCGGCAATAATCTACGCGAACGGTAGTCAGGCATGGTATAAGGAAGGGAATCTTCATAGAGAAGGGGATCAACCGGCAATAATCTGCGCGGACGGTACTCAGGGGTGGCATAAGGAAGGGAAGCGTCATAGAGAAGGGGATCAACCGGCAAGAATCTACGCGGACGGTAGGCAGGAGTGGTGGATAGAAGGGATGCGTGTAAAATAAAAATGATTTGTTGTATTAAGTATTGTTATATCCACATAACAACACTAATGCCTGTCATCTCTAATATATGTCAACTACATCTTAGAAGCATACTACAATCTGTTGTTTCACGATTCCTATACCGTGAAGAGATCAATAATATGTGTGGGGCGAATAGGTACCTCAACGAGTTATTTCTAGAGGATTGGCGGTATGTTTATAGGATATGTTTGCATCACCAACCTCATAATTACGATGGACCAGCAATAATACACAAGAACGGTGATCAGTTCTGGTATAAGGAAGGAAAGTGTCATAAAGACGGAGATCAATCGGCAATAATCTTCGCGAGCGGTGATCAATGGTGGTATAAGGAAGGGACGATACATAGAGAAGGAGATCAACCAGCAATAATCTACTTGGACGGTAGTCAGTTCTGGCTTAGGGAAGGAAAGTACCATAGAGATGGGGATCAACCGGCAGTAATATACGAGGGCAGTACTCAGATATGGTATAAGGAAGGGAATCGTCATAGAGACGGGGATCAACCGGCTCTAATCGACGCGTTCGATACTCAGGAGTGGTGGAAGGAAGGGAAGCGTCATAGAGAAGGGGATCAACCGGCAGTAATCTTTGCGAGCGGTCATCAGGAGTGGTGGTGGGAAGGGAAGCATTATAAGGTAATTCTAAAATGATTTCATATTTTGTTTCTGAATATAAGATCATGCTTAAATTTCTGAGGTCGTTTGTGTATCCGAATGGAAGGTATGACGCAAGATATACACAATTTGTAGGATGGTCTTTTGTGTCCAACATTCTTGTCTCTACTCAGCATGCGCTTTCGGTTCATAGTATGCTTTCTGCATTGGACGTGTGTAATTCGGATGTAAGTAGAAGTGTAAATTATATGGGGAAAGATGTGATAGGGCAACTAGGAAGTCTTTGTTATATGTCTAAAGGTGCGAAACTTGCGGACAAGAAACCGTTGCTATTTCTATCCCGATCTCATGTTTGCCAGCAGGTATCTTATATTTTGATGTGCGCTACGCCTATATTTGATTCACGTTTTCTTATTGTTGCTGGATCTGCGAGCGCACTCACGAATCTCGCCTTTATTGGGTTTGGTGCGATAAATCAGAAGTGTATTCCCAAGATTGCATTAGATGATAACATTGGCGAGATCTCCGCGAAAGTGGCAGCGCTGAACACACTGGGATCTAGTGTGGGGATGGGGTTGGGTATTGCAGTCGCCTCAACATGTCCCGATCATCTTACGCGCATGTTTGTTCTTCCAATTATTGGCATAGCCCGTGTTCATACGCTTAATCTAGCAATAAAAGGGATTGTCTAAACGCTCTAATATCGACAGAGCGTCTAGTAGTTGTTGGATATAGTCGGTGTTCGACTGGAAGTTGTTGTTTGAGTTTCATGATATTGCTGAACTCTTCGACTAGATCTTCTTTAATAAGATCGGTGATGCCTCGTTTCCAGAGACGCTTCATTTCTATAAACTTCATGGTTCTCGTTGCAATCTCTTCCTCAAGCAATTGTACCGAGTCTGGTTCTTGCATATATTATTAAAAATTGGATTATTCTTTAAACTTACGATTGATTTTTTGAAGTCTAAACAGACAAGAGATACAATTATGTCGAAGTTTGAGCTTGACGAAGAAGTCATTGCCTATATGCGATCGTTGGAGGCACATCCATTCAATTCGCCTGAATTAATTATCGAAAACGATAATCCAGTATGGACATTGCTTATGCGATACGGTGCCTATATTCGTGAGAAACCAACCACTGTAGGTTCGCATTATGAGCTAGCTGATCGAGTCATATGTCTTTCGAGAAATGATAGTACTCTCGAACTTAGCCTCGCAGTAGGGAAACATCGTTTGAACTGGAGAGGTACAACATTCGAAGTCGAAGTGCATGCTGAAGAGAATAAGGAATGGGTTCGTGTATATCTGGAAGACGATCCGATTAAGTGTGCCGCATTCGAGGAGTTCTTGAGATACGCACGCGAGAGGAGTCGACGAAAAGGAGGGTCAGATATTGATAAAATTGTCGTAAAGGTTATGAAAGGCGGAACGTGGACAGAAATGACGAACTATCCGAAACGTCCTGCAAATACACTGATTACAGGCGATAAGACTGTTCAGTTAATGATTGATGATATGCGCGATTTCATTGATAGCGAAGAACAATTTATCGCACACGGATTTCCCTACAAACGGAACTACCTTATTATTGGTCCGAAAGGTAGTGGGAAATCGAGTATGATAACTGTGCTCGCTTCTGCACTTGATTTAGATATCTGTTTCTTCACGGTAACTCCAAACATGAAGGAACAGGATTTGTGTTCTGCAATTCGGTGCATCTCTAACAAGAGTATGTTAGTTATAGAGGACGCTGAAATATTATGCAAACAGGCATCATCGGGAGCAGAGACTGCACTCTCAGTACTCACTAATGTATTGGACGGAACGTTGCACAAGCACAAACTAATCACGATCTTGACATCGGCTGAACCCAGCAGTCTTGATAACGTTCTTGTGCGACATGGTCGTATCGACTACACAGCTCGACTGGATTTTGTGACAAAGGAACAAGTTGAGTTAATGACTGCGCAAACATTTATGAAGAAGGAGGGTTATCTTCAACTGGCGGAGAAGGTTTGGAAACAGGTTCATAGACTTGGAGCTATCAGTTCGACTGTAGTTGCACGGTTCTTGTTCCATCACAGGAAGAAAGATCCTTCTTCTATGGATGATGAATGTTGCGAGGAGTTATCCCTTGGGACTCATACAAAACATATTTCAGATGGGGAGAGAGCGGTGCCAGATCATTTTTATATGTAAGTCAAGTTGGTGTTTTTTTTCTCTGTTTATGTAGATTCTTACCTACCTTCTCAGGGATACTTCAATTATCATTGAAGTCTATATGTACAGTAGGAAGTGATTTCAAATTTTGACTAATTGGTCAGTCAAAATATCATACGGTTTTCATTGTCCATATGAATTTATTTTTCCTTAGAAGATCAGTGTAGGGAAATATAATTTACAATTGATTTATGGATGGAGTACCCCGATACAATTTGAGATGAGGAAATCAAACGAGAAGAAATCAAACGAGAAGAAGGCTAACGAGAAGAAGGCCGCACTCCTCCGCGCGCAGATGACGAGAGTATCCGTATCCAAGCCAAAGGAGAATACTAATGCACAAGAGGCATTGAATGTTGAAGAGAATCTCAGATCTCCCATTTGTTGTGTACTAGGGCATGTTGATGTGGGCAAGACAAAACTACTTGATCTTATCCGTTCTGGGTCGATACAGGGAAGTGAACCAGGTGGAATAACTCAAAAGATTAGCACAACATATTACTCTGCCGCGGCTATTGAGCGCGCCACCGTCGAATTTAGGAAGAAAAGGAAGGGAATGAAGGTGCGCGTGCCTGGTATACTATTCATCGATACTCCAGGACACGAAGCGTTCGCTAATATACGAGAGTCCGGATCCGCAATATGCGATATAGCAATACTTGTTGTGGACATAACTAAGGGTATTGAAAAACAAACAATTGAGGCTCTCAGACAATTAGAGGAGAAAAAATGCCCTTTTATTGTGGCTCTCAACAAGATCGACCGAATTTACGGATGGCAATCGCATAACAACATGACGTTTGAGGATACATACAGTATGCAGGTAGAGCACGTGAGAGAAGCATTCGATCATCGTATTCGCGAAATCGTAACGGAATTCGCAATGCAGGGCGTAAACGTCGCAATGTACACGTGTAAAGATATGTCTTTCTCACCGATAGTCCCGATATCCGCAAACAGTGGAGAGGGACTACCTGATCTCTTAGCATATGTTGTCGTGTTGACGCAGAAAACTCTTGACGTTAATTACGACGAGAATAATGTTTCTGCAACAGTACTGGAAGTAGAAAATGGTGAAGGGGTAGGTAAGATAGTGAATGTAATTCTCATTAACGGTAAGCTAAATGTCCGTGATAACGTAGTTATGTGTGGACCATCCGGTCCAATTCATGTACGAATCAAAGCTCTTATCACAAGTGATAACTCAAGTAATAAAAGTGTGAGGGCCGCACAGAGCGTGCGCATTGTGGGATCTTCTCAAGATCCGGTCGTTGGTACACCAGTGCTCGTTATTCGCGGCGGGGATAACGTGCAAGAGTTAGAGTATGCTGTAATGCGAGGGCTTAATGAAACGTTGGACAATCGTGTCTACCAGGAGAAAGGCGTATGCGTCCAGGCCGCAACACTGGGATCTCTCCAGTCGTTCACCACACACTTAATGAGTTGTGATATTGGCTGTTCATACTCTAATATCAGTACTGTAAATAGGAGAGATATACAACGAGCAGCGGCAATGATATCTAAGGGAGTTGAGTATGCTGTTGTTCTAGTGTTTGGCGTGAAAGTATCACCAGAGGCTCGCGCATACGCAGACGAGACTGGAGTACGCATTTTCTCAGGAGATGTCATCTATAGTCTCTCTAATGAATACCTTGCTTACGTACAAGAGATTAAGGAAAAGGAAAAAGAGGCTGTTGTAGGAAATGCTGTATTTCCCTGCGTGTTAGCCATTTATGAAGAACACATTTTCAATACACACTCTCCTATTGTATTGGGATGTAAGGTCGAGTCAGGCCAGGCCAGAATCGGTACTCCTCTTGTAATACCGACACAGGATGGCATCATCATCGGCAAGATAACATCAATGCAGCAAGATAAAAAAGATATCACAATCGCTGAGGCTGGCAAGGATATCGCTGTCAAGATTGAGCAGTCACAGGGCGACCAAGACTACTATTACGGCCGACATTTCACACACACCGATAAACTCGTCAGCAAGTTGTCCCGCGAATCCATTGACCTATTGAAGACATACTTCCGCGATGAAGTGAAACCAGCCCATTGGAACTTGATTAAGAAGCTGAAAGGGGTATTAGGCATAATGTAATTACGTCTAACTTATTTCGGAAGTTTTTACGTCCGATCATTACCCAAATAAATAGGACTTTGAATTGAATTTGATTGTAAGTATTGAATACGTATGAGTCGATCCATACTCATGAGCAGTGGTTTCCAAGATGTGTTCGGAGATGCTGAAATCTCGAACAATGTGTCTTATCACCTACGACCACAAGACGCCGCATGTCTCCGCAGTGTCGACCGAATCTCGCGCGACAATAGCAAATACCGACATCTCGGTAATTAAAATTGTTGAGACGAAATCCGGTAAGTATGGACACGGATACGGGTTATTAACTTTTTTGACTGACAATCCAGTCAAAAACACAAACAAATATCCATATCCCTACATATCTTATACAAAGGGTTCGACGTACTCTGCGTTGTATCTGGCGCTGTGAAATTTCCAGAAGTCCTCGCATCCAAACCGGAATGAGCTTGGCACGGGAGTTGCCTTGTAGTAGTAGACGCAGTCTTGCCAGTCGCTTGTATGGGCGGCGTTGTGTATATATAGGGCCGTGTAGTCGTTAGTGACTTGGTCCATGACTTCGCAGAACATGTGAAAGTCGGGGATAATACTGGCATAGTTCTCCCAGAGAACCTTGCGATTTCTCAGGTTTGGCTCACGTAGGATGAAGACGCCGTCGACACTAGTTCTTATAACGGGTTTGATGTCCAACGCGAACTGGAGACTAAGAATATATAGCATTTTAAAATGTCTCCCTCGTTTATATAGTCCGTGTTGGAGGGGTTTATTGAATATCCGCGGATCATCGGTACAATCATCAAGCAGACACACCGCCCAAGGCACTGGAAGGTGTTCTTTTGCTAATCTCTGGCGTCGTACGAAGTCTTGGACTTTCGCCTCATCGTAATCAGGATATACGAAGAGATCCGGGAAAATCTTGCTATAGAATCCGTTGCTTAGCTCTGTGCCGCTCATGGCAATTCCTGCTGGGAAGATATGTTTCTTTGCATAGAGTAAAGAGGCGATTAGGGTTGATTTACCGGTGTTCCGCACAACGTCACAACTTCCTAGGAGAAAACGGTGATTGCCATCAATAGTGAAACCGTAGTAGTCGTCTTCTCCCACTGGAACTAGGGAAAAGTTTGATCTTAGCACGTTTACACTTGATTCACCGAATGTGAATTGTTTACAGGGGAGTATGGATAGATCTCCTTTGATAGTGATTCTGTTCATTACCCCTCCTTTCCGCATTCGCAAGGTTGTTACAGTGGCAAGTAGTCCTAAGCTCCTTGCTAGGAAAGCGGTACCATCCACTTGTAGCGTGTCGTAAATCTCGACTGTATCGTCTGCGGACTGATTGCCGCAATTATCAATAAGCCCTGCTAAGAGGGCTAGTCGATTATCTCGGCTATTGACGAAATAGTCATGAGGAATTGATGTGTGAACAATCCCGTTATGACTACTACCAAGAGTACTCCCAAAAGCGTAAGGACATACGTTCGTGTCTTTTTCTGGGAAGTCAATGGCAGTACGGAAGATCTTCCAATCATCTTGCCATTCGTCTGGATTAGCGATATATTCTCTGACAGTAACTTCGGCAGTTACATCCTTATTGTTGATAAGGACAAGTTTATGACCTGCATTTACGGTGTAGGTTTCTCCATATTCTGGGATAACGTCGTACATACTTTCCCGATTACGGCAGAGTGAAATGACTGTTCGAGACGTAGAATCGTCTCCCATAATGATGTCACCTACTTTGATATCTTCTACTTTCTCTTGAATACCGTCGTAACGCATGATTTTGGTACCTCTTGCGAAGCACCCTGGTTTTCCAATAACAACAATTTTTGCCCCGCCTTTATCCGGGTCGTGCATATCTCGCGTGCTCGGTGCTATGATCTCTGGGTCGAGTTCTTTGACTTTGACTACTAATGGGCTAGACATTTGTACTCCTATACAATCGTTTTAAGTAGGATTAAGTTAGTACAATGAGTATACTAGACAATAATTTCCCTTTCATCAACCTCTAACTCTGTAATCTCATCATCGCTCTTCATCATCTCTATCGCGTATATTCCATAAATACTGTGGTCCGACGAGGACATGAACACCATCCAATATAACATGAGTATAAACACAATAGAAAGAACAGACGCCTCACAATCATCCTCATAATTATCAGTCATGTAAAATAAAGTTGTAATAGACCATCCTAATATCACAAAGCGCTCAAGAGGAGCTATCATACATATATATCTTGCCATACTCTTTCCTCTTACATGACTGATAATAAAGAAGGTGGTATTGATGATAGTAAATCCTCCTATAAATCCTGCTAGAATTTTGAGAAGGATATAAGGCATTTCATGATTATCACTGCAGTAATTCTCAAAGCGGAGTAGTATAACACATATTTGTACGATAGTTATATTCATTATGAAATATATGCAGAACGTTACCAGTTCTTTCGCTAGTTCGATAGCCATAACTGTCTTGTATGGCTAATCGTATATTAAATTTCAATTTCCAACGATTTTCACCCCTTATTTAATTGGCTAAATATGTTGTACTCTCTAGACCATTACTGACCTTCCATCATTAATCTCTATCTCTATAACCAGCTCATCCTCTTTCTCTATCTCTACCGCGTACATCCAATACATACTATGTTTCGACCAGGATGTGAACAATACCTGATATACGAGGAGTAAGATCATAATACAAAGAGCAGACGTTCCACAATTATCGCCATAACCACCACATGTGGAAACTGTACATGCAATAATCCATCCATATATCACAAAGTACTCAAGAGGAGCAACCATACAGATATATCTTGCCATACTCTTTCCTTTCAGACAACCAACTAAAATGAGTATGGTATTGATGATAGTACATCCTCCTATAGATCCTGCTAGAATTTTGATAAGGATATAAGGCATTTCATGAGTATCACTGCAGTAATCCTCATAGTCGAGTAGTAGTAAGCATATGTTTATGATAACTAGGTTCAATGAGCAGTATATGTAGAACGCTATTAGTTCCTCCATTAGTTTGGTAGCCATACTTGTCTTGTATGGCTAATCATATAATGAATTTCAATTAACAACGATTTTTTCACTCCTCCTTTATTCAAGTCGTGCTATGATCTTTGACTATGAATGGCTAGATATTTTATTCTACAATAAGTATCCTAGACTATCACTCCACTTTCATTACTAACCTCTACCTCTGTAACCACCTTACCCTCCCTCATCATTTCTACCGCGTACATTCGGTACATATTATGTTTTGATCCAGTGATCAACATCCAATATACGAGGAGTGTTGCCATAATAGAAAGAGCAGACGCCCCACAATCATCTTCATGACCACCAAACATGGAAACTAAAGTTGCAATACTCCATCCTACTATCATGCAGAATTCCAGAGGAGCAATCATACATATATATCTTGCCATACTCTTTCCTCTTGCATAACGGATTAAAATGAGTATGCTATTGATGATAGTAAATCCTCCTGTGGATCCTGCTAAAATTTTGAGAAGGATATAAGGCATTTCATGAGTATCACTGCAGTAATCCTCATAGTGGAGTAGTATCAAGCATATGTTTATGATAATTAGATTCAACGCAAAGTACATTAAGAACAGCGTTATTTCTTCCATTGGTTCGATAGCCATACCTATCTTGTATGGCTAATCATAGAATAAATTTCAATTCTTACTCAAATTCTTATTCATTTCTGTATCTATTTCTTCGTGCCTCTATCTCGTATATCTGTTAATACAGAATACCCTATCGATATTGGTACAATTGCTCCATACGGATTCACCATTTGGCCAACGAACACTGCACCCGCACTATATAGAGAGCCAGCGATGCCAGCTGCGAGACATGAAGATAATGGGGTCCGTTTGGGGTCCGTGGTATTATAAATGTTATATATACCATAAGCAAACCCCGTTAGTGCTACCACATGTTCAGTGCCCAAATATGTAAATACCCTGAGTATCTTGTTCATGTATTTTCACATATCTCTTTGATAGAGATTTCAATTTCCATTTCCAGAAAAAATAATTCCCTGATGTACATATCGAGACTCAAAACGGATTATCATCTCTTTGATATCAGTCACAGACTCCTTGAGAGATGTATATATATCAGTAGTGACTGAATATGGGTTACAGCGGCAGATATAACAGGCCAGAAGACCTACAGCTGCCGCACCAATTTTGCTTAAGGGGTGTTTCTTTGTGAGTTCCATTTCCATTCCAAGGGCAAAGCCGACTGCCGCAAACCCGATTCGCCTACACCATCGTGCGTCTGTTTCCTGCTTCACAACACTCCGTTCTTTTGCAATCATTTTTTGTTCAATGCGCCCCCCAAGGCGCCGAAGGGCTTCATCTTTTCCCTCAATTAGCAATAAACCAAATTTACGAATTATATTTCTCTCTTCCTCTTTCTCATTAGTTGTGTACAACTTTGATATGTGTTCATTCGTACTGAGTATCATACGCTTGAACTCATCTGTCTCCAGATTATCAAGGAGTAACGAATCCACATCCAGTTGGAGAAGGGCACGGTAAAGGTATATCAAGTCCCTCTTAGCATCGTTGTAAACCTCATCCAGTTTATCTATATTAATTTCTTGGTCAGTCTTAATAACTTGGTGTTTGGTTCTGGAATGTACCCAAGCTTTATTTGCATTTTCTGCGTCTGTATTAAGTGCAGAAACAACATCTTCATTAATTTCACCGGAGAGATGCGGACATTGTTCCGAATCAGTGAACACATCGTCCCATGCGTCCAGACAGAGGGTCCCGTTATCTTCTCCATTCTCTTCTCCATTCTCTCCAATCATAACGATATCCATGCCAAGTTTTATAAATAGAGTCTGAAAAATCAATTTTGATGTTCTCGCGGATATCAATCCGGTCAAACTCGTCTAAGGACTATACTCAGGACTATACTCAGGACTATAATCTTCAGATTGAGCCAGTAGCCAAGGAGACGTTGAAGAGAAAATAGCATTAGATACAAGATCAAAGAAGATTCGTTTCCCTGGATATAGTTCTCCATAAATTGTCACTCCATATATTTCTGGGTGCGTGATGATATCGGCATGGTATTCGCGCGAAAGTTCAACTCTTACTATACGTAAGAGAGGGTTAGAATCGGGTGCAAGCCATAAAAACGATTCCGCATATTTCTTAGCAGGTTGATAGAATAAGATAGGATCCTGGATAGCTTTTGTGACGTCCACCGTGATACATAATGATCCGATAACGTTAAGATCTGGATTGTTTATAAGTTGTATTGGAGACATGCCTATTGTTGGCCGTGCCAAAGAAAGGTTTGGCAGTTTTGTCCAGTTGTCTGTGACACTGCGTGTTATAATCATATCACCTACTCTCAATCCATCCTGGAACTCTAGCGGTGGACTAGTAGCGATCACATTCCAGTCACTCCAATACCTTATATCTATCGTATCACCGGTAGGACGTGCGAACGTGTACCCAGCTCTTGTTTCTCTACCTAGTGTTGCGAAGTTCTGTGAAGTGAGATTTATGTGTGAGAACGGGGTATCGACGCCTCTCCTATGTATTTCCCTATGTAGTTCTGCAGGAAGGCGCGGGTCATCAAGTATAGCTCCTCCACGTAACTTTCTACCAGATCTCCTTTTCGCCCCACCTCTCGATCTCCTTCTCGATCTCCTTCTCGATCTCCTGCTCGATCTCCTTCTCGATCTCCTGCTCCTCGATTTCCTTCTCGATTTACTCCTCGATCTCCTCCTCGATTTCCTCCTCGATTTCTTTGACATGCTTCTCGATCTTCTTAATCTTCCTTTTGACTTGGAGAGAATACGTTTGCATTTTGGATACGCTCTCATAGTCTGGGAGTAGCTGACGGCAATTGCCTGAGATCGTGAGGTATAGTTCTCATGCATATTCTGTCTTATTTTATTAGAAAGTCGTTGTTTACAGAGAGATATAGACTTGCTTTTTCTCCTACTTTTTCTTCCGTTCTTTCCGTTCTTTTTCCCGCTCCTTCTCATTTGTTAATGCATTCATAAAAATGATCCAGATTTAGAAATTTACTATGAACATAGTGAGAGAACTCTGAAAAGATTATAAACAAGACATATGCTAGTACGGACTTCCATTTTACATAGCCACGAAAGTATAGTGATTTTTACATAAAAAAATAAATAAAAATGAGTTTTGTTTCTTTCTCTCGCTTAAGAAAGACATGGAAGCTGAATTTGCCGAACTAATTAACTCAGTCGATGATTTGAAGGAGAAGTTGTCGGATGACGAATACCTCACGCTATGCAATCTACTTCAGAAAGCGCGTGGTGTCTGTAAACAGAATAGTTTATACGTTGTAAAGTACGTCGACATGACTATCACTACAGACATTCGAACAATCTCAATGGTAGAGCAACATGTGAAGAAGGAAATAGTTCGTCCGTGTGATTTTTTTATACATTACAAGGGAATAAGTGGACGGGCAATGTTGGATGAGATAGTGTTGAAAGTGAGGGATGATATTCGTTTAAATGGATATGCAAAAGTAACAAAGAAACAAGACCCAGATATGTGTATACATTCTTGTGACCCGGAAACGATTGTGGATATCTATGTGGATGAAGGGGAAGTGTATGAAGAAGCGATTCGTGCACGATTGAACCGAAGCCCTGACATTATCGTGTTATCATTTGATCCATACGGGGAAGACCATGCTTCTGATCCTCCGTTACATTCAATAATTAGTAACAAGTTGTTTGCAGAAATCGCTAGGAATGTAGCTAGAGGTTCGTGGGTTGTTTCATCAAACGACGGTCGTTCTGTTAAAGAGAAACGTAGTAATCGGGTAATGGCATTTTGTGACGAGAATAACAGATGGCAACCAGTTGAGTATCGTGAGACGGAGTAGAAGGTACGTAGCTGTTATGGAATATAACAGACATGTTTTTTAGCACGAAAGTAACGTTACTTTCGTGCTTTTGTATTGTGTACCGGAGGTTGGTCATGAGACTGTCTCGCGGGATTCTTTGTTCACTTCGAATGTGTTTCTTGTTTATTTTCTGATTTAAAGAATAGAGAATGTATGTCAAATTTGAATTTATGTGCAAACTATTGAGCAAAATATGTGGAATGCAAGAGTTAAGAACAACTAGTTATAAGGCTTTTAGCGTGGCTACAGAAGTAAATATTACAAATCTCATTAGTTTGCATAAGTCGCCTGAACAAATGCTAACTACTAATAACCCAATCATCAAGGATCCCCAAACTCTCGGATCTAGACTGGAAGTTCTCAAGAAACTTGGTAGTGGTGCATCGGCGAGCGTATATGCAGCCAAACGTATTGACGATGGTGAAATAGTTGCAATCAAGGTCGTAGATAAAAGGCGCAACCCACACTGGAAAGAAGAAGTGCAAAGCATGACAACAATTAAACATCCGCAAATTGTGCATATCCTAGGTTTATACGAGACTAATGATCTAGCATGTCTTGTTATACCTTACTACAGTGGGGGCGATCTATTCGAAAGAATTATGCGTGATCAAAATGGTTTCGATGAGAAGAAAACAATGGAAACAGGTCTAGAGCTGTTGGATATCGTTTCTGGACTTCATGGCGAGAACTTTGCACATCTTGATATTAAACCCGAAAACTTCGTGTACGATGCAGACAACAAACTTGTGATTATCGATCTTGGGAACGCTACTCCTCTCACGACAATTACTCTCGATAGGTTAGTGGGTACGCCACACTACTTGGCTCCTGAGGTAGCATTCCATAATAGATTTGAGGAGAAAACAGATCTATGGGGTATTGGATACTGTATGTATACAATGCTACAGAAACAATTCCCATGTGGGACGGTACGTGAAGGGAAGGAAGAATGCCCTGCATACGGTTTTATCGCAAAATCAATCGACGGAATCGTTAATTTATCTACTGAGGGACGTAGCATCCTCCATAGTATGCTTGACCTTGTTGTTGCAAGGCGTCCCACGATTGAAGAATCGAAGAATCGGATTATTGAACACCTTGAATCTTTTTGGTAGGACAACATACATGTCTCTTTGATTTCATAGGAAATCTAAGAAAATATTATGTGACGCAATAATCACCCCTTAATTGGGGTGATTATTGCGTCACATAATATTTTAATATACATGTCATAATATCCAACCACTACTTTAGACTTATTTGAGAATACTATTAATAGTTTCAATAGCCCTTTCAACCATACTCCCTATTATTTCGTTTTCAACTGTGTCGCACGCATCCAAAAGTGCTGTTGCTCCACCAATAAGTTCTGAACGAATATTTGATATATTATGTCTTATATCGCATTCTTTCTCCCTTGTAGCAACTGCTTGTAGACGCTTCTTCAATTGTTCCTTTTCGAAAGCCAACTCTTTCCTTTCTTGTTCATATATTTGTTGGTTATCCTCTAGGATTTCTGACTTTGCAAGAACGTCGTCGTGCAATGCAATCGTAACTGACTGTTGTGACTTCAACTCTTTAATCATACTATCATTTTTTTGCATGTCCGATGCAAGAGGATAATGTGTCTTATATATTTCAAGCAATTTGTCGAAGAAATCAGTTCTCATGATACATGGATACTTAATCATTTTTGCGATCTCGATATATTCACTTGTTAATGGCACTGGATCGCCAGTTATGTCTATAGGATAAACACCTGTAGGTGTATCATAACTAGAGGTCGTGTAACGTACCATTGCGTGTCTACCTAAGGATGTAAATAGTTGATGGCTAACATGCTGATTGCGGTGAATGGGAACACAGGCAATAATAGTTTCTTTCGGAAGTAGAACAATAGATAGCATTCTGCAAGTGTCGTTTCTGATTATATCGTCCGAGTTTATGTCGGGTATACAATCAAACCGTTGAGTTAGATCGAAGGTGGGGAAGAGGGATGTTGTCTGATTATTTTCGTGATTACGTAACATTGACATCACTGGTTCTGCAACTTTAGAAAAAGTTGTTTGTACAAGTTTTTCCATAGCAATTGTACACGCTGATTGGATAGAGTTACTCGCATCCTCGAAAAGATCACGACTATCTTGAAGTCTTTCCTCTTCCTTCTTTTTCATCGATTCTAGTTCATCTCTCAATTGTTGAATTTCTAGTTCATAGTTAATATCTTTATTGGGGATAGATGTATACTCTGGCGGTGGTCCTCCTACAATAGCACATTTTGGAATTTGACTTGACATCATCGTATATGTTTGAACATTTTATAGTAAAAATCAATTTTAAAAAGAATTGAGGTTTCATCGCCGTCCAAATCATATTTTTATTCTCTCCCTGACCCAGATGACGCTCACATCATTCTAGTAACCCAAGATCGTCCTCGGTAGTCCACACGTTAGATGCGGGCCGCTCTGTAGGAGCGCTAGCTGCAACAGGAATGTCTTTCAATCCTGGGGGGTGATAGATCTCGACATTTAAATCCATCACGACAGTATATATTTCACAATTCCTCATCCATTTGTCACTTTCAAAGTATCGACTCAACAAGCAATTGAAGCAATCGGCATGCCCAACCAATGCAATCCTTGTTTCCGGGCGGTTTTTCAAACGAGCCACTAGTTGATCGATTCTCGATTCCAGATGCACTTGTGGCTCGAAATATCCGAACTCAGTGAATACCCTTCGCCCCTCTAGCGGATCGTTGGAATCACACTCCTCGGGTGTATACCACCAAACATCCGGAAGATCCGAAAAGTCAAACTGAGGGAAGCGCTGCTGTAGGTCATCCTTCGAGCTTCCGATGTCGCAGGCCGCCTCGAGATGTTCAGTGTGCTCAGCCCAGACTTCGAACCTCGCAGAGGGGTGCTTCTCCGCGGGGAACGCTAGCAGGGCAGTCTGAAGCGCACGAGAGAGCGGCGAGACAATAATCAGCTCAGGGTTCGCGGATTGGCATTCGGGTATCATTTTTGTTGCCTGTTGATGGCCGACCTTTGTGAGAGGTGCATCGAACACGCAGGGATCACGCTGTTCGGTATCGTACACAACGTTGTGCTCTGATTGTCCGTGTCGCAAGAGAGTTATAATCTTGTGTGGGTATCGAAATTGCCTCGACGCGTTCACGATCCCTTGGTCAATAGAAGATTGTGTTTGTGACGTTGGTTGATTGCCCATTGATGCGTATATATCATAGCGCTATTGTTTAAATATTTACGCAATTGAATTATGATAACAGACAAATATATCATATATACGGAGATATTGATGGAATCAATCAGAAGATATAGTCAAGTATATGTGATCTCGAATGACAAGATCCTGTTCAATACCAACAATCACTGGGATAACGGTCGCCCAGACAACTACAGATATATTGTTGACCGATACAATACCTCAAATTGGATTGATCGCTTTCATAAAGATAACTACTTCTTTTTGACTCTCGATCGAGACGATTTGAAATGGATGGAGGACGCGTTCAGAATAGGGATAACTACCCGTAAGTTTTCACACCTGTTTGATGATGAACTCGAAATTACCTGTGATAAACATAGGGAGAAAATGAATGATATCAACAAGCACCTCTCTTCGCATGAGAAGGGATGGTTTGTCAGAACCGAGAATGTGTCATTAAAAGAAGGTCAATTCGGTATAGGTCCTTATGATAATCTCGAGAACATCATTAAGTCGATGGTTTCAAGCACTGCAGGTCATTATGCGTTCGGGGAGACAGACACTGAGTGTATAATTTATTTTATGCGTTGGGTAGATATGGATTACGACAAAGAATTCCGTATCTTCGTGTACAATAATAAGATTACGGCAATTTCAGCACAACATCTCTACAGTATAAATAAATGGCTAAATTCAATGTCTGATGAAGAGATAGGGGGAGTTGTGTATAAAATCTTGCAATACTTCGAAGAACATATCAAAGATAAGCTATTTGACTTTGAAAACTATACCATGGATCTAGCGCTAATAGGAGATGATGAAACTCCCTACTTCATTGAGCCTAATTCGTTTGGATCGGAGTATGCATCTGGATCTTCGCTCTTTCATTGGATTAACGATCACGACATACTTCATGGGAATGGTCCCTTAGAATTAAGATACGTTAGCGACAATTAAATGTCGAAAATTTTCTCGAAATCGAATTTCTCTCATCTTGGAAGACAAAAATATGGGAACCATGCAATCATGCACTCAAACTCAGACGGAAGTCGAAACATTATTCATCCCCAACACATCTGCTCTTGTGAGGAAGAGTCTTGCTGCTTGTTTATCAAACGGAGTAGCATTTGCCGACAACAGTGGCAGTACTAGTGGGGCCATCCTAGAAGCTCTCCGCATGTTCACTGTATCTTTAGCACCGGCGAAGACTGCACTATGGAGCACAACATGTAGACCACTTGTAGATACACATACAGTTCGGTGGCTCTCAGAAGGAGGAACAGTACCTTCCTCTATCTACGCTACAACCTCATGGGTTTGTTCAGCAGAATCATTCATTCTTCTCACAGACGGGCAAGTATCTACCCGTGAAGTGCAGACGCTCACAAATTTTACTTATCATACCAGTCACATTCCTACGATTCTTGGAATTGCTACATGCGGTCTTGACCCTGATAGAGATATCAGCATGTTTAATGTATCTGTACTTATGTCCCATTTCACAGCATCGCGCAACGCTATTATTGTCGTGATGGATAGAATGAGCGCGAGTCAGGAAGTTGTGTGGGTACTGGCCGCGAAGGGAGATTTCGCAGATCATCAAATATTCGGAGATCTTCCAGATCTTGGGGGCAATCCGTCGCTCGGAAGTTTCCCGCGCGTCTCGATCAACTCGTTAAAGAAGATAACAGTAACATTGCTCTCTCCACAGCCAGCAGGTACTGTTTTGGTGAATAGCGGACAACATTATCTTAGACTTGATATGCTCCTCCAATCCACTGAGAATTTTTGGGCTCTGGCAGAGATGGCTGATGAGTTGGAGATGGAGAACATTGTACGGACAATGCAAAACAAAGGTGATACCGTATTGTTCCGACAATATCTTCAGTCTGTAAGTCTACAATTGGATAACGAAGTACAGACAGAGATAGATAGTGCACCAATATCGGTTACACAACTTTTATCCCGGCTTCGTCATACGCAGAATACAGAAGAACGTTCAGATCTCACAAACAAGCTCTTAGCAGCAGCCGGAGCAGATGCAGAGGAAGTAAGTGCTCGTCGCTCAAAGGGTCGGTCGCAAGTGCGAGGAAGGCGTGCTATCATTGGCGGAATGCTCCAAGCATTGTGTGAAGTGGAACGAGCGGGTATGGGTGCGGACAGTCTCGGTAGGCTTAGCAATCGGGCAGCACGAGCGAAGAAGGTTGAGACTCTCGCGCGAATGGATTCTCTAGATATGGAGGGAGCACCTACTGACGAGGATTGTGTGGTGATGCTCGATTCTGGTCCAGCCGCTCTGATCGTCCGAGCAGTGCTTCCAGAAGAAGCGGAAGCAAACACCAATGACTTCGCCATGGATTTCCCTCTTGCAACTGGTGGAACTGTTCGCAACGATATATGGCTCCCAGACGTGATTGGGATTTCAAATGGCACTGCCGACCAGATCGAAGCGACCCAAGTGTCTGCCCTGGCACGTGAACAGACGGTTGTTGCAATTCCTATCCTCTCGCTCGAAACACAACCCAACAGAAATGCAGTCTTCCAACGTCTTTCCGTAGCATTCGGAGGTGGAATCCAAGTGGGTAGTATCTGGATGGTGGCACTGGCAAGCATTGTCAATACTCTCGAGACTAAGGAGTGGGCAAGTGCAGATACTCCAATTGGTAGATTACTACACTTCCTGGGACAACAGATTATGACTCATATCTTACTACCCAAGGGTCACAAGCTCTCTCCGTATACAAACACAACAATTGGACAAGCACTTGCGCAACACATTGCAGAAGATGAGTTCGTCCAGCATCAGCCATTGAGAGCAACTGTCGTAGCATCTCTGTCTATCCTTAGATGGGGGAACACTATGACGACAGCGACTCCAGAACACTATCGGAGATGCGTGATCGCTAGAGCTATCCGATCGGTTCCACAGGAATATCTCATCAGATTGAAGAACTCAAATATATCTGATCCTCCAAACATAGTGACTCTATGGGATGCTATCTACACAATCCGCCCTGGTCAAAGACAAGTCGTGCCCGTTGCAGGATCGCACCATGTAGTGAGTTCATGGGAAGGAGTACTCTCAAAAGAGTCACGCATCGCTCTGGATATGTTCACACGAGGATATGCGGAACTCACAGGAGGTGATAATGACAGAGGAGACTCCCTTATTACTCCCGGATTAACAATGGTTGTGCGGGCCGTGCTTTCAGAGATAAGTACTTGTGGACTCAGCGCTACTGTAGCAGTTGATAAGGTATGCGCGTTCCATCCCATATGCGCTGCAGAATTCAGTCCAACTACTCTTGGACATGCAGATGAACAAACATGCCTTGACATTTTAGCAAAGTGGTTAATCTGGGCGCGTGCTCCTATCACACCAGTACCGCCATTCGCAACTCAGTATGGACCATCAGTACTGTTCTTCTACCATGGTCGCGCCCAAGGAGGAGGAATTACCAATATGACAGAAGGATTTGTGTGGGATGTGGAGGAAGATAGTAATGAGCGTATGAACAGACTCACTGAGTATATCCGTCAAACACGAGCGAACTTACTTTACATGGAGTACCAGTCCAACAGAGACGGATCGTTCAACAACAGAACGACAAATCAACCACTCCATCGTCATATGCGAGACCAATGGGTAGCGACCCCCGATATAGATCCAACTTCTGGCGAATTTGTGAGCAAGACTGTACAACGAATCATTTCGGCTGGAACAGGCAATCTACACGCTGAGTGTCTAGAACACGATATAGCGATGCTCGGATCAAGTCTGCGAGATATCGGTCGCGTCGATGCTTCGATGATCGAGAGGGTATCACTTAGAGAAAGAGTAGAACTTGAGCTAGCAGGACGAACAACTAACGAACTCGATGTATCGTCCGCACCCCCAGCAATCTGGGTCCCTACAACAGATCCCGCTATTCAAGAAACGCTGGTAGCTGCTGAGCAAGTGACCAGAGAAGCAATCGCAGTTGCAGCACACATTACGACAGAAGTCGATCAGAATATTCCAAAGATGTCCACCAATAGACTATCCCGGTTCATCACCAAGCTGTTGCGACACACAGTCCAGAGCTACGGAGTGCCAGTACGAACAGATGGCTACGTGTCTGTAGAACAGCTTTTAGCACTTGCAGAACTGCGAGGTGCGGAGATGCAACAAATAATCGATATCTCATCGATTGACAAGAAGGGTCGATTCCAGATCACCAATATCGATGGATATCTCTTCATCCGCGCGACACAAGGACACTCCATCGCCTCTATCGATCCAGATCAACTCATGGACAGAATCACGGACCCGAATCAGATTCCAGTATGCATCCACGGAACGTACGAAGAGAGCTGGAAAAACATTAGAATGACTGCTCTAGACAGAATGCAGCGGACACACATCCAGATGGCTGCAGGTCTCCCAACAGATCCAGAAGTTGTGAGTGGAACCCGTCAAGGAGCTGAGATCTATATATATATCGACGTTGTGCGAGCAATGGAATCAGGCATCCCCTTCTACAGATCACACAACAACGTCATCTGTTCCCCTGGTCCAATCCCTCCGGAGTTCTTCCTTCAAGTCATTCGGAGAAGAGACAACAAGTCGCTGGTTGAGTGGAAAGAGTAATAAATTATCAATGGAGAAAAAGATCCAGACAAAAACAAGTCATTCTCTGAGTTAGATCATAGTATATATAAGAACCCTATAGTGAAAGCTATAGGGTTTCTTGCGTGCTTCTAAAAATTCTTTTAGAATTGTTTTTTCGGCAAGTCTTGAGTCAAATATAACACTTATGTTTGGTATATGTCAACCACATCTTAGAAGCATACTACAATGTATTATTTCACGATTCCTATACCGTGAAGAGATCAATAATATGTGTGGGGCGAATACGTACCTCAACGAGTTATATCTCGAAAATTGGCGGTATGTTTATAAGATATGCTTGCATTACCAACCTCATAATTATGATGGACCAACAGTAATCAACGCTTATGGTGATCAGTGCTGGTATAAGGAAGGGAAGCTTCATAGAGGAGGGGATCAACCGGCAGCAATCTACGCAAACGGTGATCAGGTGTGGTATAAGGAAGGGGAGTTTCATAGAGACGGAGATCAACCGGCAATAATCTACGCGAACGGTGGTCAGGAGTGGTATAAGGAAGGGAAACCGCATAGAGACGGGGATCAACCAGCTATAATTTGTGCGGACGGTAATCAGGCATGGTGGGTAGAAGGGAAACCGCATAGAGACGGGGATCAACCAGCTATAATTTGTGCGAACGGTAATCAGGCATGGTGGGTAGAAGGAAAACGTCATAGAGATGGAAATAGACCTGCAGTAATCTTCGCGAACGGTGATCAGGAGTGGTGGAAGGAAGGGGAGTATATTCCCCAAGACGTAGCAACGTATTCCTGTTTGGTCCAGTGATGTGGTCTCCGGGTTAAACTTCTCGTATAATTTTCTGGTAATTGATAATTTATGCAAACATATGACATTTATTTGAGACTTATGTCCAATATCTACGATCTGATGAGCACGCAACCTGATAATTATGATGGACCGGCCGTAATCGACAAGAACGGTGATCAGGTATGGCTTAAGGGAGGGAAGTTTCATAGAGAAGAGGATCAACCGGCAAGAATCCGCTCAAATGGCACGCATGAGTGGTGGAAGGAAGGGAAGTTTCATAGAGAAGGAGATCAACCGGCAAGAATCTGCTCAAATGGCACGCGTGAGTGGTGGAAGGAAGGGAATCTTCATAGAGAAGGAGATCAACCGGCAAGAATTAGCGCGAATGGCGATCATCTGATATGGTATAAGGAAGGGAAGCTTCATAGAGAAGGGGATCAACCAGCAATAATCTTCGCGGACGGTACTCAGAAATGGTATAAGGAAGGATGGATTCATAGAGACGGGGATCAACCGGCAAAAATCTGGGCGGACGGTACTCAGTACTGGTATAAGGAAGGGGTACTTCATAGAGAAGGGGATCAACCGGCAATAATCTACGCGAACGGTGGACAGGTATGGGGTAAGGAAGGGAAATATCATAGAGACGGGGATCAACCGGCAATAATCTACCCAGACGGTACTCTGGAGTGGTGGAAGGAAGGGAATCTTCATAGAGACGGAGATCAACCGGCAATAATCTACGCAAACGGTAATCAGGAGTGGTGGAAGGATAGTAAGCTGCATAGAGACGGGGATCAACCGGCAATAATCTACGCGCACGGTAGTCAGGAGTGGTATAAGGAAGGGAAGCTTCATAGAGGAGGGGATCAACCAGCAAGAATTTACGCGAACGGTACTCAGTTCTGGTATAAGGAAGGGAATCTACATAGAGACGGGGATAATCCGGCAATAGTCCGAGCGACCGGTGAACAGCAGTGGTGGAAGGAAGGGAATCTACATAGAGACGGGGATAAACCGGCAATATTCTACACAGACGGTGATCAGGAGTGGTGGAAGGAAGGAAAGTTGTATAGAGACGGAGATCAACCAGCAAGAATTGAGAGTCGTTAGGGCAGATGGAGTAACACAAATCTGGGGTCGAAAGAAGAATAAAATTTGCGAATCTCTTAGTAAAGAGGATGTGATAGAGTATATCCAAATGTCTACCGCAGAAGATGCATGGTTACCTATCAAGCTCCTTGTAGATAGGAAGTATGATATAACGCTTATCAACCTCACAGATGTGCTATGGAGACCTTATTGGGATGAGTAATTGGGATGAGGGATAAGAATAATTTGAAGTAAGCCTGCCAAGAGGGTAGGCTTACTTGCGTTCGTTCTCCAGAAAGTTATTGAAAATTGAAATTTAGAAGTAAAATATGGATTAGATATGTGTCATGCCAACAAATAAAGACGAAACTATGGAATGTGTAATCTGTTGTAATGAAAAATCAAGGGCTACAGTCACATGTCCGAAGTGTGACTTGGCATGCTGCCAAGGATGCTTCAGGCGGTACTTACTTGAGTTGGATGGTGATGCAGTATGTATGAATCCTGAATGTGGTCACGCCCTATCTCTGGACTTCATAGCTGGCAACACGCCGAAGATTTTCCATAACGATCAGTACCGCAAACATCGTACTGAAATTGCATTGAGCAAAGAACGTTCTCTTCTCCCAGGTACTCAGCATCTCGCCGAGAATCAGTACAAGGCCGTCGGGATCATGGAGGAGATAGGTCAAGCACGTAAACAAGAGGCTTTGTTGAAACAACAATTACATGAAATCAAAAATCATCGCCACACTCTCGAAATACGACACCAACGGCTTTCGAACATCAAGGAGAAGGAACAGGTAACCAAGGCACAGTTCATCAAGGCATGCTCAGTTCAGAACTGTCGCGGATTCCTATCTGCTGCTTGGAAGTGCGGTATTTGTCAGACATATGCCTGTTCAAAGTGCCACGAGGTGAAGGACGGACGTGATGACGAGAACCATGTATGCAAACCAGAAAATGTGGCTACAGCAAAGTTGCTTGCATCTTCCACTAAGCCTTGTCCTAAGTGTGCAGCCCCTATCCATAAAGTATCCGGATGTAGTCAGATGTGGTGCCAGCATGAGGATACACCTATATGGATGTGGGATGGTACGAAGAAAAGAGCCAAGTGTATCGAAATAGGGGATCTGATTATCGGGGACGACGGAACTCCACGCAGGGTGGAATGCTTAACTAAAGGCGAAACAGATTTATTCGAAATCGAGCAAAGCTTTGGCGACAATTATAAGGTCATCGGTAACCATCTTCTCACACTTCGTAATGGTGATAAACTAGTCGACATTTCAGTGAATAACTATATGGCTCTATCAAACCGAGATCGAATTAGAGGGTATCATCGGGTAGCTGTTGAAGCTATTCAGTGGCCTGAGCAAGAAGTACATCTTGACCCGTATATACTTGGAATGTGGCTTGGAGATGGGATGACACGGGGAGATGGCTTTTCGACAAACGATATCCCATTACTTAGGCGATGGATTGATTGGTGCAGCAACAATGATCTCGAAGTAACTCACGGCCGTCCCTTCGGATATGATATCAGGAACACAAATCAAGGACATAGACTTCCAGTTGGGTATGAGTCAATGGAGACATGTACTGGGTGTAAAAAGAAATCGTCAGTGATGTGTGCGAGTGTTGAAGAGTTGGAACTTCTAATAGAACAAGAACCTGATAATGTAGAATATCAAGAGATTTTGGAGTGGCGCTTGTCTCTACCCATACGAACTAACGATCTTATTCTTGGCAAGAGCATGAAGACAAACCGATTTAAAGTTATGTTGCAAGAATGTGGAGTACTGAATAACAAGCACATTCCACTTGAATATTTGTGCAACTCGCAAGCCGTGAGACTTGAAGTACTAGCAGGAATAATTGATACCGACGGCAATAAATGTAACCAGGCGTACCGTATCTCTCAGTGCATTGGCCGAGATGCATTGTGTGATGGAATTCGTGATCTATGTCATTCTCTCGGACTTGCCACAACAAGAAAAACAGACAATGTCATTTTTCCTCACGGAAACAAGTGTAACACTCAGGATCAAGTGTACATACGTGTTATTGGAGATACAACAAAGATCCCACTGATACTAGAATATAAGAGAATTGATTCACAAGGAGAATATCCAGCGTCCACCATCAAAGTCAAGTCAGTCGGAGTTGGACGGTTTGTAGGATGGGAGATTAGTGGGGGGAGCCACAGATATCTTCTCGGCGATGGGACAGTGACTCATAATTGTCCTCTTTGCCATACCGTGTTCAATTACCACACAGGAAAACTTGAAAAGGGTATCGTACACAACCCCCACTATTACGAATGGCAGAAAAAGAACAGGGAGGCTCCTCTAGCTCAGGATGCCGATCCGTGTGGAGCAGGGCGAAACGTGCCACAAGCTCGAGATATGAGAATTGCGGCTGAAATGAGAAGCGAAAAGTTATTCAAGGGATGGGAAGAATGCCATAGGTCAATTCATCACTTTCAAAACTGGGTCTTGCCTAGGTACCCAGCCGAAAACGGTATATTAGACAACACTGATCTACGAGTGCAGTTTCTGATAAACAATATATCAGAGAAGGAATGGGCGGCAGCACTTCAAAAGCGGGTGAAGCAGCGTGAGAAGAACGTTGAGATCCGTCAAGTACTTGAGATGTACACAGCGACATTGGGTGACTTATTCCATGCATACGTAAAAGGTCCTATGGATCTCGAAGGACAGTGTAACGCGATCCGCGAGTACGCAAATGACCAGTTCAACAAGATCGCAAAACGCTACGGGAACAAGGCTCCACTAATTAACACCAAGTGGTTTGAGGCGAAGAAGGACGACAAGATATAGATATATAGATATATAGATAAGATATATAGAGAAGATATATAGAGAGGATATATAGAGATATTTGGGACTGAAGACCGGGTGTAATTGCCTGGTCATTTTTCCTAGGTAAAAAATTTAATATAAACTCAGATTTAATTTACACATAAATTAAATGAGTATATGTTCTCGATGTCAGAATCCTGTTGATGCTCATAGCAGTGTCCAACTTATGCTCACTACCAGTCCGAATAAGGGTCTACAGTACCCTATAAACTACTGCATTCCATGTGCAGTGCAGCAAGTGAGGAAGGATATTCCATGTGCATATCTGAACGAAATGGGCGATGCGTGCGAGTTGTATCATTGTGTTCAAAAAGTAATTGGGTTGCCTTCAGAGTCAGCTTCTCCGTCCGACCAATGGCTGTTGACTTTTGTACCGGGAACGATGTATGATGGGGTGCCTATCAGGACAGGATTTATGAAATGGTGGATAACCCCAACTCTTCCCGCAACTATAGATAATGAAGGTGCACGTGCCTTGGAATATGAGATCATCATATATAAAGAGATCGTAAGACCATTAATATATGAGAAAGTGTGCCCAAATTTTGTCCGTTACCTAGGGTCGTCTACTGGATGCAAAAGTTCTCAATTGATAAACTTTCTTGTTGATAGAGCACCTGTTAGAAAAGGGCCTAGAGTTATGACGTTTAATCAAGCAGCAAGGGCAAAGAATGTATCAGTGTCTTATTTGCTCGCGCTATCTGATGGCAGACCCAGCATCAATTCTGCATACAACATGAACCCTGTCGTACCACAACTAAAAATGTTGCAAGACTTTAAGTTCAGCGTGCTTATCAACGAGGCATTCACACCAGGGACACAAAATTTTATGGATTGGATGAAATATAATTATAAGTATCCGAAACTAGTATACAACATACTATTCCAAATCATGGTAGCATGCTACGCCCTAGGCCTCTCAAAGACAACTGCGAATGATCTACATATGGGTAATGTCTGGATCGAACCATTGTCTGAACCACGAACATACGTATATATTATTAACGGTACACCCTATACCGTTGAGATAGAATATCTCGCCCTGGTATATGATTTCGATCGCGCATACTCAGAGAAGTTCGGTGATAATCCGATGCTCGAAGATGGGTTCTTATGTCAATCTAATAATCAGTGCAACGAAACAGTAATGAACAAAGATGCTATCAAGTTTTTAATGTATCTCTGTCCACACTTCGCAACAAAGCAGACGATTCTTGACATTATATCTCCTCCAAACATACAAGGTGATGTCTTACAATTTCTATCTCAAGAACCCGACAAGCTGGTATTTTTGATGAATGGCAATAATAGACTTACGGCTGATGCACTTAACGCACTCAACCCAATGGACGTGATAATCGCGAAGATTGCCGGCATGTCCGGAGGAATACATGTTGGTGTTGCCGATCCGAGTAATCCAGACACATATATCTGTGATCCTTCGAGATTTGCACCAGATGGTACTCTCATAGTTACACGCAGTGGCATATAACAACAATAGAAGAGAACCTACGATCGACTCAGGATCCGTAATAGAGAAAAATAATCACAAAATGATTTTGTATCCAAGTCTTGTTATAAACACTATGTCTAATATCTCTAATATCTCTAATATCTCTAATATCTCTAATATCTCTAATATCTCTAATATGTGTCAACCACAACTTAGAAGCATACTACAATCTGTTGTTTCACAATTCCTATACCGTGAAGAGATCAATAATATGTGTGGGGCGAATACGTACCTCAACGAGTTATATCTTGAGGATTGGCGGTATGTTTATAGGATATGTCTGCATCACCAACCTCATAATTATGATAGACCAGCAATCGTTGATGTGGACGGTGATCAGTATTGGTATAAGGAAGGTGATTTTTATAGAGAAGGGGATCAACCGGCAGTAATCTACGTGAACGGTACTCAGTCATGGTATAAGGAAGGGAAGGTTCATAGAGACGGAGATCAACCGGCAGTGATTCACGCAAACGGTAATCAGGTGTGGTATAAGGAAGGGTATATTCATAGAGACGGAGATCAACCGGCAATAATCTACGCGAACGGTAATCAGGTGTGGTATAAGGAAGGGAATCTTCATAGAGAAGGGGATCAACCGGCTATAATATGGACGTACGGTAGGCGTGAGTGGTGGACTGGAGGGAATCTTCATAGAGAAGGGGATCAACCGGCAAGAATTTACGCGGACGGTACTCAGGAATGGTGGATAGAAGGAAAACGTATAAATGATTTGTTGCATTAAGTATTGTTATATTCACAAGACTATGACAATTTGTCAAATAGATCTTAGGAGTATACTACAATCTGTTGTTTCACAATTCCTATACCGTGAAGAGATCAATAATATGTGTGGGGCGAATACGTACCTCAACGAGTTATATCTCGAGGATTGGCGGTATGTTTATAGGATATGTCTGCATCACCAACCTAATAATTATGATGGACCAGCAATAATCAACGCGCACGGTGATCAATTGTGGTATAAGGAGGGGGAGTATCATAGAGAAGGGGATCAACCGGCATCAATCTGGTTGGACGGTACTCAGAAATGGTGGAAGGAAGGGAGGGTCCATAGAGAAGGGGATCAACCGGCAGTAATTTATAAAGACGGTACTCAGCGCTGGTATAAGGAAGGGAAGCGACATAGAGAAGGGGATCAACCGGCAGTAATCAACGCGGACGGTACTCAGTGCTGGTATAAGGAAGGGTATATACATAGAGACAGGGATCAACCGGCAATAATCTGGGCGAGCGGTATACAGGAGTGGTATAAGGAAGGAAATTGTCATAGAGACGGAGATCAACCAGCAATAATCTGGCCGAGCGGTGATCAATTGTGGTATAAGGAAGGGAAGCGTATAAAATGATTTATCACATCAAGTCTTGCTCTATTTACATATCAAGACTATATCACTATGTCAATCTGTCAAATAGATCTCAGGAGTATACTACAATCTGTTGTTTCACAATTCCTATACCGCGAACAGATCAATAATATGTGTGGGGCGAATACGTACCTCAACGAGTTATATCTCGAGGATTGGCGATATGTTTATAGGATATGTCTGCATCACCAACCTCACAATTATGATGGACTAGCAATAATCAACGCGCACGGTAATCAGTGCTGGTATAAGGAAGGGCATCTTCATAGAGACGGGGATCAACCGGCTATAATTTGTGCGAACGGTAATCAGGAGTGGTGGAAGGATAGTAAGATGCATAGAGACGGGGATCAACCGGCATCAATCTGGGCGGACGGTACTCAGTTATGGTATAAGGAAGGAAAGTGTCATAGAGACGAGGATCAACCGGCAATAATCCGCGCGTACGGTGAACAGAACTGGTGTAAGGAAGGGAATCTTCATAGAGAAGGAGATCAACCGGCAATAATTGATCCATCCGGTACTCGGGAATGGTGGATAGAAGGAAAACGTGTAAAATGATTTGTTGCATTAAGTATTGTTATATTCATAAGACTATGTCAATCTGTCAAATAGATCTTAGGAGTATACTACAATCTGTTGTTTCACAATTCCTATACCGTGAAGAGATCAATAATATGTGTGGGGCGAATACGTACCTCAACGAGTTATATCTCGAGGATTGGCGGTATGTTTATAGGATATGTCTGCATCACCAACCTAATAATTATGATGGACCAGCAATCGTTGACGCGAACGGTCATCAGTACTGGTATAAAGAAGGAAATCCTTATAGAGAGGGGGATCAACCGGCAATAATCAAAGCGAACGGCGATCAGATATGGTATAAGGAAGGAAAGCGTCATAGAGATGGGGGTCAACCGGCAATAATCTATGCGAGCGGTACTCAGCACTGGTATAAGGAAGGGGAGCGTCATAGAGACGGGGATCAACCGGCAGTAATCCTCGTGAACGGTACCCAGTATTGGTATAAGGAAGGGGAGATTCATAGAGACGGGGATCAACCGGCAATAATCTGCGCGAACGGTGATCAATGGTGGTATAAGGAAGGGAAGTATCATAGAGAAGGGGATAAACCGGCAATAATCTGCGCGAACGGTGATCAGGTATGGTATAAGGAAGGGAGGCGGTACTATCCTCAGGAAGACATACACTAACTGGATATCCAAGCAATGTTGTCTATCGAGTATCGTTATTTGTATAACAATACTGTATCTACTAGATTATATATGTCTGTAATTAGCATGCCTCATAATTATTCGTCAAACTCAGCGGCGAAGTCTTCATCATCGTCTTCTAGTTCTTCTTCATCTTGGATGAGAATATCGTCATCATCTAGTTCAATATCGTCGTCTGATTCGTCCATTTCCTCGACTTCTACATCATCTAGAGAAGTCTTGGTATCAAGATTCTCTGGGATATCATATTCTAGTTTATACTTGTTACATATATTAATGTCCGCTGGAGTTAGGCTTACGACGACATCATCAACTTCCTTTCCGACTACTTTGCTTCCGTTCTTGCCTACTTTGACGAAGACAAGTTCGATTCCCTCTTCTGTCATATATGTATGGTTACCGTTGTCATTTATTTCGACCTTGATTTCTTTCTTTCCCGCTGTGATTGCGCTGATAACTTCAGGTGTTTGCTTCTTCTTTCCATTTGCTTTCTTACTATCTTTACTTTTAATACCTTTACTACACTCACCCTCCTTACTACCCTTACTACCCTTACTACCCTTATCTTCCTCACCAAGTAATCGTGTTCTTAGTACATCTTTTGTCCCTGTATGAGGAAGTCCTTGCTCCTTACACATCTCTACAAGTTCTGGACGCAGAGCCATTAGGATCCGTTTGTGGTCAATCGCGTGCGGTTGTTTAGGTAATTGGTTTGTAGAGTTGTTTACTGCGTCATTCTCCCACAAATCACTGTCTTTACTCCAAAACGCCTGAATTTCTTTTGGATCTTTGTCATACGCTTTTGCGACTCTTTGTACAAAGTCTTTGATGCCTTTGTTTACAACGGCCATAACTTCAGCACTTACCATGTGTTCGAGCGACATACCTAGCTTTCATGACGGAGATAAATCTTTAGATATCAATTTTATATTTTCTCCATCCAGTATTATCTCTGCGATAAGGACCCGATATTCTAGTTTTATTCGCGATTATTCTTTTTGCCGTTTAACAAATGAAGCAAGTATTACTAATAATAGGCTTGATATTGTTTGTCGGATGTATAGGGTTTCTAGTTGGAGCTATCATATGGACTAATAGTCTTGACTACACTAATAGTAGGACGAATCGTCATTGTAAGAAGCACCATTCGTCTACATCTGAAGGTGGAGATTGCGGAATATGGGACGGGAGTCAGTGTCGACGGGGGAAAGTGAGGAATGGAAAGTGCCGATCTGCGGGTCATCCTGGTCCCTTTGTGCTGCTCATTGTATCGATTGTTGCTTTGATTGCGTCAATAGTGTTATTGGTAATATCGTTCACAATGAAATCACCTCAATTTGCTCAATCAGCTGGAATATCTCAGGTCGCACATAGATATTATTGAGTTCTAAGTGTTTAGTACAATTAGAATTTAGACGTAAGATATGTATATCTTAATCAACCTACCTCGATGTTGCGAAGAAATTAATCCTATTTATTTTCACAGATGAAGGTATTTGAGCTGAGCGTATTTTGCGCGTCATAGCTGCAAATGCCCTACCAACTGCATCCTTGTCTTTGATCTTTACACCAGTTTCTCTTTGTAACGCCTTGATTACGGCATTAGTGAATACCGTTTCGGTTATTTCGTATCGTTCCCCTGCCTCAACCGCAAGGAGGTCGTAGTGTTCAAGTTGGTCTGTACCTGATTTTCGTAGCTCTCTCCATCGATTTCTTATTAAAGCATCGATATGTGCATTACTCATGTTAGGATTTCGACTAACAATATCGTCGAGAATCTCTGTACGAAATGGCACAAATCCTGCGTCGAGTATTTTGCCTTCTGAAGAAGTGAGTAGGATATCTGCCATAACTTCAGTTAATTGATTGTAGTTTAGGTATGGGTTGTTGTGTTTCACTTGTCGTTTCCAGTTTATCCACATGTCATCTAACGTGTTTGCGATGATTGTATTCGCGATTCGTTTGTCTTCTGCATTACTTGCCTTCTCTCTCGCGACATTAATATTATCTTCTACGAATAATTCGCGAAGTGCTATTCGTGATGCATCATCCTCTTTCTCCTCTTCTTCATCTTGATCTCCTTCATCTTGGTCATCTGATTCTGGTTCTGATATATCGTCATAACCGAACTGTTCTTCCTCTTCTGTTACTATATCATATTCCGGACTAATCTCGAACTCGGTGTGAGCATGTCCCTCTATATCTGGGACTATGTTTTCGTCTAAATATTCTTCGTTAACTTCCACACTTTCGCCTTCTCTCTTGGGCCCAGTCCGCATTTCTGTTTCCATTTCCAGAAGATTTTTCTTCTGTTTTTCCCATTTCTTTCGTTCCCGGTTGGATAGTTTTGTCGATATATCTTTGTGGATATCGGTTCCGAGGATGATTGTTGCGGCTGCTCTGACATCGATAGCAGCAATTGTGGCGTTTGGTGAAACGTGTCGGTTGAACTGATGAAGTCCGCTAACAACATTTATAAGAGCTGAGATGATACAGTTAGTGCGTTGGTCCTCAACAATATGGACGCATGGTTGCGATTTTGAGACGAGGCGTTGCATTGAGATGATTGTGTTTTTGATATTTTTGACACTGGTATTGCTCATATTTTTGACGAGTGTATATATGATAACAACAATTCGATTCCATATAGTTCGTGCAATTAGAATTGCATCCTCTTCTTGCATTCTCGGACATGTTGCCATCATTTCAAGGAAGTAGAATGGCACTTTTGATGTCACGTATTCGCTTAGAACTGCGACATGTGAAGATGGTTGGTAAACAGTGTCTAGCGCAGTAGCAACTAGATCTGCGGTTAGGGGCATCTCTTTTTTGTTTCTTACCCAAAGATAATTGCGGAGGGTATTAATGACTCTGCATGTGTCGATGACGCGGATTTGGAGCCAACTATTCATGAACGCATTGTTCTGCAAAAAAGTCGTGATATCATCTGTTGTGATTTCCGCGAGTTCATCTCCTTTGCGTTCTTTTCCGAAACGTTGTCGCAGTTTCATTAACCTTTTCCCTACATAATTATCTCCCTTGCCGTCTTTTCCAATACCAAGGATTGGGTCATCTCTATCGTTCCAGATAATATGTTTGTTCCCGGTAGCGAGTAGGAGGTCTTGTAAATACATATTTATAAATTTCTCGGTTAGAGCTAAGCGCGCGTTTTGGATCATGATATCGTAAAAGCTACGATCTTTCATTTGGACGAATGTTTTGTGTAATTCATCAGGGTCAAGGAAGCTTTTAGGTCCGATGACTGGTTCGTTTGGGTTAACGAGAATATTTGGGTACGCGGCTTCGATAGTTCCGAATTCCGGGAAGAGTGCAATGAGGCTTGTGATGAGATAGTGAGTGACACTTGGGAATTGCATCCCCTTGATTTTGAGGAGACCTGTGTATGCATACGGAGCTAGTTTGTTGTATGTTGCATCAATTCCTTCGACTGGTTTTGGGTAGATTCTAATGGTATCTCCTCGGGGTTCTTCGTATACTGGGACAGTGCTTGGTTCTGGTTCAGGTCCGAATACAATATTGTTAGATGATTCGGCTTCCATGACTTCTGCATCCGTTGGGACTGTTATTTGAGCAACACGTTCATCGATTAATGCTTCAAGATCTTCTTGTAGTTGATTATTCTTGTACAACACCCATACCCGATCTTCCAGGTCCATTTTCTCTTTGATAGAGAGGTTGCCAAATTGTTCCCTAATTGCTCTGTCTTGTTGATTGTTTGGGATATTTACAGAAAGGGGTTTTATATCGCTGCTCAGAGGTGTACGTGAAGGGGAGAATTCTTCATCAATTATTAGTTTGTAGGATTCTTGTGGAATATCTGGATAGTGTTTCTTCAATAGGTATTTTGCGTACATATCGAACGCGATTTGTTTGCATTTGCGTCTCTGTCGGTGTTGCAAGTTTCTGAGTTCCATCATTCTGACGGATAACAAGATTGCGCCTGGGTTTTCGGTAGCTGCTCCTATTGATGGGTCAAGATGTCCCGCTTCGAACAATTCAAGTACCGTTTTCTCGGATGGTCTCGGTATCTTATTCCCAAGGCCCTCGTAATGTATAATAATCTCGGATGGCGATTTGCCACTGTATTCAACTAGGGTGCTCCCATCTCTGATAGCCCGTCTAAGTGCTGATTCTGCGAGATATGCTGTATAGATTGATACCTTCCTGTCTTGTTCAGATTTCTCTTGTTGTTCCTCATAGAATGCCCATTTGATTCTTCTTCTTATTTGCATGAGGTATATCCCTACGAGATTGGATCCTGTTCCGTCATTGCCTACGCCGAGAAGTCTATTGGGACTGATATAATCGATTTGAGCATCCTTTGTAGTCATGAGCAGTTCTCTTAGTTCTGGATTTTCGAATTTGATGGTCATTGCTGTACCTAGAGCTTTCCCGGATGTGTCAAAGACTACTTTAGTATATAGGGATTGGTAGGTCGCTCTGACATTGGTAGGTTCGGCATCTTTGATTGTTTGACGATACGTTGCAACACTCATTGCGGCGCCATATATGTAATTCGTAACTGTGGGCCACCTTTCGTCGCCAATAGTCATGGGGGATCGAGCATTATTGCTAAGAGGCCCAAATGGGATATCGTTCGGTGCAAACAATATGATTTCCTGAGCCATTTGTTTGGAGGCAATTTTTTATGATGATATTTTATTTCGTGCATTTTCGGTTTAAAATGGAATAGAGATAAAGGAATTATGAGTGGTCTTAATTTCTTGCGAAGCAATGATTTTCATCGTGCGCAGGACTCTCGGGACGGTCATCTCCAGCTCCGCCATACTATACCAGGGTTTTCCCTTATACTATTCTATTCAACAGATTGCGAGTGGTGTGATATTTTAATTCCAATATTCAAGAAGTTGCCAGGAACTGTTGGTCACTGTAAGTTTGGTATGATTAACGTGAACCATAACAGAGGATGTGTGGATATGTCGAGCGGAACATCGACACCAATTGAGTATGTTCCATATATCCTTCTTTATGTTGACGGGGTTCCATATGTCGCGTACGATGGTCCGCATGATGCGCAAGAGATATCGAGATTTATTGTCGCAATGTCCGAGAGATTGCAAAAGGGAAGACAATTTGTGAACAAGAATCAGTCGAGAGAGCGGGGACGGGATAAATCAGACGGCCAATGGAAAGTACGCCAAGACGGCAAAGGGATGATGGTCTGTACGACTGGCCAACCACTATATGGACATAAGAGAAAACGAGTTTGTTATCTTAATTTCTCGGGGGCATACGGTAAGGACCAGCAAGGGAAAGGAGGGAAAGGAGGTAGACAGAGTCGTCAACAGCTTCCAAGCGAATCTGGGTTCCAATTTGAGAGGTGAGAATAGTATCATTGATTTAATTGATGAGCATTTCTAAAAATGAAGTATTAAGATGAGTATTATCTTAAGACTAGGATGAATTCATTTCTACTGTACGATAATTTATCAAAGTCGAATCCAAAGAAAGATATAACTCCTGCAAAGAAGCAGGAACTCATTGAGAATATTTCCAAGATAGACAAGGCAGGACACCGACTTATCTATGCTCTTATTCATGCTCATGAGATCACATCCGGAGATCATACCGATACTCCTTCACATCAACTTCCTTATGGCGGTGAATTTGTGAAACGCGATATGCAATATGACCTTGGTTCTCTCCCAATACCTTTACGGCATATCTTGTATAAGTTTACGTGTCTTCATATCAAAAGCATGGAAGTAGATAAACTAATGGAAGAGCAACGTCCTATCACAACAGATGTAAGTCATTTGTGTGATCGATAGATGTGTATGTAGTAAAGAATAAGGACAAGAGAAGCGAGAATAAACATCGATGCAGTAATCGCTCCAAATATCCACCACCTTAGAGGTTGGATTGTAGGAGGATGGTCCTGTAGTTGGAGTTTATTATTATACATGTTCTTGCAAACTCCAAAACAGTCGCTCCGACGCGTTACAAGTCTATTATTATACGAGGCCTTTACTCCGTCAGTTATAGTATCGTTTATTGCTATCTCCTTACAGGTCTTACCATCACAGTAAGACCCTCTCATGTCAGAAGTCAACGAGAAGAGTTTATATGCATTTTTATTGTCTGCAACGAGTGTTTTCGTAGTCTTATCGACGCCAACTACAACATTTCCATTAGATATTTTTAATTGACTTTTGTATGCAATTTTCTTACCTTTCTCACCCTGTGTATTTGAGAGAAAGCTAAACACGTAATTTTCGTCTTCTAAATTAGGTCCTGCAATTACCCATTTCAGTTTTTTGTCTTTTGGATCATTGTACGCAACAAGAGATGTGCCAGGAGATATTATGAGAAATTTGTCACCATAGCAAATCGGTACATATTGTGATATAATACCGGAAAAATTACCTGTAGGAATAAGTTGGATCCTATCGAACTGGTTGCTAGAGAAGCTAAGCAACGTGTTTGCTGTAAGTTGTTCATTGTCTAGTCTCAGGTTTGTCCCAATAACGTTGATTTTAACGAGATCCATGTAGAACACGGCATTCGCCTCATCTGGAGGAAAAGGATATGCGTTTGTATTGATGAAAACAGTGGAGTTAACGTTTGCTAAGTCAGGGAATTCATTTTTATTTTTTAATCTGTAGATAGGGTTCTCATCGGTGTGAATCGTTGTCCGGATTGGTGCGCATATGCTCTGCCCGTTGTTGAACGATATATAGTACCCAGATTGAGAATCTCCACCGCCAGAGTTGATACACTCTTCAAGAGTCTTTCCCGTCGTGCAAACTCCTTCAACAGTATCGTTGCATTGCGTAATGTCTTCCACTAACAACATCGAATTTGGCCAGACATACCAATTATTGTACTTCCATGGTACTGACAATTCCGAACTCATTTATCTATCCAAAAATGATATTTAGACACGTCTCCACAAAGTTAAATGGTAATGAAACTCAACATCAGAAGCGATAAACTTCAGGACATACAGGCAGCAATTTCTAGTGGACAACCAATTTCCTCCGTGTTTTTTGGGAGGTTAACATCAAGAGAGTTCCAGACATATGTTACAAGCCGAGATCATGCATGTATTATTGGCGATAAACGGGTTAAGTCTGGAAGAGCTTGCATGAGGAAAGTACGGGAATGTGACATACAAGCAGGATTTATCGAACCTTACGATGTTCTCTTTGGGTTCGAACCGGTTGAAAAAGATGAGGACGAAGAGTGTTATATCATATCGATTACGAACGCGGATATTATTATATTCGCTGAGATACTCGATATTCAAGTTCATTTTCGCGAAACCCCTCGCGATATCAAGGATCTTCTCCGGCCAATCGCGACAATTTACAATTGCTTTTCAAGAATTTCTCAAATTAGTCGAGATATCTCGACTTATCGTGACAAAGAGGGAAATAGTATAATGAAAATAGTGGCACAAGATATCATGTATCTTTCTCCAGACAACTTGCCATCGTTTTCCGAGTACGCTGTAGCACCAATGTATAAAGGAGACAAAAGTGCGCTTGTATTTAAGGAAGGTTCTGTGATACTGATCAATAACGATACAAGTTATGCATTTGCTGAGGGTTGTAGTGAAATAGATGAAACTGTTATTGTGGGAGACTGGTACCGAGATTCGTTTACAGCGTATGATACATGTATCTACAAAGGAAAGAACGTGTCAGGAAATCAACTGAAAACTCGCATATCCTATTTAAAGAAAGTATGTGCGATTTTCCCAGAATGTCGAATCATTTCGTATACCTATGATACGGATCTGGCAGTCGTGGTGAGTAGAATTCTTGTACAGGCAGAGGGAGTGCTCTTTGTACCGCTTAAAGCACACTACAAGAACACGAGAACCTACCAATACTATCCTGTTAACCGAATATCAATTAACTTCAATGTTGAACATACTAAGAACCGATATGATACTTATATGCTTACTACGCTCGACAACGAACCGTTTGCTGGTACTAACGAATATCCTCTACAGAATCATGGACGGTTTCCATTAGATAGAGAGTACAGATCCCTTATTGGATGGCCGCACGGCGAGACATTCGAGCTGTCTTGGGACAGTAACACATTTGTTCCACTTGGAAGATCAGTAAAGAAAGCTTCCAGTTCGCAACAAGCCAAACATACTTGGAATTATCTACACAATCCCGTTCCCTTAGAAATGATTGTTAGACATCTTCTTTAGACAAGTCTCGCTTAAAAGGAAAGTTCCCGGGAAAAAATGGCAAAATTGACTAAACTCAAGCAACTTCCACCGGACAAAACCTATGTGTTCGAGTCTCCATTTGCAACCAAAGATACCTTAGTGCGTACTGGAACTATTCCAGAAGGAAGCTGTTGTATACATGCGCTCCTGAAAGCGTATTCAAGAGACTATGGAATTATGGACAGATCAGCACGTGTCCAGTATGTAAAGCGCCTTTGTATTAGCATGTTTGGTGGAGTCGATAAAGATGATTGGGAAGACAACGCTGGTCTTGTAGCTAAGCCCCCATTTCGCCAAAACGTTTCTAGAATCTTCGACCGATTATATATCATGTTCGAAGAGAATAACAGAGACTGCAAAGGAGATGAGACTATCATTTTCAAACAACTAATTAAGGACAATAGCGATATCGAGCTATACCAGGTCATAAGTGAACTCGTGCCTATCAAGGAACTCCTTACGCATATTCTTCCTGGCTCATTTGAGAGCACTGAAGGAGAACTCATTGTCGAATGCAAACGCCAAATACACCGCGATATCTTGTCGTATCTTAAGTCGCGAGAAGAAATACAAGAAATTAGCAACGATATACGCGAATGTGTCATTAAAGGGACCAAGGAACTAGTCGATGCAGTTACAGAAGAAGCGGAGGATAGGGCATTCCGCTCATATCTCGTTGATCTGAGAAAGAACACTCAGGAGGTTGATGCATTCTCTATTGGTGTAATTTCAGATAGATTGAATCGCGATATCTATGTCATCCAAGGAAAAGATAGACTATTATGTCAACGGCTAATGAACCCTGCTAATCTAAAGCGCCGGAAATCCCTTGTAATTATATCTATCGATGATCAACACTACGAGACGGTAGGGAGACTATTACCAGGAAGTAGAGTCATGAGAGATTTCTCACCTGACGACAACCTGATAGAAAAATTTTACTGTTTTATATGTACTCCTTCACAACTTGCTACACGGTTCTCAGATCTTGTAGAGTACGCACCCAACTCTTTCCGTGCAGAAGTTAGTCCTAGTGCAAGCCCATCATCGAACTCTGAACGGGACTCCACAACAAGCTCGCGATCAAATTCACCAGCAATCAACTACGAAGAGAAAGAAGAAGAGGAAGAAGAGAAAGAAGAAGAGGAAGAGAAAGATGATAATGAAGAGCGAAATAGAAGAGAGGAGATGTATGAAAGATACGTGATGAGGAGACGTGAAGATGAGAGAAGACAAAAGAAGAAAGATAATGAGAGAGCAGATGGTCAAGACGAGAGTAGGAGAGATGATAAGAGAAACGAGAGTAGAAGAAACGAGAGTAGAAGAAACGAGAGTAGGAGGGATGATAAGAGAGATGATAAGAGAGATGATAAGAGGGATTATAAGAGGGATTATAAGAGAGATGATAAGAGAGATGATAAGAGAGATGATAAGAGAGATGATAAGAGAGATGATAAGAGAGATAGTACCTGTTCACGACAAATATGTTTATGCGGTTTTTCAGACTGCTGTAATGCAATGGGATGTGGTGAATGTAAGTGCTGTGATACACATTATGCGAGACGAAAACGAGCGTATGGTAAAACTATACCTAAAACGGAAGTGTATGGTCGAACGCCCAGCAAGAATTACGGAGATAGAGAAGTAAGTGAGACGAAAGTGTTCATGAAATCTTAGGGAAGAATTAAGCAATAGTTATATCATTTCTGTTTTGAATATCTAATACTTCAAAACAATATAAACAAACTAATCTCAGCCAAAAAGAAATGGAGCTAACTATCACTGACTTCTTGCCGAAGTATCCAAATATCAACAATGAAAAACAAGACATCTTCAACCCATATAACCGCGAAGATTTTCAGAACGTTCTCTATCATAAGAAAGAGTTCTATGATGAGAGACTGAATCCGAACGAAGAGCTACCAGAAACTGGTAGCGGGATTCTTCTAAAACATCAAAAACTGATTTCGCGCTTCATGTCATCACACACGCTCTATAACGGCATCTTATTGTTACACGAAATGGGATGTGTAGCACCTAACACATTAATACCGTGTTTCAACGGTATTCTTAAACGAGCCGACAAAATTGTTGTCGGAGATACGCTGATCGGAGATGATGGAACACCACGGGATGTCTTACGCCTCATTCAGGGTCATGCAGAAATGTTTGAAGTGACACAGGATAAAGCTGCATCTTACACTGTAAACGGTAACCATATTCTAACTCTCAAAATTCCCGGTAATCATGAGATCGATTGGTCGGAAAAAACCATGTCATGGACACTTAGGTGGTTTGACAAAACAACACTCAAGATAAGAACAGAAACAAAGAAATGCACAGCAATTACAAAAGCTGAAGGATTACAAGAGCTGGAGGCTTTGAGAGAATCAATCATTGAGGATAATATTCTTGAGATAACAGTTGTAGACTACATGAATTTGTCTAAGACTGTTAAAAGTTATCTGAGAGGTTATAAGTGTTCAGGCGTTCACTGGGATAAACAGAAAGTTGCCCTCGATCCTTACATCCTGGGAATGTGGATTGGAGACGGGAATAGTACAGGTGATGGTTTCATAACTACAGATAGCGAGCTGGTGGAGGTATGGGAAGAATGGGCAAAAAACAACAACTCAATAATCGAGAAACATGACCAACGTGGGTATTGGATTCATAACAAAACACGAGGTATACCATCATTCAAATCATTGCTCAGTGAGTATAATTTAGTTGGAAACAAACACATTCCTCGTGAGTACACTGTTAATGACCGGTATACGCGGTTGCACCTGTTGGCAGGGATCATCGATACTATTGGGAATGTTTACTCAGACGGAACTTGTGTGGAAATCATTCAGAAAAATATGAATCTATCGAATCAGATATCTTATCTTGCAAGATCTCTTGGATTCTATTGTTCTCAGAAGACACATGCGGAATCGTTTATGTATGAAGAGGAACTCCATATTGACACCTATCATATCATAAAAATAGTTGGTGAATACCTCGACGATATACCGACAAGAGTACCACACAAGAAAATCTATCATCGTTGTCAACCAACAGATCTGTTAACTACTCAGATCAGTATAGCATCTGTTGGAACCGGCAGTTATTTCGGATGGGAAATAAGTGGCAATAGACGTTTCCTTCTGGAAGATTTTACAGTAACGCACAATACAGGAAAGACATGCTCCGCTGTAGGGGTTGCTGAGCAGATACGGCGAGAAAATAATGGATTCAAACGCGTACTTGTTCTTGCTAAGGGTCCAGGTATTATTAGGAACTTTAAGAAAGAACTTGTTGAGAAATGCACAAGCGGACACTATCGGGCACTAGATATAGATTTATCTAGTAAGAAGAATGTACTCTTACAGAGTATTGTTGAAGATGTGAGTGAAGGACTTCCAGGTACGCATACTGGGATCATGCCATTAGGAGGATCAGGAACAGACCTGGTAGTAACAGTCGTACTTGAAAGACCTGATAAAGTGTCATCAATTTTAGTCACTTCCTCTGGATCAGGATATGTTCCGGGAGACTTGATAACAATCGACGCTGGCGAACTCGGAGATACGTCTACTGCTGTGGAAATTGTACTTGCACCGGAGAACTTCGGCGGGAATCTTACAGAAGGCGAACGAGAAAGACGTACAAGCGACCGCATTGCTGAATACTATAGTTTTAATACGTTTCAAGTTATGGCAAAGGATTTATCCACAATGACAAAAGAGGAAGTTAGAAATAAGTACTCTAATTATGTCATAATCATTGACGAAGTTCACAATATAAGTGACAATACGCCAGCCGAAGATGATGCAGGAGACGTAGGAGATGTAGGAAAATCCGTATCGAAGAAGAAGATGATAAACACATACAAACAATTATGGGAATTCCTTCATACAATACAAGGTTGTAAGATACTATTGATGTCTGGTACTCCAATGACCAACGAACCAAATGATCTCGCTGGAATTATGAACCTAATCCTTCCTGAGAGCGAACAGATGCCAACCGGAGATGCTTTTGCAAAAGCATTTACAAGAGATGAGAATGGAGTAATATCGATTAGAAAAAGTAAACGATGTGCATTCAAATCATACTTGAAGGGCCGTGTGTCATACTTGCGCACATCAAGAGAAAATGATGTAAAGATGGTGTATGAAGGTGCACACTCAGGTACACTCAAAACGTTGAATGTTGTTGATGATTATATGGGAAAATTCCAGACTAAATCATATGATAGTGCATATGCAAGAGATATCGACGGACAGGGTGTCTACACTCATTCTCGGCAAGCATCTCTTTTCGTATACCCAGACGGAACGTATGGACCAGCTGGATTTGATCAAGAAAGGTATATCAAGCGTGTTGAGCGGGTAACATTCGTGCATACTGCAAAAGGACCAACGAAGCGATCAATTATCAACTACGAACTCGGTGATGCTTTAGTCGATGCTATACAGGCAGACACACACAAAAAGATGCTGAAAAATCTGATGCAGTTTTCTAGTAAATATGCTGCAACAATCGCTGACATATTGAAAAATGTGGAGCAAGGAAAATCAGGGTTTGTGTTCTGCGAGTTTGTCAAAGGAAGCGGTGCCATTCTATTCGCTCTTATTCTTCGACTCTTCGGGTTTCGGAAAGCAACAGGTATCGGAGATACAGAGAAAGCACTGAGATATGCATTAGTTACAAATGCGACTTCGACTCGTGCGGGCATACAGCGGGTTATCGACCGATTTAACCAACCAGATAACTTGCACGGAGAGTATATCAGTGTTATCATCGGTTCTAGTGTCATTTCGGAAGGATTCACGCTGAAAAATGTACAGACCGAGAATGTGTTAACACCATGGTTTAACTACGCCGTTATTGCACAGTCAATTGCTAGAGGGTATAGATTAGGTTCCCATGCTGATTTGCTACAGGAGGGTGGTCCTTTACCTATTATTAAGGTTTTTCAACGCGTGTCGATACCCGCATCTACAGTTCAGAGCATTGATCTAATGATGTATGAGATCTCAGAAGTCAAAGATATCAGTATTAAACGCGTAGAGAGACTCGTACAAGAAGCAGCATTCGACTGTCCCCTTACATATACGAGAAATTGGGTCAATGGTGTGAATAATACACGTGAATGTAATTATACTTCATGCGCCTACAAATGCGATGGAATGCCGGACGATATGCTTATTGAGAAGAACGGCAAACCCATGTATCTATACTTAGATGACGATGAACTTGACTATTCAACATCGCAACTCTACTATGCCAAGAAAGAGATCGATGATATCATTGTAATCATAACAGAACTCTTTAGGAGTGAATTCGTACTCTCTCTAGTCGCTATCCAGGAACAATTACCTGAACATACTTATTTCAATATCATCTCCGCTCTACAGGTCATGATCAATGAAAGTCACGTCATCATCAATAGATATGGGTTTCCTGCATATCTTAGGGAAGAGAATGATATCTACTATCTTATTGATAGTCTGTCAGTTATTGGAGGATTGACATCAGAATATTACACGAGGAATCCAAGTGTAACTACATCTGATACGTTTTCTCATGTTGCACAAGAGATGTACATAAAATCTCTACCAGACATTATTCGCCGTATCTCCCGATCAACAACAATGGAGGAGATGCGTTTAGGCATGTCAAGACTCCCTCTCCAATTACAGCAAACATATCTAGAATCGTGTATACTCGCTCAAGAACTAGACATAACAACCAGCGAAACATCATGCCAACTGGTGCTTGACTTCTTCAAACATGATTACAGAAATATAGACGGAACATGGATGGTCTGGTTGATGTATGATGAAACAGAAACAGAACCAGCAAGATGCCTCGTAGACGGAGAATGGAAAGACTGTACAGACAAACAATTTGAAAAACTTCTGGAAGATCAGGAGAAAATGGTTGAAGAGCTTGAGAATAACCCGTATGGATACTTCGGACGGTTCAACAGAGAAACGGACAAGTTTTGTATTGTCAATGCCACAATTCCGAAGGATACCGCTGATGGGAGAAAGGAACACACAGGCAGAGTATGCATTCAAAGTTGGCCCAATTCAGACTTGACACACTTACTTGTCAAAGTGATGAAAATTCCCGCACCTGCAGATAATGAGTATGACGGAAAAAGTAAGAAGGCTCTTTGGGCTGACATGCTCGCAGGAGTTGCCAAGATAAACGCACGTAAGAAAGAGCCAGGCGGGAATGAGGGGGAGAAGAAGATGACGAAGGCGCAGAAGGCGAAGGTATCGAAGGCAGGAAAGAAAAGTGGCAAAGAGAAACCTGATAAGAACGCCTTCTTCGAACTCTATAAGCCATCTGAATATAAAAATTTATCTATAGAGCAAGTTAGGAGTGCTGCGTATTGGAGTAATCAACATCGAGACAAGAAGTGTCAGGCTGCGAGAAAGTGGTTCGAGGAACACGAATTGATATCTCAGTACAGAAAGTGCGGTGAAAGTAGCGGAAAAAGAGGGAAAAAGAAGGCAGATGGTCCCGGTGAATTAAAGACAAAAGGTGTAAAGACCAGGAAGACCAGGAAGAGTAGGAAGAGTAGGAAGAGTAGAAAAACAAAAGCTGGCGGAAAGTGATAAATCTCTTTAATTTCGTGTCTCTAGGCGAATGCATAAAACTATGTCGATAAGACACAACGTTGAAAGATATGGAAATCATACAATAATTATATAAAATTATATATTAAATGAGACGAAGTGGAGGCGTAAGAAGAAAAAGTCCAAGACGCCCAAGTCCGAAGAGACAAAGTCCAAGCAAGATACGTAGAAGCAAGAGGAGACTTCGTGGGGGAGTACTGAAAGGGGGTCAGCACCAACTTGACCAAATTTTGAGACAAATAACAATTAACACAGAAGTACCACCTAACATATTAGACCATTTTTCTCTGGATGTTCCTATACCTATGATGAACGCTATTACGAATGCTATTGAAGCAAAAGATAGGTCAGTTGCGGCGATCGATGCTGCATATGATGCTATTCTCGCGTTTCAAAATACTTTGGAACCATTTAGCGAGTTTACCGATACACTCTATGATATCCCCGATGTAAAGCACCAGTTGCCAGATGTGTACGAAGCATGCGACAAAATTGTCGTAGATATAGATAAATATAATATGTATATCCTGCATAAATCTAAAGCCATACGCACAGTCGGTCGCGAGAATAAGGCTCTCATGTAGGTCCGATATGTATCAGACAAACCCTAAGGAGAATTCCTTAGGGTTTTCTTGCGTACAGTACATACAATATATACAATATATTCACTGGATCTTCGCGCGGGAAGATAATAAGACAGCATGTGTCAATCTCGACTACTTCGAGCTATCAACATCTACTGAAAGAAGGATCTAAGTGGAAGTAAGATGATCTGGATATTCAATAGACTTATTCTTCATCCAATATACCCATCTCGTGGCGAAGATTCAAACATGAGACCAGACGAGATACATCCGCGGCTTCCTGTGTACCGTTCACCTTGACTGTAGCACATGGATCGTATCCATCATCTCCATAAGTCGTCTGATAAATTCGCCCACTCGTATCGCGAATCGTCCCATCATACTGAGTCTGGATATCTTCGACGAGCTTCACAATTCGTCGCTGAAGATACCCTGAATTTGCTGTCATAACTGCTGTCGCATTATCCCTCAAGTTTCCCTGAGGGGCGGACTATATCTTAAGCAGGCTCAGGTTGGCTAGACCTTCAATGCCCACCGATGGCCGTTATTTCAGATCAATTGATCCTACTAGTCTCTGAAGGAGTACCGTATCCTACCGTGTCTATTTACGGACTTAGGTACTTTACCCGCGGATTACCCAATCCTAAGCGTTATTACCATGCCCGACGTCATTACCGTGGGTATTACACCAAGTTTCCAAGATGTAAGTGGTAGCTTAGGCTCTAAGGGACTTCCCGATTCATTATAAGCCATCTCGCCGTTGTAAAACGACTAGGAGAAAACACTGTTTGCTTATCAAAAGATAGCAGTCTCCTGTTAGCGACACAAGTCTATCGCTACAACCCTCCCTACCGCTCATCGCGTGGAAATAGAATTCGCGTGGGTTTAGTCCTCTGGAGAATGAAGAGGTGATGAATCCATGGGACTCGTATTCTAGTTCTGCTGATAAAGCTCGAACCTCTACTCCATCCTTACCCTGGACTATATCATTTGGAAATGGATAGTGTACAAGGGCTCGATCTCCATGATTCAGTATATGTTGAACTCGTTCTCCGCGAAGGTTTTGTTGCCCTAACAATCCATTAACTTGAGAGATATTGAAAATACTACCCTTACTCCCCGAGAAAACAGTACGCAGGAAATTGTTATCGGCATTTAGCGATTCCTTAGCCAGCTTCAATCCAATATCCTTTGCCTTTCCTAATGCCCCGTTAATTCTCATCTCCATAATTTCTGGATCACTTGTCGCTTCCTTCACTCCCTCAGCCTCCATGAAGTATTTCTGCACCGTGTCCCTAATCTGCTGTTCCTTGCTCCCATCGTTGTCGAAGATTAAACAGTCCTTAATGCCAACAGTGAAACACCTAGTTAGTAGCCAATTATTAGCCACAAACTGAATCCCGTCCACAAACCGAGCCGCGGTTTCCGACCCATATTCCTTGTGTAAGATCTGAATAAGAGAGTTGTGAGTGGCACCAAGAGTCGACTTATCCAACGTACCCTCGATTAGCACTCCTTTCCAAATCCGCACAACAGGTTCAGTAGGATGTTTCCCGTTCTTCTTGTCGTATAAGAAGTCTATCGGGAAGAGAAGTGATACCAATCCTCTTCCAGTAAACGGATTAGGATCCTTCCCTGTTTCTTCCAACACAGAAGAAATATGAGCAATCTTATCCAATACTTCGTTAGAGTCTAACTCCAACTTCATCGAGATATCGAAGAATGTGCTCCTTTCTACAATATTATTCTCCAATGTCATCAAGTACGCACCGAGAAGCGCATCCTGTACAATTGATACACTAGGTTTGCTACCCTGTGGCGACATCATATTCTCCTGTGCCGCAGATATGAAGCGAAGCTCTGCTTGGGCTTCCTCAGACTGCGGCACATGTACGTTCCGAAATACCCACAGGTCTCCCTGCGGGACTAGACTATACCTTAAGCCTTCATTGGAGTTGTGACGACTCCTCAGACCGATGACCGTTAAACAAGAGAGCTTAAATAATATTCTATTCCTCATAACAAATGAGCCTAGAAACCAAATTAAGGCGTTTTCGTGAAATTGTCGAAGACGTAACCGAAGAACTAAAAGAGTACGTCTACTGGCCAGCCGGATATCGACTATACGTCAGAGCCATGAGCAAGAAGGAATCAGAAAAGGAGGGAATCGCTATCTACGAAGGACGAACCCTCCGCGTGAATCGCGCACTTCTCCGACTACCTATCGCTGACCAAACCCTCCTCGCACTCCACGAAATCACACACCATCTTCAACAAATCACACAACATGCTGCTGGCCATTACGTAGAAGAAAGCGATGAATGTATGGCTGCCGAAGAAAGATGTGCAGTGACTTGCGAGAAAAAGTGGGCACCTATCTTTGGCATCCCGAATAGCACCGTGCGAGACTGGGAGAAATACCAAGAATCTCGCGCGAAACTAGATACCGCTGTCAAGGAAGGTCGCGTAAAAACCGTAGCACAAGCCCGCCAGTTGATGCTCAACTACGGAGTACCCAAACGTCTCGTCCGTGCGAAAGTCGAACTAGCTCGTGTCAAAGATCGTCCCGGTGAGGTTCAAGGCTATGTTAATGGGATAATCTCAAAGTCACACGATTGCCCTTGTGTTTAAGAGGAATATATTCGTATTGAACTCTCTCATAAGTCGTTGAACAGCGCCCATAGGTCTGTCACGTTGTTTGACCCTTAGGGAATAGCTGCGGATTGCCCAATCCTTAACGTTGTTACTATGCCCGACGTCATTACCGTGGGTATTATACCTCGTTTCCAAGATATAAGTAGTAGTTAAGGCTCTAAGGGGGTCCCCGCAATGAGTCATCTCGCCTCGTATGCGATTTGCATACTAGACTAGGCGGACACACCGTTTGCCCACACTAAGTGTGGCGGCCGCCTGTTAGAAACCGAAGTTAATTTCGTCTCCCGGGACACCCCCAAGGTTTCCCAAGGGGCCCGACTGTACCTTAAGCAGGATCCAGCTGGCTAAGCTATCATCTCCTACCGGCCTCTTTGCAGTCTGTGTAGGCCTGTCATATCCTACCAATTCGTATTATCGGACTTAGACAGTAACCCTGCTGATTGTCCATATATCCCTAACATTATGACCATTGGGTTCGGCAATTAACCGAGTTCTCCTTTTCTCCTTTCGGAGAGAGGATGGTAGTTAGGGCTTTAGGAGATTCCAGCATCCAGAGGTCTCGCAAATATTATGAGCATATACTATTCAGGACTTCAAGATATGTTTCATGTGGAGTAAGATTACGGTACACATCGTAAGCACGTACCTTTTCAAGATGCTCAGCACATTCTAACTGTGTATAGTGCTTATTTTTAGTGAGGTTATCTTGCTTAAGAATTGGACGTACATTCCTTTGGTCTTTTCGGTATTGCATTCTTTGCATAACATACTTACTCCTTGAAATCATATCTTAAATATTCATTTTCTTGAAATCTGATATATACTTCGAAGTCCGCGCTCATAATATCCACTAGAGTATTTCACGCTTTTCACGTACTCTGTTTTCGACAATTACATTTTAAATCTGCAGTAAAAATCAAAATCTGCGTTGAAACCTCCAGCAATTGCCAGATTAAATCGTATAGTTTTCCCAGGCATAACCCGGACTTTCATAGCTCTCATAGAAGCTTGGTGCAATGTTCGCTTGCACTCCCACTAGTCTCCTAGTGGGCCAGACTGTATCTTAAGCAGGCTCCAGATTGGTCGTCTTTCATCGCCCACCAACACCCGTGCGGTCGTTGAAGGTGTACCATATCCTACCATAGTGGACTTAGGTACATTGCCCGCGGATTGTCCCTACCCTTAACGTTCTTACTATGCCCGACGTCATTACCGTGGGTATTACACCTCGTTTCCAAGATATAAGTAGTAGTTAAAGTTTCATAGGAGGTTCCCGGTCATTATAAGGTGTTTCGCCTTGTTTATACAAGACTAGGTAGTATCACTGTTTACCCGACTCTGAATCGGCAGCTACCTGTTGCAACTTAACAAAGGAAGAATTCCATTGGTTTTTATATAGGTTGTCTGTTAAGTAGGATAGGGTCATAGTCCCTTAGTTGTCTTTCAACGATATCTCCAAGTTTCAACTTGTAGGGACGTTTCCCACCATATTCCACTTTTTGTAGGAATTCACCATCACGAAGGATCCTATCATTCTCCTTAAGCATTTCTCTACCATTCATCACAGGAATATGTTGTTCCCCGCGCACTATGACGTCGCCTTCCTGCAATCTAGTGGGCTTCTTCTGTAACGCCCACGCTAGGTTGACGCGAACTTCTCCTCCATCAGGACGTACGAAGTTCGCTTTGCCATCGTTGATAATATCCATCATTTCTACGTAATTAAACTTGTTAACTTTTACTGGGATCGACAATATCTTTGCCATCTCTTCTGGTAAGGCCATCTCGTCCATTCGTAACGTTGGGTCCGGACCGATGACTGTTCGCCCAGATTGATCACAATTATGGGTTACTGTGTAATCACCAAGAAGAAAACGATTGTTTTGGTCGACCTCGAACCCATAGAACTCACCAATTCCTGCAGAATGTACAGTAATCTTAGTACTCATTGTATCTCTTGATTTTGGTACTTTACACTTCTTCCTCTCCAATACTGTAGGAATATCCTGAATTCCATCGCCAGAGATAGATAGTGTTATAGCAGTACCATACTTTTTCTCACCCTTATGTGTCCATAAAATCTTCTTTGTAGCAACAACTGCCTCAAACCCGAGGGTATGGGCTATTCTCTTTGCGCCTTCTATCAAATGTCTGTGTTTCTCGCACTGCGTAATACATACTCTGATTCCATCTAATTCCATAGAACCGTCAGTATCAATCAAACCGGCAAGAAGAGCTAAACGGGTTTTAGTATCATTGACGATATAATCTTCCGGGATATGTTTGTTATCAAGAAGGTTGTACTTCCTGAGGCGTTCGTTCAGTGGATTCACCTCGCGAGACGGACCGCCATAGATTCCGTAATGAAGCCTGTCGTACTGTCTTACCTCACCCCCAACAGTTTCTGCCCATTCTCGCCATTTATCTATAAGGAGTTCATCGTCACAGGTGAATTCACGTCCTCCAGCGGTACCGTCTCCCAACCACATGCCCAGAATGTACGGATCTAACTCTACTTCTTTTCTCTCCCATCTTATGCTTTGTCCCAGGCGGAATCCGAGAAGGAGTTGTTGTACAGAGCTCGGGAGAGCAAGAAAAGTCTTGATATGGATATCAATGTAAGGATCAGGGTCGATTGTTTCGCGGAAATCCAACGCCTCCGCTTCTGCTTCATCTCTGGCCATTATCTCATCAATTTCATCCCGTTCATCATATCTCCTAACTCCAAATGTCTTGGTCTTTTGTTTCATATCCTTCTTGTCAAACCACTTTACATTCCACCCTCCTCTCTTCGCATTCTGTCCTTCCTGTTGCCAGGAGATATATCTATGGCTGCAGAACTTAAGAGAAAGGATATGTTCGTCACTAACTGAGTAATCATCAGCATTGTGCTGTTGTATTGTGAACAATTCGCTCATACCCGTAAGTGTATCTACAACTGTACGCGGACCGCCATCATCGCCAATAACAATGTCACCAACTACGATATCCTCAACAGTCTTGGTCTCCCCACTCCAACACAGCACAGGAGTTCCTTTTACCAAGGCGCGCTTGCCACTCAAGTTTCCTCGAATTCGCCCGGTCTTCCCTGTTAATCTCTCTTTGATACATTTGATTGGTCTGTTATTCATTGAGTGTTTGGCTTTCCCTCCAGAGTTGTTGAAAGTTGTACGTACCTTGAAGATGAGATTTTGGTAGTCTTTCTGTCGTTTGTTTTCGGCAACTGCGGATGTACTTGCTAGGTTGTTGTTCAGTTTGATGATATCGCAATTATGAACAACTGTAAAATCCGCAAGGAGGAAACGTTTATCTTCTCCTTCTATCTGAAACCCATAGTATTCTCCTTCACCAACGGGAGTAATTTCGATACCTGTAAAGTAGATCTTATCCCTCCTTGATAGACTGCTATAACTGACTCGTCTGTATCCATCAAGCTCTTTCCGTGAATCTTCATCAAGTTCTAGGTATCTCTCTACTGATAGATTCACGTACTTGCCCGAATGACCATCACGCAAAAGCTTCTTACTATATCTCATTTTATCTGTTTCCCCTCTTTCCCCCTCATTCACATCGCTTCTATCTTTGAGACAAAGAAGGTGTTTACTGCTTACTGTGTAAGAACCGCCCATCTCCTGATCTACTCTGTACATCTTATCGCGACCTGTACACGTAGCTTTTACTCTCACTGGATTGAAATCGAATCCTACAAGAGTATCACCTATTCGGATCTTACTTGCTGCCTTCTGTTTCCCATCCCATGTCAATATTTGGGTATGTCCTGCAAAGCAGTTGTGGGCTACAGTGAAATCGCCAAGTAGAAATTTTTTGTCTTCACCTTCGAGTTGCAGGCCATAGTAGGTGTTTTCACCAACTGGTTTGACATTTATTCCTGTTGTGAGTGCATCTTTCCTGTTTGTTCTTTTACACCTTTTTCGCGCAAGACGAAGAGGAATCTCTTCCATCTTATCCCCGGACACTGATAGTGTCTTGTAATGACATTCTTTTCCAGAATGAGTAACTGTATATGGAAATGTAGTACAGGAGAATCCAAGAGAACGTACGAGGAATTCAAAACCTTCCAGTATTGCACCGTTATCCGCAACGCACTGGGTGAATTTTATACTTTCCGATTCTGACGCCTTCGTTCCATCAGTATCAATAAGTCCTGCTAACAATTCAAGGCGTGTCTCTCGACTGTTTATGAGGTAGTCTTGTGGGATATGTTTGTTATTCACTAAACCGTATTCTCTCAACAGATCCTCGAAAGGATTTGTGAGTTTATTAGTTGTTGAGCTTTGACGAGGAATTCGTTCGATTGGAAATACAATACCTGCACTATCCCTCTCTTCTTCAGACATACATATGCTAATACGTTTCTGTTCACAACCCGTGCAACACAAACAACTTGATTCTATACTTCCCAATGGATTAGCTCCATCAAGTGTTGTGCGCCGAATTCGAAAATCATAGGGTCCATTATGGAGAATGTCAGCATCGTTCGACCTAGCCCACCGTATCCACTCAATCGTTAATTCATCATCGTTTGAGGCGAAGCCGGTGCCATTCTTCCAACCGTTTCCCAACCACATCCCAAGAATATATGGATCAAGTGAAACCTTACGCTCGGGCCAATGTACGCCCTCGCTTTTGTACCCTTTCAACATATTTCTTGTAGACGGATTCAGCTGGAGGTATTCATTAACGGGAATATTCAATAGATCATTAGAATCCTTCGTATCTCTAATTTTCATGATTTTCTCATATGCCTCGTCCTTGGAAACTTTATCGTTCACGTATACTGAACAAATCTTACGTTTGTATGTTTCATTCTCACACCAAACCATCTGCCAAGCGTTTTCGGCTTCACTCCAATAAACCGTTCTATGCCCTGAAAACCGTAGACATAGTTTGTGCTTACTATTAACAGTATAATTGTCCCCAAATTGCTGCTCGATTTCAAACATTTCATCGCGTCCTGAACAAGTAGCAACAACTTGTTTTGGATACCCATCATAACCAATAAGGTAATCTCCGATAGTAATATCTTGCACCAATTTAGTTTCACCCGACCAAAGAATCATGGGAGTATCCCCTAAATTACAATAATGAATCGTTATATCGTCATCAGAGGTCTTGCCGTCTGCAATGACGTATGGTCGATCTGCCGGCGGAAGTATAGGCAAAGTCGTCATAATGTAGTTTCGCGGATGTATGAGTGTAGGATCGTATCCCAGAAGACGTACATCATCTTCCGACACATTGTCTAGGATTTTACGAATTTCGTCGACAGTGAGAGCAATGCTCACCTTCGTTTTCTCTGTCTTGCTTTTCCCGTCTTCATTGACTCGCTTATTCTTGTCAAGATAAACCATAGAAATAGACCCGTCTACAGAACCTAATTCGAATCCTGGTTGGTTGTTACTGCAGTGGCCACAAACACTTACTTTCCTTGCTTTGAGAAGGATCCTAGAAAAACGTGAGTTACCTTTGAATCTCTTCAAGTCATCCAAATCAACTTGTCCTTCAGTTATCAAAGGTCGCGAACATTTCATACAAATACAGCGAAGGTAGCTAAGTATTTCCTTGATATGTAAAGGATGAAGAATAGGCATATTGAACTCCACGTATCCAAAATGTCCGGGACACTTGTCAGGCTTCTGCTTACACGTTTCACACGGAATGTTGAAATCTGTCGTCCCCATCCTCGGATCATACACACTACCGTATCCAGCCTTACTATTCTCGGTTGTGAGCTTACAGGCAGACATCCTAATAATCTCCTCTTCAGAGTACACTCCGAATGAAATACTTTCTATCTCTCGAGTGTCAGGCTCCATATCGCATGCTTCGATAAGGAAGAAGAATGAAAATTCATTTATACGTTTCAAGAACATTCAATTTGTCACAAAATTGAATCTTCGTACTAATCACTAGGGAATATACGTAATGTATGCATCGAAAACTGATTACCTTCTCAAAAACGAGAAGAAAGTAGAACAAACAGACGAGAAAGATGAGGTAGAGACAATGGGGGGTCAGGATCCTTGTTCAGATATATATATCGACGAATACGTTCATTGTTGCTGTTTCCCGTGTGATGATCATTGCGACTGCGGACATTGCGACTGCGGACATTGCGACTGTATATTATTGTAAAAGATACGTAAAGTATGCATAAATCTTTTGATACCTTTTAATACTTCCTGTCAAGACGTAGGGAATAGTTCCGCTGGAGATACGCAATGATTGCATAGTTTTTCTTGCTAAAATAGCCATGACGTACTGATGGTCCAGCCCGTGCCAATTCTGGCGAAGCAGCACCCATCTGTGCTTTATTGCCAGTTAGAAGAGTGTTTCAAATTTGATAGCTAACATCCAAGAATTCGTTCAAATAGAGTTTGCATAACTGATTTACCATTATCTCCATCTCCTGGACAGGAGAAAACAATCTTCTTCTTATTTCCACTACCAAAGATATCATAGTAGATATGTATCCAAATTTTGGTATCTGAGTATTAATAATTGTCATTTTCGTAGATCTCGATAATTACTCGTTCAAGTTGGGTTTCGGTTGTTGGCGAAGTACCTACTTGATCACTAGTCATTTCGCTGGACCAGTTGTACACATCATCAAATGATAAAGCATAGGAAAAAGGTAGGAAAACTCCATCCACGTTATTGATAAGGGATCGTTCATGTAGATATTGTCCATAAATATGAGGATTAACATTACGGTAGAAGTTTACTCCTTTAGCAAGCCAATCGTTCCATGTACTATTTGAGAATGGCGTTCCCTTGAATATTGATGAACTAGCATACTGTTCGTCCTGTAAATGTATAACTCCTCTTGCGAATGCTGAGACTAGATAAGTCTTGACTACTTGTTCATTCGAGTCTCCAGTAACCCAGACTCCGCTTTGACCGAGTATATCTCTAGAATATCCAGTAATTAGATTCTTTGGGATATCGAACTCGAATAATCCGGGAGTTCCTCCTGTTGCGGATACATGCATTCCGGTAGGACTTGTTGTGACGTTTGCAGATGTAAATATAGTTGTTGAAATAGGGGTGAACGTTAGTGTGTCACCATTCCATTTCTCGAATACTTGATCGACATATGTGTCCATGTAGTTATTCCATGGTCCGGTTGCACTGAGTTTTTGAGGTGCCGATATTCGCGCGGGAGCTGAAGGATCTGGTAGTAATGTACTCCAGAAAGTTGTACCTGTTGTTTGAGAGCTATATGCGCTTAATAATGTTGACATTTTTTCCGTTATACCTAGAGGTCCATTTGTCATTCTGCGGTTACCAACAGCATTCTTGTATATGACTTCAATAGAAAGAGGTATGTTTAGTCCATCAACTGTGCTTTGATTGCTGAAGAGAGTATGTCCTCCTGCAGGAACATTGTACGATATTTCTGCGAAATCGATAGTCATCGTTGAAGCAGGTAGTGTTTCTATTAAACTTTGCGGAACTCCACCTATGATTCCTGTTGATGGATCAGATGTCCATGTTGTGAATGGGGCGGGAGTTGTGGAGATAGATGTTTTTGATATATATATTCGCATGCTGTTCAAGACTGGAGTTGACCCTCCTAAAATTATCTCTCGCGTATTTGTATCCCCATTAACAATTGGTAAGTCTGACCACGTGAATTTGAATAAGCTTGATACCGCAATTCCTGTTGGATTTATGTTTACTTGACTTGGATAATTGGCATTTCCAGATGGTGCCATATGGTATCCTGTTGTACCCGGGACATCTTGGTAAAAGATTCCAAGTTCGAGTGGGGGGTTAGTTGTGTCGTGGTTGACAAAGCGAAGGGCGAACTCATTCGCCCCTGGTGGTACTGGGCTTTGTGGACCTGTTGGTCCAGTTGGAATTGCTTGAGTGTAACTGAATACAGATATTGTTCCAGATACGGCAAGTGTTGGTCCTCCATCATGAGCTGCTTGTATATATAGTTGCATCGATATTGTTAAAATTACCGATGAATGTAAGCCGTTGTTTTGTTTCGCCTGAAGGTGATGCCTTAATCTGGCTTTTTGCGAAAACATCTACTGAATTTATTGCATCAAGTATTCGTATTGTACGTGATCCGGATGAGTTGGCAGCCCATGTAATATCGACAACGAACTTCCAAAGCCCTTGTGGCACTCCTATAGTAGTGCCTCCAGAGATAAGATAAAATCCTGATGTTGTTGATGTAACAGAAGATGTTAGTGTTGTTGGTGTGGGAGAAGAGGCGATAGACTGAGATGGGATACTGAGAAATGCATCAAGCAATCTTGGAGGGTAGAATCCTGCGGACCCTGTGGCACCTGTATGTTCATCAATACCAAGCCCACTTCCTGGGGGTCCAGTTGGGTTGCTTCCGGTTGGTCCTATTGTTCCTGTAGCACCTGTATTGTCTATTGATACTGGTCCTGTAGATCCTGTATATCCCGTTCCTCCTCCAACTGTTGCTGAAGGTCCAACTGTACCGGTATGTCCAATCGAATTGCCTGTATGTCCCGTTGGTCCTGGTAACGAGGATATCGTATTTGCAGGACCTGTAGGACCAAATATGTCGTCGGAAGTGTATCCTGTTGATCCAGTGATTGGGATTCCCGTACCTGTAGGTCCTTGGTATCCAAAGACAACACTGGGGGGACCTGTAAGACCCAATCCGATTGTACCTGTGGGACCAGTTGGTCCTAGTTCTATATATGCAGAAGAGTAAGACCATTGTGTACCATTATATTGGAGTAAACACCCGGTAGGAACTGAGCTCAAGGAAGGATCGATTGGTGAGGATTGGATTTGTGAGGCATTGAACATAGGGGTCTCTGCTGCAGATGCAAGAGATTCGTTAGAAACAATTGTATTTTGTACTGAGAAACTACTCATTTACTTTGAAGACTAAATAAATGAATGATTTCGAAATTATGAAGACTAAATAAATGAGTTTTACAATACGAAATACAATTGTTTCAGACGAATCTCTTGCTAGTTCAGCCGAGGCCCCAATATTCAATGCGAATATGCTTCAAAACACTTCTATCAGTTCTGATATCTCATCTGCCATATCAGGATCGATAATTGTATGGGATGGGAATGCATGGAATATATCGAATTCAATATCTGGAACAGGAACTACTGGTCCTACAGGACCATCAATCACAGGGAGTACTGGTCCTACAGGTGCAAGTCTAACAGGACCAACAGGCCCAACAGGAAGCTACACCGGACCTACTGGCCCTACAGGACCAACAGGAACAACAGGACCTACTGGTCCTACTGGACCTCTTTCGACAGGTCCTACTGGACCTACAGGGCCTTCATCAACAGGACCAACAGGACCAACAGGTGCTGGCGGATCAGATTTAAGGGGTGAAACAGGTCCTACAGGCCCTGCAGGACCATCAGTCAATACAGGTCCTACCGGTTATACTGGGTACACAGGACCGATGGGGCATACAGGTCCAACAGGTAGTGGGGGAAATGGTCAGACAGGTCCGACAGGTCCCGCGGGTTCACCTCTTATGAGCAGCGCAGTAATACCATTAAGTACTCTGAATGTAACAAATGCTGGGTCTGCAACAGCGACTGGTGCTTCTATAAGTTCTATTGGAAGTGATATAACATTTACACCAGGCACGACTGATATAGTATTGAATCCAGGTACATGGGATATTGTGACAAGCGCTGAATGGGGTACTCCAATATCAGATGGCAGTAGGACAATTAACATAACAGGCATTTCAGTCTCATCTAAAGTTGCGGCAGCTGGATCTGTTACTACAGTGCAGCAATTACCATGGATAGGTCGTTTAACATCTTCCACAACACTTAACGTTACTTTTGAGCAAGACTCAAGTACAGGAACACTAGTGGTTTCATCTGGAGCAAATTCATATATTGCGATCGTAAAAATAGGATCTGGATAATGGAGATTGTGGAGGACGTATGCTGACGTAGATGAATATTCACTGCGAGTGCACAGTTCCATCTTTGGCGTAAAAGGTTTCCGACTCGAATGTCCATTTTCCAGGGACCGTTTTTGCTTCGTAGAGAACTTGTTTCTTTCCCGTATTCTTATCGATGTACGTAATTAACATGCCTCCAATACCGCTATCGTCTGAGAGACCCTCGTAGTCATTCAGATTGATAATACCATGCTGTAGGAGACGGCTCACGAGAGGCATATCTGCGATCGATGCTCTGTGTTTCGCGTCATTTCCAGTCGAATATTGTGGTACTACACCTGTCATGTTTTCTGGGAGTGTTGGCATTGTCTGTACCCTTTCATCTCTCTCACGTTTCGATTTCAATTTGCGACCGTGCTTAAAAGCAGGCCTTCGGTCAGGATCCCCCAGGAATTCTCGTAAAGATGCTTCCAGATCCAACTCCATCCGTCTCCCTTCGGTTCTAGCGAGAAAATCATTCAATTTTCGTTCCCTTTCTTCCTGGGAAAGCACCCCTCCCCTTGATCTCCGAATCAACATTCTTCTTGACATTTTCCTTCTACTCCTTCTACTCCTACTCCTTCTGCCTCTACTTCTACTCCTCCTACTCCTTCTGCCTCTACTTCTCCTCCCCCTACTCCTCCCCCTACTCATTTCCCTACTTTTCCTACTCCTAATCTTCCTACTCTTCCTACTCCTAATCCCCCTACTCTTCCTACTCCTAATCTTCCTACTCTTCTTTCCCCTACTTTTCCTACTCATAATCTTCCTACTCTTCCTTCCCCTACTCTTCCTTCGCGCACTTTTTTTAACGTGATATTGTGTTTCTCCCATTTATCTTGATGAGTGAGATTTTTTCGCTTATTCATGATTAATTGAATTATAATTAGAAGGATATGTAGGTATGTAAAGTATAAGTATGTTAAGTATGTAAAGTATGTATGAATCGTTTGAAGATATCAAATGATTCTGACTTCTAGTCTTAGATAAGACGAACAATACGAATTGAGAGATCTATTGGTAAGATACACATGAGATCATGTTTAAGCTGTAGCTTACATGATATACGCCGGAAAAAGTCGTGATACTTTCTGTCAAAACGTACATCATAGTTCCATTGGAGATACTCAAGTATTGCATGATTTTTCCTACTCAAATAGGGTCGGAAGTCATCAAGAGTTTTCATATTGAGAAGGAGGTTTGCGATGATGAGTTGAATGAAATCATCGCGAAAGTTCAGGAAACCATCCATCACCAATTCGTCCCATATACCATTAAGCTCTCCTAATAATCGCCGAATATCGTGGACTGTGAAGTGTATCATCTGTATAGGGATATCGTATTTATCGGCATACCAAGGAACAAATATCTCACTGATATTAATTGGGTTATCTATAACGGTATGTAAGAGACCATCAATAATCGCGTTCGGTGGGTCTTCTGTTTCCCATGATAGGGAACATTCTTTTTCGTCTGGAGTCAGCTCTTCTCCTTCCTTTTCTCGGCGTTTGATGTCTGGGTAGACGGATGTTTCCCACGTGTGAGTAAGCTCTTCGGTAACGATGAAATAACTTGGGATAATCTCGTCAAAGAATTCACAAAGCGTCTCGAGTGTGAGTTCAAATTGCATACAACATTCGCAGTTCTCCTTAAACCACTTCAATCATTGGGTTGACAGATCTACTTTTTCTAACTTTAACTTTGCTCTTCTTTACCTTTATTTCCTTTATTTCCTTCTTCTTATCTTCCTTCTGCTTATCTTCATATTCTTTTTCCTCCTTTTCCTCCTCTTCGCATTCACTTCCTGTTCGCACCATACTCTTGCTTCTCTTTGTTCGTCTTTCCTTTCTTTTCTTGTCCTTTTCTCCAATCTCTTCTATTTGGATCATCTCTTCAACATCAGAACAAGTCTGTATCGGAACATCTATATCGTCCTCTATATCGTCCCTTATATCGTCCCTTATATCGTCCCTTATATCGTCCCTTATATCGTCCTTTACGTCTTCTGTTTGTTTCTCGTCTTCTTCAGCGTAGTAATCTTCGTTGTAATTATCCTTTTGCGACTTCATCCGGTAGCCACTCCATTTTGGTCCTGGCTCGCTGTCTCCCCAGAGTTTGTTCATGTGGCCTTTCAATTCGTTCTTTGAGATAACCTGACGTCCAGGGAATCCTTCCTTGAACCATTCTTTGTACGCTGCATATACCTCTACCATCGTGATCTTCCCTTCCTTCTCCTCGGTGACACATTCTTCGACGAATTGCCTGTATACATCGTTTTGTCTTCTGTAAACAGCGGTTGCTTGTCTTACCTTCTCTGGTTCAAAGTTACTTCTCGGTTTTTTCCTGTGTTCAAGTAGAACCCAAGCAAATGCTTCGACCATATCTGGAATCTTGTCAGAGAATTCGAGGTCCATAGGAAATCGTTTCTGTCTTAGTTGTTCTTCATATGTTTCAGGACAAGGTTCGCCTGGTCGAACAAACGTGGCTTCGTACGGAATCACTCGGATACGATTCCACGTTGCGGGATCAGGATGATTAAGCTCCGGGAGTTTGTTACACACAAAACTTAGTGTAAATTGGGGTAGAACCTCTCTAACTGCTTTACCTGGTTCAAAGAGATCTCTTGCCCAATAACTATCATTTCCGCTGAGCTTTTTCAGAATTCCAACATTGAGTCGTTCGTCGTTATCGGGTTCTTCTAAAATAGCATGACGCACTGGAGGTCCAGCCCGTGCTAACTCTGGCGAAGCAGCACCCATCTGTACTTTCTTACCAGTTAGAAGAGTAGTTTCAAATTTGATAGCTAACCTCCCAAGCATTCTCTCAAATAAAGTTTGCATAACTGATTTACCATTATCTCCATCTCCTGTCCAGAAGAGGACAATCTTCTTCTTATTTCCACCAACAAAGATATCACAGTAGATGTCAAGAAAATACTTGCGTATCGAGGTATCTGGGAAGATCTTCTCAAGGAAATCGTAAACGTTTGTTACAGCTTCGTCCATTGGAGAGAACTCGCTATATCTAATGGGCATTGCTATACTGAGGAAATCTTCTGGTCTTCCAATGCGAAAACTATTGATTTTGAGATCGTACACTCCATTTTTGAATGCGATGAGATTTGGATTGAGGTTAAGTTTCTCTTTGAATCTCGAGTCATAAAAAATCTCTGCGGCCTCTTTCATAACATTAGCCTTATATGGAGCTGTTTTCAGGTTCTTGATTAGCTTCCGCGCCGCATCTGTCCGAGCGCTATTAGCAGCGTCATCTGATTCGCCTTTAAGTGCTTCGACACCAAGGTGAATGTACTGTTTGACGACATCGTTTGAGATTCGCAACGAGAGGTAAACACCACATTCTATTTCGTTCCAAACGTGATTCCTGAATTGATACCATGATTTTGTAGACATAGATGCACACACAAATTCGTTCGAATACTCTTCATAGAGGAGTCGAGCGATATCTGTGTGTGAACCGTTAAGCGCTTCTTTAACATGGTTATTGGCAAGTTCGCATTTAAGTTCTTTGTACGCATCTGGATTGTCTAACGACGCATAGTATCTTAGTGTACCTAACGTGATATCCTTCTGCACCATCTTCTCCCATGCCGAGATACATGCAGTTTCGTCATACTCAGGAGATCGCTCCGAGAATTCAAGCCATTGCTCAAGCGCTTCTATGGATCCTTCCCCAATACTGTATAAAGCCCACCCTATTGTCATCCATTCGTGCCTATCTATTGCACGAAAGTCCGACAACATAGGCAATAGCTTCCTTGATAACGTCAGAGCATCCGAGACAGAGACTGTAGTATTGTATATATTCTTTTTCCTATCTCTCTGCATTCTCTCTTTGATTAGAGGTACCATACCGTGTCGAATCTCATGTGTCTCTCTTCCTTCTGGAATTATACTTAGAATACGGGGCAGGTTGTACTCAACCTGCCCTCTAATATTTATAAGACGTTCGTTCGCGTCGTACACATTGTACTTCGCGAAAGCATCTTCTAATTCTATCTCGTCTCCTCCCGCATCTATAATCTTGGAAAGACGATATGGGTCCATATTTTCTTGCTTCCTGCTCCCATACATCAACCAACAAACTGTAAGAACTCCTTCATCCACAAGACTCGAGGAATCCTCAATACCCAAGTCAGCAAAAATGTCCATCTTTTTTATCAGATCTTTCGCTCTAGGAATTATATGAACCTTTTGAGCGTCAGTTCTCAGAAAAATAGACGGAAAATGCAAGTGAAAGCCGTTCTTCACCCAAGACGTGTCTCCACGAATGATACGGTATGGTGGTTTGTTCAGCACGACACAGGTCAATTGTTCGTCTGTGCAATCCTCTACTGCGTCGCGTAATACTGACTGATATACTTCAACAACTTGCGTGATGTGCATATCAGTACACGGTGGCTTTTCGACTGTCCAATCCTGACAATCATCCTCGTTTATTTTAAGGTCAATGTCAACAAGTATCGGAAGATATTGTTGAGGCTTTTCAGCAAGACCAATAACAGCTGCCTCGTTTTTGTAAACTGCGTCGCAATACAGCTTCCATAAGTCGTCTGATACATTACTACCCACATAATAACTTCGCTTTGGTTGAATAACAGATACATGCGTGTTCCATACTCCGTCTACGTAATGAGAACGAAGCATTTGATCGACTGATGAGAGCTCCATTTGATCTATTCAAAGATAAGGCTTTTATATTTCGATTTTCTATTTCCTCCCTCCCGGAAATCAAGGTCTACTGTGGAAACTATCGTCTAACTTTATTCTTCGCTTAACAGGTCAGTTGTGCATAATTTCCAATAGTTTCTCAACTAAAACCCGATATCCGTTTCTGATCGTCTTCATATCGTCCGGCGATATCCCTATTTAAATTTAAACAAAAGTGCTTGCTACTAAAGAATGCTATGGGGATATCTAGATACATCTGTTGAGATAGACAAGAAGGAAGAGAAGGAAGAGGAAGAGGATGGGGATGAAGGAGAGGAGAGAGGAGATGAGGGAGAGGAGGGAGAGGAAGAGGATGGGGATGAAGGAGAGGAGAGAGGAGATGAGGGAGAGGAGGGAGAGGAGGGAGAGGAGGGAGAGGAGGGAGAGGAGGAAATGCCATGTATTAAACACAAACCAAATACTGAAAAGTATGTGCTAATGATCGCAGATGACCCACACGGATACTGTAATTCTTTGGAGGATGCAAGAGAGATGATGTGGACAGTTGCGAGACGTATAGTAGCAGTCTACTTACCAGATTACAATACTACAATCAGTCAAAGTAATAGTAAAGAAGATACATTGTACGTCGAAGGACATCGTCGCATGTTTTTCATTGCATACAATCGCATCCTCATCACGATGCGAATCACTTGCATAAAAGAATTTGAATAGCTGGAAATGTATTGATTTATGTTTAAAATACATAAATCTCGATTAAGAAATAAGACATACAATATGGTCACATATCGTCTCCTTATATTGATAAAAAATATCTATATGCTAATAAATGAACAAGTTACTTATTTTCAAGAGTATTGTCTCTATATTAATTGTCGTGACAATCGTTATCGGAAGCGTGGTAGCAATTCGATCAATTACGAATACAGCAAGGAAGAGGTGTGATACAGGGATATGGTCAGATGTGTATAATAAGTGTATAACACAGTGCGATATGGATAATGCGAGAACAGACCCAACTTCTGGTGAATGTAACTGCGTGCCTGGTTATGATTGGAATTCTGATCATAGTGGATGTATCCCTAATTGTGGTCCTGGCGAAACTCGTTGTGGTGATTATACATGTACAAACGGATGTTGTGCTGATGGACACGCATGTGCAGGTAATAATACGTGTTACAATGATATAAACAATACGACAAAATGTTGTCTACAAAGTTTAATTTATCCTACGCCATGCGCATCTAGTGCTGCGACAGGATGTTTTGGTTGTGGAATTAAACCATCCCCATCCCCATCCCCAACAGCATGTACGGGTGGTACATATAAGTCAATATGCTCAACCGGTCCTTCTGGATCGACAGCAATATGTTGTCAAACAGGGATGAATTGCTCATTATGTGGGAACGGAACCACAACGTGTTGTGCACCCGAATCTGGTTGCACCGGATCTACTGATGGTAAAAGCTATGGGTGTTGTCCTGAAGGACAGGTATTGAGCAACGATGGTCATACATGTTGTGATCCAGGTATGTTGGCAGATGGTTTGTGTTGTATAACCAAGTGTTCCGGTGACACGACATGTTGCGATGCCACCAAGGGATATCAATGTAATCCTAAAACAAATACGTGTGCATATGTATGTGGATATGGACCAACTGGTGGACAGGTAGATGATAAGCATCCGATGAGTAAAAATCCAACTCCTGTAAATACAGTTCCAGTATTTTGTAGTGATAGTAGTCTATGTTACACAAACACTGAAGGTGGAGGGTGGTTAACATCCTGCCAAACAAAACCTGAATGTCAATTTAATCCTAATTCATATTACCCAAATATCCACGCAGACACAGGTAGGGACGATCTGTTGTTTTGTAATGGACCCATGGATATTACTGCTACTACATGTCCAAATAGTGAAAATATCGTATACTGTAAAACAGGAGATACGGACCCCGGTAAATTGAGGAGAAAAGTTAGTGCCTCTGCCTCTACCTCTTGTTCTTTCTCAGATTGTCTGAGTATATCAACACTACGAAAAGACACCGTTGACTATGTTAATTGGGATGGGACTACGTGTACATGGGGTGAAAAAGCATCTGATTCGTACCCCCTATGCTCTGCCACGGGTTGTCCGAAGGGTGTCGATGAAAACAGCGTATATTGTTGTGATAGTGACACGGGAGAAATTCAAAGTAAAAGTTTTGCGACTACCTGCGGCGAATGTACAGATGTTGACATGGTAAACCCAGATAGTCTTGATCAACGAGCAAAATGTACCATGTGTAATCCGCCATATGGTAAAGTAGTAGATAATAAATGTGTTTGTGAAGTAGTCGCGACAGCTACAGGAGAGCATGTAGGAACTCCTGCTAGTAGCGGTGTGGATACAACATTGCGATCAGTAACAACACTTATGACAGGGACTATATGTACTGAACCAATACCATGTGAAAATCGTACAGATATGCAAGTAACTCACCAAGGTTCACCTACTGGATCTAATCCATGTACAACATACTCTTTAGGATGCATGAAACCTATGTGCACATATGGGCGTCCTGCATCGAGTACTACAACAGTAGGGGGAAATACAGGGCATTGTTTTGCTCCAGCATCATGTTCAGATATAAATTATCCGGGCGCGTGCGAAGCTACAACAGGAGATACATCTCAGTGTCATTTCTGTTATGATTGGGGGGAAGATAAGCATCATATAGATCCATGCACACATACAGCAGGAGATGGAGGCACTCTATACTGTATGATGGATGGTTCGGAATCTTCGGTATTGTGTAATTTTGCTTCCACCTAGTAAGAATGTACTTCAAGGGCTATCGTACGGTACACATCACGTGAATTAGACGCGATTTCCTTGGAGCACATGTCTAAAAAAGATAGCCTGAATATCAACTGTCATATATTTTTCAAACTCGTCAAATCATTATCCAAATATTAATATTCCTCGAGCTCCAAAATTAAAAATCTCTCAAATCTGAAATGATTTTTAACGTAGATGTCGCCGACTAAAGTAAATCCATCCTACGTGAAGTAACTCATATTTAACGTCTCAAATGTGTACAAAAGATTCTCATCGACTCTAAAGGTTTAGTGAAATGGAACGAAAATATCCGATAGTTCGTGTACTTGAGAAATATCTCCATATTAACATTCATCGTAAAACATCTTAACTTCATGATGAATAGCTTCGTACTCCTCGCCAGACCTCAAATACTCAATCACCTTCTTCGCCTCATCAACCAATGCAACAAGACGATTATCTATACAAACTTGTGTTCCCTCACACTTATACGGACTAGGGTTAAACCTAATGAATACCATCTTCTTATCCAATCCAATATTATGTAAAATCTCATGCACACGTAACTCCTCATCTTCTTTGCTATAATATTTATGCTGATTCTCATCTACCTCAATCACAACCAATGTGTTACCAATCATAACATGGAAATCGAGGAACCGACGATAAGGAGCGCTACAATCACCTAGCCAGATACGACGATTATGAACGAATTCCGGAATCGTATCAGCTAGGTAAACCTTAACTTTCAACTCGTCTGACTTACGATGAGCCTTCTTCGATAACTTATCACTTGGAAATGTATGAACGTAACAAAGGACACAATACCCTTTATACTTCTTACTTGCAGTTATGTAACGACACAGTTTGCAGAAGTGAGGAGATTCTGGTACACATATACGACACCTTCTCCTCTGCAAATTATGTGGACAATAATACCGTGATTCCTTACGAAGCTGATTGATATATAACTGTTGCTCTTGTACCTCCTTGCTAAACTTTTCCAGTTCTATAATAAGTTGTTCGATCTCTTTCTGCTGGTTTATCACTATTACTTCAAGAGGTGGTTTAGCTAAGAATACTTGCCTATTCTGACAAACTTCTCTCTCCTGATGTCTCTTCAATCCTCGGTGATGGAGTTCGGTACCACACTTCTCACATATTACTCTCGGCATTTATCTATTCCAACATTGATTGCTATAAAACTCAATTCAAATGTATGCATTACCAGTACTGGCTGATGACGTTAATCTAAACTTGAATGTTTAAGTTATCTAAAGACAATATATATATTGGGTATGAACTCACAATCAGTAGAACACCCTGAATGGGAACGCGAAAATTCGCTCACCACACCTGATGACAGAAATCCTGCCAATCGATGTGGACCAGACAGAGATGCTCCAAAACTTACAGACGATCAAGTCGATATAGGCATGAAGACCATCAACAACAAACAATTCCTTGAGAAATGCCCGAAATACGACAGGTCATACCAAGATCCACCACCACTGATGCAGTCCATTGGTCTTATCTCCTTCGTCCCAGCCAAAGGAGCAACGCCCAATGCAAGCGGAGTATATGGAATGGCGAAACTTAGAGGAAACTATGCAACCGAAATCGAAGCTAACGACCGTGCTGAATATCTAATCCGAAAAGTCGACTCATACCATCAAATCTATCATATGCCTGTCGGGCGGCCGTTCCCAATAACATCTTCACCTGATTACGTTAATGAAACATCCGAAATAGATATCAGCAAACAAATTACAGAATGTATAGGAGAAGATCTGAAAGAAAAACGCCAAGCGGAAAAACAAGAGGGGAAGAGTATGGAACGACGAGAACAAGATCTCCTTTCAGATGCTAAGAAAACAGAGAGCGAGCCATATGACGACTATATCACCTCTCGTAACAAACACGCACAACTCAGTTGGATGTATTTTGAGCATCACAAGAAATTGAAGGAAGTAATTAACTCATTGATCAAGACTAGACATTTTATAGCAGATATGGACGTAGAATATCCAGAATACAAAAATACATATTACAAGTCGTACATGGACGCGAGAGAAGCAGCTAATATTACTGCAAATCCGTCACAGGGTCAAGACAACTTCATCCGTTTCCTTGTTGAAGAAGATCCAATACCAGAGGTTGATCAAGAAGTTCTCCCACCGGGCAAGCGAGCTGCACTCGAAGAAGAATCCGCTCGCAGAATGCTATCAAGGAAAGTAGATGGAGAAGATGGAGAAGATGGAGCAGATGGAGAAGATGGAGTAGATGGAGAAGATGGAGAAGATGGAGAAGATGGAGTAGATGGAGAAGATGGAGAAGATGGAGCAGATATGGATGTACCATCAGGTGTGGTATAAGGAAAACGTTATACGGTATATCCAATAAAGTTTTGTATTGTTGCATAACAACATGTATAGACACATTTAAAACATACTTTTCATGGTATCGGCATTCCCAATCGAATGTGTTTCCATGAGTAGATTCTCTCTTAGCCAGTTATCATCGAATTCAGTCTTGCCATGGCCTAGTACATCTGGAGAGAAAAAACTAGCCTTCACGAGAAGTGCACCCTTTGATGATATTGCTTTATCTGGGTATTTTTCGTGTGCCTCAAGAAGTTGTTCGAATACATCTTTCCCATATATCATGTTGTCTTGAAGAAATATGATGATTGTCTCATCGTCTAGTTCTCTCGCTAGTGTTGGGATTAGTCCTTTCCACTTCCCGTAGTCTTTAGCTACGGGAAATACGCTGATGATATCTGTGTATCCACTTGGAAGTTGTTCCTCCTCTCCTTCTGATGTGTTTAATGCGACGAGATCTACTCTCATTGTTTGATCGAGAACCGAATTGACCATTCCTCTTAATTCTGGGGCTTGGTTTTTGCTTGTGGAAAACGTTGCAACTACTCTGTTCTCTGGTTTGGGTAATTTCGCGTAATTCTTTGTGTACCCCTCGGTTGAATAGTAATGCAGCGATAGAAATCGGATAACACCAAAGTAGGAGAGAAGAATAAAGGCAAATGAGACTATGCTTAAGATGATAGTCCACTTAGCCATAGTGCGCTTTCTCATCATTTATAAAAACAGATAAATATAAGAAACTCTGTCTTATATTCCCGTATATTCACGTATATTCCCGTATATTCCTGTATATTCCCGTATATAAATCTCCAGAGAGTCTTCTAATTAGGCTTCTCTAGATTGTATGATCTTTAGTGATATCTTAAGAGGAGTTCTTTTTGTACGGATACCAAGGTGATACTCCGCTTGATCGCACATTCCGATATTATATAGCCTCTGTTTCGTATCTCTTATTTCGTTTTCTGCAAATACCAAGTATACATCAGATAAGAGTGAGAGATCGTGACCTAATGTGTTCAACGATGTTTTCAATAACGTTTTGACTGTATCACTTGAACAAACATTGACGTGATAATTACGTGATCTAGTTGTTAGAGTGAGTACCATATCTTCCCCTTTTGAATTTTTGCTTCCCATATCTTAATTACTTATCTTCCTTCTCTTCCTTCTCTTCCTTATCTTCCTTCTCTTTCTTAAATTAACTTACCGTCCATATCTTCGCACCTTTTTCTTTCTGAAGAACATGACAAGAAAAATCACTAATCCTAATAAGAGGAGGAATCCGACGACAGACGATACAATTATTATTATAAGTCTTTTGTTCGACTTACCATGGTCTTTTGCATGTTCGCTAAAGTCTTTTTCTCTTAACTTATACGCATGCTGTATGGACTGTTCGAGAGGCTCGCCATACACTTGCGGGTAGAACTTCTGTGGACTTACGGTCCCTCCTGGATACATCTTTGAGATATATAACACATCGTCACCGGACAGACGAAGATTTTGATGTGTTCCTACATTATTGAGGGTTAATTTTGCAGGGAAGAAATAGAGCATGATCGATAGAGGGTCGAATTTCGACCCATTTATTAGTTTTTGTTTGTATCTTTGTATGATATTCTGTTCGGTAACGCTATGAGACCATCCTTGGGTTTGAGCCGCCCATGCAAATACGCGCGCATCATTCCATTGTATTGGATTATTATCTGGGTTATCATGCTCATGGACCATACCGAGAACATGACCAAATTCGTGCAAAACTGTAGCAACGTCGAACCAGGCAAGATTCATTGTTGGTTTAGAATGATTCTCATGTAGACAGTCTGTACCAACAAGAGACCAGGCTCCTGCGTTTGGATCAAACGCAATACGTACTTGAGCTGCAGAAGGCTTGTCGACCCATGTGAAATTCAATCCAGTAATTGGCTGTATTCTCTCCCTAACGATCTTACGAATCGCTTGTCGCACGGACATCTCGCCAACACCTTTCTGGAGAGGGTCCATTTTCAAAGGTTGCCCGTCGTCAGAACGAATGTCCTGTATGGCCTCAATAGATGTCCGTACAATCTGGTTGCCAGTCCCCATAAAAGCACATCGTATAGTTGTGCCTTTGGGCCATATCTTACTCGTGTAGAACGCCGCCATCAACCTTTCATAATGATCTTGGGAGTTGCTCTTATTTCTTATCCTGTTGACTTCATTCATATGATTGGCTGTGAATTTTTCGACGCAAATTCGGGTTTCTCCAATTGTTTGTGAAAGGTCCTCCATTTATTGGAGACTAGATATTTAAAGTGTTGTTATGCAAAGGTATGACAACACTACAATCAGTTTTGACTTCTTGCGGGGGCTAATAGGATGCTTCTTCTTCGACTTAGTGATTGCCATATTGTTGCGTTAGGAGAGAGTTCACGAACATTACAGGACGCAATTAGATTCGCATGTAATGATGACACTTTATGGAAATGCTTCGGCATTATATAAACGAGTGCTGATTATAAATCAATCTCGAGAAAATTCGCACGCAAAATAGCGCATGCTTTAAAGCATGCGCTATTACCTTCATTCCGTTTCCCCCTTCTCCCTATCACCATTCTTCATACTGGTCTTCGATCCACTCAACATGTGCTAGAAGCTCAGGTGTCCAGATTCTGTCAAGGACTTCGTTGGGCAACCGGGACTATAGTGATTAATACTGTGCTAGCATCTTATGCGATTCGTGAGGATCATATCACAATTTCAGAGAATGGTCACGACCCTATCGACGTCTTACGTCTATCTTCTATATCTTAGCACAACTGGCGTGCCAATTTTGGTTGTGTTCGTATACATAACTCGCGACGTACTCCAGCATGCAGCGAACCTGACCCGATGCACGCCTTTTTCCATTGGTCTTTCCAGCCACTGATTCGCATGTCGAGAAGATAGTAATAATCCAGTGTAATGTCACCGGAATCTCGTCTCTTCTTGATCTCCTCTGACATGATGTCCGCTCTAATATCTACAAACACTTTTCCGTCATGGTCTTCTCTGACGAAAATACGATCTGTCAATCCTTTGCCAGTGACGTCACGCACAATTGCTTTGAAACCCTGAACGTAATATTCCAAGACTTGCCGCGAAACGTCCGCATATCTTACAGCACTATTCAATTCTCCATCCATCAGGTACCCAACGATTTTGTGCGGATCCATGATAATATCATTCGACGCATCGCGAATCGATCTGGATATATTTTCGAGATCAATAGGATACATATTAAAATTATTTATTTGGTTGTTGACTTGAGTCACAACCAATTGTTGTGCTGGTCGCTGTTCTACCATCTCGAGACGATGCTTTATATTAGCGAGTTCTGTGCGTAAGATAGCAGTATCGTATTCGTCTTTTGCTTTACTGCGAATTCCAAAACATTTCTTCGCTGTTTTGAGATGACGGGTTAATCCTTTCTTTGTAGAGAAATCTGATGAGCAATGAGGGCAGGCATGTACTTTCATATCTTTTATATCTTTTATATCTTTTATGTATCCTCATATGTATTTAAATAGAGAGTACGAAAAAGACTCATTTTTATGCCCCGTGTACGATAGGGGTCCTCTAATAGGGTATAGCCCATTTTTTGTTGTGTGTATGAAGATTTTTGGACAAATCGCTTGCATTTCACATAAATCTCGTTATAACCTCATCTGTAGTTAAATAGAAATTACGAAAAGACTCATTTTTATGCCCCGTGTACGATAGGGGGTCCTCTAATAGGGTATAGCCCATTTTTTTGTTGTGTGTGTGACGATTTTTGGACAAATCGCCTGCATTTCACATAACATCGTTCTCTTATTGTTGTGTTCTCTCCCTAATGATCTTACGAATCACTTGTCGCACGGACATCTCCCTAATACCTTTCTGGAGAGGAACTAGATATTTAAAGTATTGTTATGCAAAGGGTATGACAACACTTGAATCAGTTTTTTCATCTTATGGTGTCAATAAGATGCTACTAGCTCGCCTCACCGATTACGATATGTTAATGTTAGGAGAGAGTTCACGAGGATTGCGGGACGGAGTTGCACTTGCGTGCGATGATGACATTTTCTGGAAATATAAGATGGACATACAATGGAAAGCATTTTTGTCTGAAATAGAGGATGAATTGACAGATGCAGATCGCGGGGATCTAACATGGGGGCAATTATATAAAGGAATACAATTTAATTCTAGATTGAAAGGAGAAGTCGCTGCGATTACCGCCATGTGCGTATCACAACTAAATCGTCATCTCACTTGTTATGGGGTTATGGATATTAAGAAGATATATGATGGGTCAATAATCCTTGGTTGGGTGAGAAGAATTTTATGTAATAGTTCTGCATATGTCTCAACTTCAGCAATAGATAGGTTTATACGTACCCGCATGATAGAATATATTATTGTATATGGTCTTTCACGTATTTCTATATATTGTAACGGTGAATGTAACAGGAGTGCGAATTCTCTCATCATTGCGAATGGTATTGTAAGAACTATATGCTATGCTGTAGGGAAAATAACTACCTTTCGAACAGTAGGTCATAGGATGTGTTTTCGAAAGGCATTGCTTACCTGTCTTCGCCATCTTCTCTGTTTATGTGAAGGGTGTGACAAGCGGTATATGGATTGGGTTGAACTGCCTTTAATATAATTCTCCCTCATTAAAATGTTCGCCTAATAATGTCACGCGTGTTTCGATCGAGTGGTTCATACGGAGCTTGGGGAAACGTATGTTCGTTACCACCTTCTGTCATTGTTTGCAAGAGTTTTACCATTGTGTCAATGGCAATATCCTTAATACTGTCTGTCAAAGTATCTTTCATTTTTTGCAAGAGTTCTATTATTGTGTCAATGGCAATATCCTTAATATCGGCTGCCAAAGAATCTTTCACTTCTGGAGATGTTAATGAAGCCGCAATAAATCTCGTAAAATTCTCTCTATTTGGCGCGTGATTAGATATCATGCCTAGGAAATTATCATATTCGCTAGTGGTGAGTGAGTCGAAACTCGTCCCAATTAAATCTGCATAAAACTTAAATGGTTTATATCCGCTGGTACTAAATGGTTTATATCCGCTGGTACTTGTGGATCGACCGAAACACATTTCTCTGTAGTGACTCAATGTATTCTCTTCACTGATATCTTCACTTTCATTGTGTCTGGAATAAAATTTATACCTACTAGCTTTCGAAATAACAGTTTTGTAACGGTCTTCAACAGGATGTACGTAACCTCCATATAACCTACTATCTTCCCATATATCTTCCATCTCATCCAATCCAATATCATGTATACTTATGTCTGCTTGGTAAACCGCTTCCGATTCTGCGATTCCGTTCTCCAATCGTTGGTTGAGGACTGAAGGGTCTTCGTATATAGGTATTGATTCCATATCTGCGGTGAGGCAATCCTTTAAGTTTCCTTACATTGTATAGCATCAACACAATCGGGGTAATATAATATCACCGACAAACCGAATTACGGTCAGACACTGAGAAAGTTACAACATTATTTGACATTCTTCCGCAGTTGGACTGAGTACTGGGCGCCAGGTAAAGGAGACAATATCCGTCTTTTCCATCTTATGCTCAAAGTTTTTCTCTTGGATATATTCAAGGCTAACTCAATTACGAAACAGTTGAAGGAGAAACAGTAATCTAAAGTCTTTCTCTGTAAGCACTTGTTGATTTAAACAAATCAAGAATGATTACATGGGACTTTGCATGGGAAGAAACGTATCACATCCTATACCAGTTGTACCTACTCCGCAGATCATTCCAGTGCGTAGTATTGATGCATCCATCGGTACAAGAGATATGTGCTTATTTGTTGTGATGGCATACACAACAAGTCCTGACACGCTCCATATATCTTCCACTGCATGTATTGGAGTGTTCAAAGACTTCAATACAGCAAAACGACAGAGGATGCTGTACGAAACTGAAAGCGTCAGATGCTCAACGTATATGGCGATCGTATTCTGATATGTAACGTCTATGATATATTACGCTATTGGATATCCAATAGCGTAATATATCTTCACTCATCAACAATAGGGTGTATACTGCCACTACAAAGGTCTGCAAGCAACAAATCTCTCATCTCTCCATGACCTTTACCACCTGCAACCCAGTTTCTCTCCCACTTCTGAAACGAAATCTTGTCCTGTAGGAACTCCGCCATCGACCTATCAGGGGCTTGTGCAAACTCTTCTTCCAACTTGTGGCGAATCTTATCAGTAAAGTATATTCCATCCGATGTCATTTGAATAAATATTGCTTTCAAAATATCACCCCCTTTTATATCTCGAGTGCGCTTAAAAATATCACTATCCAAGTAATATCTCAATATGCCTCGATGAGCATCTGTACATCTTACGGAGTCACTATCCAAACCATTAGAGGCAAGTGTCTGCTTTAACGCAGTGGAATCCTTCACATCTTCGAAGGACGAATTCTCTATAGCATGTTTCACATTATTCATACTTAGTATCTTCTGGTTGTACACATTCACAGTGATGTTGTTGATATCTCCTATATGAGTATGTGATGATCCTACCGCCACCACGTTTTTCACTGTATCTTCGAGCGTAGTTAGCCTCTTCTCTATGCGTAACGCCTCTCTTATTCTTAGGCATTTCTTACTTATCTTCGTATGTTCATTTAATCTTCTAATAGACTTGTAAACTTTGTCGCAATGAACACAAGTGAACTGTTCTGTTTCATTCATCTCTTATTGTTTCTATTAAGAGATATTAGCAGGAAATCAATTTTGGTCGAGAAAATCTCGACAAAATGTCCTTGGAAGTATAAGGTATGTAGCAGTGCTCAAACTACAATTATAGTCGAAATGCGACAAAAAATGTCCTCTGGTCGATCACCTATATTGGTGATCGGCGAAGTAGAAAATGTCCTGAATTGTCGATTTTTAATAGATAGGCATGCTCATCAAATCAACTTTTAGAGAAGAGAAAATCCCCTCTACAATGGAAAATAGTTCTAGATGTTCTATATTTCTCTTGATGACACACGGATATTCAAACGTGTATTTCCACATCACATTTATTGGAAAATGTGGTGTAGATAATATATTAGCAGGAAATCGATGTTCGCATCGAGTATTTAAGAAAGTGAAATAAGTGGGTAATCTTTTCTTAATTGTATAACAAAGAATGTCTATTAGTTATAGTGCACTAACGTCGTATGGCAAAGCAACATTACCATCTGTGTCCGATTGGGGAACGGACATGAATATTCTTCGTGATCCTCCTAAGTCTATTTACACTCGTAAGGTAGACAAAGTTGGGGAAACAAGCGATATTACCGCAATGATTCAGGATTCGGGGAATCGCGCTTGTGAGGCAATTAGTGTATATGCAAGAGGTATTAATCCTGCTGTTTCTACATCTTACAGCAACCATGGCAACAATGGAGGACAGCGCTCCGGGGGTTTGACAACTGGAGGGTTGACACAGGCATTTCTCCCATACAGAATTATTGATAATGGCGCGTTTCGTCCGCCAGCAGAGAGACAGGTTGATACATTCCCTCTGTCTCGTTTACCACGCGTTTGGACGCAGGCTCTTGCAGCTCCTGGCATGGTGGATTTCTCTAAAAGCGCAGCTGTTTGTGGCAAGGCTAAAGATTATAGAGCAGTCAAGAATGAAACGCTGAAGGTATTAGTGCGACCCACTGCTGTGTACAATATTGAGGCCCCGATTAAGGAAGCTTATAAGGTTACGAATGTGATAAAGCCAGTGATAAATATTCCTATGACGTCTGGAGTATGTACTCGTGACTTGACTCAACAGGAAAATAAGACCCCCACAAAAGAAGTATACAAAGATATCACCCATGTCCGAGCTCAGGCGAACATGGGCGATATTCGCCATGTTGATAACACCACAATGCATACTGGGAAGTACATTCAGGAGTTTCGTAGCCAACCAGCGGTGGCAAATCCATCCGAGAATAGGTATATTCATAATAGTGAACTAAATACTGACATGTACTTGCAGGACACGAATGCACATTCCGCCGGGACCAATCCCTCAGAAAATCGGTATGTGAACGAGTCTCAAAAGCATACAGATATGTATGTACAGGATATTGAGCAGCATCCTGCTGTGACTAACCCCTCGCAGAATAGATATATTAACGATAGCCAGTTCCAAACTGACATGTATGTCCAAGATACAAACGCTCATTCTGCAACTACTAACCCATCTGAGAATAAGCAGGTCTCGCGGATCGAAGATATTTTCGATATGTCTAATGTGCGAGTGAAAGATTTGCGTGCGATTGATTACACAACTCCCATGAACGGAACAGAGCGCAATAATTTCGTTCATAATCCAATACAGCTTGATATGAGGATGCCGCAACATACGACTACAACGAACGTAGGTCGTAACGATATGTATGTCCGTCAGTCTTATGATAATGATCTATCTCTCAAACGGAACATGCCTATCTCGAGCTACTCATCTAATCCGACCCCACAAGGGTATAATGATCATGGTTCTCGAGAGTATTCGCTTCCAGATACGTTGAAGCCTGGGGGGTATATGGTTCCAGGACAGATTCCACTCCGCGATCGCATCCAGCAAATCCCAACGTATGAGTCGCAAAAAACAGCGATGTCTCGAAAAGTAAATGAGCAGATGGAAGGTCGTTATAGAAATTAAATAAGTGTATCAAATTTGATATCAAATTTTTTATTCGACGAATATTGTTCTTATACTCGAGTATAAGAAATGGATCGCGGTCAGCAACCCATCGGAGATCAGGTTGAAAAAAGTGATGCTCAACGTTTAATCCGGAAAATACTTCGTAGTAAATATGCGTCAGGACCTGATATGGATGCTGCAGCAGGGTTAATACAAACACTATTATTACGTATTACACCCACACGGTATCTCGATCTTCCAGACATATCTGGAAATGAGTTGGGAATGAGTATACTAACCGATGGTGGGGCTCACGCAACGATTTATACAAGTAATTTAGGTATTGATAATACCCGTGTGATTTTGAAAACATCTAAGAATATATCAGATCAAGAAACGATCAAGAGAGAGTATCTGATAGGAATGGACGTTATTAACCCACTGTGTACTCTTGTCCCAACATTCGTACACACTCTTGGAGCATTTGTAATTAAAGAACAACCATATGTTATATACGAGCGCATCGGTGGCCAGCCTGTCGCTAACCTACTAAAACGGGGCCGGTTATTGTTTGAAGACTGGCTGGAAATATTCGTTCAGATCCTTCTCTCTCTAGAAATTGCTCAACGTCAGTCCTGGTTTTCACATTTCGATTTACATACCGCCAATGTTCTAACAAGGAAGACTGGACACAGTTATGAAGTCCCTCTCGATAACACGCTATATACTATTGACAAGAGTGCAGTATGTCCTGTCATAATTGACTTCGGAACGTCTTGTGGACGTGTGGGTGATGAGGTTGTAGGTTCAAATGAGTTCAAGAAGTATGGGATGTTGAATTACATGATTTCTGGCTACGATATGTATAAGTTCATTATCTCATCTGTTCGTTATGCAAGTAAGGATCTACAGCCTCTGATATTGGAATTGTTTGCGTTTTATGGCAGTGCCGACCCTTATCACATTGTATTGAACCCTGAGAATATCAAAGTCGCGTCGCGGGAGTATTGCAAGAGAGTGACGTATTCATCTATAGCCTCCAGAACACCGCACGAGTTTATTAACTGGATATTCAAGAGATACAAGAAATATCTCCCTAATGTGAAGAGGAACGAACGTTCAATATTTGTGCCCATAAATAAATCACTAATATCGTCACACCCTCTAAATATACCTGCGATATCGGAAGCATGCAAAAACGTTGGGAAAAGCTATGTAATGACTATGTATACCGTGTATGTCCTTGATTGTTACAATATCAGTTTGAAAGACTCAAAAATAGCGGGATATATCTCTCAAATCGCAAAGAGCATTGAGTCCGACGATAATCTCGTCCAAAACGACCTTACCCGACTAGAAAAATACAAGCAGATCCGTTACTCGGGTGTAGATGAAGGAGTCTTAACTGTACTACTAGAATCCTCTGATGATGCTAAACATCGGGCTGTGGATGGGTTTACTGATACTTGTGCACTTCTAGATCCGTATGTCCAGTTTTATTACACAATTATTGAGTTGGATTTACTAGAGATATTCCGCGAATGGCTAGTATCCTTCTATGACTCAAAGTATTTTCAGTCATGTGTTTTGAAAAGAGTAGAACGAGAGCGAGTACGGAGATGGATAGTTACATTGAATTTATCGATGAGATCAGAATTACCGGTTTAATATAAGCGATGGATATAGTAAATGGAAGGCAATCATGAAGATTATGATAATATTTCTACAGTAATTCAACCTCCAGGTTTAACTGTGAATCTGTTCAAACATCAACTAGCGAGTATCTACCAAATGGAGCGACTAGAGCAACGGCAATTAGTAGAAGTGGATAATGTGATCAAAGAGTCGCGAATTGGTATCAACGCAGATATAACAGGATATGGCAAAACTCTGTCCATGGTAGCTCTCATTCTTCGAGACCATATGACATGGGATGCTAGTGCTCCTTTCAGGGTTGAACATGTGACAACAGAGTCAGCAGGTCTTATTAAAACACGTTCCATAAAAATGTACGACAGATTACCAACAACTCTAATTCTTGTGTCAGCATCTCTGCTAGGTCAGTGGTTGAAAGAATTAGCAAAAGCTCCTGAACTATCTGTAGCACCTGTGTCAACGAAGAAAGAGGCAACAGGAGTACATCCAGAGGACCACGATGTTATAGTTGTAACGACGACCATGTACAATGATTTTGTACATGCTCATAAGGGACTTGCGTGGAAACGATTCATCTTCGACGAACCTGGTCATATCCGTGTAACTAGAATGCAAACAATACAGGCTGGTTTCTATTGGTTCGTAACAGCTACACCATCAGCAATCACAGGAAGACATCGTAATTGTAGAAGTAGTTTCATGAAAGATATAATTGGGTACGGCTGGTATGACTTCAGTTATCAATTCCGAGGTATGATTATCGCAAATGATCAAAACTTCATCCGTGCTTCGTTTAGTATGCCAGAAACATATAACCACTTTCATGTGTGTTATCAGCCTGTCTCCAATACTGTTAGAGGATTTGTTACAACATCAATTCAAACGATGATTGAAGCAGGAGATATCGAAGGAGCTATTATCGCACTGGGAGGCAATAAGACGGAGAATATTGTAGAACTTGTGAAGAATAAGAAACGCGAGGAATTAGAGGAAGTTGAGGCGAAAATCCGAATCTATACCCTTAGGAATAGTGAAGAGCGAATTCTCGAATGGACATCAAGACGGAATAGAATTTTGTGCCAGATTGAAGAGATCGAATCCCGATTCCAAAGTATGCTAGCTGGACAGTGTTCAATATGCTACGACAAACTTACAGCCCCTCTCTTAGTGCCTTGCTGTCAAAACGCTTTTTGCGGAGAGTGTCTGCTGACTTGGCGCAACCAAAGCCAACATTGTCCTCTCTGTCGCGAGGAGATCCAAATGTCTGATCTTGTATATATTGAGGAAAAAGCGGAAAAAGGTGAGGAAGGTGAGGAAGGTGAAGAGGGTGAGGAAGGTGAAGAGGGTGAAGAGGGAAGTGAAGATGAAAAGACGTCTAATAAACCCCCAACCAAGCTGGAAACTGTGAGAGATATCATACTGCAGAATGAAGACTCACACGTAGTTGTGTTTTCTGGTCATGAGGCCTCGTTCGTACCTATTTGTAAAACACTAACGGAATGTGGTATTAGTTACGCTCAAATCAAGGGGAATGCAAACAGTCGTCAAAAGAAAATAGACATGTTCAAAGACGGTAAACTTAAGGTAATTTTCCTTAACTCATCATTTGATGGTGCCGGATTGAATCTGCAGGAAGCAACTGATATCATACTCTATCACGATATGCCACCCCACACACAAAGTCAAATTATCGGGCGGGCTAACCGAATAGGCAGACAACTCCCTCTTCATGTTCATCACTTATCCATAAAAGAGACTTAATATCTTTAACTTAAGAAGATCATTGTCATTTCCAATAAAGAATGGAGGTGTTCTCTTGTCCTGCAGGATGTTGCACTATTTATATCACACCCTACAACGCTGTTACTAGTCGCTTCGAAAAAGTCCGACGGCAGAAGCGAAAAGCTGGCGCTCTCGTTTACGATCACGAGACAGATAAAATGTTAATTGTTCAGTCTCGAGGACAACTCTGGGGTTGCCCGAAAGGGACTCTTGAATCAAAGGAATCCGATAGAGATTGTGCAATACGAGAAATAAAGGAGGAAACTGGACTCGATGTGGATATCAACGAGTCCTCTCCACTCATACGAATTCGCGATCGTGCTACCTACTACTATATAGAAAAAGCAGAGTGTAAGGTCTCCGTACAATCGCATATTCCCAATAATGACGCGAATGGGGTCGCATGGGTAAAACTTGACTGTCTATCTGATTGTATTGAAAACGGTAACATATCAGTAACTCAACACTGTCGTATTGCTCTTCAGTATTTTCTAAATAAGCGTCTACCGCATTCTACTTTCATTACTGTCGGTAATACGACTCGGTCAAGCCGGTTTTAAGATGATGCTTGTGTCATTCATTATAATTAATGACACAAATTCAGACAAATATGTCTCATTCTTATTTTACATCAGAGCGCACAATTAAAATGCTAGATATCACAAGAGCTGCAAGCGAGACACCCAACGTCGAGACACTAATAGCTAGACCGACGTTCACATATGTCTTGGATACCTGGCAAGCGGATTCAAAAACACCAGTAGTATGATACTTCTGCGACGCGGATTGCAGACGAGAGAATGTAGCAACGGACCAAGCTGACAAGATAACAAGCATCAATGATAAGAGTAACGCCAGCATATTTATACCACGTAAACTTTTAAAATCATGCTTTGCCATTCTTGCGACACATTCCAACAACGAGAAGAACAAGGAACAACGCAATAATCGTGAAACAAACGACGAGTACCGCACATATAGTCATACCTTTTCTATTATACTTTATATGCCTCCTCGGCTTGTTATGGCTATTATGAGCAGGTTCCTGACTACTACTCTTCTCTATACTCTTCTCTATACTCTTCTCTATATTCTTATCTATATTCTTCTCTACAGGGAATGGTTGCTCAACCGCGGGATTCATAGCATACGTCTCTACAGTGTCCTTATTCTCATCATGCGGAATGTGCATAGTAATATGGGTAGGTATTGGGGTAGGTGTTGGGATAGGTGTTGGGGTAGGTGTTGGGACGGGATGTATTCCTCCTTTCAAACCTAGTATTATGGCCTCTCCAAGGCTGTGGAGAGGAGGATACCCATACCAAAAAGAGTTAAGTGTTATAACATAATATCCTGTCTTCTCGTAGTAGTTTGGGCGGCAATTCGGTACGACAGAACTCTTATCAACAGTTCCTACAATTTCCTTTCCGTCGTAGACTGTTCCGGTGCCGTTGATAACCACAACAATTTTGTAGTCATTCTCGCGCACGAAATCGAGGAAGTAGATATCAGGAGTGACATAAATCATCGGCATTTGCCGCTCACTTGTCCCAAACATCACAGGATCCCAACGGTGAATCTTATACTTGCTCATCTTTATTTACAGGATTTTAATTGGGCATAATTTAAAGAGTCCTTACTACGTAGGAAATGTCGATTAAAGGAGATGTCAGAGAACTCAAGGAACTTAATAGTGAGATTAAACGCCTTTCTACTCGCTTACGTACCCTCAGGGAACATAAAAAGAAAGCAGAAGAACGTATTCTTCTGTACCTCAATGCTAAAGAACAACCAGGAGTGAAATACGACGGAACCGCAATTATTATACAGAAAAAAGAGAAACGAAGACCGAAGGCAGGAAAAGAAAGAGAAGCTGATGCTATAATTGTCTTGCGCGACCACGGGATAGATAACCCCGAAAGAGTGCTAAAAGAGATCATGGAAGCGAGACGAGGAGATACAGAAGAAGGTCAAAGTTTAAAGCTAAAGAGATTACCAGATCACTAACCTAAAAAACAAAATCTTTTTCTAACGCCTTTAATAAATGTTCGATAGCAAGTTTTTAGTTACTCTCGTAGGGCTTTCAGTCGCTCTCTTCGCAATTTGCAAATACCAACCAAATAACACCCCTGATATCGTAGAAGACTATGCAGGCAGTGCTGGAGCGTTCAACGACCGAGCTTGGAAGTCTGATCTTGTCATCGACACTAGCGGAGGACGTCACGGATCTCACTGGGACCAACACAAACACAAATACAAATCTCAAGCTCCTGATCTCTTAGAAAAAGGAGATTTCTACTCTGTTCCTGGAACATATCAAGCACTTCTCTCGCCGAGGATGATAGGAACAGCAGATCTTGGTGCAAATATTCGATACAACCTACCTCCTTGCGAAATGCAAGGTGTACCTGCAGACCCTCTTACTTTCGCACATATGGCCAAAGAAAACTACGTCCAAGAAAACTACGTCCAAGAAAACTACACAAAGGAGGACTATGGCTGCAATAGCTGTTCTGGCGGAGTACAAGGATGTCGACCAGGAGGGCTACCTGGACCCACAGCGTCTCCCGGAAATGAAGCTGTATACGATTACACCAATGGAGATTGGGCCGAAGTGGCACATAAAGCAGCAGACGATACTGCATACCCAGATGTGACATCCATGCTACCTGTCGGGGACATGACAACAGTCAATGCGGATGGCGAAGTCGGAAATCCACTCATCTACAATCGATTAATCTACGCTAACAGGAATAGTTACCTTCGTTCACTCGGAGATCCCATTCGCGGAGATCTTCCAATCGTGCCTTGCAATTCTGACTGGTTCCGTCCATCCGTACATCCGAGTATCGATCTTCGTGAAGGAGCACTCAACGTACTTGCGGGACTCGAAAACGAACAAGGACAAGCGCTCAGCAGTCTTATTCATACAGCTTCCGGAAACACAGATCTAACACTTGGAGGTGTCTACATCCCAGACGTTGCTACAACAGCACAATACAACGCTTTCACAAATGGTGGCCAAGAAAATTTGATGATTACTGGGTTCCCGTGAGTTTCGTATACGAACCTCATAGCGAACTAAGATAGTTTTTACCCTTACGAAACATAACCAAAGGTTATGTTTTTGTAAATCAAATATCTATTTAAAGACGTAACAGTTATTAGAAAAATAGTGGTAGATGCGTGATAGAATTTGTCAGTCGGCGACAAACTTCATCATTTATCACGCATTTTTCCCGATGATTCTAGTTATTGGTGAGCTCGACTGCCGTGCCTGCGGATAAGTCTTTGAGTATACTTTAACAGGATTTATCAAAACACCAGACTATTCTAATTTGATTGGCATATCGCCAATCGAAATAATTCATCCCACTCCCTCCATCTCAGAACACGCCCCCGTCTCTTCTCGTCCATAACAAGGATTTCCACCTGTATAACGTACGGCTGACTGTAAACTAAATCCACCAAAATTTTCCTTAATATACACAGGACGCGTACTCACCCCTTTCGAGCAAGAAGGTACTAGTGGGAGAAATCGATTATAATTTTCATAATATCTATAACTCATTTATCTCCATAAACATTTTACATTTATATCGAATCACGATACAAATCGAATAATCACATTATCTTTCCCCATATCCGTTGATAGTACTCCAAGAACTAATCATCGTTTGTGTACATCAAGCTGGATATTGTCGAACATTCCCGAATACCACTGGTCAAGAAAACAATCCCTTCATAACATCAAACTTCTGCTTCATTCCCGTGTAGTTATCAGTCATCTCCTTCAACTCACTATCACGAGTTGAAAGATCGACCTGTGTCGCCCGTAAATCATCCCTACATCTATCCAAGTCGCTCTGCAAACATTTAAAAGCATCAGATATCTGCTTGGAGAATAATGAAATTGATTCTAGAACCTTAACAGAATCGTTACCCGAATTCCCAATCACATTCGCCACCTTCTCCACCTTCTCCACCTTCTCCACCTTCTCCACCTTCTCCACCTTCTCAACCTTCTCAACCTTCTCAACCTTCTCCACCTTCTCCACCTTCTTTTCCTCACCTTCTTCCTCACCTTCTTCCTCCCCTTCTTCCTCCCCTTCTTCCTCACCTTCCTCACCTTCCTCATCTTCTTCCTCTTCTGATTCTTCGCTCGCGCTATCAACTAAAGTCTTATCGTATTCGAATCCATACTCAACACACAACTCAAGCGCAGTATCATCCAGAGGGACTAGTTCGTTATCCACATTTCTTCCAACAACTACGAGATCATCCTTGGATTTGAATATAAGGGTTGATTTAGGATCCCATGGTTTTCCCAATACCTTAGAGAACTTCAGTTTTTTCTTAGAGTCGCTCATCTTTGTTGATATATATCTGTCTTTTTAAACTATGTTTAAGAAAATTCAATTTTGTGTCAGAATCATCACTCGGACTCCGACATGTAGCTATCATCACTATCATAAGGTTGCGAGAGTAGTTTCCTTGTATTTGTATCCGCTTTTTTCGTTTCAGGCTTCCTGCGGTCTCGATCACGTTCACGACCAGATTCGCGGTCGGACTTGGAAGGTTTAGTAGTCTTTTGAGTAGCCTTCTGTGTTGCCATGTACTGCTTCAATATCATTCTCTCACTCTTTACAGCAGCCTTCTTCAGACGAAGCTTCAGATCACTCGAGAACTTATCCACAAGCTTGTCAATTTCAATATCAATGTTCCAATCACTCATTTCCCCTTCAAGTGAAGGTCTTTAAACCATATTCGCGATCTCATTTAAACCAAGAATAAAATAATCCTCTAAACTCTACAAGTGAAAACAACAACAAGACCCGCAACGTGACACACCATTCACAACAGATAAGAGACAACCAGCCACATCCAAGACACGTCGTGCACTTCCTGCGATATTGACACATGCAACAATCCCTTCCCCTACACCTATCATTTCGAGGATGGAAAAAACTATACAGAAAACTGTAATATGATCCACTCGTACATTCTACAAGTATATCCATATGACGTATCAACATATCCTGATGCGACTTGTGACACTTCTCATACACATGCCTATCAAGGTATATATCAATGATATCTCTAACTTCATAAGGCAACGAACCATAACAATCCATATTTGTACAAATCTATCTCTATAACCTATCTCCATATTGTCCAACTTTCGTACCACAATTGTTGCTTCATGTTGCTGTGAATTAAAAGAAAGGATCGACTGCCGATCAGGACGCACAGACGATTTGGTCAACCGATTGGAGACCGATAAACTACGCGAACAACTTTCCACAGCTCGTACTGAATCCATGCTCGAGAAACTCGCATGTAGGTTCGATCGTGGAAACGGAGGAAACGGAGGACATTGATATACATAGAGATATACATAGAGAGATGAATAATAACCAATAAAATGATTTATCACATTAAGTATTGTTATATTCACATAACAACACTATGTCTAACAATATCTCTACAATCTCTAATATATGTCAACCCTATATGAGGGGCACACTACAATGTGTTATTGCACGTTTTCTCTATCGTGAAGAGATCAATAATATGTGTGGAGCGAATACATATCTCAACGACTTATTCACCGAGGATTGGCAATACGTTTATAGGATATGTTTACATCACCAACCCCATAATTATGATGGACTAGCAATAATCAATAAGTATGGTTGTCAGGAATGGTATAAGGAAGGGAAACGTCATAGAGATGGAGATCAACCGGCAATAATCTCCAGGTACGGTGATCAGTGCTGGTATAAGGGAGGGAAGTTTCACAGAGAAGAGGATCAACCGGCAAGAATCAGCTCAAATGGCACGCAGGAGTGGTGGAAGGAAGGGGCTATGCATAGAGACGGGGATCAACCGGCAAGAATTGATCCGGACGGTGCTCAGTACTGGTATAAGGAAGGGAAGCTTCATAGAGGAGGGGATCGACCGGCAGTAATACTCGCGCATGGTACTCAGCGCTGGTATAAGGAAGGGGCTATACATAGAGACGGGGATCGACCAGCAATAATCGGCGCGGGCGGGGGTCAGTTCTGGTATAAGGAAGGGAATTGTTATAAATTTGAGTCCCGATAAATGGTTATGGAGCGCTATTAATACTTTCTTTTGCATAGTATTAAGTCTAAGTGAATATCTGGTTTTCGACCATTAAATTATACGCTTGAGATACTACATCATTATATGTCTGTTCTAATTCCTCGATGTATTGCTTAATACGAGTATGATTATTCATACATAGCTTGATAGAATTGCTATTTATTAAACGCCAGAATCTGTCCTTTAGAATTGCAAATCTTTCCTTGTATTGTTCGCTATCAAAATTTGCTTTGAGAGTATCAAGATTATCAATACATTGATTAACAATATCGCCTAAAGAAGCGAGTTGGTTCTTGCAGAAAACATCATAGGAAATCCGCATATTAACATCGTCAGGAAGTTGGATATTGCGTCTGAATTGTGCCAATTCATCTATATCACCCATTCCTCTACCTCTTAGTCTCCTACTTCTCCTACTCCTATTCCTCCTATTCCTCCTACTTCTCCTACTCCTACTCCTCCTACTCCTCCTACTCCTATTCCTCCTACTCCTATTCCTCCTACTACTTCTCTTACTCCTATTCATCCTCCTACTTCTCTTACTCCTATTCATCCTCCTACTACTTCTCTTACTCCTATTCATCCTCCTTCTACTCATTCTACTCATTCTACTCCTTCTACTCCTTCTACTCCTTCTACGTTGGCTTTTCATTTATATAATAAATGATTTCCGGTTGAAAAATGATTTTTCACATAAAGTCTTGGTATTAAACTATGAATAATATTTGTCGACTAGATCTCAGAAGCATACTACAATCTGTTGTTTCACGATTCATCTATCGCGACGAGATCAATAATATGTGCGGAACGAATACGTATCTCAACGAGTTATTCACCGAGGATTGGCGGTATGTTTATAGGATATGTCTGCATCGCCAACCTCATAATTATGATGGACCGGCAATAATCTGGATGAATGGTGATCAGCACTGGTATAAGGAAGGGAAGCATGATAGAGAAGGGGACCAACCGGCAATAATTTGGGCGGACGGTGATCAGGACTGGTGGAAGGAAGGGAAGTTACATAGAGAGGGGGATCAACCGGCAATAATCTGCGCGAACGGTGATCAGTACTGGTATAATGAAGGGATGCTTCATAGAGAAGGGAATCAACCGGCAGTAACCCTCGCGAACGGTAGGCGGGAGTGGTGGAATAAAGGAATACGTGTAAGATGAATTATCTCATCAAGTATTGTTATGCAAATAACAACACTAATGTCTACCATCTCTAATATATGTCAATCACATCTTAGAAGCATACTACAATCTATTGTTTCACGATTCCTATACCGTGAAGAGATCAATAATATGTGTGGGGCGAATACGTATCTCAACGAGTTATATCTTGAGGATTGGCAGTATATTTATAGGATATGTCTGCATCACCAACCTCATAATTATGATGGACTAGCAATAATAAACAAGGATGGTGATCAGTTCTGGTATAAGGAAGGGAAGATGCATAGAGACGGGGATCAACCGGCAAGAACCTACGCGGACGGTAGTCAGCACTGGTATAAGGAAGGGATGCTTCATAGAGAAGGGGATCAACCGGCAATAATCTCCACAAACGGTACTCAGTGTTGGCATAAGGAAGGGGAGCGTCATAGAGACGGGGATCAACCGGCAGTAATCCGCGCGAACGGTAATCAGGAGTGGTATAAGGAAGGGAAGCTTCATAGAGCTATGGATCAACCGGCAGTAATCTCCGCGAGCGGTGATCAATGGTGGTATAAGGAAGGGGAGATGTATAGAGACGGGGATCAACCGGTAATAATTTACGCGGACGGTACTCAGTACTGGTTTAAGGAAGGAGAGTATCGAACAAAAAATCAGTAGTACATGACACAGAATACTATATATCCGCTTTTTTCAATTGTATAAAAACGAACAATCGATCATTTCTCTTACAATCGAGCGGAATTTGATGTGACGTGCCAATGCCCCCGAAACTAGCCCGGGCCACACGTCTGATGATCTCGACGAAATGGAACAGGACGATTCCCAGTCCTAATCACTTCCTCTGCTATAGCCAAAATGTTAGTAGAAGCATTAAAATCACGGTTCTGGATCCTCCCACAACACTCGTTTGTACAACGAAGAAGTCCCCATACCTTTTGATATTCATGCTTTCTCCATGGCTTCGGATTTCGCCTTGTCTTGAAGTTATAC